GGGGGACGGGCGGCCGTCCAACGACGCCCTGGCTTTGGCGAACAGCGTCGTCAACCATCTGCGTAGCAGGGGTCGCTACCCGGACGGTCGGGTGACCGTTCTGAGTGACGGCCGAGAGGTCCGCGTCTACTGGTCCGACACCAACCCGGAGGACGAAGGATGACCGAACACGGATCCCCCGTGTACAAGATCAGCACTCCGGGGACCGACCTCCCGGACTTCGAGACGCAACTCCCGAGCGAACTGAGCGCGTACCTGCGAGGTCTGCTGACCGCCGACGGATGGTCGGGTGACGTGGGCGAACTCGCGGACAGCTTCACGGACCGGATCGTCAACGAGGAGATCACCGGCCAGGTGCTGGTCCTCTCGCTGTCCCATCGGGAGGTGCACGCCAGCGTCGACTGACGACGTCGAGGGGTTCGGGCCTGCGGGCTCGGACCCCTCGTTCGCATTACGGCCTAGGCCGTTGAGTGCTAAGCTGCTGCATCCATCGAGGAAAGAGCGGATCAGTGAACCACACACACGAGATCCTTGCCGAGTCCTACCGGGAGACCCTCCTGGAGGCCACGAAGCGCCTGACAGAGGCAACCGACACCCAGGAGGCCGAACTGGCGGGGGAGGCTCTCAGCGCAATGACCGGCGTCATGAAGGCCACTGTGGCGGACCTGATGGAGAGCGACCTGGACTTCCGGGGTGGCCGGGACGTGCATGACTTCTACGTGCGGGCCGGACTGGGGTCGCGCGGCGTCTGAGAGGGTCGAGCAACCCTTGTCCCGCGCATACAGCAAGAGGAGAGAAGTGACCAACGAGGACCTGATCACTCGACGTGCAGAGCTGCTGCGTCAGGCCCGACAGCGGGTGCGTGGCGTCATGATCGCGGAGAGCCCGCTCTCCGGTGACGACGAAGCCGATCAGCAGACCCTCCTTCAGGAGATCGCCGATCTGGAGGAGTTCGTGAACCGGCCGACGCCGGGACTGCACCTGGACACGGTGACCGAGGACGAAGAGAAAGAGGACGATGTCTGGTAGCGACACCTGGTCCTGCACCGAGAAGGACTGCAAGGAGAAGATCACGGACCCCAGCAAGGACGTCCGGTACATGCGCGCCCGGCGTCACCTGAAAGACGTGCACGGCAAGGCCGAGGGTGGGCCCGGCGTTCCGGCCAGCAGTGTCAGTCCGTACACCCACCGGTCGCACGGGAAGCGCAGCCGGTCCGGTGACGGCTGGTTCGGCGACCTCCTCGACACCCTGCTTGGCGACTGAGGCGAGAAGGACATGACGACACTTCGACTGACGCGCACGACGATCAAGGTGCTCCGGGTGATCCACCGGGCCACTTCCGAGAACCCCGCCTGGGGGTTGACCATCTGCACGGACGCCGGGCTGGGCACGGCCCGTGTGTACCCCCTTCTCGATCGGATGATCGATGCCGGGTGGCTTGTCCGCCGGGAGGAACTCGCCGAACGCGCCGATCGACCCAAGCGCCACTTCTACGAACTGACCGACGGCGGCCGAGAGGTCGTACAGCGCCTGCGAGAACAGGGGGAGCTGCTGTGAGCAAGCCTGGCATGACGACCGTGGAGGACTTCCTGCGGGAGCAGGGGACGTACTCTCCGGAACGAGCCGAGATCGTCTTCAGGATGTCTCAGGAGATCCGAGGAGAGATCAACGGCCTGTCGGCGGTTCAAAGCGGGCCCGTGGCGGCGCGTCCGGGGAAGTACGAGACTCAGCGCAGGCAGGCCCGGATCGACGGCATGCGGTACATGCTCGCCCTTGCTGCGGGCCTGCCCCTGGCGTCCCACTACGACGTCATTCCGGCCTTCCTGGAGAGGTTCAGGGAGGAGCGCCTGGCGTTCGCAAAGAAGGTCACGGAGGAGAGTCGGGCGGCACAGAGCCGATGAGACTGGTGGACCGAACGGATATGGGAGGGTGAACATGCAGTACTTCAGTGGCTCCGCACCGGCTCCAGTGGGGGGCAAGGTGATTCTCGTGGAGCGTGCACCCCGAGAGGGCCTCAAGGGGCACAAGGTCGAAGTCTGGCGGGTGGCGCAGTCTGCGATCTGGGTTCGTCAGCTCGACGGCACCGAGATCCCGGGTTGCTTCGACGTCGTGACCGGTTTCCGTTGCGACGAGATGCACGGGGCCTCTTCGGACCGCCTCATGCTCATGCACAAGTGGGAGGACCTCCGCTACCGGCAGACCCTCCGCTACGAACTCAGCCGCATGGGTGTCTTGCTCTCCCGGCAGAACGAGACTGCGCTTCCGACGGACGCTCTCGTGCGTCTCAGTGCGGTGATGCGGGACTACGTGGACCCGCACGCCTGACTCCCGAGGAGTGTCGGAGGCTTCCGCTACAACGACAGGAAACGACGAAAGGAGAAGCCGGATGCCTCAGGTGGAGATCGTCTACTGCACCCGGGACGACGAGCTGTTCCATTGGTACCCCGGTCAGCAGGAACGCCGCCAGAAGACGTACATCGAGGTGGACATCGAGAACGGCACCTTGATGGCGGACTGGGCTTCAGAGGTGCCGGGAGGCACCGCTCAGTCGCAGCGTCTCCGTAACGGCATCGAGCGGCAGTACCCCATCCCCCCGCTCACCGCCAAAGCCGCCAACCGGCTCCTGGACGAGCTGGCCCCATTCGCTCAGCGCGTCCTGGATGGGGCCAGCATCGAATGGGACAGTCGGAGCGGCCAGATGGTCGGCATTCTCACCGAGGACGCTTTGGACGCAGAAGAGGCGATCGGGAAGCGCCTCGGCTACGACGTCGATCGCTACTCCGCCCTACCGGGCGAGGACGTCTTCGACGACGTGGACATCATCGGAGTCTGGGATATCGACTCCGCTGTCAACGGCCAAGAAGTGTCTGAGTACGACATCACGACCGACACCGACGACGACCGGCTGGAGCAGACCGAACGGGAGATTCTCTCCGACCTGAAGGACGCCGGGGATCACGAGGTCGTGGTGTGCCCCGGTCTCCGGGAGTACCTGATCGGGCTGCGTGACGACCTTCGGCGGACCGCCGAAGAGGACGACGACTAGGAGAAGAACCGTGGGAAAGCTCGTGAACAAGGAAGTGGTGGAGGGGTTCTACACCGAGACCACCACACGTCGGGACCAGAGGGCCCGATACAACTACGTCGAGGTGCTGATCTGGCCGGGCGCAGAGAAGGCCGGTGAAGTGCTCGCCGAGATCGAGATGCCCTACGTCGTCTACCGGGACGCCTTGGGCGACGCCGCTCAGCTCGCCGTTCGTGAGCGACTGGACGAGCTGAAGGCGATGGCGGCACACAAGGCGACCTCTTGAGGGAACCGCACGGTCACGGACCTGCGACTTCTGAGGGAATCCAACTTTCCGATTGGAAGGTTGGATCATAGCCTTACTCGGGAGTCAAAGGAGGAGAGATACGTGGCCAAGCATCGGTATGACCTGGGGAACGTACGCAACCTGGACGAGTTGATCGATCCGGACGAAGGCGGAGAAAAACTACGTCAGCCCTACCGGCGGATCGTAGGGATTGACCTCTTTCGCGCCGGGATCCGCTCCATCACTCGGCGCAACACAGGTGAGGTCTACCGCCGACTGCGGGAGCTGGAACTGGCGATCGGGGGGCGTGAACTGGCGAGCATCACTCCTGAGCAGGTGGAGCGTCTCGTGGGGCTGCGGACGAATGCAGATCCGCTGGATTCCCGGGAGTTCGATCGCATAGTGGAGCGTCTGCGTCTACATGGCATACAGGACACCCTCCGGGGGGCCTGACGATCTAGCCGACTTCCGGCCCGAGGTGCCCCCAGCGCCTCGGGCCGGATTCGTCATGCAGTGGCGCTATTCCGGCATCTTTCGCTAGGCTTATGGCCTAGGCCGTAAGGAGGCTGCGGATGAGTGACCCCCGAGTGGGTGTATTCATGGTCGACGGCTACACCTTCCTCAGCAAAGAGGAGGTCGACGCCTACTACGAGCAGCAGGCCGCCCTGGAATGGGCGGCGAGGGGAGAAGAGTGAATCCGGACAGGATCCTCACGCTGGACCTCCCGGGCCTGGTGGCCGACTTCCTCACGGAGGACGGTACGGCGGCCATGGAGGAGGGCACGAACACCCGGATGGCCCTGCTGGAGGGTCAGGAGATCAGGCGTGGCCGGGGGTACAGCCTGCGGGTGACCGCTCCGGCGAAGGTGCACCTGGAGCTGCTCGGGTTGGCCTGGGTGCTCGGGGACGGCTGTTCGTCGGCCTCCGACAACGCGGCCTACCGAAGGTACCGGGACCGCATCGACGAGAAGATGAGCGAGTCCGGCAACGGAGACGGGTTGGGGCATCTCCGCTCCCTCCCGTACATGTGAGAGGAGAAGAGGAAACGTGAACCAGTTCGGAATGCCGAGCGCCACGACCTACGACGTGACGTCGGGAACCCAGCCGGGTACCGCCGCCCTGGAGGTGCGGACCCCGCATTGCCGTCACACCCTGCCGATGACGGTCGAGGGCCTGACCGACCTGATCGCAGCCGCCCAGGCCAAGCTGGCCGAGATCGCGAACTGAGGGGGAGTCGTGGATGAGGTGACGCACCGTCGGACCAAGGAGATCCGACTCCCCTTCTCGGGGGACGTGGTCGGCTGGATCGGGGAGTGGAGCGACGAAGGCTTCGAGGACACCTGGGACTCCTGGGGTCTGGACGGAGAGATCCTGGCGAACGGGACTCATCGGCCTTGGGCGGAGTACACCATCCTGAAGAACGCCATGATGGTGACCCTTCAGGACGCGGCCGAGGTGGACGCAAAGGGGAACTTCGTGCAGCCCAAGGGAAGTCTTCTCGCATCGACGGCACGCATCCGGGAAATCGGAGAGGCTCTGAACCGGGTCCTCGTTCGACTCGCCCTCACCGTCTCCGTCGAGACCGACAAGTAGCTCCGGCCCTGCCGGAATCGGAAAGGAAGAGGAAATGAACGAGCTGTTCCGTGCCTTCGGTGCCCTCGCGCTGCTCTGGATCGACCGACTGTCCCGCCACTGACGTCACACGAGTTCATTTCGGGAACCCCGGCCACTTCAGGCCGGGGTTTCTTTGTTCGATTTACGTTTTCGCCTTAAAAGTAGAGGTGCGATCAAGGAGTTCTCCGTTCTATCCTGGCCTAGGCCGTTAAAAGGCCCATCCCCCCCCGGAGAGGAAGAGGAACATGGCTCAGGACGAGAACAAGATCCCGACGCTCGGCGACCTGATGCGCCCGATCGACTGCTACGTCACCACGATCACGACCGAGGACGGCCGGACCACGGACGTCCAGCACTTCTGCGGCAACCCCAACTGCCCGGGTCTGTGACCGATCTCGGCAGAAGTTCCAAGCCCCCGGCAGCCCCCTCGCCGGGGGCTTTCCGTGTATTATGGCCTAGGTCATAGGAGGAGAAGAGACGTGAGCACTTCCGAAGAGAGAATCGAAGCCGCCCTCCTGCTCTTCCTGAAGGAGGAGCACGGGATCGAAGCCATCTCGGCCCGGGTGGGTGAGTCCGAAGTCGAGAGGGGCGCGGACTGTTCCTGCTGCGGCATCCACGAAGCGGACCTCATCCTCACCCCGATCCACTACCGGCTCGCAGACAAGTCGTGGGACGACGACCTGAACCTCCACGGAACTGCCCCCGAGTTCCTGCCGAAGCTGGTGAAGTACCTCGACAGGATCACCGAGCAGGACGACGAGTTCTGTCCGAACTGCCGAGGCACCTACAACACCCGCATCGGCAACGACGAGAAGAACCACCACGCACCGTGCTGGTGCGGATCCGACGGCCACTCCACCTGCCAGCACTACTGACCCGAAGGGAAGGAACGTCATGTCCATCCCAGTCGACAGAACCGGGAACAGTGACGCGTCGCTGCTCCACATCGCACTCATGGACGCCCTGACGTCCGGCCGAACCCTGACCGACAAGGAAGCGGCGGCCCTCCTGGACGGCTTCGCCCGTGCCTGGCACCGAAAGGGCTGGAAGGCCGGGTTCTCGCAGACCGACACCGACGCCCTCCACGAGGCCCTGAACGAGGGGAAGGCCAGTGCAAACGAGAAGGGCGTGCACTACACGGTCGAAGAGCGACGGCCCGACGGTTACCCCGTCTGGGAGGTCACCCGCCGGACCCGATCCGACAACTGCCGCCTGATCACCGAGTACCTCCACCCGGTGGCCGCCAGCCAGGTCGCCGACGCCCTCAACAACTCCGCCCGACACGAGGACTGATCATGATCTGGTACCAGGCAGCACAGTTCGACGGAGACTCTCGATGGTTTGTCGTCGATCTCGACAAGGGGTCCGATCGCGACGCCGTCATCGACGCCGGACCTTGGGAAGACGAGGGCGAGGCCCGGACCTTCGCCGGTAACCTGAACAAGGCCATGGCTCTGTCCTGGAAGCGCGGTGACGTCTACGCCGACCACTTCGACGGATGCACCGACTGCCCTGGCACCGAGAGCGGGGAGTGCGCCCGAGCCGTCGAGCTTCGTCTCGCCTGGCAGGAGGCCGAGAGGGCAACCCGCATCCCCGTCACCCGCTGAACAACAAGGAGATCAACATGATCGAGTCCGAGGTCCGCGAAGGTCTCATCACCAAGGCATGGCACCACGACCTGTCCGATGACAGTGACACCATCACTGTGTTCCAGATGGAAGATGTCCCGGGAGCGTTCCACGGACCGGCCGACTGGCTGCCCCTGCTTGAGGAAGCCATCAGCATCAAGACGCGAGTCCGGGTGATGGCCAGCATCCCCGCTCCGGAGCCGTGCGGAGACCCGCTGTGCGGCGACGGCTGCTGTGAGGACCCGGACTGCACCAACGTGCCCCTGGAGGAGCGACAGCGCCCCTTCGTCGTCCGGGCCGACACCATCGAGTGGCTCGATTCCGAAGCGGCGATGACCGGCTGATGGTGGCCCCGAAGATCGGTGAGATCTACTTGATCTGAAACGGAAAGGAGAAAAGACGTGACCGACACGTACCAGGAGGGCGAAGACCCTGTGAACGACGAGACGATGACCGTGACGGTCCGAGACACCAGCGTCGAGGCACCTTGGGGGTACGGGCTCTTCCGGCCGGTGACTCGGCCGGTGACGATCTCGGCCTTCTGCCCCACCTGCGGTGAGCGCCGGGGGACCCCCCGGAAGCAACGCAACGCCGAGGACGGGGTTTCCTGGTGGACGGACGTGTGGGACAACCCCTGCGGCCACAACGACATGTACACCTCCGTGATCCTGGAGGCCCGTGGACGAGGCACCCTCGGCCTTCCGCAGAGCCACTGAACATCGCACCACCCCGGAGAGGAGAAGAGAGCATGACCAACAAGGCCCCCAAGAGGTATGTGGAGCGCTTCCTGGAGGTGGCCGAGGACACCGATTGGTCCCGGTACTCCCGGCTCCAGGATCTGACCCAGGCCGACCTGCGAGCGGCGGCCGAGGCGCTGTGGCAGCACTCCACCCGCACCCGACGCTACGTCCAGACCCTGCCGAAGAACATCACGTCCGACGACGTGGAGCGGGTCCTGATGACGTACGTCGGTACCTGGGAGGACGAGAACCACGTTGTCTCGGAGATCTACCGGTCCTTCATGGACCGGGTCGACGAGATGGGCCTGAGCCAAGGAACCCGGGACCGCATCGTCGAGGACCTGTACCAGCAGTGGGCCGGTGAGGTTCCTCGGACCGTCGTCAACAACGTCGACGGGATCCGGGGCTTCTACGGACTCTGAGGACTCTGAGGACTTCGTTTCGGGGGGCGGCTGACGGCCGCCCCCCTTCTCAGCCATAATCAAGATTCGGCCGGAGGGGGTAATCTTTCATGCCGTCGTACCTCTTTGAGTTTGAACTTTTCAACTTCAACACCGACCGAGAGCCGGACCTGAAGCTGGCCGAAGCTGCGAACAAGGCATGCGGTGCCGAGTTCTGGGAGTGCAACGGGCACGCTTACGTGTGGCTCCAGGTGGAGTCGTCTCACGTGGGATACGGGCTGCGTACAGCAAGGCAGCAGCTCTCGGGCCTGCTGCCCAACCGGCTGATGCAGATCCGAGACGTCCAGGAACTGAAAGAAGAGAGGGCCTGATGGTTTCACCCGAGAAGACCACCGGAGAGACCGAGGGCCTGACGGAAAGCCGCTACTCCGGACACACCCAGGCGGTTCTCCAGGGGCTGCGCATCGCTCGCGCGGCTCTGCTCGACCCGCGCCAGTTCGAACACGTCGATGACCTCCCCGGCAGAGAAGCCTCCGTGCAGGTCATCGAGCGGCTTGTGTCGCTTGCTGAACACGGGAAGTTCTGGAACGAGGTGAAAGGGCTGAAGCCCTACAGCCGCTGACCCGGCACACGCTTCGCAGTTGAGCGAGGCCCTCCGGGAACCGGAACGTTGAGGACCGCGTCCTCACTTCACACAGGCCACTCAGCATTTATTCGCAACCCTGTTGACTCCACAGAGGGTTGTGCGATTACCTGTCCAAGCACCGCATGGAATGGAGAAGAAAAGTGGAGCGAGAAGACCGACAGACACCCATCGAGAAGATGCTCGGCAAGAGCTTTATGATGGTCTCGGACCCGCGTCTGGCGAAGTACCCGCTGCCCGAGATCCCCGAGAACTGGGACCGAAGCAAGCCGTACCCGCACCCGACGCAGACCATCACCCCGGACATGGCGATGGACATCCTGCGCTACCGCGCCATCGAGCTGGACCGGATCCCGAAGGAGATCCGGCACTCCGAGATGGTGGCCAACCGGCGGATCATGCCCGGTGCACTGACCGGTACCCGCCGCCGCAAGGGCCTCATCCAGATCCTCCGGGACGGCGAGTGGAACGAGGGCACCGCCAGTCCGATCCAGTTCAGCGCGGACGGCTTTCTGCTGGACGGCCAGCACCGCATCGCGGCCTGCGCCCTGTCCAAGCACCCCGAAATCTGCCCGACCGGCGTCGCCATCAAGGTCCCCGTCACCGACTGCGTCCCGTGGGACACGTTCGCCGTCACCGACGTCGGCCGGGGTCGTAACGCCGGAAACCTCCTCCGCATGAAGTACTCGGCCTACATCGGCGGTGCCGCCAAGCTGATCCTCCCCGTCCTGCACGGCGACGAGAGGCTGCGCTGGTCGTACACGGAGGCGACCACCGCCGAGTGCGTCACCCTGGGGCAGCAGTGGCCGCTCTTCGACTCCCGGTGGGTCACCGAGATCATGAAGGCCACGACCCACCTCCACATCCCCACCACGCCACTGCTGGCGACCGTGATCATGGCCCTGGCGGCCGGTGGCGACAAGGTCAGCGACGACGTCCAGCAGTTCCTCAACGGCCTGAGCATCGACTTCGAGGAGGGGTACCACTGGCCGTACGGTGACGGCAAGGACCCCCGGTACATGCTCAAGACGATGTACCTCCGCAAGAAGGCTGGCAGCAAGAACTTGACCGACGCCGATCGGCGGCTCGCCACGGCACACATCCGGCGCGCCCTGGAGATCTGGCTGGAGCGCAAGTCCGACCGGCCGATCAACCTCCAGAAGCTGCCCAACCCGGGCGACAAGGAGCTTCTGCCCGAGGTTTGGCGGGCTGACGACGTCCGTACCTACCACCTGGAGGTCACGGCCTGATGGGGAACACCAACCGCCGCATCAAGGAAGTCTGGAGAAGGCCGGAGTTCCGGGATCGCCTCGGTGAGCTGGAGACCCGTCAGGACTTCGAGAAGCGGACCGGGATGTCGCCGACGGCGCTCTCGACCCGGCTCTCGTCGTACGCCAACTGGGCTCCGCAGCCGGTCGTCATACGAGGTAAGACCAAGTACTTCGTTCCCGAAGAGTTGGACCAGTTCATCGCGAAGATCGAGGACAGCGGCCCTCGGTCGATGGCAGAGCTGGCTCGGGCGAATCTCGCCCGAGCGAAGATGCAGCGCGAGGAGGCGCAGGAGCGGGCGGAGACGCACCGTGAGCACCTCCAGAAGGCCGAGCGTGACATCAAGCAGGCCGAGCGCGACGAGCGGGAAGCCCAGCTCATCCTCAAGGGGCTGGGCGAGGGCGAGTAGGTTCTCTGGTTGACCAACTGAAGTAGAACACCTGAAGCAGCCCTGGCTCTATCCGCCGGGGCTGCTTTTTGGTACCACCAGAAATTCAAAAATGGTCCCTTCGGGGGCCTTTTTTGCTACCCTACGAAAGGACAGGAAATGTTGGGCTTCGAAGTGAGATTCGAAGACCACGGACGTTTCGGTGTGGCGGCAGTCGAGCCTCGTACCGGCGTCCGGTGCACGGGTGACTCGATAGAAGAAGTGCGCCGCGAGATGCACAAAGCGCTCCGTGATTACGTTGAGATTCACGGCGCTCCTTCGCCGGAACCTGACGCCCCCGTGCAGACGATCGAGATCATCGTGATCTGAACGGAAAGGGTGAGGAACGTGTCGCGCTCGACCTACTACACACTCGTCCGTCACAACATGTGGACGGTGCGGGAATTGGGGCAGTTTCGTAACGCCCTTCAGCCGTATCCCATCACGGTCCGCGTGGCTCTCCTGGTGGTGCACGCCGGGGGGACGGTGTTCCGGAGCGAGGAGCAGGCGTGGGACGCCGCCGAGCAGTGGACACAGAGCGGGAGCACAGGTATCCCGGATGGCATATTCATAAACATGCCAAACCTTAACCTCCCCCTGTTCTGCCCAGTGTTTTCAGGGGATCTCCTAGCGGCATAAGCTGGGTTCACCCTTCTACGGAGGGGACCCTGCTTGATCCCGCCCCTGCAAGGAGATCCGATATGGCCCAGATCAAGGGCATTTACCTGCGAGAACCGCCCAAGAGTCCCGACATGTACACGTCGAAGGCTGCGGCGTTGTTGGCCGAACCGCACAAGACGGTGGCCGACCGAGCGTTTCCGAAAGATAAGATCGAAAGCGTCAAGAACGCCGCGTCGAGGGTGAACTCCGACCGGCGAGGAGATTGGCCTTTCAACCAGTTCTTCGGCATCTGGGAGTATGCCGACGACGCGGTTCTGAAGATCCCTGCTTCCGGCGAAGAGGACGAGCGGACGTCCTTTCTGGGATTCGCCGTGAACGGGGAGGTCATCGGCGAGGACGGAAGTTCGGTCGGCATCCTGAGCGAACTCCGCCAGGAGCCCGGCGTCGACGTCGGAGGCTGGGTGCTGCTGATCGGCGTCCATCCCAACGTCCCCAAGGGCTGGGAGCGCATCGTGTACGGGACGCGCAGGCGACGCCGAACCGACGCTCTCGAAACGGAGAATCCGGGACACGCTGAAGAGCACTCGGAGGAGTGAAAAGAAGGGCCGCGTCCGGGCGGCCCTTCTTTGTTGGAGCAGTCGGCCTAGGCCGTCCTGCTATGTTGGCGAGGGAAGGGAAGACCCCTTGGACAGGAAGATCTGCGTTGTGGTTCGGGACAACTGCACTGGCTACGAGCAGCGAATAGACCTCGACCTGTCCCCGCAGGAGGTCGAGACCGTCAACCAGGTGGGGACCAAGCTGGCAGTGGCGACCGACTGGGACCTGAATCTCTTCACCGTGCAAACTCGGGCGGCATAGGCGTCGCATCACGGAAAGGAAATAAGAGGCATGACCGAAAAGACCTCATTGGCGGGATTCGTCGTCCGGCAGCGGAACGCGGGTGAATCCTCGGCGGGTCGCCCCGTTCTGACGGCCGGTTCCGAGATCTGGATCGGTGAGTACGGTGACGATCTCCCCCGGGTCTTCACGAGCGAGAAGGCCGCGCTGGACGCTTGCGGCAAGGAGTATGCACCACGGAACGGCGCTAGCTGGGACTGGATCCCGCACGAGGAGAACGGTGTCCGGGTGTACTGCATGTGGACGCTGCACCCGACCACCGACGCCCCTCTCCAGCAGCTCCCGGCTACGGTCACTCCTTCCATCCTGGAAGGGCCCGCCGATTGAGCCGGGTCGAGCGCGATCGGTCAGCTCTTACCGGGTAGAAGAGTGTTCAGGTCACGGACATCTCGTACGGACCTGGTGAAGAACCCGAGACGGCACCAACCCTCTGGTACTTCCTGAACTATTACGAACTCCCAGAAGGAGCCGCCCTGTGTTCACCGCGATCTGCTCAAGGACCGAATCGGGGTTCACTCTCCGAGTTCTGGAGGACGGCTGTCGCGACGGCGACAAAGTGCGCAACGTCGTCCGGGAGCACCTGGACTGGGGCGACTTCCGGCCCGCCTCCGCAGGGCACCGCCTGATCGATCTGGGTTGGATCATCCGACCGGACGTCCGGGGGCCGGATCGGGTCAATGGGTGGATCAAAGCAGACCCCTGCCTGGGAGAGGTCTGGACCGTGCCGGTGCTTCGCGTGGAAGAGGTCGTCGGCACCTTCTGAGGGCGAGGTCCGGCCGACTCAAGGAACAGTCCCGCTCCGGCGGGGCTTTCCGCATTCCTGCGCCCTGAACTGGGCCGGGAAAGGGCGGATGATCTGACAGAATGGCAGATATTCCGCTCCGTTCGTCCCGTGGGGATGTCGTGATGCATTCGCATGCCCTTGTCCGTGCACTGGTCGGCGCGGTTACGGCGCTGACCGTCTATCTCTACATACAGGGGGCCATTCTCCTGTATGACATCTACCAACTCTTCCGGTGGGCTCAGGAGCTGACGGACCCGCTGAGCTGATCCCCCGGAAGCAAGTGACCGAAGCAACAGGGACGCTGCCCACCATTGGGCAGCGTCCCCGCCTGTTGTTCGGAAGACTTGAAGGCATCCCGGGAAGGGGAAGATCAAAATGTTCGGCATCGAGGTGAAGCGCTTCTGGCACTCTTACTGGGGCTATGTGATCTGTAAGTTTCTGGGTCACGCCAAGGCTGACATGTTGCCCGAGAAAGGCAACGAGCACTGCGACTGCGGAGCCCGCCACGCGTACCGAGGCTGCTCGCGCTGCCGCAGTGCGATCGACCCCGAAGGAGGCGGAAGCGATGGGGCAGAACAGGCGTGACAGCGGTCCTCAACGGGCCGCCAAGACTCGCTGGGCGGAGAACAGTCGATGCCCGAAGTGCGGCCGGGGAGGCGCTCTCCGCAGGGGGCGTGACGTCTGGGACGACCTGGACGCACGCGTCTACGTGGCGATCAGTGAATGCCGCTGGAGAGACAGCGGAGAGTGCGATCACCGGGAAGCCGTCGAGACCCGCATCCCGTTCCCGCCCGAGGGATGAGGTCCACGTCACACGAGAAGCGTCCAATCCTGGACGGTCCGCCTCCCGGCCTTTCGGGATGCTGGACACACACACGAGGAAAGGAAGAAGAAAATGCCCGAAGAGTTCATCGCTCCGACGCTGGTCACGGACGTGGAAGGTCCGGATGCTGGGTCATTCACTCCAGCGCGAGCCATGGCAACGATCATGCAGATCAGTCACACCATGGACGACAGGGTCCTGAGGGGCGACATCGGAACCCTGGCACTGCTGTACTCCTTGTACTTCTCGCCCGTGTTCATCCCCCTCAGGGCCAGCCGTGATGCCCTGTACGCCCTGGAGGCGGCAAACCTGATCAGTCTGAAGTGGTTCGGCGAGAAGGCCGTCAAGGTGACCGTCCTGGCCGGTTGATCCCGCCTCGACGCAGAGGGGGTGCCTAGGAGACCGGGCACCCCCCATCTGTCCCGGCGGTCTCGGTCAGTCCCCTCGCCGCATCCCGAGCAGCTTCCACCACTCCTCTTCGCCATCCCACTCAATCTTCCAGGTCCAGCCTTGGGCATCGACGACCTGACGGGAGCCACCTCCGTGTTCCTGCCGCAGGACCGCAGGGAGGATCTCCCCGGCGAGATGGTCCCGCAGGCGACCCAGGACCGCCGTCACGTTCTCTGCGGAGAGGGTGATGCCCTCCCTCTCCCGGGCGTAGTGTCGGAACGGCCTCCACGAGACTTGTATCTCGGACGGGCCGATCTTCCTGAGGGCCTCCCGGGCCCATCCTGGCGTATGAGTCTTGGCGCTGTTGCCCCGAGAGGTCCGCGAGGGGACGCCCGCCTTGTACTGGGCCCAGGTCCGCTCCCTGTGCCGGGTGGAGTATCCGATGACCACTCCGGCGTCCGACGAGAGCCGCAGGCCGTAGCCTTCCCGGTTGAAGCTGATCCGGTACAGGCCGTTCTCGTTCCGTTCGGCGTGACCGGACAGGATGAGGTCCTCCAGAAGACTACGGATCTGGATTTCCGCCTCCTGGTCGGTACATCCGTAGCGGTGGGCGAACTTCTCCCGGACTACCCGAGCCACGGAGACGCTCTGTACGTCCTCGACGTCGAGGGGGGAAGCGCAGGACGTCCACACCCGGACCGGCTGACTGCTTCGTCCGTCTTCAGCCTTCTCCTTCCGGGCTCCCTCCCGGCTCTCCTGCCGGGCGAAACCGTCGCAGTTACCGCACCACCCGTCCACGCGGACCGTCTTGGTGGTGCAGGGCGACCCGTCGGCATAGTGCCGTTTGCAGGTCTGGGGCGACCTCTTCGGGGGTGCTGGAAGGAAACCCACGGCTACTCCTGTCGGTTGAGAATCAATTCCTCGATCGTACTGAAGCAAGGAGACCTATTTCTGGAGATTTGCGGCACCCGAGAACCGGTTGATCAAGTCCGAGTAGACCTGCACTGCGGCTCCGGCGTGTGCGGCCTTGCGTGAGGTCGCATCATCCCTGCGGATGTACCCCAGAGTCGTCTCGATCGCAGCGTGGTCGGCGAACTCCTGGATCTCCTCAACGGGGACTTTGTCCCGGTGCATGTGCGTCAGCCGGGAGGCTCGCAGGACGTGCGGGGTGAGGTCCCGCCCGATGAGGACGCCCGACTTCTTGCCGAGCCGGACCAGGAGCTGGAGGACCGAGTGGCGGTCGTGCGGCTCACCTTTGTCGTCGAGCAGGAGGGGTCCCGTTGTGCGCCCGTCTGCGGCAGCGTCGATGAGGGCGAGAAGGTCGTCCGGCAAGAACCACATACGGCCTTTTCCGCCCTTCCTGCGGAGGTCCAGGACCCTCCTGCCCTCCATGGGGCGCAGCTTGCTCAGGTCGGCCTTGCAGCACTCCGAGACGCGCGCCGCGATCGTGTAGAACAACACCGGGATGACCGCCTGACGCGCCGTCTCGGCGGCCTCGACGACCCTTTGGAACTCCTCCACAGTGATCACGGGGGTGGCCGTGGTCTCGTCGTGTCGGTCGACCTTGATCCGGTCGTGCTTGGTCACGGGGGAGGGGATGGTCGTCTTGGTCTTCCAGGCGGCGTACTGGGTGAGCGAGGACAGGGCCGACAGACGCCTGTTGATGGTCCTGGGTGCCCGCCCAAGAGCCTGTTGGCTCTTGACCCAGGTCTCCACCATGCCGGGCGTGATGGCCCCGATGAACAGCCGCTGGTGGTTTCCGAGTTCACGTGCCACCTGAGCCCACAGCCTCACGTCGTCGGCGTAGTTCCGTTTCGTCTCGACGGAGGGGATGGAGTTGGAGCCGAGCCACGAGGAGACGATGTTGAAGGTCTCCCGCTCGCACAGCTCGGCGAGGAGTTCAAGTCTCCATCGCCGCTCCCCGAGTCGCCGGTTCCTGGGGTCGCGGGGGGCCACCGTTCCCAGTATGTCGCGCAACCAGTAGAGAGCTTCGCTACCCGAGTGGGGTAGCGCGATCTGTGACTCCGTGTGCAGGGGAACCGGAGTGTGGATCAAGGTCTGGAGCCTTCCTTCCTTGGCTTCGCTCGGTCCAGGCAAGCTGTCCGGATGGGTAAAACTTGCCTGGATCGGCGACTTGCCTGGCGCAGTAAAGCTGCGATTCGAGGCAAGTCGGTTCGTTCAGCGCAGGTGTCTGCGGTCACAGTTCCCGAAGTTGTCTCGTAATCTCGCCTACTTGCGACGAGCTTCCCTCTTTCGTCAGATGATCCACGCATCCCGGTACTCCGAATGCCATGCGTACACCCCGGCCAGGATCTTCAGCATGCCGATGGCGAGGTTCTTCTGCTTCTCGGGGGAGTCCGGGTCGGCCAGGATGTCCTCCACCGTCCGCAGCAGACCCCGGTCACCTTCGAGTTGCTGTTCCGTCCGGTAGCGCGTCGCGGGTCGGGCGTATCGCGCGATACGGATCTGATCAGTCTCGGCGTGACCGCACGGGGAGAATCGGGCCCTGGGCGGTGAGTGGAACCCGATGTCCAAGGTCATCTTGTCCGTGACCTCCCCGCACCGAGGGCAGGGGTCGCCGTCACGCCAGGGCGGTCCGAGCCGGTTCTCCATCTCGGTCTCGGTGTGCCGGGCGCGAAGGAAGCTCAGCAGATCATCCGTCAAGTTCTCCATGAACCCGTAGTGTAGGCCCACACATAAGGCAGGTTATGCGTATCGTCAGGAGCGATTCTCCCGTGTCGCCTTCAGGGGCGACAGACGGGGCTCGAAGCCGATAGACTGGACGGCCTAGGCCGTATGAAGAGGGGAAGCGTCATGGAAGAGCCCGTCGGGAGCATCAATTGGCCGGAGCTGCGAGCCGAGCTGGTGGAGTCGGGTGACGAAGTCTTGATCGAAGCACATCGCAACGAGCTGATGAACAGCCTCCGCACGCAGGGCACTTCAGCGAAGCCGGGCGAGATCGACCCCACCTCCATCGAGTCGGCGGCCCCCGGACGGACCGAAACCCTTCGCGTGGGCGGCAACCTGCACGTCTACCGCGTCACTCAGGATCGCGAGACCTTCAAGGGATGCGTACTCCGCAGTCTGACGCGTGACGGTTTCCTCGCCCAGAACTCTCTCGGCGTCAACATCCTCACGCCGGAAGGCAGCCCGTTCTGGAGTGACGAACCGACAGCCGTCGACGCGGTGGCGAATTCCTGACCCGGTCTGAACTCCTGCACCACAGAAGGGACTTGCAATCTTGGAACCTGACAACGAAGCCGATGACCTCCTTCTCCAGGGGGCCGACGCGGCGGATGGACTGGCCGCGATGCTCAAGATGATGCAGGGACAGGAGGACAAGGTCCGGAGAATCCTCGCCGACATGCAGCCCCAGGTGCGCCTCCGACTCCTCGCCACAACCATCAAGTTGGGACGAGTCATCCGAGACGTCAACGCCCTTCGCTGCACCCACTGCGGCGAGATCGTCCGGCAGACGAAGTCGCCGGACCCCCGCCATCGCACCTGGTACCACCTGGAAACCCGGTCCCTGCTTTGCCCGAACGGGAATTCCACCGCAGAGGCAAAACTGTCGAACGGAGAATGAAATGACCGCAGCTCGAATCATGCCAGCTATTCCCGGCATCCGACTCCCGCTCTCTCACCTGGAAACCGAGGAGTTGATGGAACTGCTTCTCGTGACGGAACATTCTCGGGCGGAAATGCTGACGAAGAGAATGGTGCAGGCATCGAAGAATCCTGCACTCTACGCCCGAACTTTGGAGCGTGTTCGTTCTCGGGTGACGCTCAACAAGAAGTAGCACGACATCGAAAGGAAAGGAGGTGATACGTGTGACCCGATTACCACGAGTTCTGAATGGGAAGTATCGATGCTGGTCCTGTGGGGGATACCTGGAACACGACGCGTTTCCGAAGAACAGGAACGCCGCTCACGGGATCAGTAGCACCTGTAAGAGGTGCATGGCCATTCGAGGTCACGGTCTCACCTGGGAACAGTATTGCAATCTCCTGGAAATGCAGGAAGGGTCGTGTGCCATCTGCGGAGAGGAGTCCGACAAGTTTGTCATCGACCACGATCACGCCTGCTGTCCCGGCACACACTCTTGCGGAAAATGCGTTCGCGGACTTCTGTGCAATGGCTGCAATTCCGGCCTCGGTCACTTCAGGGAGTCCTCCCGGGTCATGCAGGAGGCCATTGCGTATGTCAGGTTGTACAACGCCTGAGAAAAGCGGATCTTCCGGATCTTGAAAGAAAAAGAGAGGTGAGAAAAGGGTGAACGAGCACCACCCGGAAGGCTGGTATTGGTGTAGATCGTGTGAAGAGTATCTGGCGCGAACAGAATTCCATCAGGACAAGTCGTGTCGGCTGGGCATCGCAACCCTCTGCAAGCAGTGTGCGGTAATTCAATCCCACGGAATCACTCGCGCCGAATACGACGGGTTGCTGCGTCTTCAGGGAGGGAAGTGCGCGATATGCCCATCGAAGCCCTCTAAATTCATTATCGATCACGACCATGCCTGCTGTCCTGGAAGACGATCCTGCGGTCGTTGCGTACGAGGTTTGTTGTGTCAGGGATGCAATTTAGGGCTGGGGGCTTTCCGGGATTCCACGGGCTCCCTGTCGGCAGCAGCCGAATACCTGCGTATCTACAACGAGGAGTAGGGGTCCGGATGTATCGAGCCGGGGACTGGGTGATCCCCCTGGTTGGCCAGCACAAGGGTGAAGAGATGAGCATCTCCAGCGTGCGGATGTTCGCCACCGACAGTGGCTACTACCTCAAGGGAGACCGAGAGGGCGGTCTGTACGAACCACGTCAGGTGAAATTCTCCCGAGAGAGGGAGAACGGAAACCCCTGCGGACGTCCGTGCGTTCCCCGACTTCACGAAATCCTCGGTACCTGCGACTGCTGTCGTGGAAAGTGCTTCTGTGTTCTCCAAGATGCAGTTGCCAGGGCTTCCGTCCGCGAAGCCCTAGAAGAGAAGCGGCGATCGGCAGACAACATTGTCGAATTTCCCGGACATGGAAAGAGGAAAAAAGAGGGTGAATCCGATGGTGAAACATGACGGTCCAGTGCATTTCGCCGAAAGCAACATGGACGAACCGTGGTTCACGTCCGCCAGACCCACTTCCAACTAAACCCACGAACGTGACGCCGCGTCTTCAGAAAGGACAGGAAAAATGTCCGAGCAAGAGAACTTCGATGGCTGTTCCAGGGCCTGCCGTCAACGGGGCAAGCACACCCTGACGGCCGGAGCGTGCGAACAGGCACCGAAACCCGAACCCACAGTCTCGATGAACAAGATCTACATCGCCGAGGACGGCTACCCCTCGATCGGCTACGACCAGTACACCGTGCAGCAGCTCGCCGACCTCATCGAGCCCGCGCTGCATCGTATCCAGATCCGCTTCGGACCCAACGCACTGACCCTTCTCCAGCGAGGTGAGACAGTCGGCCTGTCCGGCGGTGAGTACGCCGACCTGGCGCGCGAGGCGGCGTATGCCATCGTGCACCGGAACGACTCGGCCGACATGGGCGACAAGGACTAACTCGCGCTAGCAACGAGGGAAAGGGGAATCGTGTCTCGAAAGAAAGTGAGTGAAAGACTCCTGGGGCGAATCCGTTCCGAACTCGACCTGGACATCCCGGAGGGCTCGCGCCTGATCTCTCTACGGAGTTCCGGATCTCAGAGGAACGAAGGGGCCTGGAGCTGGGCGGCCTTCGGCCCGAACATGGAGGACCTTCACTTCGGTTCCCGGGAAACCATGGCCGAGCTGGTCCGAGCCGAAGCGCTCTACAAGATCGACGAGAGTCATCCGTATATGCGGTACGCCGCCAAGGACTGGTGCATCGCCTCCGATCCCGGCGGCAACTGAACCCAACGGACTGGAAAAGGAGAAGAGAATGCCCGACACGAACATCGACGACTTCCCCTTCTGCCCCAAGGTGGGCTGGGGTGGCTACGACGCCGAACCGGTCGTCTGCGGCAACGAGCGTGACCCGGACAAGACGTTCTGCGACACTCACGAACGGCAGGAGACCCAGCAGGCTGCCTGGGAGGCCGAGGTTGGCCTGGACGTCAACCCGGTCGAAGCCCGGTGAACATCCGCATCGAACTGGACGCAGGCGCGGTCGAGGTGCGCTGGACCAACGAGGAGCCGGACGGTGAGTTCGTCTTCGCCACCCTGACGGAAGCGAAAGAGCGGGCCGTACGAGGGGCCGTATCGGAACGTGAGGCATGGGCGACCTGTGTGCGGCAAGCGCGAGGGCTGACCCGAGCCGACATCGCGCCACCCTGGCCCGGACAAGGAGGATGACATGACAGCAGGCATGGACATCAAGGTGGACATGGTCACCCGCACGAAGGGGTTCATCTTCATGGGCTCCCGACAGGGAATCGTGCTGAACGACGCCAAGCGTGAAGGCGGCCAGCCGGGTGACGGATGGTCCGTCGAGGACGAAGACGGCCGGGTCGTCGCCAGCGGGATCCGGGGCATGCGAACCGCCGTCAAGGCGTTCGCCCGGCACCACGGTCACAAGGGACCGCTCAGCATCGAGGTCGACGAGGAGTGGCGTCTCACCGGCCAGAAGGACTGATCGAAAGAGAGGAAGAGATGGGCAAGGGGAAGGAACGCGTTCCGCACGACGCCGTCGAGGCGCGTAAGGCGGTCCTGGATGCACTCCAGGAGGGCCGCTCGCTGTCTGCCGACGAGAGGCTCGCTCTGGTCGACCGGATGGCACAGAGGTACCGGCAGGCGGGCTACAGCGACGGTTACGACGCGGGTTTCGCGGACGGCGTCGACAGCACCTACGACTACTGAACTGATCAAGCATCTCGGAGAGGAAAACATGAGCAACCTGGAGAAGTACATCGTCCGGCCCAGTCGAGTCCCGACGGCCGACGGAACCCAGATCTACGAGCTGATCCGGCTCGGGGGGAACATCGACTCCGTCGTCGCCCCGTACACCGACAGGGCTGTGGCCGAGAACCTGGCCCGCGAACTGAACGCGGCCGTCGAGTACGAAGCCTACTGATCCCAGAGACACCATCGGACCCCCGCTCGCCGTTGCGGGGGCCCGATGTGTTGCGGGAGCGCCAGCTCTCACAGCCAACCTCACACTCCTCCGGGGGTATTTCTTCGCGAACCAAGGAGGTGGGGCTCTTCCGTAAGCCTAGCTAATTTCGACTTCTTCCGAGGTAATTTCTGAACCCACGGAAGAGAAGGTCAGGATGTCCCCGGGCTGGCACTCCAGGACGGCACAGATGGCACCGAGCGTGCTGAAGCGAACTGCCAGGGCCCGGTCGTTCTTGAGGGCCGAGAGGTTGGCGGACGTGATGCCCACCTTGTCGGCCAGTTCCTGTACACCGATCCCACGCTCTCTCATGACGGCGTCGAGCGTGACGCGGATGCCGTGATCCTTAGGGGCGGGAGACATCAGACGAGACCCTTCAGCTCACCCTCGGCCGCATCTGCCCGGTTCCGCTCCCGCTGCTTGGCGCTAACGGTCGTGGAGTACAGGATCACCGCGATCACGATGAACCAGATGAGGCTGGGAGTCGCGTTGTCGACAGCCCTGACCTTCTCCCCCATCTCCTGGAAGTACCACTCCGTGAGCCAGATCGAGGACACCTGGGCGATCGTCAGGAGTGACACGACTCCCCCCGTCAGGGCGATCAGAAGGATGGGGATGGGCTGATTCCGGCGCTCCTTCCACCCCGTCCAGAAGATCATTCCGGCTGCCGCCAGAAGCGCGATGGCCGTCAGGATGGGCGATAGGCCGACCACCAGGTAATCCAGGAAGCCCGGATTGGCCAGCTCTACCTGAACAGCCGTCACGGGGGATCCGTCGACCGATCCCATCCCCGACGACTCGACCGCGAGGGTTGGTTCACTGACGCCAAGCACGGTCAGAGCGATTGCGGTGGTCGACAGGATCGCCGACATGAAGGTCAGCATCAAGAAGTTCATGAACTCCTCGTCCTGGATCGCCTTCGGCCTCTGCTCCGGAGCCTCGGCTGCATGCACGTCACCCACGAGTCTTCTCCTATCGTTTGTCGATAGGCTCGACGGTACACATCGTTTATCAATGTGCGCAAGTCTGCCGGTCAGACCTTGCGCCAACCCGGAATCCAGGCCCCGTCCTCCACGACGTAATCCCCGAACAGGGCCGGTGCCTCCTGGGTCATCAGCTCGCCGATCTCACCGAACAGAATCCGGATCTCTTCCTCGGCCCCGGGCGCGGTCCGGCACTCGATGACGTGCCGCAAGGTGCGAACATTGGCCGTCCACACCATCCCCGTGGCCACACCTTCCGGAGCGAACCTCCTCATGAACGAGGTCTTCGTCTTCTTCTCGTGGAAGGGAACCCCTTCCTCGTCGAGGCCGAAGCGGGTCGCCATCCAGCTCTGGAACTCCTCCATCTCCGCCAGGATCTTGAGCGCCCGCTTCATCAGTTCGGGATCCTCCCGTGCCCAGCCGGGGACCCAGAAGGGGAGATCGTCGAGGCGGACGAAGCGGAGAGACTCCTGAGACATGGCCGTCCCGACTCGATGGCGGACCGTCTCATGTGTGAACACGCGGCTCACGTTGTGCAGGATGAAGGTGAAGTGTGCGTGCTCCAGGACGGAGCCGTGGGCGCTGGCCAGGATGTTCTCCAGGTACTCACCCTGGTCGGTGCGCACTCGCGTCACGTTGGGGTTGAGGCCGGGTTCCCAGGACCGGTAGCAGCAGCGTCCGCCGAACTCGATCAGGTTCTGGGCACTGGGTCCCTCCTTGTCGATTCGCTCCAGCCAGCCCTCCCCTCCGACTTCCTGGAGGTAGGCGGCTATCTCGTCGTAGTCGAGAGCGGGCCGAGAGATGATCCGTGCGCTGGGTTCGACGAGCTGCAAGGTAACTCCTGTGCGTCTTCGGGCGAATCAGACGAAACATTAGTCGAAAGGATCACCAGCAGGGGCACGAACGGGTATCGCGACCGAGCGTTCACGCGGTACTCTTGAGACCGGTAGCTGCGAAGTTATCGCGGAAAGGAGCAAGGAAATGGCGTACAAGTACCGAGATCCCAACTGCGAGTGCCAGGTCACCTTCCCGGAAGCCCGCCGCATCTGGTGCGATTCCTGCTCGGCGGACGGTCCGTTGCCGGGCAGTCTCGCCGATCCCGACTGGGAGGCGAAGAGCGAGGATCCGAAGGTTCTACGCGAGGCAGCCCGGCGAATCGAAGACGACTTCCCGGAGAAGGCCAGAGATTTGCGGGGCATGGCCGAGATCTTCGAAGAGGGGAACGCCTGATGCCCGCCCGGTACGTCGAGGAGCACTGCACGATCCACTGGACCGGCGTGGACGACGACACCCCCGAAGGGTGCGTGACGGCAATCGGCACCGACGCCTTCAACGTCGTCTGGCTCTGGCTCTTCCGAGGGGACACACCCACGGAGAAGTCCTTCCTCGGATCCATCAGCATCCCGGAGCCCTGGTCCGGCAGGCAGGCGATGGCCTACAACCAGGGCGGCGGCTTCGCCTTCGTGTCGACCGACACCCGGGAATCGCTGGAGAAGCTCACGAACCTTGCCACCTCCTGACCACCCATCCCACCCCATAAGGAACGCCCACATGGCCGACTACCGCATGATTTTGCATGTGTACGACGAGAGCCACCCTTTGGTGCTCGCCGTCCAGAACCACTTCCTCGACGCCACCTCCGAGGCCGATGTCTCCTTCGACATCGTCAGCACCACCCACCGGTCCGATCTCGACTGGGGGATGGTCGAACGCGCCCGCGAGAAGGCGCGCGAGATGATGGCCGGTTTGATGCCGGGCAACCTGGGCCGGGAGGTGGCTGACGAGATCGCCGACAAGATCCTTTACGCCGCCTTCGAAGTCGAGGAACCCTCCTGATGGCCCGCCTGCCGGAGCCCGTGTACCTGCCCATGCCGGACGGCTACGCGGCCCGTGTCGCCCAACTGGAGGCCGAGGGGTACGACACCGCCCGAGCCCACTGGATGGCCGCCTGCGAGGCGTCTGGAGCCGTCGCCCGCCGGGAGTATCACCACCGGCATCTCTTCTGGTTCGGGGACGCACCGGAGAGCACGCGAGCCCTGTGGGACGAGATCGCAGATCACGAGGGCGCTCGACATGAGTTTCATCAGGCGAAGGACACTCTCGTCGGATACCTGGCATACCGCCGCCAGACGGCACGCGCCAGTCGAGACACACTTCTCGCGCAGCGCCGGAAGGCCCGCGAGTTCATCAAAGCGAACGGCCTCTGGGAAGCGTGGGTGCAGGAGAACCGCAAGGGGCTCGACGGCACTGAGAGGTGAGACGCTCGAAGCGTTCAAGCAGTTACTTCTCAACTTCGTTTCAAAATCGGTAGTTTCATCAAGCAGTTTGTTGGGGTCTAGCGCCGCAGACACCCTTCAGGGTTATGCTGCAAACGGCCCTGACGGAAAACAAAAGGGAGGGTGACCATGGCCGTTCTCACGGCTCGTCTGACCATCGCGGAGCGGAACGCGCTTCGCGCCGTGCGCGACAAGTGCGTGTACCGACAGGGTTTCGACGCTACCGGCCGGACCCGTTTCCAGTTCTTCCTGCCGGAGGTGAACCGACGCTGCGGCAGCGTTCCGATGTGGGTGTCGGTGGCCTCCCGGTCCGTGAACGCGCTCCACAGGAAGGGCCTCGTTCAGTTCGGCGAGCAGCGGGTCGGCGTCAGCGAGGAGTGCGACTGGCAGCAGGAGGTCCTGCTGACCGACGAGGGGATAGAGGCTCTCGGCGAAAGCTAGGGTGCCTCTCGGGGCTCGCAGAGGAAACGGAAAGGAGAAGCACATGACGCGCCAGACGTCGGAGCCGCTGGAGCACCTCAGCATCCAGCCGACCGGTCGCCGAACGCAGGAACTGTCCCGGACCTATCGGGAGGACTACAGGATCCTCCTGGACACCCCCTACCAGCGGGGGAGCGTCTGGACCGAGGACCAGAGGATCTCGTTGATCTTCTCCCTCATGAAGGGGATCTTCACCGGGACGATCATCTTCAACGACCGGTCGAACCCTGACTGGGTCCGGAAGTACGGCCACCCGCACGACAAGGACGAGCATCTTCTGGCTGTGATCGACGGACGGCAGCGCCTGGAGACGATCTTCGCCTGGTACGACGGAGAGCTGGCCGTCCCGTCGACCTGGTTTCCTGCCGACGAGGTGGAGACCACGGTCGACACGGACGACGGGCCGTACGTCACCCACCTGGGGCTCACTCGCGTGGGAAAGGCCCGGTTCAACAGCAACGCCATGCAGGCGATCAGCGAGCAACAGCTCCCGACGCTGGAGAAGGAGGCTGAGATCTTCCTCCTGGTGAACGGCGGGGGCACGCCTCAGACGGACGCCGACATGGCGAAGGCGGCCCGGGTCGCCGGGAAGTAATCCGGCCAGGAAAACGATTCCACGAAGTGCAGAAAGCCCGGAGGTTCTGGGAGGACCTCCGGGCTTTACCCTGCGCGCCACGTCGATACCGGAGTACGGCGTGCTGCGATTCCCGCATTGGCAGGATACACACTTTTGAGCCAGTTGGTTTCATCGTGAACCAATGAAACGTTTACCTGTCCGTTATGAGGAGGCTTTGCCCTTCTCGGCCTCGTCCTCTTCGTCGCTCTTCTTCTTCCACGGCGGCTGCCAGGAGCCTCCGTCGGACGAGGAGGCGGCCTCCCGGAGGCTGGACGGCACGGCCTGCCGGGGGCGGATTGCAGGATCCATCGGGCTCTCCACGTACCGCCAGGCAGCCTCTCGGTCCTCGCCGTCGACGCGGTGTCCTGTCGCCTCCCCGCCCGGAGAAGCGATCTCGAACAGCTTTCCTGGGCGGCGGTCCGCCCCGGACGCGCTTGGACGCGACTCCCGGACGATGCCTGTCTTCAGACTGTGAGCGTCGTACCCGTTGGTCATATCTTCTCCGCCCTGAGCAGTGATTTTCCCTGCCAGGTTAGTGCCCTTTCCCGCCCTCGTCAGAGGCACGAAAAAAGCCCGACCTGGGTGGCAACAGGTCGGGCTTTTTCGGGGGATGAGGCGCTCGGAGCCTCGTGCCTTCTTCGTGCGAAGACCTTACCCCACTACGGTGAAATTGTCAGGACCTCTGGTGGGTTTCAACGGGAACCCCGCCCAGCCCTCCAGTCCCGGATGCTCTTCCCCGCGTTGCTCTTGACCTGGTCCCGGGTCTCCTTGCCCTGGAGCTGGTTCCAGTTCTTCTTGTCCTTGTCGTCGGCCATTGCCGACCTCCTTTCCGAGTGTCCTAGGCCAGTTTACCAAGTCTCAACTCCCTTTGCCAGCAAGCGTGTTGGGGGTGTTTGCCTTGTCGGCCGGTAGACTGGTTACGATGATCTCCCCTGTGCGGGGATGAAATGGAAAGGAGAAGCGCATGGATAAGAAGCGCTGGGAGGGCGTCGCGCCGTCCCCCGCAATCGTGGGGTCTCTCGACGAAGAAGAAGCCAAGGTTCTCGCCCTGCTCGCCTGGTCAGTCGCAGTGCATCAGCCCGTCACGTCCACCGACCTCGCCAACATCAAGGACCGGAACGGGGAACCCATTGGCATCGACGACGCTCGCAGCATCGTCGCCGACCTGATGGAAATGCGGCTCACTTCGGTGCTCGGCATGCGGAACGAAAACCCGCTGTCGATCTTCCTGGGAGGGTTCCGCCCCAAGCCCGGCAGTCCGACCTTCTCTCGGCCGGAGACTCGACGCAGCCCCGTACGCTCGCGCACCGCTCCTGCACCCCGTCCAGGCACTCCGGCGAAGGCGGCACCGGCCAACTTCAAGGCCGTGCGAATCGACAAGGGCCTGATGTCCACCCCGAACACTCCGGACTTCGTCGTGAAGGCCGCCGAGAAGCTGAAGACCGACTTCGTCAAGGTGCGCGATCCGGAGGCCGCCCTGAGCCGAGTACAGCGGGCCGAGGAACATCTCCGAATCATGGAAGCCCGGATCGCCTTGTACGAACACTGGCTGACCACCGAAGACCGGCCGGACATCAGAGACGCGATCGAGCAGAAGCGAGCCTCTCTGCCCACACTGAAGAAGCAACTGGAACAGGCCCGCGAGAAGAGCGTCACGAGCTGACGTGCGCTGAGCCGGACGATCCACCCTTGAAACAGCGAGTGCCCCGCATCCTCAGATGCGGGGCACTGTTGCCGGGAAACCGATTCGCGGTGTCAGACGCCTCTGGTGATATCGCTGCACACCGGGTACCGCTCGCGCGGGCCGGTGGGGAAGAGGGTGTCCACCCGTTCACCCTTGATCCTCCATGCGGGGGGTAGGCCGGTTTCCGATCCGATCCCGCCTGAAACTGTAGCGCAACTTGCAGATGTGGTACGGCTGTTGTCACCCGAACGGGTGACGGGACTTCAGAAGGGCGGGTCGGTGGATACCGGGGTCTCGCTCCACTCCTCCAGGCCACCCTCGGCCAGCAGCAGTTTGGCCATCACCTTGGCGAAACGCTGTTCGAAGTTCTCCACGAGTTCGGTCTGCCCTTCGTGATACAGGACGTCCCGCTGTGCGTACAACACCGGAATCCCCATCACGCGGAGCACGGCCTGAGCCCGCCCGTGCCGGTACTCATCGTCAACCTTGATCAGGTCGACGATCTCACTGACATCGATCGATGCCATCTTCAGCCTTCTCCTTCCTGGCGCTCCCGCATCCCTTCCCTGACGGCCTGGAACTCGGGGTTCTCGTGCAGGGTCAGCAAGTACTCGTTGGCCCTGCGGATCTCGTCCTCGGTGAACTCGGACTGGATCATCTCCCACACCCGCTCCGGAGTCTCTCCGACGGCTTCCGCCACGAAGACCATGAAGCCCATGTGGTAGGCGACGTCCTCGGTGTTCCGTCCCGTCATCAGTGGCGGGGCTCCCCGAGGGCGTTGCGGACGTAGCGCGGGTCGGGCGGCGGGGTGGTGCCGTCCTCCCGGACGTAGCGCTCCTTGGCCGGGGGGTGGACCTCTCCGTCCTTGGTGTCGCTGTACGGCCTGTCCCAGCCGGACGAGTCGACGTAGTCGTGGTTTCGGCTCATGTCTTCTTCTCCCTTTTCCGTCTTCCGTGTTCTCGTTCTCCCCGGCCCGAGCTGGGCCGGGGAAGTCTCACCCTTGGTTGTCGAGCAGCCAGCAGGGACCGCCCGCGCAGTCTCCTGAGTCCTGGCAGGGAGGGCATTCGACGATGCGTTTCTCTTCCTGCCGATCCGTGGCTTCGGCGTCTATGCAGTCGACGGCTGGGCAGTTCTTGCGGCTGCCGGGGTGGATGATGCTCGACCACCCCATGCCGTCCAGTCCCCAGTGGGTTTCCTGTTGTGCCCTCACGGGTTGCCCTGAGTCTTGTCCAGCAGTCGACGCAGGGAGTCCAGGCTGTCCTGATCCCGGCTGGTCCAGCCGTCCTCGCTCCAGAGCTTCTCCTGCGCGGCGGCGAGGGCGACGGCGAACATATGCTGCTCGCCGTCGTCGAGGGCCGGTATCAGCTTCGGCTTCTCACCGACCGACCCCCAGAGAACATGACCCTGCTCAGGGTGACCTGTGGCCGAACCGCCCGAGTTGGCCATGTGCTTCTTCCAGAAGCTGATCCGGCCCCGGGCGGTACCCAGCTTGGGGTACGGACCCTCCATCTTGTCCCAGCTCTCACCTCGGGCGTTGGTGAAGGACAGGGCGGCGCGGTACACCGTGTCCCCGTCCTCCACTCCGATCTGGCGCGCCATCCGCAGTCCTTTCATGCTTTTCGTCGGTCGACGATGATGCTGAAGTCTCCGACTTCATTTTTTGCTTCAGACGGGATTTTTCTTCGGCCACGGTTTCCACCAGGAATCGGGCCATCGCATAAGCGAGATTCCATCGCATACGCGGCGAAGCCTTGCGTATTTTCAAAGCCATCCGTTCTACAATCGCGGCGGCTTGCTTAAAGTCCCCAACTTCGAGCGAATGAACGGCTAGGCGAACGTCTCGATCAACCCCAATGACTATGCTTTTCAGCGGTACGACGTCCTGCCACACGTTCCATTCAGGGCGAGTCATAGGTAGCACACCTTCAAGGTTGTTCCGTTTGCGTCTGAAGCGTTCCCCCGTATGAACTCAGTCAGATCAGTTCGACGTAACAGGTATGTCCATTGGGCAGAAGGACGGAATATGCCATTGGTGGATCCCCTTCCGTGCCGAAGGGCAGCCCCCGAAGGATCCTGTCCACGTCGGACTCTGACTTCGGCCACACGGAGAGTCTGTGCTCCCAGCGGAAGTCTGAGATCGACAAGGCAGAGATCCATTTTGGATCGAGCTGTTCGATCCAGGGTTGCGCCCCGCGAAGGGCCTCGACCATCTGTTTGTTCGTCACACGTCGAGCAATTCTTTTTCGGTCAACATCTTCCGGTATCGTCAATTCGATGAACGTAAAAGTCACCCGAATGCCCCGGAATTCTCCGACTCCCTCGCAATAAACCCGCTGATCCAACAGATACATGGAAGGCGTTTGTCTGACCACTTCCGCCACGCGATCGATAGTGGATGACATCGCCTCCATCGGAAACCCGATAGGACCTCTGATGTGAATGGAAGAAGCGGTGGAGGAGATCGCGAAGTGCAAAGGTACCGCGACTTCTCCGATCTCTTCCAATAGATCGGCTGCCACTCGCACCACATCGCTGAACACAGAATTCACGACCCCCTCCTCCCCTTTGAACGTCTCCGCTCAGATCTTCAGCAAATCCCGGGCTCGGAACATTTCCGCCGGGCTCACGTACACGAGCACACGGGTGTTCAGATTCTTGAGCGACTGCCCCATCAAGGGGAGAACGTCCTCGATCTGGAGACCCCCGAGCCCGCAGCCGAGCTTGGGGATGGCCACCGACGGGATGTCGTTCGTCTCCAGGTACCCGGCAAGGAGCTGGATTCCGTTCTCGACCCAGGCCAGACGCGACTTGTCGCTCCAGTGACCCTTGGTGGCAACGTTCACGATGTTCCGTCCGTCGCCGTTGTCGATCATCAACTGGCCCGGCAGCAGGTTCCCGTTGCGGCACACGACCCGGTACCTGGCGAACATGCCCGGGTACTGCAACTTGAACTGGAGCGCGAGACCCGCCCCCATGACGCCGACGCAGTTCACCGCGTTGACCAGCGTGTGCGCGCCGGACGCGAAGAGGTTTCCGGTGACCACCTCAACGGACACCGTCGCCTCCCTTCAGGATCCCCACGATGTCGTCGTAGGTCTCGTTCTCCACGGTGAAAGACTCCGGGTAGTAGGGGTAGAACTCCTCGTCTCGGAACTGCTGACGTGCCTTCACTACAGCGATGTCGTACTCCCGGACCCCTTGAATCAGCTCGTCAACTTCCGACGGGTCTCCGTCGAGGATTCGCTGCCGCAAGTTGTCGACTTTCTCCCGGGCCTGCACTAGTTCTTCGGTCGTACTGATCATTTGAGATTCTGTCACGATGTGCTCTCTTCTTCACCGTCGGCACCCAGCTCCCGCCGAACGTCTTCACCTGTCCTGACGCGCTTCTGGTGGATGGGCCATCCGAGGCCCGGCTCGATCTCAGGGAGACCTTGCAGGGCGCGGGGCGTGTGGAGCGGGCAGCGCATGCCCGGCTGGTAGTGCCGGACACTGTCCGTGGATCCGCACTCTTCGCGCGTCTCCTTCAGCCAGATGTCACAGACCTTGGTCTTCGCGTCCACCGGTCACCTCTGGGCGTCGAGCTGGGCTCGGTAATCGTCGTACCGAACGACACCCCACGCGAGGGCATGGCAGGCCCACAGGTAGCGCCAGTCGTAGTCGAGGAACCGCTTGGGGTCGAAAAAGCCCCGCATCCGGAAGTCCTCCCCGGAACTGTTGGTGTAGATGAAGTCGGCGACGGCCTCCCGTGCGTCGTGCTCCTCCGAGGTGCTGTAGTCGGCGATGAGGCTCTCGGTCCGCTCGTACCAGTGGTCCGTGATGCCGGGCCAGTTCTTCTCGGCCTGCGCCAGGGCGGCCTTCACCTTCTCGTCGAACTTCTCGGGGGAGAACTGGCGGGGCTCTTCGCTGGCGGCCTTGAGCAGGCCCTTCCAGTAGCCGAAGTTGGGCTTGCCGCCTCGGTCCATGGTCCCCCAGATCACCTGGAAGAAGTCCTCGGTCGGGAAGATGGAGAACACGTAGGTGCCCACCTCGCCGACGAAGGTCAGCCTGTTGGGCCACGTGATCAGATCGAACTTGTAACCGCCGCCCTCGGGGGAGGCGAAGCGCAGGTGGCGGTAGTTGCCCTCGTCGAGGAGGACCTCCATCTCATGGCGGGCTGTCTCGCGGGCGAATCGCTCGGCGGTCTGGGTGCACACGTCGTGAGTCACGTTTCTTTTCCTCTCCTGTCCGGCTGAGCGCCCCGGGCCGGTTTCGAACCGACGCCTCACGGCCCCCAGGATCTGTCCCGGGTCCGGGGCGGGTATTGCTGAGCGGGTCCGGGTCTACCGGCCGGACATCCGCTGGATCTTCGCCAGGTGCTCCTGCTGCGCCTCGACGAGACGCCTGATCGCCCCGGACAGGGTCTCCCTGCGGCTGGAGTAGTCGCCAAGCGATCCGATGAACCAGTGCTCGCCCTCCGAGTATCCCGCGTACTTCAGGGCCTCGTCGGGAACGTAGTCGGCGTAGAGATGCTTGTCGTGGACCCGGGCGATCGAGATGGCGCTCCTGTCGAACTCCTCGGCCGCCGACAGGGTGCGCTCCTGCGCGTCGATGAGCCGGGAAACGGCAGGCTGCCACTCGTTGGCCGCTTCGGGGGACCGGAGGAAGTCGTAGGCGGCGTCCAGCGCCTTGCGTTCGGCCCGGTAGGTCTTCCACCGGTCCGGGGTGTCGCCGACGGCCTCCTTCAGCTCGGCGATGTAGGCCGCGTTCCGCCACAGCCTTCGGGCCTCCTGGTAGATCTCCGCCAGGATGTCCTTGGCCACGGTGCGGATCTTGTGCTCGGCCGGGTCGTCCGCCTTGGAGATGTAGGCCAGCTTCGAGTCCTGGTGGAGGGCGGGCTGCACCGGTTCCGGTTCGCTGCCGGTGAACTCGGCGAAGCTGTACGTGTAGCCGCTGTAAGGGCCCGGCTCCACCTTCTTCAGGCAGGCGGGCAGGTACGGACCCAGGCGTTCGAAGATCTGCTGGCTCTCCTGCGGGCTGATCGTCGTGTATTCCACTTCTTCTCCTTGTCCGAGTTCTGCGAGAGCCTGTTCAGCTCTGCGGCGCGAGGGGGAAGGATCCCACCTCCCGGCCGTTGGGCAGCACCACGATCCACGGCCCCATGATCAACCCGTAAGCCGCCCAATCGCAGCCTCGCTCGGGCTGCGGGCCACTCTTCTTCAGCACGCCGAGGACGCGTCCGATGCACTCCTGACCGAGGACGTCGGAGGCGATGACCTTCTCACCGGTCCGGCCGTGGGTGCGGGGATTGTCGTCCAGGGCCTGCTGGAAATCGGCACCTGAGGCGATGTCCTGACAGGACGGGCACTGGAACTGCCACTTCATCGGGTCGTCGCCGAAACGGCTGCGGGCCTCGGTGAGAAGTTCCTGCTGCGTGAGCTTGCGGTAGTTGCTGGCCACGATCATCCCTTCTGGTCGTGCATCAGGTCTCGCACGATGGTGGCGGCGGCGTCCCGGTCACGGGTGTCCCACCAGAAGCCGGGGACGTCCGGGTGGTGCTCGTCCTTGTGCGGGCCGGGATGGGTCGCGATGGCCTCGGCCGCCAGCCGGAGGATCTCGTTGGTACGGGCCTTCTCTGCCGCGTTGCTGTAGGTCGCCTTCTTGTCCGGTTCCGGGGAGGTGGTGGCCAGGAGCCGGAGCATGGCCTCCTTGGGGGTGAGCCCTCGGGCCGTAGTCTGACGCTGGACCGGCCGCCACTGGAGGTCCACCACCTCAACCTGCTCGACGTGGGTGCCCATGACGGCCTTTTCGTCGTTCCAGGGATCGAGACCTTCCTGCATCTCGGTAGCCGGGCGCTCCCAGTAGACCTCGTACGTCTTGCCGTCGTCGGGGGCCCGGAAGATCAGCCGGTGGACGATGCACCATCGCAGCTCGTCCCAGGGTTCGTCGTGGAGGATGATCTCCCGGTTCTTCAAGGGGAGTCCCCACTCCTCCAGAAGTTCCCGGCTGAAGTTCCTCTTGTTGCCGCTCATCCCTTTTCCTTTCAGAAGATCTTCGTGACCTTGTATGTGGTCGTCAGCTCCACGAGCCGAAGCCTTCGCCCCTCGAATTTCCGGTTCCTTGCGGCACGCTCAGTCCTCTCCGGAATCTCTCCTGCGGAGAAGGAGCCTCCGGCCATCACCCAGGACCCGTCCAGTTCCCGCACTTCGATCCGGTACTGGATCTCCGTGGAGTTCGGGCGGGGGTCGAAGTCGGAGTTCATCCGGCGCTGCGCCCGTGCTTGACGAGGTAGTTGATGAAGGTGTCCAGCACCTGCTGGGCCAGGATCTTCCCCTCGTCGAGAGAGGTGGTGAAGCGGTCGAGCGAACGTTCCCCGGGGACCATGGACGGCAGTGCCGTGGTCAGCTTCCACTCCCGGCCGTCGACAGGACGGGGCAGGCGACAAAGACTGAACAGGTAAAGATCTCCGACGCGACCATCCACCTGGGCGGAGTCCTCGTCGCCGTCATCCCAACGGATCATTTTCACCCTCCTTGTCGGATCGCTTTTCCTGCGACCCTGTTCCTCGATTCTATCACGGCCTAGGCCAATAGGAAGGGCCCCGTCTGTGGACGAGGCCCTTCCTGTTCGGATCTTCAGACAGTGCTGACGTCAGCCGCCTGGGGACCCTTCGAACCCTGCTCCACCTGGAAGTAGACGCGCTGCCCCTCTTCGAGACTGCGGTACCCACCACCCTGGATGGCGGAGTAGTGGACGAAGACGTCCTTCCCGCCCCCGTCCGGGGTGATGAAGCCGAAACCCTTCTCGGCGTTGAACCACTTCACGCTGCCCTGCGGCATGTCAGTCCTCACACATTGCTCGTTGGAAACCCCGGGGAAGAGTGACGCGAAACCCACGAACACCAAACTCGGAGTGCTCTGAAATCGTATCGACGATCCCCGACATGACCAGCGTAAAGATCAGAGGGAATCACGCCACCCACTGTTTCCTCACAAGCGAATGTCCCGACTGGTGAAGATTCTCCCAAAAACGTGCGGAGAAAAACGACTGACCGCCCGGAAGGAAGAACCCTCCGAACGGTCAGCAGTCATCCGGCTTGACGGCCTGCTCGGGTCAGGACATCCACGGCCAGTGGGCGTTGCGCCCCGACTCCAGCAGCGGAATCATCCGGAACGCGGCGTCGGTGAGACCGCCGAACGTGTGCCGGTTGCCCTTGCCCGACGGACCGTGACCTGCCTGGTAGCCCGCGAGGTTCCAGGTGTACACCGGAATGTTCTTCGGGACCTGCTCGGTCGGGTCACCGCCGTGGGCGCTGTCGGCCTGCTCGTCCGTGATGATGACGACCCGGTCGTGTCGGGCGAACTTCTCCTGGACCGCAAGTGCGGTCGCGGTGCCGCCGCCGAGGAACCAGCCGCCGTCCTTCCACCGGCCCACCGCTCGCAGCAGGGACTCGCCCCGCTTGAGCGGGAAGTCCTTGGTGTTCGCCCCGGGTAGGTCGTTCCAGTACCGCTGGGTCGAGGAGAACGACACGACGTCCGCCGAGGCGCAGCGCTGTCCCAGGGCGATACCGAACAGGGCGGCGGCGTCCCACCGCATGAGGCTGCCGTCCTTCGAGAAGGCTCCCTTCATGGACGTCGAGGTGTCGACCAGGATCAGCGTCCGCCCCTTCAGCTCGGGCACGTTGGCCAGCGAGTGACCGAGCGCCTTCTCCAGCGGGTAGCCCCAGCGCAGCGACGGGGCCGCCTGGTATGCCGAGTAGAACCGCATCGGGAACTGCTTGGACCGGGCAACTTCGGCCGGATCGGCGAGCTTCTTCGAGACCAGTTCCGCCGACTCGTCCGGCACACCCGACTCGTCGAAGTTCCGCAGGTTCCGCAGCAGCGCCATGTAGCCCATCGACGGGATCATCGACTGCCACAGGTCGCTCTTGTTGACCTTCGAACCGAGGGCGGACAGGACGTCCTCCCAGGTGAGTCCGGAAGCCTTCAGAGCGGCGGGGTCGAGGAGGCGGGCGAGGGTCTCGTGCTTGTCCGCCACGGTCCCGTCGATCACCTGCTGCGTCTCGCTGCGCCACCGGCGCTCACTGCGGAGCATGGCCAGCGAAGCCGGAAGCGGAGCCTCGTTGCCCTTGCTCTTGTGGTCGAGGATGTAGCCGAACAGTTCTCGCTGTCGCTGGTCGAGCGGGCTCGGGTGGACGATCCGCAGGGCGTCGGCGAACTTGACGTTGTTCTTGGCCGAGTCGTACTTGAGCCAGTTTCGCTCCGTGTACATTCGGCCGATCGCCGCCTCCAGGCCCTTGTACACCGCCGTGTAGCGCCGGGGCTTCGCCTTGCCTGCGATCGAGAACCAGTAGGCGAGGAACTCACCCACCTCGTCCGGCCGCTGGAGCGAGCCGTCGATCATCTCGGCGATGCCGTCGTAGCGGTGGGCGTCGGCCAGCACCTTGGCCACCTCAGCCGCGCCGACGACGGCCGCCGTGCGCATGAAGCCCTCGGAGCGCAGCCAGGGCAGAAAGCCCTGAACCCAGGCCGGGTCGTCGAGTGCGACCTTCTGGATCAGTTCGGCGTAGCGGGTGTCACGCCTGTCGGCCTTCTCGTAGAAGGTGTTCTCGCCGACCATGTTGGCGAGGGCGAGCAGGTACAGCTCGCTCTTGGCGTCGCGGAGGTATCCCGTTCCGCCCTGGTGGTTGATGGTGGTGGTCCCGGTCGAGGTGACCGGCGAGGTGACGAGCGGCCGGGTCGACCGGGTGTTCAGCTTGGCCATGATCTTCTAGTCCTTTCCGGTGGTCGCGTTCGGTGAGACCGTCGGGGCCTCCTTGAGTGCCTTCAGTTCGGTGAGCAGGGTGATGACGTGGGACATCAGTCCGGCATGCTCGGTCGCCCCCACTGCGAGAGCCTGGTCGCGGTGCTCGATGACCCCTTGCCGGACGCGATCGACATCTGCCGTAGTGGAGTCGATGCCAGTCGAAATTGCTGAAGACTTCGACGTTCCCACGTTGGGTGCTTCCCGGTAGGGCCGGAAAGCCGCAAGGGTCTCGATCCCCTCGACAATGACCCGGAGGTCTCCGTACAGATCCGAGAAGACGGCCTCGGCGTGCGGGTTTTGCAGGTAGTCGGGGTGCGGGTTCTGGGCGAGCGACCGCAATGCGCGCAGTTCCTCGTGGTCGACGGCGAGGAGGATGGTCTGCTCGTTCAGCGACTTGCCGGTGCTCTCGTCAGGGTTGGTGGCGTTCCTCATGGACAGCGTCTCCTGTTGATCACTTGCTGCGCAGAGTGCGGGCGTAGTCCTCGAAGCGGGCCTTGGCAATGATCTTGCGGTCCTCGGTCCGCAGGACGATCCCTTCGGCCTGACCCTTCGCTCCGTCGTCGAGTGCGACACGGGTGGAGGGGAGGGCGTCGAGAAGCCACTGCTGCATGCCCGCGATGCCCTTGGGGAGAGCCTGGGCCGGGACGCGACCGAGTCGCGGGGTCAGGGGGATGTTGACGGCGAGGGCGTAGTTCAGCATCTCGGTCTCGGTGTGGAAGTCCTGTCCGCCGTTGTCCCGCCAGGAGGCGATGCGCTCCCGGTTCCAGGTGAGGACGTCCGGGTTGAAGCGCGCGATGTCGAAGAGGCGGTAGCCGGTGAGGCCGGTGGTGGAGTACTGCTTGGCTGCTGCGCCGATGCCCGAGCCGTAGACCTCCAGGAAGAGGGTGTAGATCTGACCCGTGTCGGTGGGCTTGGCGAGCTGCTCCGCAAGGGGCCGCAGGGCGCTGACGATGCCGAGCGTCGGGTTGGCCACCCGGTCACCCTTGGCGTACAGGAGTTCCTTGCGCGAACCGATGAGGTAGTCGCCGTCGGGGAAGAGGACGATGCGCCCGTTGGTGCCGTCGACCTTCTCGGTGAGGACGACATCGCCCTCGAACTCCGTGGCCTCGTCGGTGAGGCGGCCCTTGTTGCCCAGTGCGTGGTACGTGAAGATGCTCGGGTACTGCGTGGCCGAGTCGATCTCCGGAAGCCTGTTCGGATCGAACATGTCCTTCTCCTTTTCCATCAGAACGCAGAACGCCCCCTCTCCCGAATTGGAGAGGGGGCGCTTCCTGTGGTGCGAGGACGAAGTGACCGGCTGAAAAAGTCGGCCCCGGCGTGTGGAGTCTGATGCTCTACCAATTGAGCTACGGGCAGCTTGGCTGCTCGACGGGACTTGAACCCGCAACCGCCAGAGTGAAGTATCCGGAACCTGCGCTCCGGTCACCACGTCCTCGCATCACAGCTTCACAGATCCAGAGGAGCCACCGGCTGAAAGATGAGCCCCGGCGTTTGCCCCGTGCCAGATTTGGGCGTTGACGGATTCGAACCGTTCCATTTCTTGTTTCAGGAAGAAGTAACCGTTGCTGCGGCACTCCGGTAACTCTTCTGAACCTGTGAAGTCGAGCGCCCCCCGGCTGAAAAGTCGGCCTCGGTCTAATTTCACCGAAGAAGTATCCGAAGCCTGCGCTCCGGGGGTGCACTAAGAACACTAGGCCATTCGACAGGCCACCACAACTCGTTTTACGAATAGTCTGCCAACCTGGCCCGGTGGGCCGGAGGTCTCTTGATCGCCCGTCAGGCGACGATCAGGTACGTTGCCTCGGCATCCGTCACGGTGAAGGCCCGCTTCAGATCGGGTGTCACAGCGGCGAGGACCTCTTGCCGTTCGTCGTAGCACGAGACGAGGAGCTGCATGCACCCCGGGCACAGCCGGGCCAGCACGTCATCCCGGATCCGGGCCAGTCGGCTCTTCGACGCACAGGCGTCACACACGATCGACCGAGGGTACGCCATGACCATCACCCGGTCGTCGTACGTCGCGTGCGCGACGAGCCGGATCATCTCGGTCCCGTGGTCGCCCTCGTCGAGCCACTTCTGTACGGCGTCGCGCAGATCGGTCCTCTTGCCCATCTTCCTCTTCCTTTCCGGTCGCTCAGGTGTATCACCGCCGAGTGCGGTGGATCAGTACACGTGGTCGCAGCGGATCCAGACGTTGTACTTCACGACGAACCCGCGCCCCGCGCACCAGGGGCAGCTCTTCTTCTGCCGGTGCTCAGGGCAGTGGAGCCGGAGATTCTTCCGCTCCAGGCATCCCTGACACCCGTTGTTCGGCGGCGGCTCCACGCTGGTGTACGCCACCCTCTCCTCTGCCACGTTCCTCTCTCTCCTTCCTCCTTACGCGAACGCCGGTCCCCTTGCAGTCCCGGCAGGGCGCTCCGGTCGTCGGGTTGAACATCCCGGCCTCGGAGACCCAGTCCTGCTCGCTGTCCGGATCGGCTCCGGTGCCCGCACAGGTGTCGCACTGGTTGGGCATCCGCATCTGCACCTCGACCACTGGGCAGTCCGTCTCGTGCAGGTACTCACCGCCCTGGCACCACGGGCGACATCGACACAGGGTCGACTCCAGCGCATGGGCGTACGCCTGAGTCTCCCGAAGGACCTTCAGCACGGCTGCCACCCTCCGTCCCTCATCGTCAGCTTGGTTTCGCTCCATCACTCCGTTTCGCCTTTCAGTACGCAGCTCCACCGATCCGATCGGAGAGAACTCCAACATCAACTTTGTGTCGATAATCAACCTGCACAACAGAGGTGGGTTTTCCCCAGCAAGTTGCGCTACGATGACGTCCTGGATGGCATGCCTGACGGCTGCTTTCTGGTCGCAAGCGAACCTCAGGAACTTCCGTAGTAACCCAGTTGACGCTGGACGGGATGCCTTAGGTGTCGCACCGAGCGCCCTCGACCCTTGCAGCAGTCCGGTTGGCTCCGGTGTGAGGATCGGGGGCGCTTGGCATGTCCCCGCGAAGTGGAGAAACTTCGGTTACGACCGGATCACCGCGCTCGACGAGAATTCCGTGAAGCCCTCGAACCGCTCGTCGAGCAGCGGCATCAGCCGATTGGCCACTTCCGCTATCCCGATCGTGTTGGGCAGGGTCTGCAAGGAACACTCGGGGCACGCGAACGGCTCACCGAAGATCAGGTTCTTCAGCCTGCCGCGCGACCGGCATTCGACGCACTTCTCCGACACCGGCACCACTTTCACCCACACGGCATGACCCGCGTCTTCGGAGTGAATGTCGAGACGCACGACCTTCCTGAAGTCACCCAGGACAGCGTCCTCCTGCTCCGCCACGAAGGACTGCACCTCACGGAGCAGAGCCCTACGGTCACTCACGTCATCTCCCCTTTCCCGTCTTTTCCTCGTCCTGCCGCCGGGCTTCCGCTTCCCAGTCGATGTGTTCTTGCATCGTCCGACGAATGTGACTGAGGTTGTCCCTCTTGACGCCAACCCGAACGTTGACCGTCAACGCCCGCAGGCGCTCCAGCTCGCCGGGGTACTCCTCGTAGTCCGGCTTGCGGTAGTCGGCGATGTCTTCCAGGTGATTCAGCAGGTCCTCCCATCCTTGGCCGTACCACTGCGGGCCGACGAGAGCGGTGCCCCCGACCGGAATCGACCGGCACCGCGCGATCAGCGCCTGGATCACCTCCAAGCGATACGCATCCACCTCCTCATCCGTGACGCCCTTGACGAGAAGAGCTTTGCGGGCGTTCACCGGGTGTCTTCGGCGGGATGTGCATCGATCTCCACGGACACCCCGACCGCACGGGCGTACCCCATGAGCGAAGACATCCGGGGGTCTGCGCCGAGGCGTTCGAAGTCTCGCACCTCCGAAAGGGGCATCTCCATGGCGACAGCCACCTGCTCGACACTGAGGCCGAGCTGGGTGCGGCGTGCCACCAAGGCGGCGATCAGCGACGTGATCGTGGTGACGTCCTGGAGCGCCGCCAGCACCTGCGGATCGTCGGGGTCAAGGCCGAGGGACTTGCCGATCGATTTGGTGCTCACGTCGTTTCCTTCGTTCGGGGTGCGTCCACCGCGACAGGCACCGGCTTGGGATTGCCCAGGCCGATCGGCCGCTCGGGGCCGCAGGCGTTGAACAGCACCTGACCCGCGAGGGTTGCCGGATAGGCGGCACCCTGCGGGCGCATGCCTCGGATGCGTGCCGCGTACAAGGGGGCCGTGACGTATGCGAGACCCGCGCCGGACGCGTCCGCGAACGCCTTCTCCAGCACCGACAGGGTTTCGGGCGTGATCTCCTCGGCGTCGGCCGCGCCCCAGGCGAAGATGTCGCTGACGTTGACCGACAGGCTGATCTTGTTCTCCTCGGTGACACTCCAGAGGAGATCCTCGCGAACGTCTGCGAGGTAGAAGATCCGGAGGACTCGGGTCAAGAACGGGACGTCGTCTTGTGTGCGCGTATCGGTCATCGGGCACCACACCATTCTGGGAAGTTTCGCTTGATCTGCTCGTACTCCGCCCGGATCACGGACAGGACATCCCGTCCTTCCGGGAATTCAAACCACTCGCCGCGAATGCGGTACCGGCCGAAGCTCTCGTGTAGCGCCCACTCCAGGTCGCGCCCGCCCGGGAAGGTCTCCAGGAGTTCGAGCGCGAAGGGTGAACCGGTCTGGAAGGAGGACAGCCGTTCCTCGGGAAATCCGTAACCGACCTTCACGGCACGGAACTCCGGCGAGCCGATCACGTAGACGCACGTCCTCTTCCGCCACTGTCGGTAGACCTGTCGGCGGCGTTTCTCCTCGTCGGCGACGACCTCTTCGGTCTTCACCGGCCAGCCTCCGTACAGTCGCAGTCCTCGACGGTCGTCGCATCGCAGACGTGACTCCCGAGGGGACGGCCCGCGTCCGCGTGCAGCCGGTACCGGTTCACCATGTCGTTGATCTCGTGCCAGAACTTGCTGCTCTCGCCGTGACGGTCGTGACGGTCCCGCTGATCCTGGAGCCACTTGTCGACGGCGTCCCCGTGGACCGGCTGGAACGTGAGGCGCACACCGTATCGCTTCTTCCAGTTGTAGCGGACGAACAGGATCGCCCACCCCGGCATGGACGCGATGCGTTTCACCGGCTTCTTGAGGGGGGCCGCGAGCCCCACCTGCATCGTCTGGGGATTGACGCTTCCCCAGAGGGTGAGCTTGACGCCGGGCCAAACCGGGATCCTCACGACGCCGCCCCCTGAGTGATCTGTCGGATGTACTCGGGATCGCACGTACAGCAGCGGGGCGAGCACTTGCACCCCGGACACGTCGGGGGGTTCAGGTCGCCCAGAGCCCGCAGGACTCGGATGGCTCGCGTCATCCCGCGAAGGAAGTCTGCACTCTCTCCGATGGAGGCATCCCTGTCCCGTTCCAGACTCTGGGCTGCCGTCTCCAGTACGAGGTGCACGTCGTTCGGGTCCAAGGTCATCGCCTTCTCCTCTCTGATCGCTGTGGATCATCTGCTTGCCTTGCCGTCAGGACTGACGTAGGGCCTTTGGGTCAGTTGACCCAGCGGCCGTCCTTGATGACCTGTCGCCCGTCCTTCAGGGTGAGGTCGGTGATGAAGCTGGAGAGCTTCGTTCCGTCCAGAGCGCGCCGGTCGTAGTCGACGATCCACCACATCTCACCGGGCTTGCCGTCGGTGTGGACACGGGTGGCGTAGGCGGGCTCCAGCAGCGAGGCCGCTTCACGCGCCCGAGATTCGGTCGGGAAGTGGATCCCTCCGCAGGAGTCGTTGATGCCGACCAGGAAGAGGTCGTAGAGGTCGAAGCCGCGCACGTCCAAGATGCTGAGAATCGGTTCGGTGGAGCCGACGGTGTACACGTTGCGCGGGTGGGTTCGGGTCCATCGGTTGGGCTTGAAGTTGTTCATGTCGATGGTCATGAAGACTCCTGCATCGTCGAAGAGGGACTCCGCCCCTTGACGCAGGGGCGGAGTCCCAGGTTTTCGTTGCTGCCGATTCCGGCTTTTCGGGCCTCGGCCGACGAGGTGCGTTTCTTGCTGTTACATCAACCCCAGGCTTCCGCAGATCAGGAGACCGCGCGGAGACGGGATCCTCCCTGGCGACGCCCGGACAGCAGGCTCTCGATGTCCTCCAGGGCGCTGTCGAGGGCGTTGATGTAGATCTCGCGGGCCTGCTCCCGCTCACCCTCGGGGAGCTTCTTGATGTCGGCGAGGAGCTTCGAGGAGCGAACCTCGATCTGCTCCGCCTGGGTGCTGGCCTCAGCGAAGCGGTCCATCCAGAACTGGGCACGGCTCATGACCGTCACTCCTCCTTTCCGGAGCCGCTCCATGGCGGCTCTGCATGCCTTCAGACGGCATGTTCTTTTCCTGTCGGTACAGCAGAGGGGGCGCGGAAGGGTTGAGTAACTTCCGCGCCCCCTCTAGGAGTTCAGCCTATCAGGTGGCCTGGGCCATGTCACGAGAGACAGGGTTCTGCGAGGCCAGCCGGTTCGCCAAGTAAGCCTGCTCCGCCCAGTCCTCTCCTTCGCAGGCACCTTCGAGCACGTGCCGTCGCACCAGGCTCTTCACCGCTTCCGGTTCGGAGCCTCGCGCGATGGAGGAGATGGCGAGAGCCCCGAGCATCAGCAGCACTTCTGTCGGGGCACCCGGGTACTCATGCCTGAGCCAGGACACCAACTGCTCCGTCGTCCATGAGCGCGGCATCGACATCCTCCTGGGTCACTTCCTGGATGGTGTCCGGAACCTTCTTCCCCTGCGCCACGACGGCCGGGCGCAGAGCCCGGACGTTGCTCTCGTTCTTCTTCTCTTCCCGGACTTCCTGGATCACGTCTCCGCCGAAGACGTCTGCCGTCTCCTCACCGAAGGATTCGTTCATCCCGGCGAGTCGGCCGGACAGCCACTCCACGCGAACCGACAGCTCCTGGAGCATGCGCTCCAGGTCCACCTGGTCATCGAGACACTTACCCGCTGTACGGGTGAGCATCATCTTAATTTCCCTGCGGAACTGTCGTCGATGTACGAGACCGGCCGCCTTGTCCACCTTGGAGATGTCGCTGAACTTGACCTTTGGGTTGTTCAGCTTCACCACCAAGGGGCGGAGCTGTTCCGCATCTTTACCCATGTGGGTCAGTTCAGACAAGACCGTCTCGACCGTGGGGGTGACCCACCTCTTGAGGAGCTTGACGAGCGCGGTGGCCACGTCTCGCAGCTCCTGACTCGTGCGGATGTCCTGCGGGTCCATCCCCGGGTTGTAGCTGTACTGGAGGATCGACGCGACCAGGCTTCGCTCCACCTCCGCCTCGCCGTAGTCGGGGAAGACCACCGGCTTGCGCCGCTCCTCCTCGGGGATCCGGAGAATCATCTCGGGACTGCGCTTCACCTGCTCGACGGGCACGTCCTCGAAGTCCTCGGGGGTGAAGCCGTGGTCGTAGTGGTCCGAAAGGTCCGCCTTGTGGTGCGCCAGCGGAGTGCAGACGATACGCACAGGACACGACAGCTTGCTGATGTCCTTGTACACCGTCTGTCCGAACTGGAGGCCCGCGTTGTCCCGGTCGATGACCACGATGATCTCGCTGGCACCGTGGAGGTACTTGGTGAAGCTCCTCCGCCACGTCTTGCAGTTGGTGCTCGTCTCGCCGATCTCCGCGATGTTGCGGTCGGCGTCCTTCTCGCCTTCCACAATCCAGATGCGCCTGTTTTCGCGGGCCGCGCGGAGGACGTCAGGCAGGTGGTACAGGGTGCGTTCGACAGGTCCAAGAGACCACCTTTTTCCGTACCGGGCAGTAGGGTCCGGACGGTAGTAGGAAAAGCCCCTGGGGCAGCCGTCGTTTTTCCGGGAACAGCGGACAACCGTGTAGATCCATTGCCCGTTCTCGTCGGAGTAGGTGTACTCCCGCTCCTTGTAGCCGGTGCACCCTTCCTTGTGGCACGGCATCCATCCGTCGGTGTCGTCACCTTTGCGGGTGGTGCGGTGCTCGCTGTCGAAAAGATCATTCATGCGCAGGTCAAGCGCCTCGACGACATGTTCCGTCTCGCAGCCGACCCAGCACTTGACCGTTGCACCCTTGTCGCCTTGGCGAACGCTGACGGACGGCTTCGTGTCGTTGTGCACCGGACACTGCATCTTGTAGTGAGCGCCTTCGGGCTTCACCTGAAGTCCGTGCTTCTGCGCCGCGTTGAGGACCTTTTCCACGGCCTCTCCGGCCATGTTCACCCTCCCTCGTTCCCCCAAAAATGACGTCCCGTCAACTCCCCATTGGCGGGAGGCAGATTTGGTTAGTCTGCCATGGGATCCGCTTCGTTGTTAGACGTTCGTGATGCCTTCACGGTTGTACCGTCCGGCAGTCGAATCTCTTCCCGCCCCACGGCTATCACCGAGGTCATGCCGGGCATGGCCACCGTGACGACGGGGACGGAGTAGCCGGTCGCGATCCGTGTCGCCACCCACTTGTCGTAACCGCTGACGCAGACGAGATCCGCGTGTTCGGCGTACCTTTCGCCCGTTCCGTTGCACGGGGCGAGAAGGCTCAGGTTCCGGAGTTCGGTCTCCGAGTCCAGGAGCCTGAGGCATGCCGTCCAGATGGGGTCCTTGTCGCGTTCCCCCTGGATGAGCAGGAGGGTGCGGAGCTGGGACGTGGCCGCCCCGAGCAAGGTCTGGGCGATGTGGTCGACGGCGCTTCCGCCGTCGCCGACGTAGCCGTACACCCGGCCTGGTTCAAAGCCGAAGGCAGGGTGGGCCACGCTGATGGGCCCAGCCTTGATCATTTCTTCTCCTTTCCGCGTGTTCCCGCAAGAACACGGTACTGCATGACCTAGGCCAGTTCCAAGGGTGTCGGAGTGTCTGGCCACATGTGGACGGCCCTGTCCGATTGGTCCTCTCAGACAAGACGGCAGGCGGCCCCCGGACATACACGTCAGCATCCGGAGACCGCCCCGCAGAGATCCCACGGGCCACAGGCTAACATCCGGAGCATGTCTGGATGTTGACCGGCAAGACGTGAATCAGAAGAGGGTCTTCCGTCCGTCGAACCGACGAACCGATCGAATGATGACCTCGCCTTGCCCGACCGCATACTCCACCACGACTCCGAGGGTGACCTGGACGATCCGTTCCTGGTCCGCACCTGCCCGCAGGGGCTGGGACGGGGCGGCGTACGGGTTGTTCCCGAGTACCGCAGCGGCCTGATCCACCGTCCGCCGTCGGTCGGCATCGAGTTCATCGCGCGCCGCAGCAGCCTCTTCAGACCACTCCACCTGATACCTCGACCCGGGAATCTCATCCGCCTGTTCACCCGAACGGATTACCCGATCACCATCTCGCCAGGTCACCGGCTCGCCATCCGGGGTCAGCCCCATGTGAGCGCCGTGTCCCGGACGTTCAGGCAGGGTGCACATCACACTGGCGAGCCACCCGTTCCTGTTGACGGTCACCTGCCTGCCACACCCTCCGAGTTCGGGCACCTGAAGGGTGACGATCTGGTATTCGCCATGCCGGATCCGCGTCAGGTACCCGTCGTCCAGCATCCGTTTGTACCAATAGGAGACGTTGGCCGTGCTGGTGTTGAGCGCCTCGGCGACCTCCACCTGCCCCGGAGCCGAGAAGCCCGGCTCGTACCCCATGGACCGCAGTAGCTCCAGCACCGGTCGGTACACCGGCCTGTCGCTGGATTCGCGCTTCCGCCCCGTCACCACCCCTCCCTTCCCGTCGTCCTGTCCTTGTCCGGCATCGGCATCCTTTCGTCCGGTGAACGGGTCCCCGCAAGGTCTTTTTCACAGGCTCGTCAGAACCGGGCCCCGTCCACGATCTCGGCGTCCGTGGCGGCGAGCATCTTCTTCCTCACGCTCTCCACCTGGGGCATATCTGATATCCGGAAGCGTCGAGGAAGATCGAGAACCGCTTCCTCCCCTCGCTGGAGAAGCCCGAGGATCCGCTTGAGGCAGTGGCCCACGTAGACCAGCTTGGCCGCCTCCCAGGTCCAGATCTCGAACATGTCCCGAACGTGCTCACGCCGCATTCCGAGGTGCGCCGTCTTCAGCCGCACCCGGGCCCGGTCCGCCTTCTCCTTCGCCTCGTGGTACTTGGACCCGACCCACTCCAGCTCCCGGCGGACGAGGTCTTCCTCGCCGGGGGAGAGCACGAGTAACTCCCCCGGAGCGACGAGACGACCGAGAGGCCCGAGATCGTCAGCCACCAGGAATTCTCCTCGTATCACTTCGCCATCACCGGCCCGTTGTTGGTGCCCGAGTAGGAGAAGCTCGCGCTCGGCGGCAGGAACCGCTGGCGCGGACCGTCGAACTTCAGCGGAACATCCGCGAGACGGCCGCTCCGGTTCTTCGTGACGATCAGCTCGGCGTTGTGGTCGGTGGCCTCTTCGGACTCACCCAGCAGCCTGCGGATCATGATGATCAACCAAGCCGCGTTCTCGATCTTCGTGCCGTTGAGCAGGTCCGTGTTCTGCGGAACCGAGTCCTCCTGGCCCGCCGGGGGCTTCTTGAGCTGCGAGCCCACCATGACGTGGACGTTGAGCTTGAGCGCCGCCTCGTTGAGCGTGGTGATGACCTCCTGCATCCGCTGGTTGTCATCGGCCCGGTCATTGTCCGACCGGATCGCCTGCGCGTAGTCGACGATCACGAGCTGGACGCCCAGCTCCCGCACGGCCCGCTGGGCCCGCAGGTGGATCTCACTGGCCGAAGCTCCGGGGATGTAGGACACGTAGTACGGCACGTCGTCCTGCCGGGCGGCCCACGCGGTGGCCCGCTCCAGCTCCGCATCCGTGAGGGTGTTCTCCTCCAGGTGCTTCAGCGGGATGTTGCACTCCGAGGCGACCGCCTTGTGGGTCATCGACTCCCGGTTCATCTCCAGACTGAAGAAGATCGTCGGGATGCCGAGCACCACGGAGGCGAAGCGGGCGATCTGCGACATCAGCGTGGTCTTGCCGTGACCCGAGCGGGCTCCCACGGCAGAGAGTGCCCCGAGCTTCAGCCCCCCAATGATCTCGTCAAGATCGTCGAGACCCGTCCGGATCCGGACGCCGGGTTCGGTGATGCCGAAGACGGTGCCGAGTCCCTCCATCACCAGCTTGGATCCGCCGTACGGCGCTCCGTCCTCGGACACCCCGACGTCTGCGGCCTTCGTGACCAGATCGGACGCCTCGGCGATAGCGTCGTCCGTGGGCTTCTCGCCGGACTCCACCAGGATCTGGGCGTCCCTCAGGGCTTCGCTGACCATGCGCCTACGGGCCATGTCCCGGATGATCCTGGCGGAGGCGATGACCTGGGCGGGGTTGATCACCATGCCATTGAGGTCGTACAGGTGGTCCAGCACCTCGTCGGTGGCGTCGCCGACCTCGTTGAGCTGCTCATGGACCAGTTCCAGACGGCAGGATTCCTCGACCGCGACGGCCCTGAGGATCGCCTCAAAGATGATCTTGTTGGTCTGCTTCGTGAAGGCGTCCCGGCCGACGTCGAGAAGGCTCTCGAAAACCTCGGGGCCGACGTCGAGCGTGCGGCCCGAAGTGTTGATGAGCCCGGCGAGGACATTGTCCTCCGCCCCCTGGTTGATCAGGGGGATCCGGCGCTCCATCTTCAGGACTTCACCCATCTCTTTTCCTTTCCGGAGTAACGCGTTACGGACGCTGGAGGAGCTTCAGAGCCTGCTGCGACAGACCAGAAGCAGCACCCGCCTTGGGCAGGATCGGGGCCGACTGAGGTCGCTTCCGATCCGTCCGAGGCAGATCCCCGTGGAGAGAGTAGTTCTCCAGTCCGACAGTCAATTCATCGTCCCGCTGTCGCTTCTTCTCCGTCCTGACCTGGGGCGCATCCTGCTGCTCCAGTTGCGGGACAACCGTCTTGCACAAGAAGAGGTGAGGGACGTTGATCCGGGGCGTGACCCTCGACGTCATGTGCTCGACCAGGTCGCGAACGCTCCACCCCTTGCGGAGCAGACCTGCCGAGGCGAGAGCGACTTCCTGCGCATGTCCGTAGAGCAGCGGTCGCTTGTTGTCCGCCATCTTCTGCATCAGAGCGGTCGTCAGCTCGTTGACCGGGGTCGTCAGCTCCTCGGCAGAAACTGCCTCCGGGGGCTCTTCGTGCCGAATCTCTTCCAAGGTCTCCCCACGCGGAGAGGGCATCTCCACGTCCTGGATCTTCGGCCGCTCCGTGAAAGTCTTCATGCCGCCCCAGGGGTCCGTGGGGACCTCCGCCTGCGGAGCGTCCATGTCGTCGGGCCAGGTGTCTTCGATCTCGTCGACCTCGGGCTTCGACATCTTCGCGCCGTCCGGCAGGACCGGCGTGTAACCGCCGTCGCGGTGCTTGTCGTCCCGGTAGCACATGCCCTTCTCGCCCTTGAAGTCCTTCGGCGGTTCGAGGACGAACTCGTAGATGCCGGGACGTCCCCGCCCACCGAGAATCCGGCGGAGCAGGCCGAGCTTCACCAACTCCTTCAGTCCCTCGGAGATCCAGGCGTTGGATCCGAGTTCCGGACGGCGCTCGGCCAGACGCAGGGCGTTCACGGAGAAGGCGTGCTCGGGGATGCCCTGAGCGTTGTGCCGAGTCCGCGCCCGGAGAACGAGGTAGAGGCGGAGCGCGTTGCCGGACAGACCCGGGGTGTCGATGACCCAGTGCGGGATACCGGCAAAGGGGTAAGGACGCCTGGTGTTACGACGCATTTTTGTGTAATCTCCTTTGCGGATAGTGGGTTTTCGTTCTGATGGCACTTGCTCCGCTTCGTGGGGAGGCGGACGCCAGGACCGAAAACAGGTCACGAGGGTTCGAGTGGCGCTCGAACTTCTTGAAGGGCTCCCGTGGGGACGGGGGCCCTTCTGCTTTTCACGCAGGGATGGGCAGGTTCTCCACACCCTGGAGTTCGGGGACGTCGCTGCGGTCGAGTCGTCCCGCCAGGACATCCCGGATGCGTGGGGGGTACGTCTCCCACTGGATTCGCAGGGAGTTGTCGCGGTGCCGTCGGAGCAGCGTCAGCGCTCCGACCCGCAGGAGTTCGTTCATCAGGTAGCCGGGCTGCTTGACCCCCGTGACGCCGATCGCCCACTCCGGAGTGATGGTCACTTCCCAGCCCTGCCGGTCGCTGCGCAGGTCCCCGCTGCGGAACGACTCCCTCACCACATGGACGAAGAGCTTCGTCGCGCCCGGCGAGAGATCGAGGTCGAAGAGCCAGCGCGGAATCTCCACGAAGCCCCCGAAGTAGTCCATCTCGTGACCGCTCAAGGGCATACGGATCTTGGTCGTCATGCCTTCTCCTTTCCGGTGCCTCGACTGTACTAGGCCACTTTGCCATCTGTACAGCGGCACCGCTGAAGTTTCGCGGACCGATTGAACCCACCCGCCGTCCGGGTGCCGACCGATGTCCGCTTTGGCAGGACACGCTCCCTTTTGCCTTCCCTAGAAAATGCCCGTTTCGTACCGGTTCAAGTTTCAAGTCTGGTTGAACCGGTTTCAACTCAACTTGAAAATGTTTCCACCCCAGTTGAAAGGCAAAAGCCTCTGACCTGCGGAAATGGGGCCCCGCAGCCACCAACAAGTAAAAGAACTATATGTTGGCCGCTTCGGCCAAGCCACGACTTCGTCGCGTCTCGTCCTTCGCTCCGGACCTTCCGGTCCCCTACGGCGGCCAGCCGCCATCCCGGATGGGCTTCGCCCACCGGGCTGTCACCTGTCCACCTTCAGGAACCTCCAGGTCTTTCTCTTGAACCCGCGCGTGCGCACAAGGATCAGCCCCTGCTGATGTGATCGAAGATCAACTCCTCCCCCTCCAGCCGTGATCGCTTCGCGATCACTCCGTTTTTCGCGCGCGCGAGGCTCTCGCCGGGGAGGGAGGAAGAGGATTTGGATCTTCGATCCGGACAACCCCGGGCCATCGCGTCGGCCGGGCCCCGTGGTCGGGTGCGGGACTGCTGCGGCCTACCGGGGCCAGGGTCCGGTCCTCGCCTCCGGGTCCCACGGGGATCTCTGAGCGGCCTTCTCCGGGCTTCCCGGCCCATTCGGGTCCCCGAGTCCGGGCTGGACCCTCACAGGGCCTCTCGGGGCTTTCTGGCGGACCGCCGTCACGGGACCCCCGCCGGACACCACGCCTGCGCACCCTCGGGTTCCGACCCGGGCCCGACGACCCCGGTGTTCGCCTCGTCGCGGTCCAGCCGTCGTCCGGGGCACCTCAAGGGAAAGACAACGAAAGGAGGAAAAAGGGGGACCTTCGGTTCCGCTTGAATGTTCGGCTCACCACCGGCTTTTGTGACAGAGTCGGTCCATGTCTTTCTCGAACACCTCTCCGGATGGACTGCCCTCGCTGCGGACCCCGGAAGGGTTCCTCGCAGACCGGGCCGAGTACTTCGGCGTGGCGGTCGTTCCCCGGTTGACAGGGTCGGACGGCTGGGACGTCGTACTGCGCCTGGACGGCTCCTACACGGACCGCTCGGATGCCGAGCAAGTGCGTAACGACCTGGCCCTGAAGGTGTGCCAGCTCGTGCAGGCCATGGCGATGCGAGGTGAGCTGGACCGGTCGGTGGCGGTCAGCTCCCTGACTGAACAGGCTCGCTATGTCCCGAAGTTGAAACCTTCCATGGACTAGGCCAGAGGGTATGCTGGAGTCTCTACCCCGAACGAGGAAGGGCGGCAGAGGTGGCAACCTGGAACGAGCTTCTCCAGCGCAACAGGACGGTGACGGTCCACGATCCGGTGATCGCCCACACCTACGCATTGAGCGACGACAACGCTCAGGTGGCTCTGGTCTACGTCTGGGTGGTGTCGCACACGGGCTTTCGCGTCTTCGTGGCACCCTCTTCGGAACGGCCGGACGGCAAGAACGCGATCGCCTTCTCCTACGACGTCGAAGATCAGTTGCTGCCGATGCATCTGGCTCACTGGCGTCAGTTCTTCACGGGCTCGACGGGCGACCTTCACATGTCGGACCCGTTCCCGGAGGCGCTGCTCAAGTGACCGACGAAGACAGCTCGAAGCCCGATCGGTTCCCCGTCCCGTTATCCGGTGACGAGGTCGTACAGCCGGATTTCGCGGCCGTCGAGGAGCGGGCCGGAACGGGTGCCTTCGACCCAGTGTGCTCGCAGTCCTGGTACCCCTGGGGAGGCGCGACCCGCTGGTGCGGCTATCTCGCCTACCAGCTTGCCTCGGGGAGGCTCCGGCTGGTGGTGGTCTTCTTCTGCAACGACCTCACCAAGGCGAAGCCCGACATGATGTTCTACGACGTAGTTCCCGAGGATCTGGCGCAGCATCTGGCGAACTGGACGACCGTCTTCAGCCAGATCCCGCCATCACCTCCGGATGACACCGAGTGACAGGAAAGGACAAGGAACATGGCTCTGTACGACGTTCCCCTGGAGGGCACGGCGGGGATCACCGTGACCATCGAGACGGACGAGACGGACCCCGAGGTGATCGCCGAGCAGGCTTCGCTGGAGGCCAAGGCGAGCCTGTGCAGCAACTGCTCGGGCAAGGTCGCCCTCGGGGACGAATGGCTGCCGACGATGGACCCCACGACCGGCAAGGCCGAGGTCACCCGGAAGGACGGGTGAGCCGATGGACAGCACTCGGGCCGCGACGGCCCCACGGCGACCCCGGGATCAGGTTGACGAGTTCGCGGCACTGGTTCTGGCCGAACTGCGAGATCGGGGTCTGAGGCGTGGAGCTGTCGCCCCAGGGCCTCGCGAGATGTCCCGGGACATAGGCGCTCCGTACGAGTTGATGGTCCGCGTCTACCAGTGGCTCCTGGAGAAGCGTCACCTGGTCCGAAGCGCCGGTACGGCCTTCCGGATCATCACTCTGGAGCGGCAAGAAACGCGATGCATGGCGCGCAGTTCCGTGCCCCATCAGGGTCGGGTGACGGCCGTCTTCTGTGAAGTAACCAAACCTCACGGGGCTCACCGGGGCGAAGGTCCTGGCGGATCCGTCGTGGAGTGGACCGACGGCCAAGTTCCCAGACAAGTCCGGCGTGCCCCGGTAGGGTGAGAGGTGAAACCCCTTTCGGCAGGGGCGTCACAAAGAGGGCGGCTTCTTCATGAAGAAGCCGCCCTCCTTCGCGTCCGGAAGAGGGGCGAACCCCGTCCATCAGGATCCTGGGTGGGGGTTCCCAAGAGGGGGTTTCCCAAAGGAGGGGTTCGCCTGGGGCCCGTACGCCGTCTGGGGGTACAACTGGCGCGGGCACCCGGACGAGTGTAGTGGATCAAGCCTGGGAAGCGGTGTGAAGGTTTGGCGGGAACTTACCTTGAGACGCAGAAAACGCACCCCCGGGAGTCGGGCTTCCAGGGGTGCGTTTTCAGGTCGGCGGACCGGCGTCAGGCGGCGTTCTGCGGGGCTTCCTCGCGGAGCTTGAGGTGGTCGTTGAAGTGCTGGGCAAGGGCCAGCACGTACGGGGCCTGGCTGGCGTGCTGGTCCCACCAGCTCTGCGGCATGGCGTAGGGACGGCTCTCCAGCACGGACTCGACGGCCAGCAGCAGGTGGTACATCTTCAGGTCGTCGGAGATCACGCCCTTGAGGATCTTCTCCGCCGCGTCCGTGGCGAGGACGGAGGGCTTCCGCCAGGCGGACTTGTGGATCCTCTTCCAGTTGTCGACCACCGCCATGACGGACTGCCAGGCCAGGTCGTTCTCGGCGATGACCCCACCGAAGTAAGCGCTCGTGGCCTGCTGGAGGTTCCGGCGTGCGGTCAGGTACGCGGTCCACTGCTCCAGGCCGTCGTGGCCGTCCGACAGGTTCTGGGCGGTCGCCTTGTCTCCCAGTCCCAGGTCGAGCAGGTCGAAGAGCTGCTGGGGGGTGAAGTTGGGGTGGTGGGCGGAGACTCGGGTCAAGGCGTTGAGTGCGTCGGTCGTCAGCCCCTTCTGCCGCGCGGTGATCATGGAAGTGGCGAAGTTGTCCTCGCTCCAGGTGTGGTGTTCCATGAGCTTGGCGAACGCGGTGACGTACGACGGTGCGATCTTCGCGCGGGCCGCGTCGAGAAGGCGGTCGGGGTAGACCTCGCTCCAGGGGAAGGTCGCCATGCGCTGGGCCTTGTCGTACATGTAGGCCGCGCTGTGCCAGTTCTGGTCGTTGGGCAGGGACAGCTTGTTCTTGTCCCAGTGGACGAGGGAGAGACCTTCCTGAGCGGCTTCGGCCAGCAGCCGGAAGTCGATCAGGCCGTCCTTCTCGTACTTGTGCCGCTGGACCAGGGGCAGGAGCGGCTTCCATTCCTCGGCGGTGAGACCGTTTCGCGCGGCTCGCAGGGCGAGGTCCGCGTCGGCATCCCGGTCGATCAGCTCGGCGATCTCGTCGGCGGAGCGGACACCGGCCTCGGCGAACTTCTCCGCCGTCCACGGGGAGATGCCCTTGCGGTACACCTCGACGACCTCGGCATGAGGCATGCCGTTCTCGATCATTCCGCTGAACACGTGCTCCCGGTAGTGCTCGTGGGCGAGGACGTCGGCGGGGATCGGCTCGTCGCCGATCATCTCCAGCAGGTCCTTCAGGGCGACACCGGAATCCAGGGCCTTGACGCCGAGATCGTGCAGCGCGTCAGGGGTGTACCCGGAGGCGATCACCTGGTCGATGAAGGTGGCCACGTCCTCGTCGTAGGCGTTGGGGCAGGGCAGCTCGGTGTCCTGGCCGCGCTGAACAGCTTCCGCCTGGAGGCGGGCGCAAGCCATGAACCAGGGGTAGGTGTCGTCCGCCGCCTTGGGTGCGTCGTCCCCGAAGTACAGGCTGGCCAGGATGTGGTCGATGGTCGAGGGGCCGCCCGGCAGAGCGTGCTCGGGGTGTCCGTCGAAATCGACACCCTGGTCCGTGAGTTCCCGGTGCCGGTCCGCCAGTTCCAGCATCTTCGGCAGGGTGTCCACGCCGACGCTCTCCAGGAGGTGCGTGATCCCCAGGTCGTTGAGGTAGGTGATCGCTCGCAGCACAGCTCGGCCGAGTGCCTTCTCGGCTTCGGGGGCGGCGGACCGGATCTCGGCGACGACGTCGTTGTACTTGGTCAGCCGGACCGGCTCCGGCCCCAGGTTGTCGATGACCTCGGTGAGGCTGTCGCGGAAGTCGGTGAGGGACATCTCGGGGCTCATGTGATCTCTTCTCCTTTCGGGAGGGGCGGCGGTGACCCGCCGCCCCAGGGGTGTTCCGGTCAGGCGCGGTCGTCGATGGTGACGAACGCCTGCTCGCCCGCCGCCCAGATCTGGTAGCGGATGAGGTCGTTGTCGTCGGCCCCGAGGTTGTAGATGTGAACGGCGTAGCCGTAGGAGTTGTCCCAGGTCTTCAGCCGGTCCGAGGGGCGGGCCTCTCTGGCGTAGTAGTAGTACTCCCAGCAGGAGGCCCAGTTGGCGAGGGTGCCGACCGTCAGCGTCTCGTCGACCTTGAAGATGTAGGTCTCGGGGGCCAGGTCGTCGGCCTTGTAGTTCCGCCCGGCGTCGGTGAGGACGGCCAAGGGGATCTGAAGGTCCCCCATCTTGATCAGGCCCCGCTGCTGAGCTGCCGTCATGGCGTCCAGCAGGGTCAAGGGGTCGAGTGCGAAGCCCTTGATCGCGGTGGCGAGGTTCTTCGGTGCGCCGAGTTCGTCGGCGGGTCGGTCGAGCAGGGTCCGCATCACGTCGTCGATGAGGACCGGGTACTTGTGGGGGTCCATGCCTTCTCCCTTTCCGGTGGCGTCTCTCGGTGAGGACGCTCTGTAATCTTGACACACCCAAAGTCAAGATCACAAGTACAAACTTTTCGATCTTGAAAGTTGCAAACATTTCGATCATGAACTGAGATCCGTCGGCTGCCGAGCCCTCCCCAGGTGCGCGGCCGAACATGCAAGAAGCCCCCCGGACCGAGATCCGGAGGGCTTCTCTGAGCAACTAACCAGGCTGACGCGTATCTGACACGTCCTGGGCAAAATACCAGGATCTGCCGTGCGGTCACCACCCGGTCCCGGGGTGAACTACCGTTCCGGCGGAGGACAGATCCCGATCAAGTTGCCCTCGCTGTCCGCCTTCCCGCAGCAGTCACCTCGGCCGGGGAAGGCTACGCAACGCGGAATGCCCCAGAGCTGACTTCCGGCCCACGCGCCCGCCTCGTATTCGGCCATCGCGTCCAGTGCGGCGTTCACGCCCTCCGCCCAGATACAGGTGCTGTCCGGGCAGGCGTGATCCCCACTCTCCGGAAGGTACGTCAGGCGGAATCCGTCGATGCTGCACACGCAGCCCTCGCCGCAGTGATGAGGCGGAGGTGCGCTGCTTTTTCCTTTACTCGCTTCCGGTGGTGTCATTGCGAAATTTCTTCACCCTCTCCGATGGCTTCCTCGGCGCGTTCCGCAAGGATTTCTCGAACCACGTCGATCACGCTTTCCCGGACGTTCTGCTGGGGTACGCTCGGCACGAATCCCCGGGATGGGTTCACACCCCGACGCCCGCTCCCTGCTTCCCCCAGGCCGGAGCGGGCGTTGCCCGTCTTCCGCCACGTTTTCACGTAGGCGGCGAGCTTCCTTCTCGCTCCGGTCCACCCCATGGCGTTCTGAGGCTCGTCCAGCACGTCGTACCGGCATGCAGCCCCGGAGCTTGCGGCCCCATCCGTGAGGTCGATCAGGACCCCCTCGGCCAGCAGGCAGTCGAGGGCTTCCCGCACCCGCGTCTTGCTGCTGGGCTTCCCGTTCACTCCGGGCAGCAGCCAGCACACCTGATCCAGAGTCAGAGGCGGGATCTCTTTTCCTGGCCCCAGCTCGAACTTCAGCGCACGAAGGATGCACCAGAGCCGGAAGGCGGTGGGGGTGAGCCGGTCGCAGAGCATGATCCAGTCCGGGATCTTAGTGAAGGCCGGACGGGTTTTTCTCCTGGTCACGTCTCCCTCCTTTCCGGCTCCAAGTCTAGCTTCTCCGGGGCCTCTTGACGGCCTAGGCCACTCTGTGTCAGAGTCGTTCTTGTCGCCGGGGACGGCGGCCCGGACTGGAGAAGAAAAGGGGCTACACCATGACGAACAAGATCGCGCCCATGGGCTTCGACACTGCCGCCGCCGTCCTCACGATGAGTCTGAGTGACGAGGCCAAGCAGAACCTGATCGCCCTCGTGAAGGACGTCGCCGAGAAGCACGGCCACCACGAGGGGCAGGCTCTGCGGGTCCTTCGCCTGCGGATCCAGCGCGCCGGATGGACGGTCCGCCAGGACGAGAGGCGGACGATCGTCCCCAAGCGGAACGGCGACTGGGCCCGGGAGGTGTGGGCGAACATCTCGCAGCCCAGGTCCCTGTACGCCACCGCCTGACCCGGAGGGGGACCCGGCCCGGCCCGCACCGTTGCGGAGCCGGGCCTTTCTCGTGAAAGAACAGAGATGAAGGAAGTCCTGATGTTCGCGGCGGGGCTGCTGCTCACCGGATGGGTCACCTGGTTCACGGATCTTTCCCTGCTGCATCGCGTATCCCTGACGGCTGGTGAATTCCTGCTCTTCCAGGCAGCCCGGGGATTGAACCGCCGCGTACGAAACGACCGAACCGACGAAACCGAGGAGCCGTCACCGTGAAGAAGATCAGGAACTGGGCCATGCTGACACTCGCGTCCGCCGCCGTGATTCTGCTGGGCCAGCGAATCGCGGAATCGGTCCCCCTGGATCCCGACAACCTGTAATGATCGCTAGCCTGTAGTATGCGGAATCCTCCGCAAAAACCGTGTCGCTCCTGGGCATCTGGAAGCGAACATTCCTGGAAGGGGTGGGACGTGACGATATCGTGCACGGACACTTCGGACAGGAGCGGAGACACCCCGGCCACGGCCGGGGTCGTTTTTGTTTAAGTTGCGCGGCAAGTGGTGTTAGCCTGCCAGGGGTTGAGGGGAGATACACGTATGCAGAAGGTGCTCATGAGCGACGGCGATCTGACCAAGGACTCCTTGACGAGCCTCGTCGCCGATGTCACCGGAGTGTCGAAGCCGGTGACAGCCCACGTCCTGGAGACCGCTTTCGACGCCATCGCCAAGCGCGTCGCGTCGGGGTACAAGGTGACCGTCTCGAACTTCGGATCCTGGGGTCGCATCGAGAGGCCCGAACGCTTCGCCCGCAACCCGCAGAACGGCGAGCGGATTCTCGTCGAGAAGCGCAACGACGTGAAGTTTCATCCGGCGGCACGGTTCGTGGCGTTCACGAACTCCGACCGTCCGGAGGAAGCCACCATCCGAAAGATTCCCAAGGGCCAGGCGTGAAGGCATAGTGGCCCAGGCCAATCTCTGATAGAGTGAAGGCACGAACTTCCGGTACGGAGATACCAGAAGACCCCTCGGAAAGGGAGAAGAAAGTGTTTCGTCTGAAGACCCCCGCGCGCAGTGTCGCCCGCACCGTCCGCAACCGGTTCGAGGGCGCGAACGCGGCCGACGTGGACGCCTTCGCCGAGATGGCCCTCGTCGTCGCCTACCGCAACCGCACGGCCAGCGACGACGAGGCCATCAGCGCCCTCATCTCGGAGCAGTTCGCCAAGGACGTCGAGAGCGGCGTGGAGTACGCGGTCAACCTGACCAATCTCCGTGTCGACAAGGTCCTGCGTCCGGCGTTCCAGGAGGCCGTCAGCCTCGGCGTCGACCCGGTGACGACTCTGGTCGTCAAGGCCGGTGTCACCATCGACGAGGCCGCTGAGATCGTCGCCAAGCTGTCCGCCGAGACCGACACCGCCGACGAGCCGCAGACCTCGGTCTCCGCCATCGACGCGGCCGACGACGACTACCCGGCCGCCGACGCCGCCTGATCCACCGCCAGCGCCCACCAGAGGCCCGAGTCCCCGCACCGTGGGCTCGGGCCTCTGGGCTGTTCCCGTTCGCACGAATTTCCGACTGATCATCAGAAAGGAGTTGAACCCCGTGCTCACCGCATCCGAGGAGGAGCAGCGGCTCCTCGACCTGCTCACCCCCAAGTGGTGGGCGGAGCAGAGCGTCACCAAGGGAATCAGGGACACCAAGCTCCTGAAGGTTGACCTCACGGAGTCCGGGGTGACCGTTGGTCTGGAACTCACGGGAAGTTCCGACATCGTCGAACTGCGCAAGAAGATCGGAAGCCTTCGAGTTCTGCTTCAAGTCGAGGACGAAACGATCCTCGACCTGCTTCCCGGCGGGCGCGCCCACCTTGTCTCCGTCTCTGTGCGCACTCGATATGTGACCGACGACGAGGACCTGCTGTGGCACCCAGGTCGAGAGGGCCTCGGGCTGGACACCCTGACGGGTAAACCCGTGTCGGTCCCGTACCACGAGCGTCTGCTTCTGGGCGGCTCCTCGGGATCGGGCAAGTCGTGGACCATGCGCCCCTACGTCGCGAGGACCCTCACGATCCCGCACATCGAAATCGGCTGGTTCGTGGACGGAAAGGTCGACGAGGGGAACAAGTGGAAGGGCATTCTTCCCCGGATCTACAGCGGCCCGTCCGGGTGCGTGGAGGCCGTCGAGGACGGTTTCGACGAGCTGACGCGCCGTACGTTGCTGATGGAGCAGGAGGGCCTGTCCAAGTGGGACACCCGCCTCGGCCCCATCAAGATCTTCTTCGTGGACGAGGGCTTCTCCATCATCTCCAGCCTCAAGGACGAGGAGAAGTACCGCAAGGAACAGCGGGAAAGGGGTGACCCTCAGGAACGCAGGTTGACGGTCCGGCTGAGCGAGCTGTCGACGCAGGGCCGGAGCAAGGGCATCGTCGTGGTGTGGTGCACGCAGAACCCGACGCGCGCCGGAGAGCAGCCTGGAATCCTGCCGCAGGTAGTGGCGAACATCGACTACCGGATCGGTCTGCGTACGCAGGACGAGGACAACACGAAGGTCATCTTCGCGGGGCGTCCGGCTGGCCTGGACACGCACCTGATTCCTCCGGGGGACAGGTACCGGGGGTACTGGTACCTGAACGCTCACGGCCCGAGCCTCGTACGTTCTTGGACCATCTCGGACGAGATGATCCCGCTGCTCGCTTATCCCGATCTCGGGCGTGGCCGGTGGCCTCGCGACATCGCACTGAAGACCCTGCGGTCCCACGACGGCTGGTGGGATGCCGAGCGGCTGGCGGCGAAGACGGGGTGCGGCACGGAGCAGGCTCGCAAGTTCCTGAACTCGTTCAGTCGAGAGGGCCTTGGCCGGATGGATCAGGGACGCTTCGAGTTGGTGCGATAAAAAAGCAGACTGTTGACTCCTGAAAGCAAGAACCGGTAATCTTAAAGCAGAACGAGGGGATGCCAACCCCTCGCAGGGCACAGACCCGCGAGCACTGGAGCCAACCAGAACTCGCGGGGACCCGCCTTCTTCCGCTTCAGTCGGTCTATCCCCCACTGAATCGGAGCATCTCGCAGTCTGCCGCCAGGAGTCAGGCGGGCAGCGGGGCGGCGACCGCACGTGATGCGCACCCGACGGCCAATCGGGTAGGCGGGCTCGCGACCCGCGTCGTCGACTGGTACCGCCTTGCGTCGAGGGGAAGCTGGACACTTCACAAGGGACGACGCGGGGCGGTACTTCTTAGCTGGGCGGCGGCTGCCGCTCTCGTGACCTCCGGACGGGACGCGAGAAGCAGCCGCCGCCCTTCCGTATCCGGAAAGGCAAAAGGAAGAGGTATCAGCGTGGCTAAGCGTGGCGGAAACGGTGGCAGGGTCGGCCGAGAGCCCGGACCGCAGGGCGGTCGCGTCAACTACAGCAGCCCCGGCCGAGCGGGCACCGCAGCGGTCTCCCCGCACGGCCCCTGCAACGGCTCCGGAGTGATCGAGACCGTCCAGCCCGAGACCGGGAACGTTTCCTCGCAGGACTGCGAGCCGTGCCGGGGTAGCGGCCGGACCTTCTGGGGCAAGAAGAACGGCGCGTGAGGATCGGATAACAGCAAGATCCGCCACTTGCTCTCCAGGGCCAAGCCGACGGATCCGAGATCCTGAATAGCCAGTGAAGTCGGTGGTATTGCTTGCAGCATCACAGGGCCCCTCTTCGGAGGGGCCTTTTGCTCTTGTCCGAAATCGGTACGATCACCGTACTGTCCCGTGGGGAATAAGGGGATCCGACGTGCCGGAGCAGGTAGAGATCGGTGGCGAAATCCTCCGTCCGGGTGATGAGGTTCTCGTCTGTGGTGGTCCGTTCGGCAAGCCTCAGCGGCGGGCCCGGGTCGCAGGGATTGGGACCCGGCGAATCATCCTGAACGAGGGTGGAACCGAGACGGCGTACAGCCTGGAGACCCGTTCCACCGGGGGGAACTACCGGAACCGACGGACCTTCCGCACCCTCACGGAGCAGGCTGGAATCGACGAACGAGAAGACCTGAAACGTCAGCTCTTCGATCTAGGTTTCATGGAAACCAGCATTGGCAGACTGAACGTTTATTCAACATGTACGCTGCATCAGATCGTGGAGATTCTGAAGGAGAACGCAGCGTGATCGAGCTGAAGAAGTGGCACATCCAGTGCACCGACGAGGCCCGCAAGGCGATCCAGAACCTCTCCCCGGAAACCAGGGAGAAGCTGCACGAACAGCTCGACTTCCTCTCCGGCCGTCCGTACGAACACGGAGTTCCCACCTGGAACCTGAAGGAGCGGCGACTCCTGATGGAGGAGGGCGGGGTCGGCATGACGGTGTGGGTTTCCGACGAAGTGCAGACTCTGACGGTCGCGCACATACACCCTGCCGTCGCAGACGAGGTGAAGTCCGGCGAGCCGGAAGCGGAGGGCGTTCTCCAGGAGGAACTCGAAGCCGCCTGATTTCGTCAACTTCCCAAACCTTTCGGGGGGTTGGGTCGATCGAGTCTCTCTCGTGATAGACTGGCCTAGGCCGAAAGGGGGAAAGATGCAGGAGTACCACGACGCTCATCGCGTCGCCCGGCACCTGGGGGTTCCTCGGGGAGACGTCGTCAAGTGGGCGCACAACCCGCTCGACGGATTCCCGATGCCGGACGGATGGCTGCACGCCGGAACGTCCGTCAACCCCACCCCCATCTGGCGCGAGAGCAAGCTGCGCGAACTGCGTTCCTGGCTCGCCTCTCGTCTCGAAGTCGCCGACCCGGACATCTACTGGGCCAAGGTCGACGAACTGGGTGCCCCGAAGGTGCCCGACGGCCAGATGGAGATGCTCTTCTGACGACAGCAGCCGTCGCTCCACGAGAGAGCGCCGGTCTCGGAAAGGAAAAGATCACGTGAACCCGGATGAGAAGAACGAGTTCATCGACTCCCACCTTGTCGCCCACGATCTGACGGTCGTGGCAACCTCCGTCGTCGCGGGCGGGGTCGGAACCCTGGTCGGCGGGTCCGCCGAGGGGCTTCTCGGCGCGGGCGTCGCCCTCGCGGTAGGAGTCACGGCGCTTTCCGTCAGCCCGATGCGCCGGGGGATCAACCGGCTGGCCCTCAAGGCCGTCGAGGCGAGTTCGCCGCACACCCGCCCGCAGGACTGAACGACAGGAACCGGCATGACCTGGGAAGACCTGGCCCTTGAAGTCGAACTGACCTACCGCGACCCCGCCAATCCGGAACGTGTGTTCCGGGATGTGTGGTACGAACGCGGCTACCTCGGTCAAGCCTTCACGGGTTGGGTCTTCTCCTACATGGACCGGACTTTCATGGTCCGTTACCGCTGGATCGATTCCAACGGTCTGCACAGCCCCCGCTCCTATTGGAGCCGCAGTCGAGCGAGGAAGGCGCTCCAGAAGTGGAGCATCCATCAAGAACTCCCCGCCCTGTGATCTCGGAAAGGACCAGCAACGTGGCGAAGTACGAGGACGACGCGATAGCCGTCCACCCGACTGCCCGGGATTTCCGGCCTGTGGAGGTCGGCCTTGCGGCCAAGAAAGTGCTCGGCTGGACGTACTCGACCCGTCAGGACAACGGCGACGGTATCCCCTTGAGTGCATTCCCTCAGGGGTTCGGATGGGTCACCGTCCAAGGCGACGTCTCGCGGGACGTGGCCGCATCGCGGAGGGACGCCATCCGCAACATGCGGGCCTTCCTTCGGACCCCGCTCACCCTGCGGAAGGGATCAGGAACGTGACCGCTCCGACCGAGAAGCGTTGCCAGGGCGTTCCGCACGGCCCCGACGACCCATGTACCTGCACCGGCTGCTGGGCCTGCCCCGGTAACGAGGTCGGCTGCACCTGTGACATCGACTGGGGGTGTGTGTACGGGCGTTGCTCCTGCCCGACTCCCCCCGTTAGCCCGGAAGGAACCGCATGCCTCTGACGTTCGGCAAGCTCAAGGCAGCCATCGCCCAGCTCGAAAAGATCGACGTGTCCGACGAGACCCTGGTCGTCATGGCCAAGCGGTCCGAAAGCGGCGACGCCTCACCCCTCGACGAGGTCGACCTCGGAGTCTACGAGGCGGAGAACGACTGGTCGGGTGAACTGACCGGCGACGACGGCAAGCCGCTCGGTCCGGGCGAAGTGCAGGTCATCGCCCTCTGGCCGGTCAACTGACAGGAAAGGAGAAGAAACGTGGGTGACTACCTCGAAGCCATGAGGCACTTCATGGCGGCCAACGGCACACCAGTCGAGATCAACAAGGAGGAGCGGGCGAAGCGTCCGGATTTCCCCGAGTCGTGGATCGGTCAGTTCTCGTGGCAGGACTTCAACGCCACCCGGCACATCGAGAGTTCCGAGTGCAGGTGGGAGGTGCCGAAAGGGGCTGTCCTCCACGAGGTCACCTACACCACCTTCGGCGACACGTACAACGACGACATCACGGTAGGGATCAACGCCAACTCCACCCCCGAAGCGGACATCCACTGCACCTGTGGCCAATACACCGACATGACCCTGCGGTGGAACGGCACCATGAAAGACGCCCTCTGGTCCCTTCTGGGATTCCCGCCCAGTCAGACCGAATGGACTCTCTGAAAGGACCGACATGCTGACACATGGCGAAGTCGACTTCCCGCACGAGGAACTGCTCCAGGGCGAGTACCCGGGCTCCGGCAACGTGATCACTGTCTTCGAGAGCCTCACGGGGCGAGGCGCGCTCCTCCCGCTCGGCTGGGTCTTCCAGACCTTCGACGGCAAGCACGGATGGATCTCCGTCGAGGGTGTCGTCTGCTTCGGTTTGGAGGAGACCTCCCAGCAGGCCCGTGCCGCCCTCCGCGACTTCGTGGACGGAGGTGCCCTGCCGTGGAGCGCCTGACTCTGCGGGACTACCAGGTGGACGCTGTGCGGATCCTGAAAGATGGGGGCATCAACGCCTCCGGTCTCGGCGCGGGGAAGACCCTGATGTCCGTCATGGCAGCCGCCACGCTGAAACTCGGCAGGAAGCCTCGCATACTCGTCATCTGCCCGCCCACGGTGACCGGGCAGTGGAAGGGAACCTTCGAGCTTCAGTTCCCGAGCCTCCGTGACGGGGGTGTACGCATCCTCGGCACCCACCGGAAGGACCTGGAGGGCTGGGCCGAGCTGACCGCCCGGAAGAAGACGAACGGGGTCTACATCATCGGCTGGAACGCCATGTACGGCGGCGTACCGGACGGCGTACGCCGGGATGCCTCCCGGGGACAGAACGCCCAGCGCAAGAACCCGAAGGTGACGCAGGCGTCCGTGAAGCTGGCCATCAAGCAGGGCACGGTCCCCCCGTGGACGCGCGCCGGAACGTTCGACCTCGTGATCATCGACGAGGCGCACCGGGCACTGAACACGAGCGGAGTCCCCTGGAACGTCCTGAAGGTCATCAAAGCGGACCGAAAGCTGGCACTCTCGGGGACCCCGGCAGGATCCAAGCCGGAGAACCTGTGGGGGCTGCTGAACTTGGTCTGGCCAAGGGAGTACTCCAACCGGTGGGACTGGATCAACAGGTACTTCCACGTGACGCAGGATCAGGTCTCCGACACGAGGACAATCACGGTCATCGGCGAGGAGATCATTCCGGGAAAACTCTGGGATGACATCCCGGCGGTGGTCCGGGTGAAGACCGAGGACGTCGTCGACATGCCGCCGGTCATCGACCGGCAGTGCGTCATCCCGATGGCCCCCGAGCAGGCTCGCCAGTACCGCGAATTCGAAGAGCAGTGCCTGGCGTGGCTCGGAGACCAGCCGGTGGGCGTGTCCCTCGACATCGAGAAGCGCAGCAGGCTCCGTCAAATCGCACTCGGCACGGCCCTGGGGGCCGGGTACAAGCTGGTCGACCGCAAGATCATGGGAATCGATCCGGAAACTGGAATCATCTCGGCCCGAAAAGAAAAGGTCGAGGTCCCGGACGTCCAGTACGACCCGGACGCCGAGCAGCCGAAGATCGACGCTATCAAGGAGATCCTTGCCGATCTCCCGGACGGCGAGCCCTTGCTGGTCTGGACAAACTCCGCCACCTGGGCCCGAATGGCGGCCGAGAAGCTGGGTTCCAAGGCCGTCTCCTGGTCGATGAAAACGACCAAGGCCCGTCGAGAGAAGATCAAGGCCACGTTCGGCAGGGAGGGCGGCCCGCGCATCCTCGTTGCCCAGCTTCAGTCCCTGGCGGAAGGCGTCGACTGGCTCAAGGACGTCTGCCGCTGCGAGGTCATCGCCTCGCAGACGGAGGATCCAGTGATCAACGAACAGGCCGAAGGACGTCTGTACCGGCCAGGACAGAAGCACTCCGTCCAGCGTTGGCGTCTGATCTCGGAAGACACGATTGACGACGAGGTGCACCAGAAGGACATCGAGAAGCGGGTCCGTCTCGCCAAGACGTACAAGGACGCGGCATGAACAAGTCCTGGGAAAATTGCACGGACTGCGCGGATCCTCTGCGGCGTCCTTGCGACGCACACTGGGGCCAGTGGTGCGAACACGGACATCGGTTGATCGAGCCGGTACAGGTTGAGCACATCTGCGAGACGGGCGGACGTGACTGTCCCGGCTGCTACCCGGAAGGTCGCTTTGTCGACCCGTGGCCCTGCGGCACCTGCACTCGGGAAGACCTGGAGGCCGAGCAGAAACGGATGGAAGAGGAGTACTGGGAAGAGATGTGGAACGAGTACGCCCGGATCACCTACTACGCCTAGCTCTCGTCCGGCTGCTCGGATCCTGTATCGCGCGATACAACTTCGGAGGTCGTCTTGCGTGACGGACGGCCTCCGAAGTGGGGGGTGAAGTGGAGTCATCACGGCAGATTCGTTGGGTGGCAGACGGGCCGGGCTCGTTCCTCCGGCCGACCGGCGTAACGACAGTACGCGACCGGCAGGGAATCATCTGGCGTCTGAACCCCAGCTTGAAGACGAGATGGAACAAGGACGGCAGCAACTGGATCCGGTGGCGGGTCCTCGTCGAGAACCACGGTCCGCTGGTCCTGCACCAAGACTCGGAAGGAGAAGAAGCGTGACCGTCTATGTGGACGAGATTAAGGACTACGGCGTGATCGCCCGCGCCAAGGGCCTTCGGTACACGCACTGGAGTCACCTGCTCGCGGACACCGAGGAAGAATTGCACGCTTTCGCCATGCGTCTTGGCCTGCGCCGAAGCTGGTTCCAGAACCCGAGCAACTATCGGTGGCACTACGACGTGGTGCCGACGAAGCGGGCGCAGGCCATCGAAATGGGTGCGGTCGAGATCGACCGACAGCAAGTGGCGGAGCTGATGGCCCGGCGTCGGGCCGCCGCCAGTACATAGAACTCTCGGAAAGGAAAAGATCAAGATGAACAAAGTGACCCAGATGACCCTTCGCGACGTCGAGCGGATCGCCCGTGAGGCGCACACCGATGTGGACAAGATCGGGGTGCCGTACTTCAACCACGTCCGGGCCGTGGCCGATGGCCTCGAACCCCTCGGCGTCGAACTGGAGATGGCAGGACTCCTGCACGACATCATCGAAGACACGCCCTGGACCGCACAGGCGCTGAAGGATGCGGGCGTCCCGGTCTCGGTGGTGGACATCGTCGAGTCGGTGACCAATACCCCCGGCCAGCGCTACCTGGAGAAGATCGAAGCGATCACCCGGCACCCGGACGGCCTCCTGGTGAAGATCTCCGACAACGCACACAACAGCCGTCAGGACCGACTCGACAAGCTGCCCGAGGACACGCGACGACGGCTCATCCAGAAGTACGAGAAGACTCGCCGGATCCTGTGGACGGCGGCCCGTCCGGACGACGTCCGCACCATCGTCAACATCGTGAACCCGGCGCTCTTGCAGACGGAGAGGCACCTCCTCTCCCGGGGCGAGGTGACGTGAACGTGGGCATCCGCGTGCACAAGATCCTGGGTTACGGCCTCACCGATGTGACCCACACGGACTGGGACATCGCCGACCCCCGGATCAACCCGGACAGCTTTTGGGTGACCCGTTCCGAACCCGAGACGACCTACTTCGAGTTCCTCACGGAGAAGCTCTCGAAGGTCGAGGGTGATCGTGACTTCGCGCTGGAACTGGAGCTGCATTTCCACCGGGACCAGGAAGAGGACGGCACCGACTCTTTCACGTGGAAGAACGCGGAGACTGGACTTCCGAACGTGTTGATCGTTCGGCCGATCGGTCATCCCAGGTGGTACCGGTTCGACGATCCCCTGGACTACGAAGAGGAGTACCTCCGGGGATCTTCCATGGTGCACCGGGTCGACCTCCTGGAGTCCGGGCCGCACCCGTACGAGGGTCTCTACATGGACGCCGAGACGGGTGAGAGACTGACGAACGACGGCGCGGTCATCTCGTGGAGGCGTCTCCTACGCAAACTTCCCGAGGACGACAGCGACAAGCGCATGCGCCTCCTGGACATGCTGGCCACGGCAATCGGCTACGAGAGTCACGACGAGGCCATGCGACGCGTGGTGCCCCTCGTGCCGGAGGAGGTCCGCCGCGTCTGCGAGTGGGCTGGATTGTTCACCAGTCCGACAGGGTGGAAAGACCTGAGGCCCATGCTGTACACGTACTGGGCCTGACGGAAAGGAAAAGGGCATGGGTGCCTACGACAGCAAGGTGGCCGGGAAACTCCACATCGAGCCACCGCTGAACGACCGGGAGATCCGAGCGCTGCACCTCGGAACCCACCACAGCATCGTCCTCTCGGTGAAGACCCGGGAAGAGGAGCTGGACGACGGCCGTATGGTCGTCTCGCACACGGCCTCCCAGGTCCGTCCGATGCATCAGGGCTGGTCGAGCTTCTACACCCTGAAGGACGACACCACGGTTCTGGTCTCGCGGGTGACAGGATTCGGCAAGACGGTGTTCGGTCGGTTCATTCGGATGGGTATCGACTCCGGCGACATCGAGGTCATCTCCGTGAAGGACGGTCAGGTGACATCCGAGCAGGCGCAACTCGTCATCCCGTCCACGGGTGAGGTCATCGCGGCCTCCGACCTGCCGTGACGACAGCCACCCAGGGGCGGGCACTCGAACCCGCCCCTGGGTGGTGCTGTATCGCGCGATACAACTTCGGAAAGGGAAAGAACGTGGGGAAGAAGCCTCCGGAGAGAGTCCGTCGGGCCAGTGAGGCCAACGACGCAGTGGAACGGATCCTCTCCGAGACTCAGCAGCTCTGGGAAGAACTCGGCAAGATTCCCCAGGGTCAGGAGAACGCAGTTCGTGTGAGACGCGGAGACATGCCCGTCTGGCCCGTCCAGCTCGAACGCGCTCTGGGCTTCGGAGGGCTGGCGCATGTCATGGACCGGGTGGTCAGGTATTCGATCGTCGATATGTGGCGCAAGCAGGGGCGGGTTGCCTACGACCTGCATCCGGAGATTGCGGCGCAGCTCTATCGGACAGACCTGAAGGGCAAGATGCCGGGAGGACTGTTCCATAGGATCAGTCACATCAACCCCATGATCCCGCTCCCTCGCCCTTGGCCGTTCAAAGAGAAGAACCGCGAGGGGCTGATCCGGGGATACTTCCTCACCGGTCGGACGGGTACTGCGATCTGCACGACTACGGACAAGCGATCCGAGGGCCTCATGCTGTCCGCCTGGATCGAATTCCCCGACCGGACCACCGGTGAGATCGAGACGGTCACCCCGTTCTTCGCCCTCCCGGACATGGGCGAGGACCCTTTCACTTTCGACGACGTCCTCCAGGCCACACATGCCTGGCACGACCAGGAGATCACCGCAGAGGACCGCAAGCTCATCAAACAGATCGTCCCGGGCGCGCTGTCCATCCTCACGTACCTGTGTTGCGACAACCGGGACGTACAAGAGCCGCCTCCGGAACGGCCGAACGCCAAGCGAAAGCAGGCCCCTCCCCGGGATCCGTACTACGTCCGGGTCGGATGGAAAATCGGACCCAAGCTCCACGCGAACCGGATGCGCGTCCAGGGGCGCACACGCGACGGAGTGTCCTTCCCTTCAGGCATCGAACAGGAGCCGCAGCATCGAGCAGGGCACTACAAGGTCATTCATCATGGCCCCAGGAAGAGCCTCTGGAGTCTGAAATGGGTGGACCCGTACTGGACCAAGCTGGATCTGCTGGAGGAGGGGAAGGAGCCGGTCACCTCGGTCGTCCCGGTGGACGCGCAGAGACGGGATCCTGCCGGTCACCGCGACGTCCGGTTGGCGAACCTCGGTACCGAGAAGGCCAAGGAGATCAGAGACAGGGAGCGTCAGCAGGCCCGAGAGGAGCGGTGGTCTTGGTAAGGAAGGGCGTGCTGAAGACGGTGCTGCGACGAGTCTTGCAAGAAGTGGGGATCATGCTGGTCATCTTCATCGTTTTCTCGGTCCTTTTCATCGTGTGCAGTTTGCTGATCCATGGCACGGTGAAGTGGTACTGACGGGTGGATGAAAAGAGGGCGGACCCCGGCAGGGTCCGCCCTCTTTCCTGTATCGCGCGATACAACTCCGGGGTCACTCCTCCAGAGAGTCGACTCCGAGTTCCTTGAAGATCGTGCGGGCTACAAGGAGGGACACCTCGGGCTGACTTCGAGCGACCCTCCGTACGAGGTCCGGATCGAAGGCCCCCGGCCGGGACTGGAAACGCAGCACCGGGACATCGCTCTTGCTTTCGTTGCTCTCACCCTCAGAGACCTCTTTGACCGAGTCCAGACCGAACTGTTTGCGCAGACGCAGCAGAGACGGTGCGCTGGTGTCATTCAGGTCGAGTGCGGCCTCCCAGACAGTGCGTACCTTCTCGGGTCCGTGGCCGGTCAGAACGGGTGACAGGGCGTCGATCTGACGAACTCCCAGGGATTCCACCGAGAGTCCCGCCAAGGCGTCCCTGAGAGGCTCCTCGCGCGTCATCCGGTAGGCATGCTGCCGGGAAACCTTGACCAGCTTCAGCCAGGCCGACCAGGATCGACACGGCTTGCCTGTGGAAGGATCTACCGCTTCTCGCCAGGACTCCGTCGACCAAGCCAGCCGCACGGCCGGACCCGCGTACTGGAAATACGACGACAGGGCCTTCTGCTGCATAGCGTCCAGCAGGGCGTTCGCCGCGTGCAAACGCTTCTCGCAGGCGACAACGATCTCGGCCGGGCTGTGCGAGATATCCGGCAGTTCCGCCACCAGGGCCTTACCGACGACGTCAGGCAGCAGTCTGTCCGGTTCCGCTGCGGGTGCCGGGGCGGCCTCGGCCTCTTCGACCGGCTGAGCAGTGTCCTCGGAGGTCTGCTGCTGGGAGGGGACGGGCGAGGTCTCCCCGTCCTTCGTCACCTCGATCGGACCGTGGCCCGACGGGGGGAGCATCCCTCGTCGCGGGGTTTTTGGGCCGATGATCTGTCCCTTCGACATCAGATGCTCACCTTCTCGACCTCGCGCTGGGTCATCAAGCCGGAATCCAGGACTTCGCGGGCCGTCAGAATCTCCGTCTCCAGGAGCAGCGGCAGGAAGCCCACGAGGTCCTTCCAGCGGGGGCAGTCCTCGTCGACGGCGGACCCGCGCATTTGCGGAACCCGCCCGAAGGCCCGCTTGTAAGCCACCAGCATCGGGATGTCGGTGTCGACGAGAGGATAGGACCCGTCAGGTCCGTTCTCCTCCTCCAGCAAGAGCTGGTACCGGGCGTCGTCCTTGTCGCGGGAGTTCTCACACCTGGACAGGACGTAGTACATGGCGCAGCCGCCGACGGAGTTCCGGCTGGCCGCCATCAGCGCGGCGTCCCGGGTCTTCGGGGCCTGCTCCAGATCACCTTCGTCGGGGCACAGGGGCACGAGCAGCTTGTGGGCCCGCTTCACCGCCGCCTGGAACGCGGCGACGTTGCCGCCGCCGACGTCCACGATGACGTAATCGACATCGCCCCTGGCGAGGACCTTGTCGATCTCCCGGTCCAGGGTGTCGAAGGGGTGCCGAATCACTTCCACCGGCCAGTCGTAGCCGCGCTGCTGGGCCTTGACCGGCCAGTTCGAGGAGGTCTGCGAGCCGGAGTCCGCGTCGAAGACCACGACCGTCCGGCGGAAAACTGTCGAGAGAATGAGGGCGATCAGCATAGCCAGTCGCGTTTTGCCGGTTCCGCCCTTGAGCGCGCCGACGACGTAGACCTTGGTTTCCACCCTGTCCGCAGGCGGGGTCGGGGAGGGGACCTTCATGTGTGTTCCTTTCCGATGGACCGCACCAGAGTAGCGGGCACGTTCCACGGAGCTTCGTGGGGAATCACTAGAACATCACACGAAGTTGACCAGCAACGCAGAAGGCCCGGCGCTGTGGCCGGGCCCTGCGAGACCAGACTTCCCTACACGCCGGTCCGGTTGTACTCCTTCACACGCTCCGGCGGGTCGGGCGGCTCGATGTGCTGAGTTCTCATCTGTGCCGTGAGGTCCGAGACGTACATCGTGAAGGCTCTGACCAGTGACCGCAACGAGAGGGCCTCCGCTTTCAAGTTGTCGATCTCGTGCTGCATGTCGTCCCGGATCGCCTGGAACGCGGCGAGATCGGCTGCCCTCTGAGCGGGCTCGGCGGCCATCTGTGTTTGGTACCTCTGGGCCTCTGCCGTGGTACGGGCGGCTGCCTTCGTCGCCCTTGCCGCGAAAAGCCCGCTCGCAAGCAGGGCGGATGCCCCGAGGAAGGCACTGACTACCCCGGCCAGGACACCCCAAGTTCCCGTCATCGTCTCCTCCGCCAGAGTGAATAAGGGAGAGAATGCTCCGGGATGGTGGAGATCCAGAGGATGACTCCGACGTGACTGGTGGCGAACCAGAGGAACACCGCGAGACCTCGCGTATACCCGTAGAACAGCGCGGAAGACAGGTAGGCGATGCCCCAGATCAGCGGAGGAGTGAGTGCGGCGATGAATCCCAGCAGGTCACGGCCGATCCGGAGCCAGGCGCAGGCGAATGTGAGCGCACCGCACACCACCCAGGTCAGCGACCACAAGCGGATCCCACCTGCTTCCTGAAGAAGGACAAGGCCCCGAGGGACCGGCCCTGTCGCCTGGACCGCCAGTCCGTACGACACTTTGCCGATGCCGAGGAGCGCGAGAGCAGTGCCTCGGCGGCCCAGGAGCTTTCCGAGCCGCCGGACCGCCGAGAGCATGGGTCAGACCCCCTTGACGGTGGAGGCCGAGTTCTTCGTGCCGAGGTAGCGGGCCACCAGTCCCTTCACGAGGGACCCGACGGCTGCGACCCCAGCGGCGAGGGTGGTCTCCCAGAAGGAAGCGGAGAACAGATCGCCGGGTCCGGCAAGAACGGCGACACTGCCTGCCGCGAACAGGAACGTCCACACGATCCGTTCGAGCAAGTCCTTGGCGTACGTGGTCCCCGTCTTGACGACGGTCTCCATGTCGGGGATGTCAGTCACTGCTTGTCCTTGTCGTGGTTGGATTCAGTTGGTTCAGTTACGAGACGACCTCGAAGCCGTACTTGTTGCCGAGGCGGGTCAGGGAGTCTCGTCCGGGGATTCCGTCGGCGGCCTGTCCGGTGTAGCCACACTTGCGCTGCCAGGCGGAGTAGGCGTCGAGAGTGGTCGTCCCGTAGTGGCCGTCGGAGAATCGCTTTTCCAGCAGACCGGCATTGACGAGGGCAACTTCGACTGTCTTGACGCCGCTGTAGCTGACGGGTGTGCCCCTCTTCTCCGGGTCGGAGTTCGCCGCGATGATCAGCTTGGAAAGGTCGACCTTCGGCTTCTGTGGGGCCGGAAGCGGTGCGGGCTTGTTCTGCTGCTTCAGCCGGTCCGCGATACGGGCCCGCATGGTGTTCATCGAGAACCCACGGGGGTCGGGTTTGCCCGGCTGCCACTCCAGGTGACCGATGACGCTTCCCGAGGACCAGCGGTGATAACGGCACAGGGCGGCTGCGGCCATCTCGATTGCTTCAAGTTGGGCCTCCGGCCACGGATCCTTCCCGTCGCCCAGGTTGACGCACTCGAAACCATAGAAATGGGCGTTGCCGTCGACCGTCGCTTGGTTGTCGACGGGAAGTGCGGTTTCGGCGACGACGGCGCGCAGCACGTCCGGGTCACCGAGACCGGCGTGATTGGCGCGGCCGTAGCCGACGAGGTGAACGGTTCCGTCCTTGGCGATGACTCCGTGACACAGCGGGCCCGGAAGGGTGGAATGTCCGTCCCGACAGAGCTGAACGCTGTAATTGGTCCCCTCGGTGACGGTGTGGTGGATCATCACGCCATTGAGTGGACCCCAAGCACCCTTGGAGTTTCGGTTGTGCGTCTCCCAGTCACCATGCTCGATGACTTTGAGGCCCTCACTCCGAAGGAGGTCCGCGAATTTCGCGGCGGTGGGCGGCTTGGCCATGATTCCCTCCTTTGTTTCGCAGCCAGCATCCCACAGGATCTTTTCAAGGTTTTGGTGAAAGGTTCCCTGTTCTGTGAAATGCGGCTAGGCAAAAGGGAATTCCTCTGGAAGAATCGAATTGACGAGAGGCAGGGTGAAAAGGTCTCTCGCGGGAAAGGAGAGAGAAAAGGTGACGCACTACAGCAAACTCGCCGGAAAGCTGGAGATCTCCCCGGCTCTCGACTGGGAAGAGATCCAGGCGCTGGACTATTCGCACAGGGTCAACGGCCTCGTCGTGAACCTCGGCCATCGGGCAGCACCTCGGTCGGTTGTCGTGGACGTGGAAACCGAGGAGAAGGAGATTCCGGGTGGTGTCGAGTTCAACTACATCGCCAAGGCGATCGTCCCGAACTACGAGGAGGGGGACCACGACGGCTTGGAGAGGGATCTCGAAGACATCCTCGCCGCCCTCCCTCGATACAGCAGGGTCAGCGGGGAGCTGGTCCGGGTCGGCCAGAGGGACGTGGTGGACATCGAGTACTTCACGATCGTCAGCCGGACCGTCCTGACGGAGAAGGCCGTCATCTCGCGCCCGAGCGGCAGCGAAGTCTGGATGCCGTAGTCCAACTCCTGCTACTTTCGTTGTACGTCCCACGCTGTCGTACGTGGGCCCTCGGTGAAACGCCCCCTGGAGAAGCCCCCAGCCATCCAGGGGGCGTTTTGCGTGTCCGGGAAGAGGAGTTCGAGAGTCCGGTTCTCCCGGATGGGGTCTACGTAACCTTCACGAACTCACAAGAAGTTACTGGGAAGTCAGTCGAATCCGGATGGAAGCCCTCCGAATCCCGAGGGCGAATCAGGCGAAACGGACACGCATGGAAGGCGCTCCGACCTGGGCGAACAGAGCGAATGTCCAGATTCGCTGCGATTCGCCCGGCGGAGAATGCACCGGGATGTCCGAGTTCACCTCCGAGGGGTCGGCCGTTCCCTTATGTCGGCCCAAAGGCTTCGCCTCGATTACCCAGGTGTGTCCGTATTCGCCGTGATTCGCGAACGGGTTCGGCTGGTGGGGTGAATCGGGCGTATCACCCGAACATGTACATACAGGATCTTATGTGCGCAGAGACGTGGGTCGAGGGATCCGAGAGCGCACCGGGGAGGGGTCGCGCAGGGGATGTCCCTATTCGGGGGCGTTCGCCCGATGCGTCGGACCACGGCTCGTGAAGTGGCCTGGCGTGACCTAGGCCATTGCTGCTAGGGTTTGAGGACCTACTTGAATCCCACTGGGAGGAACCTCTGTGAAGGTTCTGATCACCGGCTCCCGCGAATGGCGCGACCGATGGGCCGTCGAGGACGTACTGAACCGACTGCTCCGCAGGTACGGGGTCTTCACTCTGATCGAGGGTGAAGCGCGGGGTGCCGACAAGCTGAGTGGGGTCTGGGCGGCGCGCCACCTACCCGAAGACAGCCTCGTCAAGGTGCCGGTCACTCCGCAGGAATGGGATCTGCACGGCAACGGGGCAGGCCACAAGCGCAACCAAAGGATGGTCAACATGGGGCCGGACATGGTGCTCGTGTTCGCCCTGGCCTGTACCTCCAGCCGCTGTCGACGACCCGAAGAACACGCCACGCATGGCACGGAAGGTTGCGTGGCGATGGCTCGCAAGGCGAACATCCCCGTGTTCTTCTGCCCGCAAGGTCTAAGGTGGTAGGGGGAGTTCGCCTGGAATTACAAGGCGAATCGCGTTCGAACCGCAAGAACACCCAGATCCCCTTCACGTGAAGGTCCGTCACCACCTCGTCAAGATCGAAAGAATGGCCAGGTGGAGCGAGGTCCACAACACCTCGGACGTCACGATCCCGAAGGAGAAATCACCGTGAAGGACGCCAGCGAGGAGCGCTGCACCCGCTGTACGCACTCCGCTCAGCAGCACACCGGCACCGGAACCGCCTGTCAGGCGCGCCTCCAGCAGCGGAAGCTCACCTGCGCCTGCCGGTCGCTGCACCGCCCGACGGGCACCGTCGGGTGACCTCGGGTCCGCAGGCCAGACCCTGCGGACCCCCATCGGAAAGGAGAAGAGATCGTGGACACGAAGAAGATGTCCGTCCCCCGGGTGCTGACCGACCTCAAGCAGGCACCCGAGATCAGTGACGCCAAGAAGGGCGTCGCCAACATGCTTCGACGGGGGCTGCACGGCATCAAGAACTGGGTGCTGGAGGACGGCCGGGACGGTCCCGCAGGCCCCGGCCTGAAGTGCGGCAGGCTGACCGTTCCCGCCCTTCCCGCCCTCATCGTGATCGCCTCCGCGACGAGTCCTTCCCGCCCCGGAGAGCCTGGACCTCCCGGCATGCCGCAGGCGTTCCTCCTCGCCTTCCTGGTGGCCGTCGGTCTGCTCTGCTGGTTCTCCGCCAGGGAGCGCAAGCTGGGCCGTGAGGAACCGTGGAAAACGGCGTCGGATGGCAAGAAGTCGACGGTGGTTGCTCCCGGCGAAGAGAGTGCGGACGCGTCGGAAAATCCGCAGGTCAACAAGGTGAGCCTCGTGAAGGACGACGTGCCCACTCCGGCAAACCGGAACGAAACGGGTGAAAACAACCCCACGATCCCGGTGGCTGCCCCGGTGGGTGGGCACCCGACTCTTCCGGAGACCCCGGAAAGCGGTCCTGACCTGCGACAGAACCTCCTTGGAGGGGGTGGGCACAGGGTGTCAACTCGTCCGGATATGGACCGAAACGCCGGAAACATCGCGATGGGCACCGAGGGAAAGGGTGGGCACCTCCGCCCTTTTGACCCTCCGTTTCCGCAGGTCGCGGGCGCTTTCGAAGGTGGGCAGACCGAGGTGATGCAGCCTCCGTTGGTGGGTGACGATTCGGCCACCCTCGATCTGAGTGGGCACGCAGATGAGTTCGTGATCTTCGACGAACCTACGGTGCCCACTGAATCCTCGCAGGTCAACGCCGGTTTTTCGGCCTCCGGTGCCCAGCCTCCGGAGGGCCCGGAAGAGGTGGGCACGGAAGAGGTGGGCACGGAGCCCCTCGGGCCATGGCCCGTAACGGACGAGCCGGTTCGGGATGACTGGTTCAAGATCGACGAGGACGAAGCCAAGGCTCTGCTGGAGGAGGGCCAGGAGGGCGACGGAGAGGCTTCCGCGAAGCCTGACGCCCCAGCAATCGAGACCGCCCCGGAAGGCGCTGTGGAGGGGCCGGAGAAGGCTTCCCAGCCCTCGTCGGCCGGAGTGGTCCAGGATTCTCCCGAGGGCGAGATCCCGGTCCAGGTCCTGATGTACTCCTGGGCCAAGGTGAACGGGGACGAGGCGGCGAAGGAGAAGGCCCGGCAGGACCTGGCGGAGTGGGCCAAGGGTGCCGTGGCGCGGGGCGAGGTCACGCAGGTCCAGTTGGAGAAGATGACCGGCGTGAGCCGTAAGACGCTTCGGCGCTGGATAGGAGCGGCGGAGCCGGACGAGATCGACCTGATCGACCCCTGGGAGGGGCCGGAGAGCGACGGCTGACCTTGATCCCGAACCGGCAACGGATCAACACGAGAAGGCCCTCGGAGATCATTTCCGAGGGCCTTTCGTCGTACCCTCGGAAGGCCCGAATGCAGGCCATCTGAGGGGATTTCATGACCGACATACCGACCGACAGGGTGGCGCTCTCCCCGGACGCCCTGAAGCTCCTGGCGAGCCTCATGCAGGATGCCGGGGTGGACGGCACCTATCAGGTGTCCATAGCCGCTCTCTGCACGTCCAGCGGCCTCTCCAAGGCCGCCTTCACCAAGGCGAGGGCGGAGCTGGTCACAGCGGGCCTCGTGTCGTACGAAGCGCCTCGCTCCGACAAGGGGCTTCGCGGCCCCACCATCTACACGCTGCACCGGTCCGCCGTGGGTGAAGGTCTGCCCGGACGGTCCGTCAGCACTGCGGAAGCACCGGTTCCACCACTTTGCGAACCGGTCGAATCGGACCGAACAGGCACAGAAGATCTGCCTCCCGAGAGGGAAGTGCAGGTCCCGCAGCATTCGGAGGAGCCGAAGCCGGTTCTCTCCGGCTGGCAGAGGGTGCTCGCGTGGTTCGGCCTTCGTCCGAAGTCTTCGACCTGAGCGAACCGGAGTTCGGAAGTCCGGATGAACCCGTCCCGGGGATTCGAACCGGCCTGTAAGACTCCGAATCTCGTCGGCGAAATGGGTGGTTCAGTGTGCGAATCGGACGAATCAACACAACCTGTGGCGACACTCTGGTTTATCAGGGTTGAACCGGCGGTTCGTCGGGCGAATCTGGACATACTCGGCTCTGTGGCCCAGGTCACAGATCATCGAGAGAAAGTGGCCTTGACTCGGCCTAGGCCATCCTGGCAGAGTCAGGTGTGTCGCCAGAAGCGGGAAACCGCGAAAACGGTGAAAACGGAAAAGGAGAAGAAACGGTGCTGAAGAAGCTGAGGGGAAACACGGTTCAGGTCGAGGGCCCCGCCCCGGAGCTGACGCCGAAGAAGAAGAAGTTCACCGGAATGGCGGTCTTCGCAAGTCTCCTGACCGTCGGAACCATCGCCTGGTCGACCCACTCGATCCTCGACGTGCTGGACGCAGGCAAGATCGGCCTGGCGTTCGCGGGACTGGCCGACCTTGGCTGGCTCTCCATCACCTACGCCAAGTGGCGCGGCACCCGGCTCCCCGTTCCTCACCGGGAGAAGTACACCGAGGTCTACGAGGACGGCAGCAAGGTCGAGCGGAAGGTCTGGAACCCCCGGCGCAGCACCTGGCCGGTCACCCTGATCGGCTGGATCATCGCGGTGATCGTCTCCGGCCTCCTCGTCCTCCACGGTGTGCAGGACGAGAACCTCGGTACCATGCTGGCCGCCATCTTCCCGATCATCACCAAGCTGATCTGGACTGTCGCCATCGCCGACGCCAAGGACCCGGCCGACCTGACCGAGGACGATCTGGAGGAGATCGCCGAGACGAAGCGAGAGGCCGCCAAGGTCCTGGCGCTGGCCGAGGCCGAGAAGGCCCAGAAGCAGGCCGAGCTGGAGGCCGCCCGCATCGACCGGCAGAACCAGAGGGAAGAGGCGGAGGCCAAGGCGGAGATGGAGCGGGCCGAGCGGCGTCGGAAGCACGAGGCCAACCTCGACGAGGCCGAGATGTCCGCCGAGCTGGAGTTCGTCACCGCCGAGCGGACCATCGAACACCAGATCCGGATGCAGGACATGTACGGGAAGCTGGATGCCCGGCAGGCGGAGGCCGAGCGGGCCCGTCGCTACCTGATGCCGCCGACCTACACGATCCCGGGTCAGATCGTCCGTACCGACCAGCAGGTTTCGGGCAGCGCCCCGTCTCTTGGGCAGGCTCCGGTCTTCCCGGGGCAGCAGCAGGAGCCGCTCTCCCCGAAGGAGGAGCTGGCACTCAAGTACTGGCAGGAGCACCAGGCGACCCAGATCACCAAGAAGGACTTCGCCACGACCATCGCGATGGTTCACCCGGCACGCGTGACGGAGGCGACCAAGGACTTCTCCCCCGAGTACTTCATGGCCAAGGGGCTGCTCGCCTGAGCGGCTCAGGAACTCCGTAAAACCCCCTCTCCGGAGGGGGTTTTTTCGTTGCCCAACTTGCAGCTATGGTGGGAGTGTTGACCAATAAGGGGTGATTGCCATGTGGTGCATCGAAACATCACGCGCGGCGGGAATGCAGAACCGAATTCGAGTCCAGCCCATGGAGGACAACGACCCCAATCCACTGAGCACGAAATACGCCGAGATTCTCGTGAGCCCTTGGAGCGGGGGAGAGCACCCGACACTCCCGCTTTTCCCGCCGGGATTCCTTTACCGGGATCGAGTGGGACTGAGCTACCGGATCATTCAGGGTGTCGTCGAGGAGACGGTGCTCCAGGGTGACGACGGGAACACGGACCCGCTTGACAGCCCTCAGACCACCGTGTGGGTGTACCGATACATCGCGGTGATCGAACTCAACAGTCCCTGAAACATCGACAGAAAACGGAAAGGGAGAAGGGCGTGGGAGTTCAGTCCGTGCACATCCGGGTCTCGGCCTATCGAGTCCCGTACTGGGTCACCAAGAGCGAGAATCACTTCTACACCGTCGAGCGGCAGTCGGATCGTCATGGCGGTGAGAAGTGGGGAATCTTCGAAGGGGACCAGGCTTGGGTCGGAGACCAGTGGATCCCTTCCTTCCGGCACCCGGACTCGTACGCCTGGGACGAAGACCTTGCCAAGGCGTTGGCGGGCCGCCTCGCCTTCGAGGAAAACCAGCGGATCGTCGACATCATGGAGAACCGCTTCCCGGGAGAGTTCCGTCACGGCCCGTACGACATGTCCGAGCACATCGCGGTCCACTACTACAGCTTCGACGACGAACCGGGGATCAACATTCCGGCCGAGATCTGTGAACGCTGCTCCTGGATCAGCAAGGGGATCCTCGTCCCGGCCTCCTTCTGCCCGGAGGCCCGCCTCGTGATGTGGGGCGTCTGATGCTGGAGAAGATACTCGGGGCCGTGGTCGAGAAGGCCCTGGAGAGCAGCACCACCGGCACGAGCGTCGGAGCCAGCGCAGCGCTCGGTGCCGTCACCACGGGTTCGACGCTCAAGGGCCTGGGTCTGCCGAGTACGGCAGCCGCTGCGGCAGGGGCTGCCGCCGGAGCGGCGGGCGCGGTTTTCGAGAAGCGCAGGAAGAAGAGGTAACCCGTCTTTTCTTTTTGGCCAAAGATGGCCTAGGCCGTGTTAGCCTGGCTGTACGGAAACGGAGAAGGAGAAGACATGGGCAAGTGGTCCGGCGAATCGACCGACTCCAACGAACGCTGGTGGAGCACCCAGCAGGAGGAAACTCCCCAGCAGAACGGCAACGACTGGTGGAACAAGGAGAAGGACTCCGATGCCTCCGACCGATGACCGCTGGTGGGAGCGTCCGGCCGAGAACGGGCAGTGGTGGCACAACCCGCCCGTCGCTCTCGACGAGGAGAAACCCCGTCCGGCTGTACCGTCAACTCCCCCCGCCCTGCCCGTTCCGGCCGCACCGGAGGAGTTGACGGAGGACGGAAGTCGCAAGAGGAACAGGCTTGCCGGAGCAGGGGCGGCTGCCGCCCTGATCGCGGTCTTCGCCCTCGGGGCCACAGTCTTCGGCGACGGCCCCGACAAGCCCGCCACGCAAACGCCCGTCTCCATGCAGACTGCACCGGCCGAGCAGACACCCTCGGAGAACCCCGCACCCCCGGCGTCCAAGCCTTCGGCCACAGCCAAACCGTCGTCGCCCAGCGTCTCGGCCCCGGCTGCCAAGCCGTACGAGATGTCCTCCTCGATCATCGGGTCAGGCAACTATGGCGCGAAGGTCGAGATCACGTTCACGAACAACACCAGCAAGCCTCTGACCCTCAACCCGTCGGCATTCGAGGCAGACGGAGAAGGTGTCATCGGGCAGTGGGTCCACCAGGTGCCTGCCGGGGAGTCGATCACCGTGGTCGTCGAGACTCAGACCGACAAGCCCCGACAGGTCACCTTCGACGCCACCGGCATGGGCGAGGTGTCCGCCGTGTCCGACATTTAGGCAGGGTTGACGGAGTGACTTACGGCGATCGAACGGAGCATCGTGAGGACTGAGATGACAGATCGCCTGGCCGAGCACATCAAGGAGAAGGGGGGCGTGTGGGACGGAGAACGGGCTCTCGCCTTCTACCGCTCCATCGGCTTCGGCTGCACGCTCGGACGCGCCGAAGCCAACCTGGGCATGGCCGCTGAGGCGAACCCGGACCTCCTGACTCGTATGCCGGACAAGCGGTTCACCTGGACGACCGAGCCGCTGGACCTCTCCGGCGGCGAGACGGATCCCGACGACAGCGCCTCGGACCTGAAGATGGGAAGAATTCGGCACGAAGGAGAGGCTTCATGAGCTGTAACTACCACGCCTTCGGGCCCTTCCCGGGAGGGGAGGAGAACGGCGAGGGCCTGCACATCGGCCTGCACACGGGGGGCTACTGCTTCCTGCTCAGGGCCTACTGGGGGCGAGGTCTGTTCAGTTGGCACACCTGGCAGCTCTTCTTGCAGCACCCCGATGTCATCATCAAGTCGGACACAGGGGAGGAGGTCTCCTTCGCCGAGTTCCGGGATCTCGTGACTCGGCGATACGACCGGCACGGCCTTCCTCTGCGGCAGCGGTGGAGGTCGGAACCTCTCCGGCACCTGGGTCAGCTTCGCGACGCGGACGGATACGAACTGGACGAGAAGGAGTTCTGCTGAGATGGACGACCACACCTGATCTGTCCACCAGGACTGAAGCCGGACACAGAAGGACCCCCGAGCGGAACCTCAAGCTCGGGGGTCCTTCTCGCGTACGGGCCTCGGGCCCGTTGCCGCGTGATCACTCACCGGTAATAACTTACGGGAAGATCCGGTGCATCGTCCGGGGAAACGACAGCACGCGCGCAGCGCCATGGCAGGTCACTTCCTCAGACCTCTTCGTTGGCGACGAGGGGGATGCTTCCCTTCTGCACCTTGGTCGCGACCTCGACGATCTTGCCGTTCTTCAGCCGGACGATGCGCAGGGCCTGGAGGACCGGGGTGTACGGGGACGGCAGGCCCAGGGACTCCATCTCCTGCTCGGTCGGGACCCGGCCGGTGGTCAGGATGCGGCGCTTCTTCATCGGGCTGCCCATCCGCTCGATGGCCAGCTCGCGAGATCCGGACGGCATCGACTCGGCGACGGCCAGTTCCGGGGTCTTCTCCGAGACCTCCGGCGGGTAGAAGCTCCGACCGGTGGCCATCGGCTGGTCGTCAATGTAGTTCACCCGCTCCCGGCAGATGACCGGGGTGCCGGGCTCGACTTCCATGTGGACGGCGATGTCCGGAGGGCAGGGCATCCATCCGGCGAACAGGATCTCGGTCCGCTCGTTCTTCGCGAGAGCCCGACCTGTCTGTGCAGCGAGACCGGCACGGTCGGCGACAGTGAGCATCCTGCTCTTTATGTCGGCGATGACGTGCGGTCGGTTGCGGTCGGAGGGCTCCACGGTTCCGTCGGCGACGAGCATCTGCACGGCCCCGTCGACAGTCTGACGGGACGTGGCGTACTCGGTTGCCAGCTTCCGGTGTGAGGGCAGCTTGTCGCCCGGGAGGAGTTCCCCGGAGAGCACCTTGTTGCGGATGCTGGTTGCGATCTGCTGCGCCTTCGTGGGGCGAGCCATCTTTCGTTTTCCCCTTCCTTTCGAGTGCTTGCGGCCTAGGCCACTAGTGTGCCATGCTGAAGACACGAAAAGCCAGCCGAGAAAGGCGGAAAGGCACCGAAGAGCGTAACAATCTGTGCCTCTGGGCACCTTTGTGCCCTGGGACGCGTACCCAGCGTGACGAAACCGTCCGCCGGGAAACGTTGTAACCCTGCTCAGGATACAGAGAGACGCTCACTCCGCCGAGTGGCCAGGGCCATTGATTTGACCTTGATCCAACGGTTGCAACGGTGAGGAGAGGAAGCGTGATGGCCGCGACAACACCCGTTTCGCAGCCTTCCATCCCTCCCGCCCCCGAGATGAAGGCCCCCCCTCGCAAGAGGCTGGACGCCTTCAAGGACCGAGTGGCGGCAACCTTCCAGAACCAGATTGCCGCAGCTCGGACGAAGTGGGCCGAGGGGCGGAAGGCGTCGGAGAGCAAACAGCAGGAGGTTCGCGAGGAAGCCCGGGTTGTGATCGACCCGGTCAAGGAGAAGATCAACGAAAGCAAGGACCTCGCCGGGCAGATCGTCGTCCCCGTCCTGAGCGGCATACAGGACACCGTCGATCCGATCGTCCAGGCATCGGGACGCGAGAAGGCCAAGGGCAAGTCCCGGCCACTGGTGACATCCTTCGGCTGGTCGATGATCCTGGCGTGGGCCGTCAACCCCATCATGCTGATGGAGGCGATGTACGACAGGGCTCTCGGCTCGAAGGCACCCCGCGACTGGGGGCTGCTGATGGGCCCCGGCCGCTGGTTCCGGGACACCATCGTCATGGCCTGGGAGACCGGACAGAAGGCCAGCTTCACCTGGGCGGTCGTCATCGGCCTCCTCCCGATGGTCATCGGTACCTGCAAGAACGTCGCACAGAGCAACCCGGAAGGCGCGCTCTACAACTCGATGAGGTTCCTGGACCGGGCAGTCGGCACGGTCTGGGGGGTCATCCGCTGGGCCCTCTGCCTTGTTCTGCCCTTCCTGCGGGGGAGCATTCCGCAGAAGTCGCAGAACGAGAGCCCGGTGAAGTGGCTCACCCGCCTCTCCTACGCCACCCCGCTGTTCTACCTGCTCGGCCTGTCCTACCCCGGCGCGACCCAGTGGCTGTTCGGGGTGACCTGGACTCTCCAGTGGTGGCAGGTGGGGGTCATGGCCCTGACCTGCTTCTCCTACTACGGAGTCATGTGGGCCCTCGACCGCATGGAAGACGGCAAGGGCTTCGACATGACCCACGTGATCATCATGATGCCCCTGGCGAGCATGATCTCGGGCTACGCCCTGAACGGCATGGACGCCGCCATGTGACGGCGGACCTTCCGCAAGGCCGTGACACCGCCGAAGCCATCGGCGAGACGGTGCCGGATCGAATCCGGCCGGAAGGACTCAGAGCACCACCAGCCTGACGGAAAGCGAGAAGAGACGTGAACAACGACAACAACGGCATGCCGGTTCTGATCCCGTCGCGTCCCGGCGGCAACTGAGAGAAGGGAACCATCGAGATGAACATCGCGGCAGCGCAGACCGCCATCGAGACCGGCGCGACACTGCCCACCACCTCCTGGGTCGGGAACATCACGTTCTTCGGCCTCGGCTTCACCATCCTGCTCCTGTCGTTCCTGTCCCAGCCCAAGGCGGCCTCCGCCGACGGCAAGAAGCCTGCTCGAAATGGTCGCCTCTTCTGGAGCCCGGTCGTCATCGGCCTTGGTAACCGATTCATCGGTGAGCCGTCCGTCCGGCTCAAGAAGAAGGTCATCGGCAAGGCGAACAAGGACGCCTCGGGACAGGTGATCATCGAGGACCCGGAGCCGTTCGACTGGATGAGCCTGCTGAGCTTCTTCATCGGGTTCATCGGCATGACGTCGATCCTGATGACCAGCAACGGAGACATCACTGTCGTCCTGGACTTCCTGTGGTCCGGGGTCTTCCTGATCATCGGCTTCCCGGGCATCTCCGACATGGGGGCCGGTGCCATCGCTCTGATCCTCCTGTTCTTGGCGATGGCCAAGCAGGGCGACAGCAAGAAGGACCTGGTCTTCGGCATCGTGTGTGCCGTGTTCTTCTCCGTCGCGGGTGGCGGTTTCGCCAGCCTGTCGAACGCCATCAGCAATTGGATCCCGACGCTGTTCGGTTGATCCTCGCCACAAAGGGGCGGCCTCTCCGGAGGTCGCCCCTTTTGCTTGTCCTACTGGCCTAGGCCGTGCTAGTTTCGAGGTACGGAAGGAGGAGAAATGAGACGACGATCGAACGGGGTTTTTCTCTTCGGATTCGGTGCAGTGTTCGTGGTTCAGATGGTCACTGGATTCGTTCCCGGAGTCCCGTCCATTGCTGCTCCTTCGACACCTGCCGAAGCCAAGGAAGTTTCGAAGGAGTTCAAGGTGCCGAAAGGTGCGGTGAAGCCCGCACTGATCAGCGCCGACAAGCCCGTCCGCAAGGGGTCCATCCCCAACAAGCGCTTCGAGGACCTGATCAACGTCTGGGGTAGGCAGTGTGAAACTCTCAGCCCTGCCATCCTCGCAGCGCAGATGTACCAGGAAAGCGGATTCCGGACGAGCAGGGACACCGTGTCCAGCGCCAACGCACAGGGCTTCGCGCAGTTCATACCTTCCACCTGGAAGGTGCACGGGAAGGATGGCGACGGAGACGGAAAAGCTGACGTCTGGAACCCCGAGGACGCCATTCCGTCCGCCGCCATGTACGACTGCTACCTCGCGCGGATCGTACGAAATGAGCCCGGCGACGACGTCGGAAACATGCTCGCTTCGTACAACGCCGGAGCGGGCCGGGTGAAGGAACACGATGGCGTTCCTCCGCCGACTTTCGCCCGAGGCGAGACCTACAACTACGTGAAGAACATCAAGGCGATGGCGAAGGAGAAGTTCTCGTGAAGCGACGGACGTTCCTCGTCGTCCCGGCCGGGGTTCTGATCAGTGGGTGCAGCGCACTTCACGCAGCCCCGATCTCGAACTCCACGAACAACCCGAACCCGAACATCAAGAAGATCAACTTCTACTCGGACGGCTATCAGCCCACCGAGGAAGACGAAAAGGCGCAGCCCGAAAAGGTCCGGATGGACAAGCCGGTGAAAACTCGCAGGTGGGTCCAGCCGGTCGACGCACCCATTGGCACCCCTTACCGGCAAGCCGGATCGTCATGGTCCAGCGGCTACCACACCGGCACCGACTTCGCCGCACCGAACGGAACCCCGATCCGGGCTGTCGGTGCGGGCGTCGTCATCTACGCCGGAGCGGCCGGACAGTACGGCAATCAGGTCGTCATCCAGCACGACCACGGCACGTTCAGTCAGTACGCACACCTGAGCAAGGTTCAGGTCAAACGTTGGCAGGCAGTCGATGCAGGGCACGTCATCGGCCGCGTCGGATCCACCGGCAACAGCTCCGGCCCGCACCTCCACTTCGAGATGCGCAACGGCCCCGCCTACGGGTCCGACATGGACCCCGTGAAGTTCCTCAGGAACAAAGGCGTCAGCCTCTAACAGACATGCACGGAAAGGAGGAAAAACGTGAAGAGGCGAAACGTGGGCCTCACTGTCGCTGCGACAGTTCTCTCGATCGGCCTCACCGGCTGCGCCAGTGACCCGCAGGAGGGTGGAGAGGGATTCAGCGTGGCGGACACCCTGCGCTCTCTCGGCAACCCCGGTGACGAAGTGCAGCGGCATGCCGACCAGACCTCCAAGAAGGCCGAGGAGGACAAGGCGTCCGCCGACGCTGCGGAGAAGGCCGAAAAGAACAAGAAGGCCGCGTCCCGCGAGGACCCGGTAGTAACCCGCAACGACAGGGCCGTGAAGGAGGCACCGTCCGGAGTGCCCGCCTTCGTCACTGCCACCAACTGGGCACAGACCAAGCTCGGTCACAAGTACGTCTGGGGCGGTGAGTCGGACGAGGAGGGTGGCTTCGACTGTTCGGGGCTCATGCAGGCCGCCTGGGCCGAGGCCGGGGTCAAGCTGCCCCGCGTGGCGCACGCCCAGTACTACGCCTCCAAGGTTCACCCGAAGCGCAGTCAGCTCAATCCCGGGGACCTCGTTTTCTACAAGAACTCCTCGGGCGAGATCTACCACGTCGGGCTGTATGTGGGCCTCGACGAGAAGGGGCGTCAGACGATGCTGCACGCCCCCAACCGCAACCGGGTCATCCAGTTCGACCCGATCGACTACATGAACGGCTACTTCGGAGCAACGAGGGTGGGAGAAGAGTGATGAACACGTACCTCGCACACGTGCAGGTGAGGGAACCCGGCCACGCCGACCTCGTCGAATTTGACACGGTCGTGGTCACCGAGTCCGCTGAGGACTCGGAGCTGCGCAAGGCGGCGGAGCGGGTCTGGTCGGACGAGGTGCAGGAGGGCTGCCGGGTCCACGTGGATCTGCTGGACCTGGCGACCGGTAAGGCGCTGGTCTCCACCGGGGATCAGGTGATGACGGCATGAGTACCCAGATCGACTTCGGACAGGACTACGCCCGCTTCGTCATCGCCGATTTCCTGGAATGGCTCCAGGGGAAGGGCGGGGTCGAAGGGCGCAAGGGTGTCTACCACTTGACCCGTCACGTCCCGGGCGGCACTCCCGACACCGAGACCCCCGACGACCAGGAGAACCTCGACCTCGTCGAGGCGTTCCTCACGGAGATGGATTCCGTGCCCGAGTGAGGGGGGCCGTCGCATGATGGGTCGGACGCATGCCGCGATCGGAGCGGCAACCCCTCTTTCTCTTCTACTGACCGGAGGGGCGACGGCGCAGGAGGTGGCGGTCATGGCTGTCGTCTCAGCGGCGTTCTCTCTGCTCCCGGACCTCGACCACCAGGACTCGATCGCCAGCAGGGCGCTCGGAGGCTGGTCACACCAGGTGGCTCAGAGCGCAAGCAAACTGGCTCTGCGTCTCGCGTCCACCACCCGGGATGTCCGGACTCGACGACACCGAGCCATGCGGGGAATCTCGCCGACTCACCGGACGTTCACGCACACGCTTCTGGCATCTTTTCTCCTCACGAGTTTCGTGCTTTTGGGGGCCGCTTCCAGTCAGATTTTTGTCGGGGTTCTGTCTGGCGCGGGGGTGCTGCTGCTCCGTCCGGTTCTTCGGCTTCCGTGGCTGCTTACCGGGGTCCTTTCGGTCACCCTCGGCGTCGGAGCCTATCTGTGGTTTCCCCCGGTTCTCCTGGTTCTTGCCGCAGGTGGGGGCTACGTGGGAAGCATCCTCGCGGACGGGTGTACGAAGCAGGGCGTCCCCCTGTTCTGGCCGATGAAGATCAACGACAAGCGCTGGTGGGACATCGTCCTGCTGAGACGCCCGGTGGTGGTGGGTGGCGGGCGCGAGGCGAGTGTGGCTGTCGGGGTGGCGGTGGTGATGAACGGCATCTTGGCGGTTCTCGCCATCTGAGGGAGTCCGACTTCGGTCGGACTCCCTTTTTGGTGACATTGACTGAGAGTTCCTGCACAATGAGGAACGGAAGTGGAGGGGAAAGGTGATGCGGCTGACATGAACTACGAGAAGGATGCCTACTACAGCGAGGCACCGACGCGCCGTCTCCCGGTGGACCCGAAGACTCGGATCTACGGCGAGCCGGAACGCCCGACCCGCGTGTACCCCGAGGCCCCCACCAGGCGCTTTACCGAGCCCGCACAGCCTGCTGCTCCCGCTCGGGCTCCCCGTTCGTCCGGATCGTCCGGCACCAACAGCCCTGCCGCTTTCGTGCAGGCCACCGGGGAGATGTACGACCTCGTCCGACGCATTCAGGACGATGTCTCCCTGGCGCAGCCCGTGGAGGAGGAGCTGGGGGAGGTCTACGAGCGGACCCACGTCGTGCACGACAAGAACCTTCTGCTCGGCATGCGACTGACGGCGGGTGTGGGCGGCGTGACTTGCTGGCTGACCCAGTTCCACCTCGGATGCCTGGTCATCACAGCGGTCGCCGTGCTGTTCTGGATCTACAACGAGACCGGAGTGGAGTACCTGAAGAAGAGCAGGTAAACCTCGGAAACGGGTTGATGTATTACAACGTCACACGTAGTCTGGATTCAGTACCGGAGAGGAGGAAAAAAATGGGTGAACCACTCTCGGAACTGATCCCCCTGAGGGTCACCAAAACGATGCGCCTGAAGATCGAGGAAGCGGCCAAGAAGGACGGCCGGAACCGCTCGAACTACCTCCGCCACTTGGTGGAGAGGGCACTCGTTCAGGAGGGTGCGTCGTGAACGAGCAGGAGATACGCGCAGCCGCCCTCCATGCCGCAGGCACCTACGCCGGATCCATCGGAGGAGCGAAGCCCGAGGACCTGCTCTACGTAGCAGACGTCTACGCCGTCTACATCACGGACGGCCGAGATGCGGCCCTCGCCCGCTTCGCCCAGATGGAGGCCGAAAAGGCGGCGGCGAAGAAGTCGGTCGACAGCCCGTCGACGCACACGCTGCCGACGACGGAGCTGCGGGAAGCGCGTCCTCTCGGGCTGGTGCAGCCCGACGTGCACCCGGAGAAGATCCGAACTGCCCAGAACCTGCTGACGGAGGCGAGGAAGGCCAAGGTGGCCGCCCACAAGAACCTGTTGAAGCAGAGGGCAGTCAACGCGGGAGTCCTGGACGTACCGATCACTGACGGGAACCGGACGGTGACCCTGAAGGACGTCCTCGGCGTGTAGGAACCTGCGGCAAAATCGCAGAAGACTGTCATGAGGCGCTACCCTGACGTGAAATGATCGCGTCGGGAGGATTTCACCATGTCTACGGCTGAAACCATCAGCGCCTCGGTCCGCAACCTGCTCACCCTCGCGATGAGTGAGGACGACGACCGTCTGACGACACCGCCGAACAAGCTGTACAGCAGGAAGGTCAAGGAACTCGCGGCCAAGCTCGGCGTCTCCGAACCGTACATGTTCCGGAAGATCAAGGATAGTACGTGGACGATCGGAGACCTCGACCGGCTTGCCGAGTATTTCGGGGTGCACCCGGCAGATCTCGTGCCGGGTCCTCACGACGGAGAGGAAAAGGGATAAGGGTGACGTTCAAACTCACGGACGAACAGCAGTACGCGGTCGACCTTGCAGGCAAGGGCGAGCGCACCAAGGTCATCGCCCCTGCCGGATCGGGCAAGTCCAAGACGGCCGAGGAGATGGCCAGGGCGATGATCCGGGCTGGCAAGCGGAACATCCTCTATCTGGTCTACAACACCGAGGCCCGGCGCGACGCCGAACGGCGCTTCAAGGGACTGGACCAGGTCAAGGTCCGGACGACCAGTCAGATCGGCTACCGGGCCTTCGCCGGTACCCACAAGGATCGCATGAACTTCAAGACGGCCCCCAAGGTCCCGAGCTGGCAGTTGGCGGAATGGCTCAAGTTGAAGCCGCTGAACTTCGGGGACGGGCTCGTCCTTGACGGGCCCCAGCAGGCCCTGTACGCCACAAGGGCGATCGACCAGTTCTGCTCTTCCAACCGCCGGTCCATCACCGCCGACGATGTCCCGTTGGAGATGCATGGAGTCGACGACTCCGCGCTGAAGTCGGTCAAGACGGCCATCGCCACACTGGCGCAGAGCATCTGGTTCGACGCCAAGCGCGCCGGATCCCGCTTCCCGTTCGACATGACCATGGCCTTCAAGCATGTCGCCCTCGACGGCAAGGACGAGGGCTACGACGCGGTTCTGCTCGACGAGGCGCAGGACTCCAACGACAACACCATGGCGTACCTCAACAACCAGGAGAACGCTCAGATCTGCGTGCTCGGAGACCCTGCGCAGACCCTCTACGCCTGGAGGGGGTCGACAGACCAGATCCTTCAGTTCGACGGAGTCCCGGCCCCCCTCACGCAGAGCTTCCGATTCGGCGAGGCCATCGCCGAGGAGGCAATGAAGCACCTTCCGTTCACGGAGACCGGGGTTGTCGTGAAGGGCCTGCCGAGCATCCGGGACAAGGTGTTCTACGGCGGGATGGAGAAGCCGGACGTCGTCCTCACCCGGACGAACGTGGGCTCCATGTCCTACGCGCTCTCCCTCATGGAGGCGGGTTACCGAGTGGCACTCGTCAAGGGAGCCGACCCCATTCGGTCGCTGGCCTTCGCCGCGATCGAGCTGCGCAAGGGCAAGCGGCCCACCCGGAACATCGAGTTGTCCGCGTTCGAGGACTGGTCCGAGCTGGTGTCCTTCACGGAGGAGCCCAGCGGTGGCCATCTGAAGGCGCTGGTGAACCTCGTGAACATCCACGGCACCAAGCCCCTGATCGATGCGTGCGGCAACATCGTCCCGTACAGCGCTCGCAACCCTCAGCACGACGTCGCGGTGACCACGTGCCACTCCATCAAGGGACTGGAGTGGGACAACGTCCTCATCGGTGACGATTTCGACGAGCCGAAGCCGCACGTCGACCCGAAGACCGAAGAGGTCACCCCGGGAGAGATCAAGCGATTCGACGCGATGGTGAACTACGTGGCCGTCAGTCGAGCACGTAAGGCTCTCGACGCCGAGGGCCTGGCGTGGATCAACAAGTACCTGGAATCTGCGACGACGTAATCCCCGCATTCCCGGTCGGCGGCGCTGGCCTCCTGCTCGTTGGGGGACCAGCGCCGCTGCCCTATCCAAGCGTCAGGAGAAGAAACGTGACGAAGCGAAAGTCTGTTACCCGACTGGTTCAGCTAGAGGAGCGATTCAAGACCCTGGGTGCGGTGTTGCTCGAAATTCGGAAGATGCACAGCGAGGTATATCTGGAATACATCGAAGAAGCGGGACGGATCCTTGACAAGGATCCGTCGACTTTCGTCTTGGGTACACGGAACTGCCTCACGTCCCCCATCACGAAATGTGTCCATTCCTTCTCCGAAGAGATGGGAGTGGACGAATGCATCTTCTGCGGGAAGCCGGAGGGGCGTAAGTAGCATGGTGCAAGTGGATCTGACACAGACGGAAAACGGGATTCCCGAACACTTGCAGGACATCGCTTTCCACTTGGAACGCTGCCGGTATTTCGTCCGGTACAGCGAGAAGAAGCGGTGCGGGTGTCATGTTCGGCAAATATTGCACGCCGACAATGACCAAGGAATCTATCTTCGTATCAGCGTGGACGAAGATCCCGTCGGCCGACTTGGCAATCTCCTTTTCGAAGGCCGATTCGAAACTCCGGAAGGGATGAGCACGGCTTTCCACGAGTTCACCGACGTCGAGAGGTTCCTCGCTTTCGCCCAGGCCGGAACCGGATGCCCTTGCAGGAAGAAGATTTTCGAAGAGAACCGGGCGAGGAAGGTGCTGGAGGACTCTCTCAAGGCCCGGGTGCTGGAAAGGCGGCTTCACCGCAGAGAATCCAGCCTCTACCTCTGCCCTTTCTGGTGGGTTCAGGGGAAGGACTACTTTCACGTCTCCGCATAGGGGAGGTGGAGTCGACAGGAAAGGGAGGGTGAAGTGTACGGCGGAAGACAAGGAGAGTGGAGCAAGTGGCACACTCTGGAAGTCGGTGAACCGTTCGTCGAGAACGGGAAAACGTACCCCCAGTACACCTGGAAGCATGACAAGGAATGCCCTCGTGAAGTGGATTCGGTGACATTCGACGGAGTCAATTACTATCGCGTGGACTTCCGCTGTTACCTGGGATACATCGAAGAAAGCGGTGCGGAGAATCTTCTCGGTGACTGGGTGACCACACCCGGCCTGTATCGCGTTCGCGCCCGTACCGTCTGGGACTACTGGGGCGAGGCCGACGAGGACATCGAGGTCGCGATCCTGCACGGCCCCGTCGACGCGCGCGAGTTCGACGAACCCCTGAAGGACGAGTGAAGCCCAGCGGCAACACTCCGGACCCCGACAATTTCCTGAAGGCCCTGGCCAAGATCAGCAAGAAGTACGGCGTCGAGATCGGCGGCTGCGGCTGCCAGGGCTCCCCGTACGTCTCCGACAAGAAGGGCCGCGTCCTCGTCGAAGGGCTGATGTTCTGCAAGCTCCACGACCGATACGGACCGAGTGCCGAGCACTACCACTGCGACGACTGACCGAACCGGCAAGGAGAAGAAAATGAAGGAACGCTGGCCCGACTTCACATTCGTCGGCATCGACCTGGAGTTCCTCCGGGACATTCCCGGTCAGCCCGGACTCATCTCAATGGCCCTGGCCTACCGAGACAAGGACCACCGGACTCACTCCCTCTACGTGATCAACGGCGACGTCGACCAGGACGAGGTCCTCAGGCGGCCCTGGATGGTGGACAACGTCTGGTCCAAGCTGCCGCTCGACACCGACGGGCGCTACTTGGACCTGCGGTCTTCTGAGGTCCAGGCGTACTACGACATCCCGGGTCTCGTCAGCGACTTCCTCAGCCCGCTGACGGACGGGGAGAGTTACCGCCAGCACATCGGTCTGATCGCAGACCACGGCACCCAGGACGTGCAGCGTCTCCACGAGCTGTGGGGTCACGACTGGAGTCCGGGGGCGATGCCCCCGTGGATCCCGAAGCGACTCTTCCAGGACCTTGCCACGCTGGAAGACGTCGCGGGCGTGAGCGAGGGCAGGATGCCCGACGGGGAGCGTCTCCCCGAGATGGACCCCGTCAACGAGCACGTGGCCCTCTGGGACGCCGTGCATGACCTCGACGTCCTGGAGTTCCTCCTGGCTCGTTCACGGGCTGTGCGGGTCGCCTGCGGGGTCGAGCTGATCTGACCCAAGGCGCAAGGGGCGGGTCCCGGACGCAGCCGGGGCCCGCCCTTCCCGTTCCCCGAACCTTTGAGTGGTTGTTTTTTGGTCCACTGGTGTACTAAACTTGCACCAAGGTCATCGAAGGATGGCCTCGGAGGGGAGAGGAAAAGAATGAGGACTGGCGACCGGTACGAGAACGTGAAGACCGGCGAGATCGTCTCCATCCTGAACATCCGCACCGAGGACGGGCAAGCGACTGTCGCCCATCTTGACGACGAGGGTCGTCCCGTGAGTGCGTTCTCGGTTCCGCTCAGTCGATTTCGTTCGGGAATCTGCGGCAGGAACGGCGCTCCGTACAAGACCGGGTACATTCCGATGGACAACCCGGCCGCGCGGAATGAAACGGAGAGCGCCATCGACGAGGAAGCGCTGAATTCTCTCGACAAGGATCAGCTCGCCGCCTATCTCGAAAACCTTCCGGACGACCAGCTCACCAACCTGGGTGCCAAGTACCACGAAATCCAGGCGAAGGCGAAGGCGGTCGAAGACGCGGTCAAGAAGGTGATCGTCGCGAGGAAGAGGCCGCACGGTACGTACGTCCACGGCAATTCCACGTACGTCGTGTCGCCGAACTCCCGTTTCGACGACGCCACGGCCAAGAAGAACCTCCCCAAGGAGGAATACGCGCGGATCTGCGTGCCGAAGGCCGATTCCACCCTCGCGAAGAAGATGTTCGGAGGAGAGGACTCTCCGCTCTACCGGCTCTGCCAGAAGGACCTCGGGGCACCGAAGGTCACCCTTCGGGCGGCCACCGACAAGGACCGGGCAGAAGCCGTGAACACTCCGGTCCAGGGCGACGCGTTCAACGGGGACATCCTCGAAGACTTCGACCTGGGAGACATCGAGATCGGCTGACGAAAAAGCAGATTCCGCCCGTCCCCTGCTCGGGCGGAATCTGTCGTGTCAGGATACCTGCATGTTTCGAGACGTCGCCGTTCTCATACCTTTCGGCAACGAGACGCCCTTGAGGAAACAGGCTCTGGGGCACGTGGCGAAATGGTACCTGGAGACCCTTCCTTTGGCTTCGGTCGGGACCGGAGGAAGCGACGGCGTCTGGTGCAAGGCGGAAGCCGTCGCCGAAGCCCTGAAGGAGACCTCGGCCGAGATCCTCGTGATCGCCGACGCGGACTGCATCGCACCTGGAATCCACGAAGCCATTCGCAACGTGCGTCAGGGGGCCTCCTGGGCCATGCCGCACACCAAGGTCTACCGGCTCAACGAAAGCGCGACCCAGACGGTCCTGGGCGGGCGCAACCCGGCCGAACTGGCAGGAGTGCCCGCCCATCAGGACCAGGACCCGTACATCGGGTTCGAGGGCGGCGGGGTGACGGTCCTTCGGCGGTCCGTCTATCTCAACTGCCCACTGGATCCGGAGTTCCGGGGGTGGGGTCAGGAGGACGAAGCGTGGGCTGTCGCCCTGAACGCCCTCCACGGCCCGCCCCGGCGAAGCCCGGCCCCGCTCTACCACCTGTTCCACGAGAAGCCGTCACGGATCAACCGCTACGCCGGTTCCGTGGCCAGCGTCCAGCGCCTCTGTCAGTACAAGGAGGCCGAAGTGACAGGAAGTTGGAATGAAATTCTCGAAACTGCGAGGAATCTCCTGAGGAGTGTCAGTGGTGTTCCCTAAGCTGGCGGCATGAGCAACCAAACCAGCGACGAAATGACAGGGGAGCAGCTCGACGACTTCGCCCTGGGCCTCGCCACTGCCACGATCATGCGCCCCTCGAAGCGCGACCAGCAGAGCGCCCCCGGTCCGAGTGATCTGGCCGACGACTGCGACCGGTGCCTGGGCGGAAAGATCGCCCACTACCTGGGGCTCGGCTCTCCCGTGATGTCGGGGTTCTCCTTGGCCGCCTGGGTAGGAACGGCCGTCCACGAGAAGATGGAGCGCGACCTTCCCAAGGTGTACCGACATGCGGAGATCGAGATCGATGTCGAGGTCGGTGATGTCCCGGATCTCGGGCACATCACCGGGCACACCGACGTGTTCCTGACCAACAAGTACACGGTCATCGACTGGAAGACCGCGTACAAGGAGGCCATCTTCCGGTACCGAAAGGCGGCTCGGGTTCCGGCGGAACTCCTGTCGGCGAACGAGGTCAGGGAGCTGGAGGACCTGAAGGCACTGGACCGGGAGAGCCGGTCCACTCCGGAGAGCCTGCTCCGCCTGGTCGAGCTGATGGCGAAGGCCAACCCGGACGGCAACGGACTTCCGGGCAACTATGTCCGGCAGACGCAGGTGTATCTCTACGGCCTGCACCGCATGGGTCGCAAGGTACGTCGCGCCGTCCTCGTCTTCATCCCCCGGGACAGCAACAGCATCGACGACGTCTGGGCGGCGGGCTTCACGTACCGACCGGAGATCGCCGAGGCCGTACTCCAGAGGGCCTCCCACCTGGCACGACTCGTCAAGGCGGGCAAGCTCAACGAGCTGCGTACCAAAAGTGGATGCTACGTGTGCTCAAAAGCTCGACGCCTCTGACTCGAATCTGGTACGCTGGAAGCACAGAAAGAGAACACACGAAATCAACGAAGCGATGAAGAAGACACCGGCAGTGAGGACAACAGGATGAGCGAACTGGTCAAGAGGAACCCGGACTTCGATCCGGAGGCGATCAAGAAGAGCAAGCTGCTCCCGGAGCATCTCCAGAACGACCGGGCTTCCCTGGAGTTCATGGCGATCATCGCCGACGGTCTGGGCATCAAGCCCGGCACTGCCATCCAGCACATCTACGTCTTCAAGCCGAAGAACGGCAACCGCCTCCAAGCAGGGATGTCGGCCCACCTGTACGGTGCTCTCGCCATCGCCGCAGGTCATGACCTGCACGTCTCCGGCAACGCCATCGAGGCCAAGGGTGTCCTCATCCGCAAGGCCGACAACGAGAAGATCCAGCGATACCGGATCCTCGCCGAGGACGAACGCCGCAATCGTCAGCAGGCCATCGAAACAGCCCACGGCCTGTACCGGCACGAACGCGAGTTCCTCCGGGACCAGATCGAGGACCTGGAGAGGCTGGCCCTGATCGCCGCCGAGAAGCCCGACAGCCCCGAGGCCAAGGGAGTTCAGGCGGAGATCGCGAAGATCCAGAAGCAGCTTCAGGGATTGCAGAAACAGTACGGCTTCGACACTCTTCGCCAGAGCCTCACCCAGGGTTCACCGTTCGATCTGGAGAAGATTCTCCGGCACGAGGTGGTCTGGACGATGGCCATGGCGCAGCAGGCGGGCTTCACCAGCAATCCGAAGTACGGAACCCAGCCTCGCGAGATGTTGGAAGCTCGGGCTCAGGTCAGCGTCGTCCGGCGAGGTGCGATCGACGTGATCCTCGGCGTCCGTTCCTTCTTCGCCGACCTTGGCGTGGAGTACGACGGCGACCCGAACAAGGACCTGGCGATCGACGGTCTCCTTCTCGACGAGGACGAGATGCACCTCATTCAGGGCAGCGACGGCGAACCGATCATGGACGCGGAACTGGTCGACGTCACCTCTCCAAAGGTCAGCCCCCGGCAGGCCCAGCTTCTGGACCTCGCGGCGGAAGGTGTCTCCAAGCGTGACGCCGACGGTGTCGCCCGATGGGCCCAGAGCATCCTGGCCAACGAGAAGCGGTCCGCCCGGCAGCGGGAGACCCAGCTCATGGCTATCCAGAGCGTCCTCCTGGAGGACCCCAAGGGGGACACCCTCCTGGAGAACGGCAACACCCTGAGGGACGAAATCCGCACCCTCACCGACTCACTCACCGCCAAGTAAACCCACACGAAAACACGAAGAAGAGAAGGACATAGAGATGAGCGACGAGTTCCAGGACGACCCGTTCAACAGCACCGACAACGACGGCGAGGGTGTGGTCGACGCCGACATCGTCGAGGAGGACGAGACCGAGGAGGACGAGTTCGACATCCTCGGCGACGACGACCTCGAAGGCTTCTCCGAGACGGAGGACGGCGAGGCCCTCAAGGCCCAGGCCGACTCCGGCAAGAAGTACCGCGACCCCACCGAGGTCGGCCTCAAGGACCGTCAGTGGGTCCCCGTGGTCGTCAAGGAGATCACCGTCCACAAGAAGTACGCGCCGGAGTTCGGCGGCAACCCCGTGGTCCTCGCCAAGGACAAGACGGGCAAGCTGAAGTACCTCTTCAACGATGTCGCAGCCGCCATCCAGGACGGTGCGACCCCGATGATCGGCGAGTACAAGCTCCCCTACGTCGTCGTCAAGATGAACCACGTGGCCCCGGCCTACGGCGAGCGGTTCTTCGACTACCAGGCCGACATCCCGATCCTCCCGATCATGACGAAGTACCGGAACGACCCGCGTGAGGGTCAGCTCCCGGGCTACAAGAACGAGAGGGGACTCGCCTTCCGTAAGGCGGCCGAGGTCCTCGCCGAGGGCGAGACCATGACCATGGCCAACATGGAGGAGATCCACCTCCGCGCCAAGGGCACCGTCGTGATGGCCCAGCTCAACATCTACCAGAAGTCGAACCCGATCGCCCAGCAGGTCTGGGAGAACAACAAGCCGATCATGGTGCGTCTGGACCCGGCCGTGGGCGGACCGCTGCGGGTCTTCAAGAACGAGGCCACCGGCCAGTACATCAAGGTCGGCACCGCCGAGGTCGTCGAGGAGCTGAACGATCTGGACGAGACGGCCGAGCGGGTTCTGCTTTACCCGCTGGGCGACGGCGAGTTCGCCATCCTCGACGACGGCCCGGCGGCCGGTCGCCTCACCAAGATGGTCAAGCCCTGGACCGACACTCTGATGCCGGGCGGACAGCCGGTGCCGTTCCTCCCGGTCCCCGAGCGGGACATCCAGGTCGAGACCCTGGACGGCACCATGATGGCGGGTGAGATCACCTGGGACACGATCGGCAACATCTGCCCGACCCTCGCCCCGGGTGCCTCGGTCGACGTGCTCCTCCAGAACGGCCGCACCGTCCAGGCGATCTACATGAAGTCGCACTGGGTCGAGATGGCGACCGAAGGCACCCCCTCGGTCCCCGCTCAGCGGCAGGAGGCTCCGGCCCGTGAGGAGCAGGTGACCGGCCAGGCCGCCTGATCCCGCGCCGGTAACGGTACGAAGGCCCCGGCCTTCACACGGCAAGCCCCTCGGTCCTCCCTGTGGAGGCCGGGGGGCTTGTTCGTTTTCGCTGATAACCCAATACAAGGAAACTCAAAAGAAATTGACGAGCAACTCGAATAACTGAATGCGAGGAAACCTCGTTTCTTCTCCTTCCGTGTCCTTGCTTTTCCTCGGGAAGTTGCTGACTGAAGCGATACATCTGGCGGCGAAATAGCGTCGGGCGGATACGATCAGTTTTCAGTCCGTGAAATCGGGTGGGATCTCCCGTGACCTCCGCCCCTTCGCGCTCCCGGGAAACGTCGCAAGCACGAGGAGAAGCACATTGAGTTTCGTCTTCTTCGATACTCTCTTCCCGCCGGTCTCCGAAGACGGAAAAGACCTGGGATTCGTTGCTGTCTCCCTCTACCCCGGCGGAACCTTCAACAACGAAGAGGGCCCCACCCAGACGCACTTCTTCGCGTGGCCCAGCCAGAGGGACGACCTCGTCGCCTTCTGTCTGCACAACACAGAGAAGGACATCTACACCGTCCCGGCGCTGTTCGGCACCCGCAGCAGCCGCAAGGCCGCCAACATCGTCCACCAGTGGGCCGCCTACGCCGACGCCGACGACCTCGACCTGACCAAGGTGAAGACCGAGCCCACCATGGTCGTCGAGACCAGCGAGGGGCGGCACCACCTGTACTGGGTGACCAACGTCGACGACCCCACCCGCCTGGTGGCGATATCCCGGGGCATCGCCGAGGTGCACAAGGCAGACGGCTGCGACCCCGGGGGCTGGGACGCAGGCCAACTCCTGCGAGTCCCGGGCACATCCAACAACAAGCGTCAGCGCTGGCAGATACCCCAGCCCAAGATGGGCCCGACGTACGACGTCGACGCGCTCGCCAAGATCTACCCGCCCTTCGAGAAGAGCGAGCGGCCGGTCGAAGGCGATGCGATGCCGCCCAAGACGACCTGGTACTACACGGCCCAGTCGATCCGCGAAAGCGCCGAGGCGTTCCGATCGTCGCCGGAGATCTACGAGCTGTACGCCCAGGACCTGCGCCCCGACCAGGACCGCTCCCGAATGCTGTGGAAGCTCCTCAGCCTGCTCTCCCGGCTGAGCGTCTCCCGGCTCACCGCGATGCACATCGCCTGGGACGCCAAGTGCAACAAGTACAAGATCGAGGGTCGCCCGGAAGAACACCTCTGGAACCAGCTCTGCAAGGCGTACCAGGACCCCGAGAACCAGCCGATCAAAAGCTCGTTCGCCAACCCGGAATTCCGGAGCGCCGTCGACAAGAGCGACGAGAACCCGGAGAACAAGCTCCTCGCATTCGCCGAGTCGGTGGCCATTCTGAATCCGGAGGAGCGCGACCGGGTTCCCGAGGACACGTTCATCGACCGGTATGCGAGCTGGGCCTCCACTCGGACCGACGCGCCTGAGATCTACCACCGGGCCATGGCCGCCATGATTCTCTCGGCGATCTTCGGTGAATTCGGAAAGTGTCCCACGAAGTTCGAGACCAACCTGACGCTCTGGTTCTTCATTCTCGGCCCGACCACCCGGGCAAGGAAGACCACCGCGATGATGCTGGGCATCGACCTCATCGACGATTTGATGAACGACATGTTCCAGTACCTGCTCGGGTCGGACGTCACCTCCGAGGCCCTGTCCGCAATCCTTCCCCAGCGCAACGGCCGCACCTCGGTCTTCTACAGGGATGAAGCCCACGGGCTGTTGTTCGAACAGTCCCAGAAGCGCTACCTCGCGGGCGTCCGTGAGCACATGACCGAGCTGTTCTCCGGCCGCGTCCGCACCTCGCTCCGCGTCTCGAACCTGAAGGAGGTCGAGGAGCGGGACATGACGGTGATCCGTACGAACTTCATCATGTACCTGTGCGGAACCCTCGACCAGGTGGCCGCCAACCTCACGCTGGAGGACTACCAGTCCGGCCACCTCGCGCGGTTCCTGATCGCCGAGGCCGACCCGCCGCCCATCACTCGCGAGGGCATGTACACCAGCCAGTTCGACGGTCAGACCCTTGAGGAGGACGCCGTCCGGCAGGGTCTGATCAACGACATGGCGGCGGCCCGCACCTTCTGGCTCCAGGTGACCGCCCCCGGCGACCCCGTCATCATCCCGTTCGCCCCCGACGCCTGGGACCGCCTCCAGGACGCGAAGTACGTGCTCTACAAGACGGCCGAGGACCACGAGCTGCGCGAGGTTCTGCTGCCCACCACGGCCCGCATGGGTGACTCCATGATGAAGCTGGCCGTCCTGATCGCCATGGGCGAGCGCGAGAAGGTGGTGAAGCTGCGTCACCTCTTCAAGGCCGCCGAGCTGGCCGAGGAGTGGTACCGGTGCACGGTGAAGGTCGCGGGCAAGATCCTGCACTCGGAGTGGGCGGCCCGGCAGAACGAGATCCTGACGGCGATCCAGACTCGGCGGGACGGACTGACCGAGCAGGACATCTACTCCAGGTTCCGGTCCAAGGCACAGGAGAAGGACATCGAGTCCGATCTCCGTGTGCTCTGCAAGGCCAAGCTGATCCACCGGACCGAGGAACGCGGGCGGGTGCGCTACATCCCCCTGAGCCGAGCTGCCTGACCACCTGAAAGGTCCCCCGAATGCCCCGGGTGTACAAACCCACCGGGCGTCCCGTGGGGCGGCCGACCGGGGACCGCTCAGGATCACCTCTCGAACGGGTGGAGAGGGCCAAGACACTCCTCCCGAACCTGAGGCACTTCCCGCACCTCGTGCGGGCGGTGGATCGCGCCCTCGCCTACCCCAACCTGACCGTCCTGCGGAGCCCGTACCCGAGCAATCCCGTCGACGTGGACGTGATGCACGTCTACAGCCCTGCCGAGCGGGGGCAGATCCTCGCGTTCGTGTGGTGGGCCTACGTGAACCGGAAGTGGTGGGCCAAGCGCCGCAGGCTCGCCGCGATCACTCTGCTGTCACCGCTGATGTTGTTCTCGTCGACCTTCTTCGAGGAGATGACGGGGATCCCGTTCAAGAACGCCTCGAAGTGGATGACGCGGCCGGAGGGGATGAGCGTCAGCCGGGTCACGGGGTCCGTCGACATGCGGTCCGTGCACCTAGCCTTGGAGGCCGCTACGCGGGGGGACGAGGAGTTCCGGCTCTTCGCTTCCGAGATGCATTCCAAGGGCTTCCCGAAGGCCGCTGTGTCCCGCCTGACGGGTGTCCCGCCGAAGGGCCTGCTGGATCCGCACGAGGGTATCCAGTTCACGCCCGTGTGGCCGGACCTCCACACCTTCTCGGTGTCCTCCCGGGAGACGTACCTGTACTGGCTCCGGGACGCCAGTGAGCTGGAGAAGAACCTGATGCCCGTGGTGTACGGGCAGGAGTGGGTTCGAGACGTACTCCCAGAAACGGGCCTGATTCGTACCGTTTTTACGGCAACTCCCGTTCCAAGAAACGGTGAGGATTGGTACCATTTTTGTATCCCAGGACTGCCAAAACCGCACCGCGCGAAGCGGCTCGGCCCGCGCTACTTCGAGAACATCCTCGCCTGGGAGACCAAGTACCTCCTGCCTGGACTGATGCCTACACGCGACGACACCGGGACTGACACATGACGACAGTTGGCTTCGACATTGAGACGGGATCCGTCGACGACCTCTACATGCTCGACCCGAGGAGCCCCGAGTACGACTACGTACGTCTCGTCGGCTGGGTCGTGGGAGACGGCGACGTCCAGATCTCCACGAACCCTCAGGACCTCATCGACGTCCTCAACGCCGCCGACATCATCTACGGCCACGGCATTCTGAACTTCGACCTCCAGGCCCTGTGCCGCTACCACGGAGCCGACTACTGGAAGCTCGCCGCCAAGTGCATCGACACCCTTGTCGTCGAGCGCACCATCAACCCGCCCTACCCGAAGGCCAAGCCCGGTATCCCGCTCAACCTCCAGGCCATGCGCAGGCGCGGCATCACCCCGGCCGACCTCCGCATCCCCTACAGCCTGGACGAAACCGCCGCGCGTTACGGCGTCGCGGGCAAGACGGACAACATCAAGGAACTCGCGGCCAAGCACGGAGGCTTCCACCTCATCCCGCAGGACGACCCGGAGTACCGGGCCTACCTGAAGGGTGACGTCATCTCCTCCAGGGCGCTCTACCGGGCCACCGGACAGGCTGCGGCCAAGGCGGGCCTCATATCTGTGGTGCGTCGCGAGATCCGGATCGCCGCCATCCAGAACGGCATGCGGATCAAGGGCCTGGGCGTCGACCGGGCCGAGGTCGAGCACCAGATCGAACTCGCCGAGAAGCAGCGTCAGGACGCCTACCACGTACTGCACGAGAAGGCAGGCGTCCCTCTCCCCGGCCAGGAGATCGTCTGGTACGAGGAGAAGGAGAAACCGATCCCGCGCACCACGCCCTACGGCAAGCGGGTCCGGCACCTGTGGCACGTCCTTCACCCGAACGACCCCTGTCCCGACCTGCGCACCGTCCGGGTGAAGAAGACCAAGCGGATCGACAAGTCCCCGCTGTCCACCAACGAGGGACGCAACGCCTTCGAGAAGGCCCTGAAAGCTGCCGGGGTCAAGGACACGGACATCCCGTTCACCCTGCCCACCAAGTCCAACCCCGGGGGCAAGCTCGCCCTGTCCAAGGATGCCCTCGGCACCGGCCGCTGGGTGCGCGGCAAGGAAGCGGTCCCGGGCCTCCAGGCGAAGTACCCCGACAACCCGGCGGTGAAGGAGTTGTGCGAGGCGGCCATCCTGGCCACGTCCACCTCCGGCAAGGCCGAGGAGGTCATGAAGTGGCTCAGCCCCGACGGCCGGGTCCACTCCCAGATCGGCGACATCCAGGCGTCCGGCAGGTGGGCCCACATCAAGGCGTCCATCACCAACATCGGGAAGCGGGGGAAGGCCCAGAAGATGCAGCGCCGGATGTTCCGCTCCCGGCGTGGGTTCGTCTTCATCTGCATCGACCTCGACCAGGTCGACGCGCGCGCCGTCGCCGGATGGTGCCAGGACCCGGAGTACCGGAAGATGGCCCTCCCTGGCATGGACATGCACTATGAGACCGCGAAGCGAGTCTTCGGGGTCGGGTCCTGCAACGACTGCCGCAACTGCGCGGAGTGTTCCGAGCGGCGCAGCAAGGCGAAGGCGAACACCCACTCCTGGAACTACGGACAGGGCGTCAAGGGGTTGGCTGCTTCGACGGGTCTTCCGCTGGAAGTCTGCGAGACGTTCGACAAGGGGATGAAGAGGTCTTTCCCGGTGCTGTGTGCCTGGAAAGACAAGGTCCGCAGGTACGCGGAACGCACCGGAGTGGTGCCCAGCAAGTGGGGTCGCCCGCTGCGCGTCATCCCCGGCCAGGAGTACACACAGGCCCCGGCGCAGATCGGCCAGTCGACCACGCGAGACCTGCTGTGCGACGGACTGATCCGACTCCAGGACGAACACCCGGAAGTTCTGGAATGCTTGGTCCTGGTGATTCACGACGAAATCGTCCTGGAGGTCCCGGAAAACCTCGCCGACGAGTACGGAGAAAAGGCGATGGCCGCCCTGACGACCTCCTTCGAAGGAGTGCCGATCACATGTGGAAGGTCGCCCGCAGCAAGCGTCTGGGCGGAGTGTTACGACTGACCGGAGGCCGGAAACACAACGAACTCCGGACCCTGTTCGACAGGCTCGACCTGATGAACCGCCGGTACTCCCTGGGGGTGGCGCTGAAGGAACCGCCCAACCCCTGGGGCACCGAGGAGGCGATGATGGTTCTGCGGGTCAACGTCTCACGGATCCGCAAGGCCGTTGACCTGCTCGACTATGAGGTCAACGGCCCCGAGTTGCGGACTCTCGCTCAGATCCTGAACGACGCGGTCGAGGATGCGGTGCTCTGCCGGATGCGCATCCCCGACCCGGGGGGCCGCTCGCCCGATGTCGTCGCGCGGAATCTCCGCTACGACGTCGCGGTGCTCTCCTCCCACGGCCGGGTCCGGGCGGAGGACCTCCTGTCGTAGAGGTGGCCGATCTGCTTCTCCAGAGCGCCGACCTGGAGAAGTAGATCGGCCATCATGCGGTTCGCACGTCGGTTCCGCCAGAGAGAAAGAAGGGAGGAAATCACGGAAAACTCCTAGAATTACCCTATGAACTCACCTTACTTCCTCAACGCGATGGACCCCGGTGGAGACACGGGGATGATCCTTCTTTCTGTGCAGCCGGAGCGGTTCGAACTGATCGAAGCGGCCACCGTCGAGTTCCGCCCCGACAAGGGTGTGCATCCCGTCGACACACTGGTCCGCTGGCAGCGTGAACATCCCGGTGACCATCGTCTCGTCTACGAGAGCTTCCACGTCACCAATCAGGCCGGGGCAGCAGGCATCGACCTGACGGCCCTGAAGGTGCTGGAGGGCCTCCAGGAAGCCCTGAAGACGCGCACCCTCACGTATTCCTCGGTGACGGTCCAGCAGCCCACCCAGCGCAAGCTCCAGGGCACTGACGACAACTTGGAGAAGACGGGTCTGCACTTCGGGCACAAGCATGCGCAGCGCCACGTCCGTGACGCCGCCCGGCATGCCGTCACTCACCTCGTCCGCCGCAGCTACCGGCCGCTGTGCGAACTGATCGCCCCTAGGAGCCAGGCGTCCCGCCCGGCGGGTGGAGCTTGTTCCAGGTAACCCAGTCCACGACCTTGATCGTGGCGATGTCCACCCAGTCCGACAGGACCGGCTGCTCGCCGAACCAGAAGAACGGATAATTCGGATAGCCGCTCTCCGTCTGGACGCCCGCGATGGACACCGTGGCGGTGTGGTTGGCCAGGGCGTTGGTGCCTGAGTCGGTCCACAGCAGCAGTTCGGCGGGCCAGGGCGCGGTGAAGAACCGGGGCATGTAGTCAGGATCCTGGCAGGGAATCTCGATGACCGTCCCGCTCGGTGCGTAGTCCGACACCGGTCGCAAGTACTCCCCGCCGGGACCTGTGATCTCGCACATCAACTGCTGAGCTGCCACGGAGTCCCAGGTCACCCTGACGACGACCCCCGAGAACGACCCGACGCTGGGCATGGGGATCGAATCCACCGTCAGGGTGGTCCGTTCCGAATTGGGCGGTATGACGACCTCGATCATCGGGCGATCTCCTCGTTGGCCTGGGTCTCCCTGAAGTGGTTGCGTGCCTGCTCGACCTGCGCCTCAAGGATGGCAACGCGATGCAGGGCGTCGGAGAGCTGCCGTCGGTAAGACTCGATCACGGCGTCCGACGAGACGGCGCTGAAGGGGGCGCTCAGGGTGGAGATGTCCAAGGTGTTCACCTTCGGCTGTACAGGATTTCTGTCACTGGTGGATCGCGGCCAGGGATCGCGAGATTTCGGGAATCATTCGCCGTTCCTTCGCGATCATGTCGAGTTGGTACGCGTAGAGCGATGCTCCCGATTCCCTGAGAGCGTAGCCTGCGTGACGGTCGGCGAGGAGGGAGATGTCTTCGGACCTTTTGGTGAGGTCTACATGAATTTTCCCCAGGACGTCGTTCTTCGTGACGGATACTTCAGCGTGAAAATTCCTTAGCCGGTCCACACGCTTCCCTCGTCGCTCTTTGAACTTCGACGACAGGCCGGAAAGATCTGCACTCGTCCGCAGATTCATCATCCCGGCGGGCACCGCAGCCGATCGGAGAAAGTCGCGGGAATTCTGCATGAGCACCTCGCCGGGGGTTGCCGAACTGGCGAGAGAGAACTCGGAAATGTCCCGCAAGGCTACGGTCTGTTGCGAGAGAGTCTCGAAGGAGTCTTTCGCGTAGTCGTGGGCCGTCTGGAAGTAGTCGGCCACCAGTTCCTGCCAGGTCAGGTCCTCGTCGGGGATCTCGTCACCATTGGCCTCCTTGATGATGTGGTCCAGGGAGTCCTTTTCGGTGGCCAGGCCGAGCAGTTCCATTCGGTGGGCCAAGGCGTCGAAAGGGACGACATGTCCGTGGGACTTGGCTGTCGGATCCCCTCGGAAGGGATACTGAAGAAGAAGATTTGGAGGACCGGGGTCTTCACTGAGCAGCAGCTTGGGTGGAGTCTTGATCCAGTATTCCTGGATTTCGATTGTCTTTTTTGCCACTTGAACACGCTTTCAGATGTTGGATCCACCGGCAAAGCAGAAGATTTCCATGCGAGTGGTCGCGAGAGAAGATTTCACGGAGAAGGACGTCTCGTCTCGCTTGAGAACCAAACAGGTGGCGGCGTCCGTGTTGGTGGTGGAGGTTCCACTGAGAACCGTAGGCTGGCAGATCGGATAGTAAAGCCAGTTCGGAGATCCCCAAGTGACGGTCCACATGTTCCAGCTTCCGCTGGCTGCTGCGTAGTTGATTCCACGGAACATGTCGTTGGACCTGTTGGTGGTTTCCATCAGTCCGCAAATCTGGAGACGTGCGTCGGAGGTCCTCCAGATGATTCCTTGCGCGTTCTGCGTATTGGCACCCCAGTTTCGCTTCATGAAGCTGCCCGTAATTCCGTAGGCGAGCTGAATGTCCACCCTTCCGGTGTCGTTCACAAGCCTTTCAGGTCCAGCCATGACGAAACCGTTCGGATCCCAGCCTCCACTACCTGCGGGGTCAGTCAGGAAAATCTTGGGAGGTGCCGAAATGTTCTGTGAAGGGTTCGGTATGAAACGCATACCGGCCTGATTCACATAGTTGGCATTGTTCGTTATCTCGACACTGGAAACACCATCGGCACTCTTCATCATGTAATACGAAGAGTCGATCCGGTGTCGCGCCTGAAGAGCGTTCACGTCGATCTTGTCGGCGGTCACCGCGTCCGCCGCCAGTAGCGGAGTGCGGATCTGGCCGTCTCCGATGTTGATCGAGGTCTCCTGCCAGATCTCGATCTGGTTGAGGGTGACGGTCACCCCAGAGAAGGATGCGCTGCCGGAGAGAACGACGACCGGCTGCATGGCCGCCACGTTGAGCACGTTTGGCAGCAGGCCCTGACCTGCCGTCTCGTAGGTGAAGGTGCCGTTGCCCGTGAGGGTCGTGACCGGAATGAGGAAGGGAGGGCTTCCGCCTTGAGCTGAGCCGTCTCGGAGATACTGATACGCCTGCACGGCCATGATGAGGGATCCGGAAGGCGTAGTCGGGTATCCCGACACGGTGACTTGAAGCCGAGCCTTGTATCCGCCGTTCAGAGGATCCCCGGTGTACTGAGGGCGTCGGTAGATCGGCCACGCCCTCTCCGGTGACGGCAGAATCATCGTCGGGCGGACGGCGTAGTTCAGAATCGGCATCAACGTGGTGTTGAGCAACGGGAAGACCGAGGTGATCTGGGCGGCCCCGCTGAAGGTACACACCGGTCGCATGCTCGCGTTGTAGGACCATGTCGCGTTCGTCGTGGAAGCTGTCGCAGCCTGAAGACGGTGCGCCCTCAGGTCGGACGACGTGAACATGGGGTCGACAAGCATGTTCCCGGCATTGCCCACAGACAGACTGTCAACGGACAGGCTGTGGGCCTTGATCTGCTCCGACGTCAGCGTGCCGGACACTACGTTGTTCGCCGTGATGGTATTGGCTTCGAGATCCGGGCCCTTCACGCCCTGCACGGCGACGGACGTCACGGCGGAAGGGCCGGTCGTTATCGCCGCACTGTTGCGGACCCAGAAGCGAACGTAGACGGTTTCGCCGACCGACCACGTAAGAGCGCCGTTCTGCCCGGATACGATCACCGAGGATTGCGGAGTGAAGATGTCACCCACGTGATACCAGGTGTTCTGGTCCTTCGAGACCTCTATCTGGACTTCCTGGAACTGGGCGGGATACTCCTCACCTTCGTTGTCCGTGCCGTCCCAGGTCACCTGGAGAGTCGAGAGCTTCGATGTGACGATCGGAGCGGACGGAACCGGCAGACCTTCCTGGGGGTAGGACATCGTCGCGCTGATCGGATCCGACCAGTCCGAGCCCCTGCCGCTGTCCCGGATGGCCTGGACGTAGAAGTTGTACAGGTAGCCGGAGTCGAGGTCGTTCACGAAAGCGTGCAACCGCTGCTGGGACGGGGAGTTCGGCTGGTTCACCTGCACACTGCGCCCCTGGACGAAGGTCCAGTCGCTGCGGACCGCCATCACGTTGTACCGGTCTACAGTGATCTCTTCGCCTTCAATGTCCTGGGTGACCACGTCGAACGCGACGTCCGCCCGGGAGACCGGCCGCCCATCGGCCGCGAAGTACGGAGCCTGGGTGACCGCCAGGTTCGTCGGAACCTTCGGCTTCTCGAAGTTGTTCGGCGGAGCGGGCTGGGGTCGTCCGTTGCCGCCGGTTCCGCCACCGCCGACCGGGCCCCCGCCACCGGAGATTCGGTTGATCCAGCGCTGCGCCTGAAGGTCCCGGTCGAGGAACCTGTCGTTCAGGGTAAGGGCGATGTTCACTCCGTACGGGGCCGAGCCGGAGAGAGTGATTTGGTAGATCCGCATGGCCGACTTCTGGCTTCCGAGGTCGTCGCGACCTCGGATCATGTCCCCTTGCCGGTAGTCCACCAGGGGGACCGGAGCCCCTTCGGTCCAGGCGAAATTCTTCGTGAACTGGGCTCGGGACTTGTATCGGGCACTCAAGAGGTGAGTGGCGAGCATGCTCAGGGTCGAGGTGTTGGTGACACCCTGAGCTTCAATGGCCTCGTCCCACTTGCCCCAGGGAAGCTCGGCGGTTGCCGGTGCGGAGAGGGACACGGAGATCTTCTCGTCGCCGACCATGAGGAGTCGCCCGGCGGCATCCTCCAGTGATCGCTCTACCGGCTCCTCGGTCATCGCGAGCAGGGAGTGGACGATGACCCCGTTGTCATTGTCGAGGTCTCTGCGCAGGTAGGTGTTGGGATTGAAAACCCGGAGCTGACGCTTGTCGAAGATCCAGTCGATCAGTCCCTGGCGACTGAACTGGTCCGTGATCGCCCAGGCGTCCTGGCCAAGATCGAAATCCCCTTCGATCTTGTTCGCCCACGCAGCGTTGTTCGAGTCCTGTGTCGTGGTGAAATCCCAGGTCAGTCCGTTGAGGTTGTCTCGGCCCTTGGTCTCGTTCAACAGTTCCGTCAGGACGACTCCCGGAGAGACCTCCGGAAATCGGATGACCTTGTCCTTCTTGTTCCATCGGGAGATGTTCTTGGACATGAACCGAGCCTTCTTCAGCATCCACCCGTAGGACGGCATGGTGAAGGAGAGCGTCCTCGGTCGCTGCGCAAGATCCACGGATCGCTTGACGTTGATGAACCGGCAGCCCGGGTATTCCGCGAAGGTCCCTGTGCGGGGATTGGCTATCTCCAATGCCACTTCGCACGGGTTCTTCAGCAGGTCCGCGATGCCAGACACGTCCGGGTAAGTCATCGTCAGTGACGAGTTGTCGTTGAGCGGCAGGCCAGCTTCCCACGACAACGGGTGGGGCAGGATCCCCAGAGATGCTCCGTCCGGCTGATAGACCCGGAATCGGACCACCAGGTTGTTGCCCGCCACTTACACCACCGCTTCTCGAACGCGAACCCAGACGCCGTTGTTACTGCCAACGTGATTGATCGTAAAAGTACCTTGCCTGGCGGCAAACTCGCCCGATGTTCTGGCAGTGAAAGTGAGAGGTCCGTTGCCACGGAATTCCAGGGCTCCGGTCACGTTCGTGCCCGACGAGAAGTTCCAGTTGGTCATCGCGTCGACCACACGAGCCCTCATGTACTTCGGGTCAATGATCAGATATTTGCCACTGGCGACCGTCGTGTTTCCGTCGCCCCAGAAGATCGAGGTGTTCGAGGTGTTGTCGGTGAGCTGGAACGTGGTCACCGGGCCTGCGACCATCAACAGCGGATCGGCGATCGGGAGATTCGACGCCAGGGCGGCAGGCAACGTGTGCGTGCCGTTGAAGTACTGAGTCGTAACCTGCGGACCTCGCCAGGCCCCGCCAGGGATGTTGAAGACAATGGTCGCGTCCACCCTGCTCCTCGGGCAGGAGAAGTCGGGAGTGGCCATGGAGACGAGCTGAGCGTCCGCCGTGTACGAGAAGCTGCCGGTGTGCCGGGTGAGCGTGACAGGCTGATTGGTGCCCATCCCCAGCAATGCCATCAGATCCATCCAGCGTGACTGCAAGTCGTCGGCGTCCACACCCTTCACCCGTATGGCGAGGGACACCGTGATCTGCGACAGGGGGTCGTTCCACAGGGGCAGGGCGTAGTGGGTGTTCGGCACCTCCAGCACCGCACGGCGCGGCGCGAGGGCCGGGGCATACTCCGTCCCCTGAAGCAGATAGGTGCCCGGGTCGACGGCCTTGCCGCCGATCGGATACCCGTTTATCTCGTACCAGGTAGACACCGCGTCACCCCGACCCGCTGATCGTCGCCGCGTAAGCCAAGGACCGGTTGATCGTCGTGGACGTCGGCTCGGCCTGCGGGTACTGGTTGGTGATGTAGAAGGTCGTCGACGGGCCTGCCTGTTGCATCTGCGGCAGTCCGGCCAGATACGTCGACACCGATTCCGGCGGCATCTCCCGGACGAGGGACCGGGTCATCCGGGTCCCGCCGTCGTCACTGGAGAGGGTCACCGGGTTGTATTGCGGAGTGGCCGACTCGGACAGGTTGGAGAAGAAGTTCTTCAGCCCGGAGCCGCCGCCCCGGTTGATCATTTCCAGCAGTGCGCCGTACCGCTTCGCCGAGGCCGCGTTCACGACGAACTCACCGTTGGAGAGCATCATCGGAATCGAGTCGGACCTCGGACCGCCCGGCCCGTAGATCCAGCCACCCGTCGCCGCCTGGCCCACCTTGGGCCCCGACGGCGGCTTGTTCTGCTGATAGTAGAAATACCCCACCCGAACCGTAGCGCTCCGCGTCAGGGCGCGCTGGATGCGCCCACCGGCCGTCTGGGCGGCCTGCACGATGCCGCCGAGCTGGCCCTTGAATGCTGCGACGTTCGCCAGTGTGACGCGGCCCTTCGGGTCGAGCTGGCCCTTGTTCGCCCGAGCGACCGCGTCCTTCAGGCCCTGGAGCAGTGCTTTGAACTCGTCGTCGTCGAGGTCGCCACTGCCGTCGACGTCGAACTTGCCGACAGCCTCCTCGCCCATGATCAGCAGGGCCAGGTTCTCCATCTGCTGCCGGTACTTCTCGTCGTGGAGCTGAGCGTCTCCCTTGGGGTTCAGCAGACCCTGGCCCTCGGTGCTCGCGAGGAACTGCGTCAGGGCGAGGACCTTGGCCCGGAACTCTTCGTCGCTGAAGGCACCCTTGCCGTCCGCGTCCAGACGGCGTTCCAGCTTCAGCGCGTCGAGTTCACCGACCAAACGGGTGAGCTGCCAGTGGAAGAGGCGGGCGTCCAGGGTGGCGAGGCCCTTCGCGTCGAGCTTCCCGGACGCCTTCGCCTCGGCGATGATCTGCTGGAGCTTCCCGATGTCGAGTCGCGCCTTGATCATGTCGATCGCGATCTCGGGGGAGATCTTCAGCTTGTCGACGTAGTAGATGTAGCGTTCGACCTCGCGCAGGCTGTTGAATGCCTCGACGTCGTTCGCCGACAGGGTGATCTCGACCTTCGAGTCCTTCAGCTTCCCGATGATCTTCTGGTACTGGTCGGACACGTAGGCGAATTCCTCTGCGGTCTCCGCTTTGTTCACCAGGTTGCCGAAGGTGTTGGAGATCGCTGTCCGCATGTTCAGGCTGGCATTCTCGACCTTGCCCGAGTTCGCGATGATCGAGGTGGCCAGTTCGTTGACAGCGTCAGACCCGATCGCCCGGAGGCGGGGAGCCAGCTCCTCCATCTCGGCGGCCGACAGATTCGCCAGTTCCTCGACGGCCGGAGCGGCCTCCGGACCCAGCTTGCGGAACTGCTCCGCGATGTCCGGACCGAGGGTCGAGGCGATACGGATCAGGTTGGTCGACCAGTCCCGCTGCGCCTCTGCAATTTTCTCCAGTTGATCGAGGTACAGGTCCAGGCTGGCGCGTGAGTTCAGGGAGAACTTCTCGATCGCGTCCTCGGCCCCCGGGAACGCCGCCTCGGCCGCAGCCTTGAAGGCGTCCATCGGGCCGCCGAACCCCTCCAAGGACTTCGACAGCTCATCGATCACGGCCTTGGCGTCTTCGGCGCTCAGATCAAGATCTTCGAGAGACGCCGTGGTCAGCTTGATGGCCCCCGACGCCGAGCCGATCTCCTTGCCGGTCGAGCTGTACGCCTCTCCAAGCAGCGAGGCCGCAATCTCGTTCTTGGTGAACTCGCCCTCCTGCGCGATCAGCGTCGTCCGGAGGGCCTCAAGGAATCCCTTCAGCCGCTGGGCGGCAGCCGCCTCGTTGCTGAGCTGTTCGGCGAACTCACCCTTCATGCCACCGGGCATGTAGTTGTCCGCCGTGGCGCTGACCTTGGTGATGGCCGCGTCGAGTTCGTCGAGCGCACCCTGCGGATCGGTCATGGACCGCTTCAGCAGCTCACCCACATTGAGGCCGGACTTGCCGAGCTGGTCCAGGGCGTCGGCACTGATCTTGCTGCCGTTGGCGAGCTTGGAAGAGCCGACAGCGGCCTCCGCCGTCGACCGGAGCCACGCTGCGGCCTGCTCGCCGAGAACCATCGTGTTCTCGCTGAGCGCCTGGGTGTTCTTGCGGATGACCCCTTCGGCCTTCTCCCATTCGGCCACGTAACCTGCGGCAGCCCGAGCAGATTCCCCGGTCCCCTTGGCCTGCTCACGCAGACTGCTGATAGAGGAGTTCGCCGTCTCAATGGCGATCTGCTCCGCCCTCGCACGGGCGATGGCGTTCTCGGCGGCCTCACGGTCCTTGGTGGAGGCGTTCTCCTTGGAGACCGTCAGGGTGCGATACGCGCCGATGCCCCGGAGAGCCTCGGCGGACCCACTGGCGACGGCAGCGTTGTACTTCTCCTGGCCTCCGGCCGCCTTGATCGCGGCCTCCGTGTCAGCACGGATTGCGTTGCCCAGCGCTTTCGTGCCGCCGGTCGCCTCAAGAGCTGCCTTGGAGATCTTCTCGGCCTCGCTCGTGAACAGGCCCATGCTTGCGATGGTCGGGCCGAAAATCAGAGCCAACGTGGTCAGGGCGATGCCCCACGGGCCGAAGGCGATCGAAGCCGCCCTGGCGGCCATGCCGGTCGCACCGATGGACCCCGCCGCACGACCCGACTGCACGGCAGCCGCCGAGATGGCAGCCGAGGTGGCGACACTCTGAGTGGCCAGACTCCTCTGTCCAATGGTGGCCTGAGCGGCGGCGGTGGTCTGCTGACGCAGGGAATTGGCCGAGGCGAAGGTGCCCGACACCAAGGCGGTCTGTCGCTGCGCCACCTGAGTGACAGCCTGACCCTGCTGCCGCAAGGCGTTGCCCGAGGCCGTGGCTCCCGCCGCCAGAACGGCCTGCTGCTGCGCGACCAAATGAGTGGCCTGCGCCTGGCGTTGGAAAGATCCTCCGGTCAGGGCGACCGCGTTCGTCAGACCCCGGGATGCCGCAGTTGCGACTGCCGAAGCTGTTGCCTGCTGCATCAAGGCGTTGGTCGCCTGGCTCGTGGCCAGGGCGTAAGCGCGGGCACCTGGAACGGCGGTGACCGTTGCCCGATTCTGGGCGAGGATGCTGGCGGTGTACCGAGCCGAATTCGTAGCCGCTTGTTGGTTCACCGTCAGGTTCTGCATGTAAGCCGAAGTGGCGACCCGTGTCGCGGCGGCCACTCGGCCCTGCGCGGCAACCTGAGACGCCATGGCCTGGCTGCTGGCGGTCTGCGCCGTGTTGAGTCGCCCCTGTGCGGCGGCGGCGGCGGGAAGGCCGTCGCGATAGATCGTCATGGCGTCCCGCATGCGCAGGGTCGTCGTGCCGAGAGTGGCCATCACCTCCCGGGATGCGATGGCGGCAGTGATGGCCTTCGCCGAGGCGATCCGCCACACCAGCCAGGCCGCAGCGCCCGCCGTTGCGGCCGTGGCGACCGAGCCGAGGATTCCGGCGATCGGACCCAGCTCGCCAACGAACTCGACAACCTCGGACAGGGCACCCGCAACCGTGCCGACTGCCTGACCGAGCGGTCCGCCCAGAATTGCCAGGGTGTTCTGGAAGGAGTCACCCAGGTTCTGGATCTCGGCGGCCGTGGTCTCGTAGATACCCTTGGACTGGCGCATCAGCTCGGAGCCCTTGGCGTACTCTTCGTCCGCTCGGCTGAACGACTCCCGGACGATGTCGACGTTGTTCGCCAGACGCGAGAACACGTCGATGTCACGGACTGCGTTCACGCCGAGTTCGCGCAGAACACCTTGAACTTCGCCACCAGCTCCGGCGGCCCGAGACAGACCTTCCACGAACGTCAGGAAGAATCCACCGGGGTCCGTCTTGTACAGCTTCTTGGCCTCCTCGGACGTGATGCCCATGACGGTCGAGAGTTTGGCCACTTCGGTAGAGCTGCCGTTGACGGCAGTGCTGAGCTGGTTGAAGACACGTGTCAGGGCACCACGTGACAGCTCCGGGCGGACCTGAAGAGACGCCAGCGCTGCGGAGAGACCGGCCGTCTCCTGCTTGGTCAGTCCGAACAGGTTGGACACCGTGGCGATCGAGCTGTTGATCCGCAGGATCTCCTGGTCGGTGGCCACCGACGCCGTACCCAGCGCAAGGATTGCCGAGCCGAGCTGTTCCATCTCCGAGATCGGCACGTCCTGCATCTGCGCGATACGGCCGAGCAGCAGAGTCGCCTCGTCGGCGGACACCCCGGTCGTCAACGAGAAACGGACGATGGTGTCCGTGAAGTTTTCGAGCTGCTGAGTGGAGATGCCGATCTGCGCACCGAGCTGACCGATGCGGGACACTTCCTCGAAGGAGATCGGCGCGTTGGCGGCGATGTCCTGGAAGGCCCGCTTCAGCCCCTGTGTCTCTTCTTCTGTGGCCACGATGACTCGGGCCACCTGGGCGAATGCCTGCTCCTGGGAGATGGCCGCCTGCGCCATCGCCAAAGGCAGATGGGAAATGATCTGGAGCAGCGACATGAAGGACTGCTCCAGCTCGCCAACGGACGACCGCATGGCGTAGGACGACCTGGAGTACGAGGCGTTCGCCCCGGTCGCGGTGTTCGTCTGCATGGCCAGTCGCTGCCGGGACAGGGCCAGCCGTTCATCTTCCTGCGCCAGCCGCTGCGCCGCCTGAGCATGCTTCTCCCGGGCCTGCCGGAGCTTCTCCTCCTGGAGGGCGAGCTTGGAGGTGGCTTCCAGGGCCTTGAGGCGAGCCAATTCGGCCTTCTGTTCGGCCGCCGCCGCGTTCTGGGTGATCTGGGCCATGGTTCGCTGCACTCCTGCGAGCCGGGTGACCACAGCCGCCATCCGCTCGTACAGCGTGATGGTGCGCGAGAGTCGGGCGTACTCCTTCTCGCCCATGCCCTGAACACTCGACAGGGCATTGCGTAGCCCCGTGAAGGCTTTCTCCACGCCTTTGGAGGTCTGGCCCATCTTCCCTTGGGCCTGAGAAAGTGTGGAGACAATCGTCGCCAGGTTCTTGTACAGAGCCATCGTCCGCTGCATCTCGGCGGACTGCGCCCGGGACGTGCCGTTGACCGTCCCCATGATGGTGTTCAGGGCGGTGAGCGCCTGGGCCATCCGCTTGGACCCGCGCTCGATTTCCTTCTTCTTCTGCGGCAAGTTACTGATGGCAGATGCGTAATTGCCGACCGTGCTGATGAGCGAGTTGTAGACCGAAAGAGACTTACGCAGTTCCGCAGCGGTCTGCTTTTCGACCTTGGCGACACTGCCCATGACGTTGTTCAGGTTCTGGAATATTCGCTCCATGTGGCCACCGGCTTTGGTGATGGCCTGGGAACCCTGAGCAAACGAGCGGAGGTCCAGGTTGATCCGAGCAGTTGCGTCGAACCGCGTGGCCACCTGAACCTCCTAATCCGGCATGTCGTTTTGATATGCGTGCACGCGAGAAGGAAGTCTGTACTCCTCGCCCCACACACTACGGGGATTCACATAGCGAGTCTCGCCCTTCATTCGCTGACGTCCGCCCCGATTCCTCTCCATGTCCTCCCGGTCGCGCTCAAGTTCTGCGCACCCGTAACAGACCGAGGATTTCATGTCGAAGACGATTTCATTGTTCGTGGAATGGCCGATCCAGGCCGGAGTCCCACAGCTCTTGCAGGTCTCTTCTTCCAGAATCGTCAGGGCGGTGGCGAGTTTCCGATTCCGCTCGTCCGACCAGTCAGACGGCCTCCCGGTCAGCATCTGGAGCGGGGGAATCCCCCAGGCTCTGGCTGTCTTCAGTACGGGCCTCAACCAACTTGACGTCTTCCACGTCAGAGCCTCCGCCAGGAAACCCGGCATCGAGCTTGCTGGCCCACTCACGCGAGGCCGACAGGCCCGTGCCCACCGACTCCATCAGTCGGACCATCTCGGAGGAGATCAGCTTGCGCATCAGCTTCTCGGCACCCTGCGGGGTGGGCGGGGCCACCACCCGGCCGTCGGACAGCGTCATGCGGATGCAGAAGTGCGAGATCTGCGCGGCCAGGGTGTACCGGGTCCGCGCGGTCATGTATTCGAGATCGTCCTCGGAGGCGTTCTTGTAGTTCGGGTGGTCGTGGAGGAATTTCCGAGCTGCCGCCCGGGTCACCTCACCCAGTTCCTCGGACGTCTTGACCTGGAACGTCAGCTTGATGGCCGTGGAGAGGATCTTCACTCGCAGCTCATCCTTGCGCTTCTGGAGCTGCTCGATCTCGGAGGTGATCGTGTCGCGGTCGTTCAAGTACTGGTCCAGGACCGGGTCGACGAGACCGCTGGCGGGGCTGTTCGACCGGTCGGATATGACCTTGTCGAGCTTGTCCAGTTCCTCGACGAGGTCGTCCAGGGTGTCGGACACATCGGCCAGTTCGGCACCGCTGCGCTGGTCGATGTAGGCAACGTGATCGAACTCGGGGAAGGTCGACTTTCCTTCGAGGTAGTCCTCGAAATTGAAAGTGTCGGGACCGGGTTCCGGGGACCCGGTGACCGTGGTGTTCTCCGTCATGGAATTTCCCGTTCCTTGGAGGTGGATCAGCTAGCGAGAGCGCCGACCTGAACCAGGCCGTCGGACGAAACGCCCTGGGGGTAGAAAGTCGGCTGGAGCTGGAGAGGGGCGGACGCGTCGGTGATGACGTTCGGGTCACCGGAAAGGAACTTGAAAACGGTGACCCAGTCACCGTCGACGATGTTCGGGTTCCGGACCGGGTGCTTGGAAATCCGCTGCACCAGGTAGCCCTGACGAAGGGGCTTCTTGAACAGACGCATCACATCGTTGTAGATGGACTCGTCCACCTTGTTCGGGTCCTGGTCGACGAAAATGTTGAGCTGACCCTCATAGTTCTTGGCGGTCGGGTTGGCCACATTCGAGTCGTCACACAAACCACGGGTGTCGTCGGTGTCACGCTCCGTCCAGCCGAGCGTGAGATCGGTGGTCAGGGCACACGTGATGTTCAGGCCCGCGTTGATTTCGGCGGCCGTCGGAGCATCGACGTTGACTATCCCCTCGCCGTAGACCCCCTCGTATCCGAGAGTGGTCTGGTCGCCGTCATCGACCCAGAAGATCGAGATGTTCGGCGGTAGTGCCTTCACTGCTGCCATCGAGATCTCCTTGCATACGACGTCGTTGATCTCGAAGCTGATATTAACGACGAAAAGGCCCCCTCCGTGAATGTCTTAGAGAGGGCCTTTTCGTCGAGAAGGACGTCAGGCGAAACCCGGTTTCCGAGTTCCCTTATTCAGTTCTTCGAATTACTCAGGAATTACCAGCCGAGATAGGCGGATTCGGTGAAGTGCTGGTCCGGCCCACCGCGATGACTCCGGTCCACCCGACCGAAAGATAGAACCTGCGAGTGTCGCCGATTCCCACCAGATACGGGTCCCGGACCGTGCCGGAACCGGCCTCGGTCAGCTCACCCAGGCCCACCGGCTGATACCCGGTCAGCAGATCCCGGACCGCCTGCGCCAACTGAAGAGCCGACAGGCCGGACGGTGCGACGTTCTGCACAAGGAAGGACGCCTGCTTCACCACGCTGTCACCACCCGTTCCGCAGAGGTCGGTCATCCCGTTCGATCCGCCATAGGTCGCCATGTCGTACGCCTGGCCGAACCACAGGATCAGAGACGGCTTGAAGAACGCGGACGGGTCCTTGACCACGTCGACGTTCTCGGTGATGCCCTCCAGGTAGACCGGGGTGTTGGGCAGCCCCTCCTCCAGTCGCCGTTTCACGTCGAGCTGCCAGTCGAGCAGTGTCGGCATACTCTTCCCCTCCTACTTGAGCCGGGCCTGAAGCTCGGCGACCACCTGCGTGTAGCCGTTCAACACGGCCTTCATCGCGGTGATGCCGTTCTGCGTGCCGAACTCCTGGAAGGGCGCGTAGTAGGGGGCCAGCTCCTCCCAGCCGAACGTGATCTTCAGGATGTCGGTGCCGAAGTCGCCCGTTCCCGTGACCTGGCGCTTCATCGATCCGGTATCCACACGGGACCGCGCCCGGACAAGACCCTCGCCACGACGCCGCGCATTCGACATATCCAGCACCAGCCGCTGTCGGGTCTGGTTCAGATGGTTGACCACGAACGCGGACAGCCCCGTGTTCTGAGCGCTGCGGATGCTCCCGCCCCGGTAGTACCGGTAGGAGCTGCCAAACTGGTAGTTGTACTTGAACTCCACGTACGCCATGAGGAACGCCTCCTAGATCTGGTAGACGCCCCCCAGTGCGCCGACCTCCAGTGTCGTCGAAAGATTGCTGTTGAGGTCCACGGTTTCATGGTCCTTGTGGGAGACGGCGTGAGCGTTCAGTTCCCCGGAGGACATGGCCAGAAGACGTTCGGCGCGTTCCACCAATGAACCTCCGGACAGGGGCCGACCCTGCCGGTTGTATCCGTAGAAGCCCGCGTGATAGGCCCGGGGCCGCGCGGTGTAGACCGTCACGCCACCCACGCCTTCCCTCACCCGGTTGACGAGACCGTCCTGCTCGGCGAACGGGGCGGGGATCGCACTCGAAGGAAACGTCCGGGTGCAGTAGCCGACCATGTTCCGGAAGTACGCCGGGACCGCGTGCTCCAGGACGAGTTCCACCGCTTTCGGCCTGAGGGATACCCCGAGAGACTGGTACGAGGGATGCGTGTACGCGGCCCCGTCGTCCATGGCGTTCTGATTCCGGCAGGCACTCACAGCGAAGGCGTCCGGCACCGCCCGGTGCATGTCCTCGTGGAACGAGAAGTACGTCGCGGCGACGAAGATGTCCTCCTCGACCACGTGCAGGAGGTCCGGCTTAAAGGTCAGACAGTCCCGCATCCCCGTCAGCACGTTGTAGGAGTTGCCGTGGAAGCGGTGCGGAGGGACCTGCCGCAGGTGCAGCCCGGCAAAAGCGTCCGAGGAGGCGAACGCCTGAGCCGCCTCCACGCACTCGGAACTGCCCGCACGGTCAAGGCTGACCACAACGTGCACGTCCTCGGCTCGGGCGGCCTGAAGGCGCGTCAGGCAGGCGTACAGCATGTCGGGTCTACGCCAGGCCGGAACGAGGACGACATGCTTCACAGCTTCTCCAGCAGTTCGAGGGCCGTGTCCCGGAACGCATGATTGCGGACGAGGAAGTGCCTGCGGGCAAGACGTCCCATCTCCGAGCGGTCCTCCGGGGCGAGGGACGCAGCCCGGCGTACAGCTTCAGCGATCGAATCGGGGCCCGCCAACAGAAGATGCGACTGATGATGCTTGGAGGGGCCTGTCGGGGCGTCTATCAGGAAACCCCAGCCCGGCCGGATGTGCTCGTTCATCGGGGATCCGTTGGTCGTGACGACCACGGCCTCCGCCGACATGGCCTCGGTGATGTAGTGGCCCCAGCCCTCCGCCCTCGACGGGCACACGTGGATCTCCGCCTGGTTGATAAGGGTGTCCAGCTCCTCCACGCTGGGACTCACGACCAGCCGGACTCCGTACGGCACGGGCATGTCGTCCCGGGACACCACCGTGAGCGGGGGCAGATCGGGGTGGGCCCGCCAGGCTTCGAGGACCTGCATGGTCCCCTTCATGTCGGATTTCCCCCGGATGTGCAGGCACTCCAGACGACGGGGAACGGACCGGTCCATGCGGTCCTTCCCCAGGAAGCCCGTCATGTACGTCGTCCGGCTGCCGTGCCGGACGCAGGTGTTGTGCGCATCCCAGCCCTTGGCCCAGATCTGATCGAAGGCCGGAATGTAACGGAGCCACTCGCGGGGGTACCACTCCATGTTCGGAACGAGCACGTTCCGGTGTGCCCGCTTGGCGAGCGTCACGCTGACGAGTTCCAGATGGAACGCCGCGTCGGCCAGTTCCATCGTGCGCGACTTCCACGGCACAAAGCTGACCTGGTGTCCGGCGCTCTCGAAGAGATCGGTCAGCAGCTCGACATCCAGCGACAAACCCACCCCGTTGTCGTTGGTGAGCAGGGCTATCTTCAGGCCCACGTTCGGGCTCCTCCGTTCGCTACGGTCCGTCCGGGCCCGACGAGTAGGGCGGGGGCAGGGTCTGCGGATGGGCCGCGTCCACGTCGCACAGGAGGTTTCGGATCCAGGCGTTCGACGACATGAGCGGGTTCCTCACATGGAAGATGTAGTTCGTCAGCTCCATGTCAGGAGGCGCGGACGTGACATGGACAATGTCACCGGCATGGATGGGCGGACATCCCCGGATGGGCACCTGGATGCGGACGGCGTGGACCGTGCCCATGTCACCTCGGCTGGTCCTCACGCGGGCGCGCCAGTCCTTGTTGTTGGCCACACGGGCTTGCCCCTCGTAGAGGGGGATCAGCTCGGGAAAGGTCGTCCCTCCCGAGCCGTCAGGAATCGTCAGCATGCCGCTGGCAGGGTCGAATCCGTAGTCGTTTCCGCTACCTGGTCGACGGAGGATTTTGACGATCGCGTTCATGTGTCCGATGGGCACCGAACGCTGATGCCACGACCACCGTGGGTCGAGCGCCCTGCGTGAGTTGAGTGCGGCCATGCCGCCTATTGTGCCGTCCGGAAGGAGAAGAGATCCCTTCGGATTCCTTCAAAGACCCGTCGGAGCCTTTCCGGAGCGCTCGGAGGGGCGTCTCCAGTCTGAGAGAACTCGACTTGTAAGCCGTCGCAACTGATGACACAGCCGCGACTGGACTCCCTGATGACGATCGGATCGGGGTACGTCTTCTCACCCATGCGGAACCTCATTCACCCGTAGTTCCGAGAACATACCCTTCTGGGATATTTCTCGTGAGGCTTTGATGCTTCCGATCCCAGATCCCGACGAGAATCATCAGTAGAGCGACGTGAGCCAGCGTCCGATTCCAAGATTTGAAGCATAGGCCGGATCCACGGGAAACCCCCTGTTCCAGTAGGGGAGAGAGTCGATCGGATGAGGCTGGAAGTCCACGATCGCGAAGCCGCCGTCGGCCTCCTCGACCCTGTCCGCCTTGTCGTCGAGCTGCTTCGCACCGGCCAGCAGGGCGGTGGTGAGCTTCGCTCCGTCCGTCTGCAAGTCTTCCGTACGGATGACCTTCTGGATCAGCCCTTCCGAGACGGCCACGGCCCGCAGGGCGGATGCAGCAGCGCGGTACACCCGAGGAGATCCCTCACCCTCCGCCGTCTGGTACAGGGCCTCCAGATGCGCGTCGGAGAACATGTACCCGGGGGTCCCCGAGTCCGTGTAATCCACCTGCTCGACATCGGGTATCTGGGCACGGATCTGACCTATCGGACTTGACCAGTCCGGAGGGAAAACGTCGGGAGGTGAAGCCGGTGTAGTCATGCTCAGGAGACTAGCTCGGAAAAGATCCAATGCGGCATAGCATCAGGACGTGCTCCTTAGCGACTACCACCTGATCGCCGCGATCTCCACGCAGCGCATTTCCGTCGAGCCCTACAGCCCGAGGATGATCCAGCCCGCGTCCCTCGAAGTGAGTCTCGACCGAAGATTCCTGGTCTTCGACAGCCACCTCTACTCGCACATAGATCCGCAGGAAGAGCAGCCGGATCTGACGCGTCTCGTGGAGGTGGAGGACGACCAACCGTTCATTCTCCATCCCGGCGAGTTCGTCCTCGGCAGCGTCCTGGAGAAGACGACTCTCGGCAGTGACCTCGCAGCGCGCGTCGAAGGTAAAAGTTCCTTGGGGCGTCTCGGGCTTGTTGTTCATTCCACGGCGGGATTCATAGACCCGGGGTTCTCCGGTCACATCACGCTGGAGTTGTCCAACCTCGCCACCCTGCCGATCAAGCTGTGGCCCGGCATGAAGATCGGTCAACTCTGCTTCTTCGAACTGACAGGGCCAGCCGAGTTCCCCTACGGAAGCCCGGAACGCGGCTCCCACTACCAGGGGCAGTCCGGGCCCACGCCCTCCCGGTCATGGCAACGCTTCTATCGCAGCAAGATCCCGTCATCCGCAACCCGGCAGAGTTGATTCAGAATCGCTCCAGTGTCAGCGCTGACGGAATTCCGACCGGTCAGGGCCTCTACAGTGGATACCGCCCTTTCGGTGCTGAGGCTCCAACCGGATGGCCGTGGCGCGGTCCCGCAGGCGTGATCCCTTTGGCGAGGGTGCGGGACCGCGTTTCACGTTGAAAGGAGCCCTTCGTGGCACGCATGCTCGGGACTTGGTCGAAGCGCTGGTGCCCCGTCTGTCGAGGACCGGCCGGGATGGACTGCCTGGACACCTCCAGGCCGAAGAAGTCGCAGAGGGCCCGCGAGAACCGACAGTGAAAGAACGAGTCCAGGATTGGACATTGTCCAAAAACAGAACTGCCCCGGACGCGGTGATGCGTCCGGGGCAGTTCTGTTCGTCAAGCCATCACCGCAAAGCGGCTACCGCTTGAGGTGGTACGTGGAGGTGCACGTGCCGTCCTCTCGTAGGATGCTGTTGCAGTCGCCCCATTCGGCAGGTTCCTTGCAGCGGGGGATCCGCGTGTCACCCAGCGCGCGAAGCGCTTCGGCCAGCCGGTGGGCAGCGTTTATGGCGGCCTGCCACGACTCGTCGGTGAAATGTCCGTAACGCCGGTAGGAGTCCTTGTGAGCAAGTCGGGCTGCCGCGAACCCCTCCTGCGCGGGGCGGACCTCCGGGTGCAGCCACCCGAAGGCCAGGGTGGCTTCGTCGAGCATGGACAGGCCGCCTGTGTTGTGCGGGTGACCGTCCATGACCTCCAGGGCTTCTGCCAACTCCCGGGCGCTGCGATCCTTCAGCACGCCGACCCCTCTCCCTTCGATGCCTGGATGATGTCGACCTGCTGCTCCCACGGCAGGTCGTGCAAGAACTGAGCCAAGCCGTAAAGCCTCGACTTGGCGGCACGCGCCTCGATCTCGTTGCTGGCAGGCAAGGGGACCCAGGTGGCGGTGCACCACGGGGCACCCATGAAGCAGTGCAGCGCTCCGTGCGAGAAGCACCAGGCGTACTGAAGCGCCTCGGTCATGAACGGTTCCTCACTCGTTCGTCAGAGACTGGGTCATCAGGTTCACGGACCGGGTGAGGGGCGGGTAGTCCGCATCCACACCGCCCACCGTCGCGTCGACGACCCAGGTCGTCACGGCGTACTCGAAGTCCTGCCGGATCCGGTGGTACTCGCTCACGGCCGAACGGATGTAGTCGACGGCGGCCGAGCTGTACCGGGTGTACTCGGTGGTGCACGTCAGCATCTCCGCCAGCAGAGCATCGACGGCCTCGTGCCACTCGTTGAGCAGCTTCGCCTGTTCCTTCAGCATCAGACGGGTGTTGCCCGGCCCGAACTCACGGGCGTACCACTGGAGGTACGTGAGGTCGAACAGGTCGAAACCGTCACGCAGGCCACCCTTCTCCACCACGCCTTCGTAGCGGCCGATCGCCGCCTTCTCTCCGTAGGTGGTGACGGTGAAGATCTCCGCCTTGCTCTCCTGAACCTCTTGCTCACCCATGTTTCTTCTCCTTTCAGTCGACGTTGCTCTACTTGTCGGACTTCATGTCGGACGGGTACTGCGTGCACATGAAGCACCTGCCGTCGATGGTTCCGGCGTCCGGGTGCCGCGTGCACTTCTCGTAGAGCCCGAGGTTCTCGGTCTCGATCACAAGCTGAACGAGCGCCTTCTCGTGGGAGCACCCCGTCCCCGCGCACTGACCCCCCTCGCAGGGCTCGGACGCGGCTGCTTCGACAGGGCCCCGGGTACAGGCGCAGTCGCCAGAACCGGCCTCACCGCTGACGGGTCCCACGCACCCTTCCCACTCGTCGTGCCAGTCGGCGCGGTGGCCGCAGTACCCGCAGGGCATCTCATCGTTGACCTGCACAGTTGTCGGACGCAGGGCCCTGCCGACTGCGGTGTACAGCGTGCCCCAGTGGCCACTGTCCGGGTCGTTGCGCTGGATGGCCACGTTCACCCGGCTCATCAGGTCGGCGAACGTGCGGTCGCATCGGTGGCACCACCCGTTGAACGCGCAGTGCTGGGTGGTGCGACAGGGCTTCCAGCCGTCCGGCGGCAGAGTTCCGTCAAGGTACGACAGCAGCATGTCGCTGGCGACACCCGCGAGGAGCGTGGCGTCGGTCTTCTCGCTTGCCGCGTTCTGCCACAGGCGGGCGAGATCCCGCACCCGGTCCAGTCGGGCGATCAGGCCGTCTCGGTCCTTCTCGATCTCCTGGGCCTTCGCCTTCCAGATGTCGCTTCGGCGCTGCTCCTTGTCAGACACGGGTTGCTCCTTGTCGCTTGAGGGTGGCGATGCACTTGGTGCAGGTGACCGGGTGATCACCGGGCAGCCACGTGTGGTCGATCCCGGGATCCAGCCAGACCAGACAGGCGGTGTTGTGGCCGCCCGCCAGGATGCTTCGGGCTGCATGGACGGGGTCCATGCCGGGGTAGCGGACCCTCTCGGGGAATTCGACGGGGGGCAGAACCATGGGGGTCTCCTCAGGGTTGAGTGCGTGATTTACCTTCGGTGATCGCGGCGCAGTAGAAGGCGAACCTCAAGGCCCCTCCAGGTCATCCAGTTCACCGGCCAGCACCTTGCGTCCGTTCTTGGTGAGGGTGACCGGCTCGTGCCAGTCGCTGAACTCGTTTCCGCCGTCGATCCGGGGGCCGTGTTCCACGAGACCCAGCGCGACGAGAGCGGACAGGGTGGGCCGGGGGATGGTGATCCACGTGGAGGGGGTCCGCTCCTGCGACGTGTACGACCGGTAGTACGTGTACCGGGTTCGGTCGGTACCGGGGATGTTCTGGTGAATGACGCGATAGTTCCCGACGGTGCGCAAGGCGTTGAAGCGCGCCACCGTCATCTTCTTCCTTGGAGCGTCGAGCACGTGTCTTCTCCTTTCGCCCGTCAGTCGACGGGTCGGTTTCGGCGGACTCGGGGCCGACCGTTGCGCTCCAACAGTCGGTAGAGCCGCGAGGGGGCCATGGCGGCGGCGATACCGATCGCCTTACGGTCCGCGTTGGGGCTGGTCAGGTCCGCCTTGACGATGGCTTGCTCCCAGAACAGGTCCAAGTGGCGACGGACCTGAGACGTCCTGCTGAGCGTGGCGGTCAGTTCCTCGAAGGACCGCGCGTGACGAGGCGGGTCCACCGTTGTCGACTGCTTCAGGGCCGCGAGAATCGCGTCCGCGAGATCCGGGTCGACATCGGAGACCGTCTCGTTGTTGCCCTCGGCGTCGTGGAACGTGATGACCTTCTTGTTCATGTACCGAACGTTACACGACTACCGATCGGTACACAAGAAGTTTCCGTACAACGTGCCACCGTTGACCGCGTGAGTGCATACGAAGACGACCCGACGCTCTATCCGCCGCAGCCCGACCCACCCGACGACCCCAGATTTGAGTGGATCGACGTGCAGGGCTTCGGCGACGAGGGCCCCAACTGGATCAGGGGTGCCTGTCGCCACCTGTTGTTCTCTGCGGAGTTCAGCGCCGACGGCAGGGGGCTCGCGGGCTTCCCCTGTCCGGACTGCGGGCGACGACTTCCGCCTGAGGGCAGCCCTTGAAACGCCTCAGCGCCCGCCAGGAAAACGAGAAAGAAACCTGGCGGGCGCTGAAGGTTCATCTTGTCGTCGCGGGGACCATTTCCGTTTGCCCCGGGCGGCCCACGACGACATCCACTTCGCTCAACAGGTGAACCGAGAGCGTGGCCACCCTACTGAACTTGTAGACATGGAGGCAACGTTCAGCCGGAGAGCAGGTCGGCTATCGCCCGGGAGATGGGTTGCCCGGTGGCCAGCTCGATGAACCCGAACTGACCTCCCGGGTTGCACTCCAGGAACCACCACCGACCCTCGCGGTCCACGACGAAGTCGAACGCCCCGTAGGTCAGACCACTCAGCCCCATGAACGCGTTGACCGCAGCCTCCACGTACGGGGGTGTCGGAACTTCCTTCCACTGCACCCCTTCGGTGAACCGGACGTCCGCGTCGGCGCACTGGGCCTCGGCGCAGAACATCTCGGTGCCCACGACCGTGAGCCGGATGTCCGCGATCTTCTCCACGGCCTGCTGAAAACAGGTCGGAGACCCCGCAACCGAGGACAGGTCGACGTCGGGGGAGATCCGCGCAGTCGGCAGGGCAACGCCATCCGGCTGGCGGCCGGACACCGTCTTGCACACCATCGGACCATTGTGACTCCGAAAGTACCTGGCCTCGACATCGCATGTCGTGACCAAGGTGGGGGGAGTGAGCAGTCCGGCCCGGTGGGCGAGGAGGAGCTGAGGCGTCTTGTAGCGAGCCCTCTCGTGGGCCTCCGGGTCATTGACCCACCGGACCCCCGGCAAGGCCCTCAGGGAGCCGTAGAAGGCGTGCAGAGCTTCGTGCGCGGACCACTCCTGATGCGCCCCGGGAACCGCGCCAGGGAGCCCCGGGCGGCGCACCCAGACCGACCTGATCGACGACAGCAGGAGCCTGCGACGTCCGTCCCAGAGGTACCCATCGACCACCCCGTGCTCAGTGACAGAGGTGAGGTCGACCCGGCCCGGAAAATCGGCCGGGTCGACCCTGAAGACAGGCGTACCGGCCTGGTGGAGCTGGTGCACCACCATGTCCGCAGTCACGTCTTCCGGGCACGTGAGCACCAGCACCGTCATGGCGAGGCCCTAGTCGTCGAAGTGGGTCTTCGACCCGGCCGTGGAGGTGGTGGTGCTGTAGAGCGAGGTGTCCGAACCAACCACTGCGGGTGTGCCATCGGACAAGATGTTGAGCTGGCGCTCCTGGTCGTAGACGTACGGAGCGGCCGAGACGCTGTGCGTCGGGACGGCGTAGTTCAGAGCGAAGTGCACGGAGGTTCACTCCCTACGGGGATGAGTTTGCGAAAACTCCGGCAGCAGGGCGTCTCAGGAGAACATCACCAGTAGGACGTCACTTCGCCGGAGGGTGTTCCTCAGGTCCTCGAACTCGTGCTCATCAAGGCCCGTGTGCGCTCGGGACGGGATGGCAACAACTTCCGCTTCCCCGGAAGTGTGGTCGAGGACCTTCCGCCATCCTCTCCGATGATCCAGAGAGGCGTGGGGGTCTTCTTCGATCACGGTGGCCACGTGCGGCCATCCTCGGAACCGTGTGTACTCCTCCGCCTTACGGGTCAAGCGCTCCCGGGCGGCCTCGTCGGAGGTGCAGATGTATGCGACGACGGGCGTAGGCCCGTGGCGGCAGGGACGGTCGTCGTGACACCCGTACATGAGGTGAGACATCGGGCTCCTCGGGTCGACCGGCGACAAACTCTGACGGAAGTTCACCAGGTATCTCCGGTCGTACCGCAAGAGTAGAGCCGCGAATTCACTCGAAGGAAGGCCCGGTCGAGAGAGTGGCATATGCCACTTTTCCAGCCGGGCCTTCTGTGTGCTGACCTGCGGAAACTACTTCTTGGGTGGATCTTCCCGAGTGGTCCGCCGGGCACTCAGGCTGGAAACCCCACGACTGAGCGAGTCGGCGCGGTCCGCTGCGGCCAGAAGCACCATCGCCAAGCGACGGGCGTCGGTCGGGTGCATGGCCACGAAGTCGAGCTGACGCTCCCAGTCGGCCAGCACGTACGGATCCGGCTGGGCGACGTAGACGCTGTCTCGGGCCTCCGTCTCGTCCACCGACCGCACGACCCACATCGGCGGCCGATGGGCGAAGGGTGCGTGCTGCACCACCCTCCACTCGGCCCCGGCCATGGAATGTCCTGGCGGGTTGATGATGTCTGGCTTAGGGCGTTCTGCGCTCTCCGCGATGGCGACGAGCCGGTGCAGCTCTTCGCGGAGATCACCCAGCTTGAGATCGTCGAAGCCGGTCACTGGCCGGAGGTTCGCTTCTGCTGCTCCCGCCACTCCAGGCGCAGCTCACGGAGATCGTTGCAGATCCCGTCGTAGACGCCTTTCGCGCGCACGAGAGTCTTTCGCGCATCTTCGGCGTCAGCTTCCAGACGCCTCTTTTGGTTTTCGTACTCTTTTTCGGTCATCACGTGACCTCCCCTTCCGATTGCAGCCAATTCAGCCCGAACGCCTCCAGAACTGAGGCAGAGACGGGGGATCCTGCGACTTCCATTTCATCGACGAGCCGTAGGGCCCGATCGGCGATCACCAGCTCCCGGGGGACGGGCGCAACGTCGTCGCCGAGGCCACGGAGGAACTCCGCGACCCTGGACCAGGAGTAGAGCGAGGTTCCCCCCACCTTCTCTTCAGGTTGCGGAAATCCTCCCGGACCTCTTTGTCCCTTTGACAGTTGCACCAGTGACTGTCGGCTTCTCCCTGCCCGTTGTGCGGCGATGTCCAGGGTTACTGTGTCGTCGTGGATCACGCGCGATGCGCGAAGCCCTTCCATCCGGCGGATCTGTCGAGAGACCAGCGCGATGGCCTCAAGGATCGAGTCAGCCTCCACGTCGCAGTACAGCTCCGACACGCCAGGGCCGCCCGTGGTGTAAGAAATGGATCCGTCTGCGAAGAGCGAAAACCATCCGTTGGCGTTGAAGTCGATCAGGTTGGTCTCAGCTCGGGTCAGTTGCCGATTGAGAGCCAGAGCGAAGGTCCATTCGACAGACACGCCCTTGTCCTTTTCTTGAGTTGCGGCATTTTTGCTCGTGGTAGTGACAGGGGTGGACTCGTTGCAATTCACCTCTGTCATTTCTCGATCTTCAGGCGCTCCGCCTCCGGGTACTGATGTAGGGCTTGCCGGGTTCATGCCGCCCCTGGCAGTGAACCTTCTCGTCACCCCGGAAGTACTGGTGACCGTGATGGTTCATCTCCCCGAAGAGGTGGCAGCGGATGGTCCGGATGGCAGCCACCCCTCACCCCCCGGCCGATCGAGCGGCCTCAATTTCCGCCCGAGTCACGGTCTCGAAATGCCACCACCGGCCGCCCTCCCACTGCATGATCTTCGCGCTGGAGGCCGGACCCGACTCGGAGAAGACCTCGCGGATCTGGTCGTACGTTTTCCGTTCACTGGTGTGATCGGACTCGACAGGGTCCCCGGTGCCGGTCAGGATCAGTCGCCACGGCTTACGCGGCCTCGACGCCATGATCGTCACCCCTCCTTGGGCGAAGCCTGATCGAGAGCGCGCTCGGTCTCGTACAGCTCCACGGCGTGCGTGGTGGCCTGGAAGATCGCCGCCCGCTCGCCGAGCTGCACCATCCCTTGCAGGGCCCGGTTGATGAGGCCGGTACTGATCCCGGCGTCGACGTCCTTGGCGAAACGGGCGAGCATCTCGGAGAGGTCCCGGGCTTCTCGGGTCAGGTGGTCCCGATCCGAGTTCATCTGGTTGGTGAGCATGCGGTGTGCATGACGGGTGGTCACGGGGCTTCCTTCTCTTCGGCGGAGCGCTGGTGGGTGACGAGCGGCAAGACGGCGGCGAGGACTTCACGGACACTGTCGGCGGAGAAAGCGCCTACGGCGCGGACTCCGGCCATGACGAGGTCGTGCGGAACGTCCTGGGGTCGAATCGGTGACGAGACGGGCTGGTCCGTGGGTGCGGAAGCCAGCAGGGCATCTAGACAGGCGTTTGCGCGAGGAGTACTGAGTCCTGCCTGGGTCAGGTAGCCAATCAGGCGAGCCCGATGGGATACGTAGTCGTTGGTGGACACGGCTTCACTCCCGGTCCTTGTCGGTGGGCGGCCCCATGCGGAAGAACACGCTGGCCAGCCCCGCGTTCACCCGATCGCGGCTACGGTTCGCCTGTTGCCGCTCGATGCAGCGGTGCTCGGGCAGGGACTCCAGCGTCCGGGTCCGGACCCTCGTGCCACAGTCGGAGCACCGGATCAGGCCCGTCCGCTCCCACTCCCGCTCCTCCTCCAGCACCACAGCGTCGACGGCATCCGCAAGTCGGAGAATGGCGAGCCCGGGTGCACCAGACCAGTCATGACTCTCTCGCCGGATGCTCCATGCGTCACGGCGCTCCACCGCACGGTTGATCTTCACGAACACGTCGTCGGCGAGAGGGGCCGCGAAGGCCACTAACTCTTCCTGTACCTGCCGACGGGCCTCGGCGAGCAGATCCTCGGCGCTCACTCGTCCTCCTCGACCTGGATGCTGTCCACCGGCAGTTCGGTGACGCTGTAGAAGTAGTCGCTGTAGTTGACGCAGCGCCGGGTCAGCTTCCGCATCTTCCACTCACGGCCGCCGTCGATCTCCGAGAGGTGGACCCACGTCCGGCCGATCTTGTCGACCCGGGCCGGGACGGGCGGAGTGTTGCGCATCTTGCGCGCCCCCAGGCGGACGAAGACGGTGTCACCCACGTCAGGGAGAGGCGACTCCTGCGCCATACGGGCGTGTCGGTAGTAGTCGTCGTTGACGTCGTTGAGGTTCTGGACCGAGAAGGGGACGGCTTCCTGCCAGAGTCGCTCGGCTCGCCCGAAGCCCTCCTGCTTCCACAGCCGGTGCCACAGGTCGTGCAGGTCCTCCGCCGGGGTCTCATCGATCAACACGCCGAGAACCTTCGGGTCGGTGGGGACGATGTTCGTCATCGGGTCTCCTCCTCGGAGGTCTGCTCGGCGGTCACGGTGATCGTGTAGATGCCGAACCTGTCAACGTCGAAAGCACGGGAATGCCGGTTGTGCAGCTTTTGCTCAGCGCCCCCTTCGTCATCGAAGACGCAGTAGCCCTTCAGGAAGCTCTCGTTGTCGGCGAGGACGGTGAAGGCGTTGCTCACTGCGGACCGCAGGTCCGGTGCGATGACGTACAGGGTTCGGGTGTACGTCTCGTGGATGCTGTGCATCAGGGTCTTCTCCTTTCCGTTTCGTTTCGGGTCAGCAGGTTCTGACGTAGATCCTGCCGTTGTCGTCGTCGGTGAGCGTGATCACCCCGTTGTTCTCCTCCAGGTCGTCGGACCAGCAGATGTGGGTGTTGCGGCCGAGACCGTTGACCAGGGTGTCGCTGAGGATCTTCTTCAGCCGCAGGTTTTCCTCGGCGAGCGGCTTGACGACCTCGCGGTTGTGCAGGGTCACCAAAGCCTCGGCCCATTTGCGGGCGGTCTCCTCGTCCATCCCGTCACCGGCCTTGACGAAAGCCTGCGCCAGGTAGGAGGTGATCCGTTCACCCGTGTCGTGACGGAGATCGTCGCTCACGTCCCACCGTCCTTGTGCTTCTTCAGGTGAGTCCGGACGCTCGCCTCGGTTCCCCGGTAGACGCATCCATTCTTGGGGCACTCCTGCCAAGTACCGGCTTCGACGGCCGCCAAGGTGACCGAGTTGTCCGGGCCGTACCCGTGAGCGGCAAGGAAGGCGGGGATCGAGGCCCCGTGATGGACCGCGATGTAAGCCGCTTCCGCCGCCTTGTCGTGACCCTGAGCGAAGTACCTGCGGTATCCGATCTGGGTGCCGCAACCGCAGAAGCAGTACCCGGTGGGTTCGGGGGGTGGAGTTGTCATGACGCCACTCTAACAAGTCTTGGCCTATCAAGACAAGTCTAGAAGTTTCCAGTTGCGCTTGAATGAAGCAAACCCAGTCTGACCTGCGTCTTTTCCTTGAGTTTCACTCCCGGGTCAACATTTTGAGCCTCGGAAGAGTCACGGGCTTTACAGAGCCGTCGAAGGACGCATGTAGCTCTCGTTTTTCCGAGAGCAAGCGCCGCCCTGACCAGCCGGTACGCCCGCGTAAGAACAAGTACTTATCCTCTAGGGAATCCGTCGCTGCGCTCCGGATGCCCTCCGGCCTCAGCCGGGTCGTCGTTCGGAGAAGATCTTCGATCTCCTCCTCCTCCTCCCCGGCTGGTGGGTTGGTCGCGTGCGGGGGCTTCGGGGAGGGGAGGAGGAGGATTCTCGCTTCGCTTCTCCAAGCCAGCTCCGCAGCCCGGCGCGGCGAAGGTGGTGGGCCGGAGTCCTCCCGGCTTCGCTTAGGGTGCGACCACTTCTATGCCCAGGGTGAGTCGCATGCCGCACAGGCTGAGTATCTGTTCCGCCCACCCAAGGCTCAGGGTGGCTTTCCCGGTCAGCATCTGGTTCAGGTGCTGGGGCGACAGACCTAGTTGCCGAGCGGCGTATGCCTGGGTGATGTCGGAGAGCAGGAGTGCTGCTCGTACCTGCTTGCGGAGTCGGTCTTCGGGGTCATGTGCATTTGTCATGAACGCAGCTTTCCTCGGGTTAGGGCCGTAACGGCCCCCATCCTGCACCCTGTTGCGTCGTGGTTTGATCATCCGTGAAGACGAGAAAGACCTCGGTCTGCTCCATCAGTGACCCAAAGATGGGCCACTCGTAACCCAAAAATGGTAAGATCCTGCATCGAAAGGAGATTCTCATGACCACACCTGATGAAAACGAAGTCCCGTCACCCGCTTCGAACGCTTCGGCCGGGCCTGTTTCCTCGGAGAGCCTCTTCGAGAACGTCCTGTCCACCGCCATGAAAACGGACCTGAGCCACGGAACCCAGAGGCTCTACACGATCCTGTGCGGAGTGGGGTATCAGACGCAGTCGGACCTGGTGCACGTGACGCCGTGGGGGCTGATGAACGTGCAACGAGGAACCAAGAACGGGCCGATGTCCCGGGCAACCGTCACCCGGCACTTGAGGGAACTCCGCGACAAGGGCCTAGTGAAGATCATCGGCCCCCTTCGGTCCTCCGACCATCACCAGCTTCTTCTCATCCAGATCCTCCCCGTTTCACCGGTCGGGAACTTGGCGGAGAAGGTCCGCTAGCAGGGGGGACGTTCGCCTCCGGGTGTTTTCAACTACCTGCGCAACCATGCAGGTTACGAGCTAACGCAGGTTATTCTCCCCATGCCCGGCCCTGCCGGGAGGGGAGGATGAGCGGCATCATGCGGGAGGAAATTCGGATACCGGACCAAGCTGGATCCGAGCGCGTGAGCGATGAAGGCCAGCAGGCACTGGATGCGTACAGAGAGTGGCGTCGCAGTCACCCAGTCCTTAGGTTTTATCCCACGAGACAGGCGCGAACCGTTCACGACGTTCTCGCGTTGATACGGGAAGAACCTGCGGTGGAGGACGAGTGAGGGCGACGTACGAAGTGACTGAGTGGAAGAACCGGGCTCATGCTGCTGGCGTGGGCCTGTCGGACGTGATAGCCGAGTTTCTGTCCTACGGCTTCTGCCGGGACCCCGATTTCGCGGCAGCCGTGATCCATGAGCTGGAAACCTTGATCGGCATCTTGCGCCGGGAAGGCTACGACGAAGGTGTTCTCGACGAAGGGCGTCAGCGTCTGGACCTGCTGGCCTGGTCGGTGAAGCGGGTCGGGTGCCTCCCGGACGATCCCGCCTGAAACGCAGAAACCCCCCGGCTCCGTGAGGAGAGGGGGGTCTCTCGGAAAGGAGAAGAAAACGTGGCTCCCCAACACAAGAAAGGAGGACGCTCTTCAGGGATGGGAGGGTGAAGTCCGCATCCGTGAACAACTTTGCCACACGATCTGGCAGCGTGCAAGCAACCAACACTGCCACGCACCACTGACAGTCCCTCTCAAACTGCGAGAGCCCGCACCCGAACCAAGATAGCGAACAAGGTTGTTCGGCACCGAACACTTCTGTACGGTTGGTATATCACCGAACAACAGTGTTCGGCATCGAGAGAGTGGGGGGGTAGCTGTGCCGCTGAGCCCGAAGGAAATCTGTCAGCTCACAGGACACGAGACGACGGACGCCGTCCGCATGGCCATGAAGCGGGGCGGAGCGACTCTCGGAGTACACGTCGTCCTCGACTTCAAGAGTTCCGTCAAGCGAGCGTACGAGGAGTCCGACGTGTGGCGGATCCTCGGCAGCCGAATCCTCGATCAGGCCGAGAAGGACCCGAAGGTGCGCGACCTGGCCTGGAAATGGCTGGAACCCGAGATCCGGCGCAGCGTGGTTCACAACCGTGCGGCCATGCTCTACCCGCAGGCCCTGGCATCGCAGGACGAGGGATCCGAGAACTGATCCGGAGATTCGCATTGCGGGTCAAGTCCTAGGCCCGCTAGTGTTTTTCCTTCGAGGTCCACGAGGACCTTGAAGTGGAGCCAGGACATCCTCCGGACGGAGGACTCCTGGCTTTCGCGTTGAGATGCCTGGTGACGTGGTTGCCGGGAAGTCGGACAGGGGTCTCCTGGGGCAGACCGGGAGCCCTGATCGGCGACGGGATCCGGGTGGACATGCGCAGCGCTGGCGTCCTCCCTGATGTACGGGTGGTGGGGCCGCGTACACACCAGAACAGCACGAAGACCCCCGGTCGCAATCGGGGGTCTTCGCTCTGCCCGGAGGAACGGGGTGCCGGGCAGCGGGACGGTGGGCGCTCTCCCGGATCACCCGCCGCCCGGCTCGTAGGTCAGGAACCCGACTTGGTCGAGCCCTTCGCCGAGGTGGTGCTGGACTTCGCCGACAGCGTGGTCAGGCCCGACGGAGCCGCGAAACCCGAACCGCCCGCCACCGGCAGGTTGCCCTCACCCGTGGAGACCGCGACGGCCGAGGCGTCGATACCGGCCGCACCGATGATCGAACGCACGCGGTACTGGATGTCGTCGTGGCTGAAGCTGCCCTCGAACGGCGAGATCTCCGAACCGCCCAGCGCGCGGCCGGTGTCGCCCAGCGCACGCACCTCGGGGGTCTCGTGGCCACGCAGGAACGCGGTCACGATCGCCGGGCCACGCTCCGTGGTGCCGCCTGCGGGCAGAAGGTACCAGGTGGAGGCGGCGTTGGCCGACAGGTCGATCAGCGGCAGCCACGGGGACTCGACCACGGTGAAGCGACCCGCCACCGGGGACGCCACGTTCGTGCGGATCTCGGAGCCGTCGGGCATCCGCGACACGCGCATGTACGTGGTGGACCGGGCGATCTCCTGCGCGGTGAGCGCGAGGGACGGCGGCACCAGGAGCACGAAGTTCTGCACGCGCACCTGACGACCCGCCACCTGCCGCGAGCCGATCTGGTTGATCGCCTGCTCGACGGCGTCCAGGCTCAGCGGCGGGTTGGTGATCGCGACGGTCTCGCCCGTCTCGTCCCGCACGTGCTGGACAACGTGGTTGCCGACCGGGGACATCGGACCGAAGTTCTCCGTGGTGGAGAAGAAGTCCGGGTTCGGACCCGACGCGGTCGCGAGGACGCCCGTGGTCAGGACGTCCTCGGTGTCACGCGCCCAGCGGGCCATCTCCGTCGGAAGCTGCTGGAGGACACCCAGCTCGTCGTTCATGAACGCTTCCCAGGAGAACGGGAAGCGCGCGCCGTACTTGTTGACGAAGAAATCCGTACCCTCGGTGGTGAGGTTGAAGGTCGGGTACTCCGTCAGCTCCGGGATACGCGGCAGCGCGCGGACGTGACGCTCCGCACCACCGTTGCGGTCCGGCGACTGGTTGAAGCCGGTGTCCCAGCGGACCATGCGGGCCGGACGGAAGTCGGGCACCGTGGTCCGGACCGAGAAGGTCGGCCACTGCTGAGGCAGTTCGGCGTACTGGCCGATCATGGACGCCTGCGAGATCGCCTGAAACAGCAGCGGGAAGTCGCCGCTGGAGACGGCCTCACGCAGACGGCCCATCGGGACGGGGGCACCCGTCTCCGCCTCACGCTTCAGGCGCAGGAACTCGATGGCACGGGACATCTTGAGCAGACGGGCGTCGGTCGACTCGCGCAGCGCAGCGCGGCGCTTGCCGTGAGCCTCGGCGATCCGGGCGAATTCCGGGTTCTCCGTGGCCTTGATTCCGTCGAGGAGGTTCAGCGCGGTGGTCATTACTCAGGAGCCTCCTTTCAGGATCCGGTGGCGGGCTGGTCGGGGACGGCGTTGGCGTCACCGGGGGCGGGCTGGACGACATTGACGATCGGAACGCCGTCCATGGTCTGGCCGACGATCACGCCGAACGGGTCGGAGTTGGCCGCCGTGGTCAGCCGGGCGCGGGTCGAACCCGAGGCCGGGAGGATGTAGACCGGGGTGCCGGATCCCATGGTCGCGGCGTTCCAGCCGGTGACCGGGAAAGCGAACGCGCCGACGAGGGCGACGGAGGCCCAGCCCGGTTCCAGGGAGTTCGCGGTGTTGCGCGCGACGGAGACCGTGGTCATGCCGGTGGTGTAGGAGACCGACTTGCCGCCGACCTCCTGAGCGAAGCCGACGATGGAGCCGACCTTGACCGGGTCGCCCGGCAGGGTGGGGTCGTCGTTCTTGGCCGGGTCGTCACCGCGCAGCGGAAGCGGAAGGCTGATCCACTGACCGTACTTGTAGACCTCGTTAGTCGCCATCAGTAGGTACCTCCGCCCAGCAGGGAGCGAAGCTCCGACAGATCGGTGTCGGAGGACGAGGAGGAGGAGAACGAGGTCGTCGACTCGGTGAGGCCGAGGTTCGAGGTCTCTCGGTGCTCCAGGCCGTTGCGCTCCGACTCGCGCATCAGCTTCTTGTAGTAGTCCCGCTCAGCGGTGATCGCCTCGTGGATGTCCGACTCGGGGCGCAGGCTCTCCGCGACACGGATGATGGAGGCCAGCGGGAGCTGGGACTTCAGAAGCTCGGCGAGAACCTCGCCGTTCTTCTTCGACTCCTTCATCCTCTGCTCGGCGGTCTCGGCGCGGTCCCGGAGGAACGTGATCGCCTCGGCCAGCTTCTGGTTCTCCTGAACCTGCTTCTTCGACTCGCGCTGCGCTTCCTGGAGCTGCTGCGCCATGCGCGCCACGTCGACCGAGAGCTGGTCGAGGCGGTCACCGAAGGTGTTCTTCATGGAGGCGACCTCGTTGAGGAGCGCTCCGGTGCCGGTGGTGGACGGAATGTTCGACATCTCCGCGCGAGCGGAGGTCGCGGTCTGGTCCGCCGGAGGCGATGCCTCCGACGTGGCCGACTCGGTCATATTGACGAGCCTTCCTCCCGCTCCAGCGCGGGTGACGACATCTACGGACAGGCCCTCGGTGATGGCTCGCACCATCCGGCCTTCGGCCGTTTCCTCGATCTGGCCTGCCGCACGAATCGACAGACCCACGACCGGGGCGAGCTGGCCCACGAGGGCTTTCGCGTTCTCGGTGAACTGGATGCGAGCGAACAGACCCCGCCCGTCCGGACCTTCCTCGAACTCGGCGTCATCGAGAAGCCATCCCGCGATATCCCGCACGCTCCTTTCGGGGCGCTCCATTTCTTCCGACCCGGTCGGGTGGTCGAAATAGACGTGCGTTCCTGCGCGGAATGCCCGAGGGCCGTCGCGGTGGAGAACTTCAGCGGGATAGAAACCGCTGGACCCCTGAACGTCGGCCTCGATAAGGCGAGCGCGCCAGATGCCCTTGCCCGAAGACAGGTCGGGCGAGAGAATCGATGACTCCCGCAGCGTTTCCTGGCTCATGCGCTCCTCACTCTGCAATGACGAGGTCAGCGTAATAGCACAAGCAGTAAAAAATCACGGCGGAAGATTATTCGGAACCCTCGTCCCGAAGCTCGTGGTCGCCCCGGCTCATGGGGTCAGGCTGCTTTGGGGCCGCAGTTGCCCGGGAATTACCCGCCTTCAAAGGGTTGGGTGCACCCGGACCGCCCGTGCCGCTGTCGGGGTTTCCGTTGGATTCCCCGCCATTGACGGCCGAAGACATTTCTTGGATTTTCTTGAAGAGAACGGGCAGATCTTCCATTGCCGGAGCCTTCGCGGCGAAGTCGTTCCACTTTCCGTTCCAGGCGTCCAGCACCATTGCCCGCGCTTCGTCCCCCGTGAAGAGTCCGAGACGGATCGCCATGTCGAGAGCCTGAAGACGGCGGTGAACCGGCTCCTCGTCGATCTGCGGCCAGCGAATGCGCACCTTCAGGCCCACCAGCTTGAAGATGGAGGCGAACATCTCGTTCATCACCTTCTGGCGGGCCTGCATCACCAGAACGGTCGAGGTGTCCAGGCTGGTGGCTGCCGCATTGTTGGCGATCGACGGGTCCTCCGTCAGGGCGGGCAGAGGGACGTCCAGCGCTGCCGCGATCATCGCCGCCAAGGGGCGTCCGGCGTCGAAGTCGACGGCCGCGCTGCGCCCGACGGCGGTGAGATCCTGACCGGCCCCCAGAACGGCTGAGGCACCGACCGCCAAGCTCTGACCCGTCGCGGGGTCCATCCTCGGAGACTGGGCCATCGCAGCCGCTGTGCGACGGACCGAACGCGACTTGTCACTTGTCACCTTCCATGCAAATCGCGCGTACGCCTTTGTGAGGGTGGCGCAGTTTTCGAGGTATTCCTTGTATGCGCGGGTCCACCAGACGGCGGGAAGCACGTCGGGGACGCCCCAGCGCCAGCCGGTCAGGCGGTTGAAGGGGACGTGCACGAGGATCTTGTCGTAGTTGACCTTGTCCCCGGCTATCTCCTTCGGCCCCCGGCCTTTCCCGAGCTTCCGCAGACCGGCGGGGGTGGGGTACCACTCGTCCTGGAAGGCGAAGTTGGAGACGTTGCCGCCCTCCTGCGACACCTTGTGCCAGGTGCGGCCCCGGGCGGACATCTTCGGGTTGGTGACCGGGGACGTCTCGACCCCGGTGTCCAGGTCCAGGTCGAGGGTCCAGTCGTTCCAGGTGCGCCGGATGAAGAGCAGACTCTCCCGGTTCCCCCGCTGTGAGACGCCTTCGGACACCTCGTCGAAAGGGATTCGCTGGATCTCCTTGGTGCGTCGGTCCACCAGAAACTGGAGGTTCCCGTCGGTGGCCGCCGTCGACTCCAGTTCGAGCTGCGCCAGGGTTCCGGTGAGAACTTCTTCCACGCCCTCGGGGAGTTCTGGTTCGAGGTTCACCGTGCGCGGGCGTCCGGGGCCTGCCATGAATTGCGTCGGAACGACGGAGACGCCACTGCCCCAGATGTAGCCAGTGCGGACTTTCAGGGCCCGCTCGATCAGGGGATTGATGGTGGCGACAGCCCTACAGAGTTCGCTGGCCCGCTTCAGGCCGTCCAGGGTGAAGGAGTTCGCGTCTTCGGCGAAACCCATGAGGGGCTTCCAGCCGATGTCCTCCAGTGCGAGCTGCGCCCTGCCGAACTCCCCGGCCTCCCGCATCTCGTCGGATATGAGACCCGTGAGTTCTTCGTTCCGCTGCTCCAGGTTGGTCACGAAGGTTTCGATCTCGCTGATCGACATCTCGTTGAGCGGCTTGGACGTCTGCATGGCCACACAATAACGGTGGAATTATCGACGTGTTTTCCGGATGGACGGACGTCCTTTGTTCAACCAGATATCCAGAGATTCAGCCAGCATTGTGACTGCGCGAGACAGGGATCCGACATTTTCCTGGGGCTGCTCAAGGAGTTTCTCAACAACTCGAAGATAACTGTGACACACCTCCTGTTCGGCAGACCCTTCCGGGTACTCGGAGATCCGCTGTGATATTCGGCTTCTCGCGGCATGCGCCGGGTTGAACACGTTGACTCCCGAGGAGGTGACGAATCCGCATCTGGTGAGTTCGTCCTGCAAGTTGACGGGAAACGCAGACACGCCGTCAGCGGATAGCGGATCGAGGGTGGGTCAGTACGGCGAAATGGAGTACTCCGAGTCGTCGTCGTTCAGGGCGTCGAGGACGTCGTGCACCGAATCCGAAACCGTGTCGCCGACGTCCAGGAGGCTGTCCGAGACGGGGGCGACCGCGTAGGCGATGGCGTCGGAGTAGTCGGGGGAGCGGCCGTGCTCTTTCCTCATCTCTTCCTTGGAGAGGATGAAGAGGCGACCGTTCTTGATCTTGTAGAACACGATCTTCAGGTCGTCGGAAACCTTCTCGTCCGGATCCAGGATCTTCGCCGAACCGTTGCGCATCCTCTGGCGGAGCTGGTCGTACCAGTACGCACGAGCGTTGCCGTAGCCGTAGACCGAGCCACCCGTGTTCGTGGGTGGAGCCGCCGAACCGTGCATCTCGTAGACGGTGAACCAGGGCTCCGGCAAGAGCATGCTCCGGGCGTTCAGGGTGTCGACAACACCGGCACCCAGGCCGACGGCGTCGACCCGGATCTCCACCCAGGGTGCCTTCCGCTCCTCCTTCAGCCGCTCTGCAATTTCGAGGACCTTGTACGCCGACGAAACGGTGTCCGTGCCGGACCAGCTTTCCTCGACCTTCGCGGTGACTCCCGAGTAGGACGCGACCACCGTCTGGTCGGAACCGAAACGGGCGACGTCGACGCCGAGCCGGAGGATTGAGTGGAGCGCCGGAGCGGGGGGTTCGTCCCGGGCGTCGGCGATTACGTGCGGAGGGAAGAGACTCGACTGGGACTCCTGCGGGAACTCCGCCATGACCTTCGACAGGTAACGAGGATCGTTCTCGCCCCAGGAGTCGAGCCGGTCGGACACCCAGTCACGCGAGACCAGGACCTCGTTCAGCAGACGCGGAACAGGCTCCCCGGTGAAGTTCGGGGTGGTGTGGGCCGGGATGGAGATCCGGTTCCACAGATGCGCCGTGTTGCTGTCGAGGAAGTTTTTCCCGAATTCCGTGTTCCTGTCGTCCGGGTTACCGATCGCCAGGATGCGGCAGCCCATGTTGGTAGTGATGGCCTCGACACCCGTCCAGATTTCCTCCGGCACGCCACATGCCTCGTCCAGAAGAGCCAGGACGTACCTGCGGTGAATACCGTGGAACGAGTGACGGTCTCCCTTGGCGGGTTTGCGTCCGAACCCGACAATTTGGCCGTCTCCGAGCTTCCATTCGTCGGCCTGCGTCACGCGGCCCGGCATGGGGTAGTCGCCACGTGCTGCCGACGAGTGGTGCTTGCGAATCTCTTCCCAAAGAATCTTGTTCACCTGGGCATAGGTCGGCGCGGTCGAGACAACGATGGCCTGTCCTGGAGGCTTGGTGGAGACCCACCAACACGCGAGCACAGAGGCGATCATGGAGTTGTGCGTGGGTATCCCGGACTCCCCGCATAGGTAGAGATGATCCGGAGAGTCAACCTGTATGCACTGAACGTGACGGTCGCCAACGGGCCTCACGTTTACGACACGCCATCCATCATCTCCCCACAAATCAGATCCGGACAGGAACTTGCACTGAGCCAGGGCCTGTTCGTCCTGATCGACGAGGAGGGTCGTGGCCCTCGTCCCCATCAGGGCAAGGTGATGCAGGTGCGAACCGTAAGACCGCTCTCTTCGGTAGACAGTGCGAATTCCCAGAGATTCCAGATGCCTCCTGGCTTCCTCCAGTTCTTGCACCCGACCTTCACGAGACCGCCAGAGCAGACTGGTCCGTCCGAGTGGGTCGAGCACTCCTCTTTCGCGCAAGAGTTCGGAGATCCACTCGTCCGGGTTCCAAAGCGGACCACGCGACTCCAGATCTGGTATCGAAGCGGGGATCACATAGGAATCACGTGAAGCCGCGAGTTCCCGGGTGGACAGATTCTTGGCTCGGTGATGCCACAGTCCCGTGTGGACCGTCACGCGAGCCCGATCCGAGCGAAGCTGTATCTGCGCGAATTCCCGGGAAGACAGGACCGGCCATATGTGATCACCAGAAGCCACGATCGTTTCCCGGACCCCGGCGTTCTCCAGAGTGACCTCGTACGAGTCGGCCACGTGGTGACCTGTGGTGGCCACCACAGGCACGACGCTCCGGTCCGACCCGAGAACCTTCATCCCAGGTCGAATCTCCCCCATGGCAACCAAACCTGACGGAGTATGAACGGGTTCGTCGAGTCCAAGAGCTTTGCCCGTTCCATGACAGGAGGCAACAACGGTCCTCTTGTTATGGATGAGGGAATCACAGATTTCCTGCTGCTTGGACCAGAGGTGAACACCAAGAACATCTCGGGCCCATCCGGCGGGATCATTTGCCCATCCGGCTTGCCGAGCCTGATTGCGGAAGTATTCCTCGGCACCCGAAAAGATCTTCTCTTCCAGCATGCGTGTCGCTCCTCCCGGGCTTCTCTCCATGCATACTGTCAGTACAGGTACAGTTTTCAGTAACACCCCCTCCGGATCAGCCGAGCGGCTGGACGGACCTCCACTTCCTCGGGGTGTTGCAATGCAAAACCAGAAGCCCGCATGCATCCTTACGGCATGCGGGTTTCTGTTTTCGGGCAGCCTTCAGATGGAAATGTCGACAGGGTGTAGGTGGAAAAGGGGCCTCCGAGCTGCACCGGAGGGGGTGGGCAGAAGGAACGTTTCCTTCGCCTCCGCAAAGATCGAGCGTCGAGCGGTGTCGTCCGAGCGGATGGCCTGGGCCAGTTCAGACCCTACGGTTACCAGACAACTGTCAGAGCAGTTAAGCCGTTTCGGGTAGGAAAACCCCTGAACCAACTTTCATTCTCAAGCGGCCTGTGCCATTCTGAGGAGCATGATGAAGAACATGTACCCGCAAGCGTGCAACGTCTGCGATGGTCATGTTTCCGCTGGGGAGGGTCACCTTCGGAAGACCGCGTCATCCGGCTGGAGCGTGACCCACGACACCTGTCCACACGGACCCGTACAGCACGGCAACGCCAAGGCTTACACCCGGCGAGCAGTCCAAATCATGAATCGCACTGACGCAACTCGTGACGAGATCACAGAAGGTGTCGCGATGCTTGCCGAACTGATGCGCACCGGGTGGGCTCCTCGTGAATCCTGCGAAAGGGTTGTGCTGAACGCTCGCGCAATCCGTGATTGGGATCGCCTGGGGGTCGAAATGCTCCTGCACGTCTTCACCCTGGAAGAGTCGGTCTCCTCCTAAGGCTTCTTCAGTCCAAGCATCAACAGAAGTTCCCGAAGTTCCGTCTGAGCGTTGGGCCGCCCGTACGCCCAGGCCGACGCGGAGAGCATTGCCGATCGCAGGCAGCCCTCGCACTCTGTGCACGTGCACGGGGGTGCCGAGGGCTTCTCTTTTTCCGTCATAGACCTACGAGGTTACTGCACTTGCAAGTGGCCTAGGTCATGTGGTTTCGTAGAAGAGGTCAGGGCAACACACCCCGGTTGACCAACCGTCAGGGTGCCGCCCGACCTTGACACGGAAACGGAGAAGAAGAGATGTCCAAGGCTTCCATGACCGCCGGTACCGCCCTCCTCGTTACCCTCGCCAGCGGTGTCACGTTCCTCCTCGCCACCCCGGCCACCGCCGAAGGGATGTGCCCCAAGGGCTGGCACGAGGTGGTGAAGGAGGAGATGATGATGAACTCGGACACGGACCAGTACGAGCTGGCCACCATCACCGAGTGTGCCAAGGACGAACGTCCGTCCAACATCTCGGTCCGTACTTCCGTCACCGTCGACACCCACCTCCTGGACAACAACCTCCAGAAGACCGGCAGCGGCCTGGTCCCCGCCGACCGTTTCGAGTACCTCGGCGAGAAGTTCCCCGGCCCGGACGGCAAGATGTACATCGCCATCAAGCAGATCACCACCGGCAAGGGCGGCTGGGGCGAGAAGTACCAGGGCTGGATCCCCGTCGAGAACACGATCGACCCGGACATGTTCTGATGTCCACCGTCTTCCGGGCCCGACAGGGGCGTGACCCGAACTTCTGGCCGGTCACCTACCACGTACCTCAGCTCCCCCTGAACGACCTCCAGCAGAAGGTCTCGGAGGACCTGTTCGGGGTGGCATGCACCGCAGACGGATGGCTCGGCGTCGTCGAGGACATCAAGGACTTCAACGCCCGGCGAAAGTACTCCGGCGTCACGTGGACCCTGGGGTACGCCTTTCGTTCCGGACGACGGGGGCTGAAGTCCACCTGGTCCTGGATCCTCCCCGACGGAACCCTCCAGAGAGATCTGCCGGGAGGCTCCGAGCGCATCTTCTTCAAGGAAGTCTGCCAGGAACTGCTGGACGCCCATCAGGAGCCGGAGCGATTCGGCATCAGGGTGGAGCCGAGCGACTTCGCGGACAGGCTTCTGGAGAAGAAGAGCTGAACAATCGACAAGGCCCCCGCCATCGGACCAGGGCGGGGGCCTCTCGGGGTGGCGCGGCCGACGACTGCCTGTTACATCCGCCGCGTAGTCGCAGACTGACACTCGAACGCGGCAAACTTACCCAACACCCCGCAAGTACAGAAGGGTTCCCCCCCAATGGCCGATATTTCGAGCCTGACCGACAACCAGATCGAAGCACTGCTGGAACGAGCGGAGTATGACAGCGAGGCGCGAATCCTGGGTTTCGTCTGGGGCGGTGACCCTGTGCGGTCTTACGGATTCATCAAGGATGCCCCGGACTGGTGCACGGGCTACCACGCCTCAGGCGATCTGGTGACCCGAGACTGGTTCCGGCTGGCCGTGAAGGAACTCCGGAAAAGCCGGGGCAGCCTTCTCGGGGACGAGCCCCGGGTTGTCCGCGCATACTGGGACACTGTGCGGAACGATCCCTCCGAGTGGTCCAACGAGACCGTCCTGACCCTGGCCTGCGTCGCACCCTTCCTCGGGGTCATGCAGGACATGGTGGACTCGGGTTGGGGCGACTGAACGAAAAGGAAAAGGGAGGGTGAAGCATGCTCAGTGCTGAACTGATCGAACAGGAACCGACGGCACTCACTCCGCAGGACCTGACTCCGGACCTCGGCTGCTACGAAGCCGGATACGACCCGGCCCTGCTTGGCGGCAGCCACACGCTGGCGGACCTGGTCCGAGCTTCCCGGAATGGGGGGAACCCGCGATGCCGCGAGACCGGCCTCGTGGTCTCTTGCGACTGCTCTCGCTGGTGGGGTACCCGAGGTGCCCGCGTCTGGCTCCCGTGCTGCGGCAAGGAGCGCCGCAGGGTGCAGAACCGTCAGGTGCTCGTCTGTCCAGAATGCCGAGTCCAGTGGCGCTACCACTATCTCGACACCGGGGATCACGTCTTCGTGTCTCTCGGGGTCAAGGCCAAGAAGACCAAGAAGGTCAGGATCCCGAGGTCGCGCCGATGAACGATCCGCAGCATCTCCTCGACTGGCTGCTTGCAACCATCCGAGAACGGGAAGAGGCCGCAACGGCTGCGGCTCGACACTATGGCGGACGATGGGTGCGGGGAATCCCGGAGCGTCACAAGGACCCTGGTCTTCGCTACGGATGGGACGAGGACTGGGTGCATCTGTCCGAGACGGATCCCCACCTCGGCTACCAGTGCTTCAGCGACGAGATTGCCGTACTGACGGTTCTTCACGACTCCGAGTCGGTTCTGCGTCGCTGCAAGTCCGACCGGAAGCTCCTCGAACTCCACGGAGGTCGAGGACACGGATGTCCCACCTACGACTACGACGGGGACCTGGACGAATTCGCCCGGTTCTACAACCATGAAGTCTGTCCAGTGATCAGCTCCCTCGCGGAGTCATATGGCTGGCGGGAAGGAGAGGGGGAGACGTGAACGACGACGACCTGTGCACTTCGGAATACCCCGGCGACAGCAACTTCGCCGGACATCTCTGCAACCTGAAGGACAAGCACGAGGGCAACCATCTGGCACGTGGCATGGTCGGCCCCGGCTGGCGAATGGTCCTCGTCTGGACGCAGGACGGCAAGATCCTCCCGTACGTCATGGAGAACACGGACGGAGCGAACCATGACCTCCTCCCCTGAGAGGCGCACTCGCTGGCCTGCCGCCTTGCACCTTCAGCAGGCCGCAGATCGCGCCCGGGAGACCCTGCCGGAGTTCGAGACCAGTACGGGGGCTCTTGTTCAGCCGATCGCCGACTGGTTCGACAGAATGGCCAACAACCTCGCGGCGTGGGCCCCGTACCGCGACCACGAGGGCGGCTACAAATATTGGCAGATGGCGACACGGATGGCCCATGCCGCCCTCGATCTGGAAGTCGAGGCTGACGTCTGTTCGGTCTGCCACACGCATACCTGGCCGGGCCCCCCGTCTCCCCTAAAAGAGGAGTCACGGTGAACCATCCCGACGTTGCCGTTGTCGACTGCCACAGCATCGAACTCGACAACGGCGAGAACCTCCGCCATCTCGGCGAAGGGAACTACCTGGAGCTGGACAAACACGTGGCAGGTCTCCGGCCCGGTACGTGGCTCGTCACCGGCTACCTGGGTGAGTACAAGGACCAGGCGACCCTCCGCCGACTCACTCACGAGGAGATCGAAGCGGCTTGGCGCAGCGTTGCCCCGTTCGTCGCCATCCTCGAAGAACACCTGTCGGACCTGGCAACGCCGGAGTCGGGATGAGTCGTTGCACCTGCGGTCAAATCGCCCTCGGGGCGATCGCGATTGACGTCCACAATTGGGATCCAAGCTGTGTCGAACACGGAATCGCTTCGACCTGGTGGAACTCGACAGATCAGCAATCTGCGCGTGCGATCAGGCGTGAACAGTCGATCGATCTTCAGCGTCGTGCACGAGACGTCCGCAGATCAGCTACGTGGGCGAGAGTATCGGCCAGTCATGAAACGCAGGAACCTGCGGAAAGGGAGAAGAGGGCGTGACAGAAAAGACAGGCAAGCGCGACAGGAGCCCGGCGGACACCCTGGCGGACGCAGCCAAGTTCTTGCGGGAAATGAGGATGATCTCCAGCGCGTTCACCACCAACAGCTCGACAGCTCGTTACCTGTCCGCGCGAAAGGCCGTTGCTCTCGTTCTCCAGAGCGCGGCAGACGCCTGGGCCGAAGACCCCGACAACCACCCGGCAAACGACCATGAGGGGGATCTGCTGGCCCTTGCCGAAGACCTGATCAGGGAGGACGGGTGAACCCCACCGACGAGCTTCAGAAAGCCGCTGCCAAGCTCCGCAAGCTGGCAGAAGAAGCAACCTCCGGTTCCTGGCGACGCATCGGCAAGGGCTATCCCCACATCCTCGCGCAAGGAGAAGGGGGGCAGTACGTCGAGGAATCGGAAGGGTTGATCTCCACCAACCTCTCGGGAAACCCCGACGCCGACGCCCTGTACATCGAGGTCATGCAGCCGCGTGCCGGTCTCTCTCTAGCGACATGGCTCGACGTGGAGGCCGCTACATGGGCCGGGGATGAGGTGCACTACGCCTGCAAGCCTGGCACTTGCACTCAGGAAGCCGCGCTCGACTTCGCGCGCATGATCAACGGAGGAGAAGAGTGACCCCCGTCGAGACACTGCGGTCAGCAGCCGACCGCCTGGAGTCTCTTGCCAAAGCGGCGCAGAAGGATCTGGAGACCGACGACTTCTGGGCGTGCTACAACCCGGCCACCGCCTGGCGGGACGGCATGACCAATGGCATGGGGGGTGTCACGGGAGATCTGGCCGGGGCGATACCTCCCGCAGCCGTCGCCCATCTGGTGCACTGGCTGCGAGCGGAAGCCAGACAGCCCAGCGCCAGCCCGTACGCTCTGGCCTTCGCCAGCCGGATCCACGGAACCTGAACACGAATAAGGGCGGCCTCCGAGTGGAGGGAGGCCGCCCTTGCGTTTCACGGAAAACCCGGCTTGAGCCACTTTCGTGGATGCCGATCTACTGGGCCTGGGCCGTTCAGTCGGCAGACGGACTTTCCTGGGAACTACCGTAACACGACTGGGAGTTTATTCGGTACAAGTTTTCACCACTTGCGGGGATCGCACGACCTGCCGAGCTTGTTCCAGGCGTCGTCGAACCACGTGTTGGCCTGATCGAACCACAGGTGGTCGTACCTCTCCCGCTGGGGGTCCCTGGAGAACTGCCTGTCGTTCCGAGGGTGATGGAACAACACGAGACCCGATCCCGTCGATTCGTCCGGTTGGACCGGGTGATAACCGAAGAAGACGTCCTCTTTGTTGACAATGCCGAGCATGAAGAACTGGGTTCCGTCGTGCACTCGCACCTGGGCACCCCCGTCCCGGATCAGCCCAAGCGTCTTCAGGTTGTCGACGAAGGTGACGATGCCGCGAAGGCTCTCCTCCACGTCGAACAGGGTCGACTCCGGCACGAGGATACGGATGAGAATGTTCTCCGGGGTGAACCGTCCAGAGCGGACTCCCTCGAAAGGTTCTCGAAGAGCTTTGCGGAGCACCTCGGTGGAAGGGCCCGCGAAGTCGATCAGCACGTTCGCGCGGGAGAAGGCCGCCTGGATGCAGGGCTGGAACCCCTCGGCAACCCCGGATTCCTCTCGGACGAAAGATCCACTGCCTTGGATCGAGTAGATCAAGTCCTGATCTTCGAGGACTCGAAGGGCTCGCTGGACCGTTGCCCGCGCGAAACCGTAGTGATTCGTCAGTTCCGACTGAGAAGGGAGCTTCCCTCCGGGTGCGATTTTCTTGGTGAGAATGGCCGCTCGTAGGCCATGGAGCACTTGCTCGTATGGCGCGCGGCTGTCGTCGGGATCCCGAGGTGCAAGGGGAGAAGTCATACCTCGGGATCCTAGACATGCTTGGCTAGCCTGGCCAGCCAGGTCGAGTCACCCTTCGCGCTCCGGCCAATGCCAGGTCCCACCTCGACGATCTTTTGGTGCCTGTGAGCAGGTCTTTCCCCCGAGGGCCTCGTACTGGAAACACCCCCCTACCGCCAGCGGATGAAGGAAGTCGCCGGTCGGATTGAATACATGCAGACCCACTTGCATCGGCTCTTCGGGGTTGACCTCGGTCACGATTGCCGACCGACACGTCGCCACATACGCCTGAGTTCCATCTTCCCGGACAGGCGTGCCATGGGAAACGTAGTGAACTATGCGCCCAATGCTCGGATTCACCAGTTCAGCTCCTTTGCGTCAGCTAGCCAGCTTACGCGGTGGCTGAACTCGAAGAACCTCCCACAAAGGACTCTGTCCGGCCGCCCACATTGCCAGGGCATTCCGATCCACCACATAGAGTCCGTGCGTCTGAGCGAACGTCCAGGCAGGTTTCGTGACCCGGCCGTTCGTCAACATCACCGGGATGTCCGCGCCGTGCACGGGTCGAGCGGTTCCGTTCAGGGTCTGCATGTCGTGACCACCCACGGGGGAGCCCTGGGCCCCCTGCCGACGGTGCTTGCACTGGATCACCCACCGACGACCGAACGGATCCGTGGCGATCACGTCGGCACCCTGATCTCCAGCGCCACCCACCCGTCGGGCATCCCGGCAGCCGTCTCGGAACATCAGATCCCGGACGGCATCCTCGAACTGACTGTGATGCAGGGAGTCCATCATTGTCAGCTCGTAGCGCAGGCCGCGCGCACGGACGCGGTCCCACTCCCTCTGCTGGTGTCGCAAATACCAGCGGGCCCCAACCACCCCGCCACCCACAAGCAAGGCGACGAGAATGATCCAGGGGCGCTCTGCGATCCACCGCAGAATCGCGATGACGACCACGACCCCCAGAACGAGAAGGGCTACGGCTCCGGAGTCGAACTGACCGGACTTGCGGCCCCGCCTGCGCTTCCTCTTCGTCACCGTCCACCTCCCGAGAGATCCACCGGATAGGAGACCTTCGGCATCGGGGGCGACGAGGGAAAGTTCTCCAGCTTGACCGGATAGACGGTCTGACCCCGAGGGGTGTTCGCCCTCCCGGGGCTGACACTGCTCATCCCGATCACCAGCAGACCGATCGAGACGAAGATAGCCGCCTGTCGTTTACCTCCGGGCCAGTCGCGACTGTACGCGGCGACCTTCGTCCCACTGGCTTTGATGTGCGCCTTGACGCTTACCATCGGACCCCCCAGACCCGAGTTGAACAGAATGGCAACGTTGAGTATCTCAGCAGTTCTTACGCAAGAACAGCGGAATCTGGGGGTCCGAAGGTCTACTTCACTTCTTGCACCAAAATATCCCGATTCGTCCAGGACGTCTTACGCTGAAGGAGACGGAACTCGGTGCCGGACTTCCGAAGCTGGGGGAGCAGCAGCACGCCCTTCCTGACCTCTTCGTCGTCCTCGTTCATGTCGTCCGCGAGGAGCAGCGCCGGACGTGCAGCCAGCTTCAGCGCCAGCCGGTAGTCCTCCAGGACGACGTCGGCATCGTTCGCTCCGTCCAGGTAGAGGATGTCGAACTCGGCCTCCTGGGCGATCAAGTCCAGCATCCTGCTGTGCGAGTCCCCCTGGAGGAGGGTGCACGTGGAGATGCAGGACTTGCCGCGCTCCTCCATCACGCGCTGGGCGACCGAGGTGTCCAGGTCGATGCCGGTGTAGGTGCCGCCGTACTCCATGGCCAGCGTCATCAGCGCCGGAGTGGAGTGACCGTCCCCGTCCGCGTACTCGACGCGGGCGTCACGGATGACGCCGACTTCGAGAATTCGGGGCGAGGACTTGCCGGTGCGCCGGAGGAATTCCGGAATCTCCGTGCGGAATATGTCTTCGATCGTGGTCACGGAAAAAGAGTACTTCTTACTCGACTACCTCACCCTCAATGATGGGGCGAAGCTCCACCGGTCCGGCCCCTCCACCCATGGCGACAAGAGCGGCCGAGTTCTGTGCGATGGCATCAGCGGCCATGGCCGGGAAAGTCTGATTCCACATCTCCTCGACCGAGTCCCGGGCCTCGTCCGGAATGATTTCGATGATCTTCTCCAGCATCCCGACCCGGATCACGTCGATACAGGTGGTCACAAGCTGGGTCTGCGCCTGGGTCAACCGAACCTGTTCATCGCGCAGACGGTCCTTCTTCAAGTCCATCAGTTCAGTGATCTCACGGACTGTGTCGATCAAGTTCTTGACGTTGCGTCCCTGGGTGAGAAGGTCACCCGCCATCACCTGATTCCAGAGCGCGGTGATGACGTGCTCCAGACGTCGGAGCTGAAGCATGCGCATCTGAACGACGGACATGGACGTCGCCTGCTGCTCCAGGTACGCCGTCATCCGCTCGTGGACGGCCTCGATCTCCATGCCGACACGGGCGGAGATCTGCGCCAGCGTCATGCCCTGAGCGGCGTAGTCCACCATGACTTCGGCGAGAGAGTCATGCGCCATGAAGGATCCTTTCCGTCTGACGAAGTACTTCTATTGTCAGACTCCTTGTCGTATGCTTGATGGACGGAAAGACTTCAGGAGGAGAAAACGTGAGCAACAGCAAGCCCGGTCTCCACCGAGCGACCGTCAACTTCTCATCCCGTTCCTGGCAGGCAGTCGAGCACGCCATGGAACTGCGAGGAGACAGCCAGACCGAGGTCCTCAACTTGGCAGCACGGGTTCTCGACCACATCGAGACCCAGCAGCACACCCGAGGCAAGGTCCTCTTCTGGGGTGATCCGGACGGAAGCAACCTGGAGCGTCTTCACATTCTGTGAAAGACGGTCGGCTACCGGACACTACGCTTCCGAGGGATCGACGAGGACTCCCTGTCCTCGCGTCCCCGTCGATCCCTCTTCACCACCTGGATGCCATTCTGATAGATCGGGTGGTTGATGCCGTCCAGCAGGCGTTCGTACCAGTCGGCGACCATGTCGTTGTCCAGGTCCACCCGGATGACCAGTTCCTGCATGTCGCTCACTTCTCCGTTTCGTCGACGGACTTCAGGGCCTCTGGGGTCGTATCCCTCAGCGCGTCGCACATGCCGCAGGAGTAGGGGAGGTCCGTTCGGCCCTGAACCAGGCATTCCTCCAGGTGTCGCTGACGGACGAGAGTCAGAGTTCCCTCGGCCAAGCGGGCTCGCGACAGGAACTGATCTCGCTCCGCACGGGCGATGTCCCGCTGGGCGAACACCCCGACCCCCCGACCCGCCTCGTCACCAGCGATTTCCACCGGCACGTATGCAAGTCCGAGGCGCACTGCGATACGAAGTCGGTGATGGCCATCCCACAGTCGACCGTCCGACCCGATCAACACCGGCATGGTGATGCCGTTCTCCCGGATTCGTCGCTCCAGGGCGTCCAGATATCCGGTCTGGGCGTGACGGCGGTCGAGATCGGCCCACTCCTCGGCCCACGACCAGTCCCGGGATCCGCACCGGACTTCGGAGAGGACTCGGTCCAGCGGCCATACTTCGAGGCGTACGTTGGAAGATTTCTCGGAGTCTTCCGCTCGCCACTTTCGCAGGTTCTTGGCGTAGACCACTCCGTACGCCAACGCCGAGGCGATGAATCCGTACTGCTCGGTAGTCAGCGCGTAGGCCATCCACAGGGCCTGCGCTCCTAAGCCGACCGCCCAGCCCAGACGGTTCCGGCGACCTGCCAGGTACAGCCCGAAAACCCCCACTGCCGTGAGGAGCCAGCTCCAGAACTGCATCAGAAGGTGACACCTACCTCGGCCCAGGCATCCTTCACAGCCGGACCCATGTGGCCGCCGCCCGAGTGGTACCAGGTGCGGTATGCCATGTCGCGGAACGAGGCGTACGGGGTCATGTCGGCGAGAGCCTTCCGCCACATGGCCAGGGGGCGACCCCACGATTCTTCCCCGGTCGTCTCGCACAGCAGGGCGAAGGCCCGGTTCGGGATTCCGGAGTTGATGTGCACACCGCCGTCGTCGAAGGAGCCTTCGACGTAGTCCCTCATGTGTGCGGGCTGGGGGTCCTTGCCCATCGTGGGAGAGTCGTAGGCGGTACCGGGGTTCAGCATGTCCCGGACGCAGGTCGTTCCGTCGAGGAAGACTTCCTGTCCCATCTTCCAGTCGTGCGGGTTGCCGGAGAACTTCTGCTGGAGGCACACACCGAATACATCTGAGACGTGCTCGTTCAGCGCGCCGGACTGGGCTCGGTAGACCAGGTTCGGGCCGCGCGATACCAGGAAGTGTCCGAACTCGTGGGCGTAGACGTCCCGGGACTTGGTGAAATCACCGTAGATCTTGCCGTCCCCGGTGCCGAACACCAGGTAGGTGCCATCGAAGAAGGCGTTGGCGTAGTTCCTGCCGTAGTTGATGACGGCGTCGGGGCAGTCTTCGATTCCGAAGAGTTCCCAGGCTTCCTGCGAGTATTGCTCCAGACGCTCGGCCGCCTCGTCGGGAGAGTCCGCGCTCACCGGAACTCCGGGGAGTTTCGTCCGCCCGCGCGCATCGAAAATGTGAGTCGGTCCGTCGACAGAAGGATCCTCGGCTCGCCAGGTTCGAGGCTTGATGTGTTCCGGCTTTCCGCCAAGGTGAGGCGGTATGAAAAAGCAGGTCATGCGAGGAGTTTACGAGTCTCGTGCAAAGAATGGTGAGTAAGGTCAACATGCCTTACCTGCTTGAGAGTTGCTCCCGAACCACGATAGACTTCAGATACGGAGAGGGGGAGAAGTGAGCAAGAGAGGTCCGAACGGCGGCAAGCCGCAGTTCTTTCAGCCAGGAAGCGTCTTCGTTTCCTGGGTCATACGCGTCGGGCTTTTCGTGACGGCTCTCACTTGCATCCCCTTCTATCTCAGTTTCGAGGGCCCTCGGCAAACACTCGCTCCGGACTACGCGGCAACCGATCGCGCGATGCTGGTGTACCACTCGGGCGGTGAAGTCGATAAGTCGATCGAGCGTTCCGTCGAAGTGATCCTCTACAACGACACCTCGACCGCTTCAATTGCGGCGGGCGTCGAACCCATGGAGCGGCACACCGTGAAGATCGCCGCGAAGTGCATGGACGAGAACACCGTGATGCTCACAATCAGCTCGGACACTCTTGACCGCTGGATCACGCTCGACGTGCAGGGTGTTCACGCCGAGGCTTCCGAGAGGATCGAGGCCAGTGGCGAAGGGTCATACGAAGTGGACATGACAACCTGCTCTCCTTCGGATCTGACCTTCATCCAGCAGGCACCCTGAACACCCCGCAAGCTCACTCTGGAGAACCTGATGAACGACTTCGAGTGCCATCCGCAGTTCGGGTACACCCCGGTCACCTTCGAGGCACAAGGCTTCAGGGCGGTTCGATGGTTCGGGGAGGAGAACTGCAAGTACGTCTTCGCCTTCCTCGGCTTCGAGCACCCGGACGACGAGCTGGACCACAGCCAAATCCACTTCAACTCCACCGACTCGCGCTCCGGAACCGTGACGGCCTACCCGGGGAACTGGATCGTGCGGGACGGCGCGGGTCTCCACCGTTACACCCATGAGGACTTTCTCAAGAAGGCCGGGATGGCAGATCGTGCCTGAGGTTCCCGACCCGTACGACGACAGCCGACTGGACGAGATGCTTCTCCGTCAGGAGAGGCCGAAGATCACGGGCGACGTCAGCGAAGCCCGGGTGGAGATGGAGAGGCTGGTTGTTCTCGGGCTCCTGAAGAGCATGTCTCCCCCTGAGGCCCGGGTGTGTGCGAAGGCGCTGGTCGGACAGTTCGAATACCGGGTCCGTCAGGACGCCGAGAAGAAGGCGTTGGCGGAGATTCGCGAAGAACTCCGCGAGTGCGGCATCGAGTCGGCGTTCTTCCCGAGAAGGCTCACCTACACCGTGGTCGCACGGCGTACGGGGAACTGGTTCGCTCTTGAGGTGCCCGACCTTCCTGGCGTCTTCAGTCAGGTGAGGGAGATCGAACGGGCCAGCGGGGCTGCACGTCAAGCCATCTCCGCGATGCTTGACGTGGACGTGGACGAGATCCGCGTCAAGGTCCAGCTCGCAAATTCCGAAGATGCGAGTGCCGAAGACTGCGACGAAAGTACACAGACAGGCTGACATGCCACACGGAAAGGAGACGGGATGATGGATGGGATCAATCAGAGTGTCTTCTGGGAAGACTTCGCGGAGGACTTGCAGGAACCGGAAGTCCGCCGCATGTACGTATCGGAGTCCATCCGCATCGCCGCCATCGACCAGGCAGTCAACGCCTCCGGCGGGGAGAACGGCAGTGGCTCGTCGAGGGTTGGTGACGCAGATCGATGAAAAACCCCTGCATATTCTGCGAAATCGTCGCAGGCCGGGCTCCGGCCACCTTTGTGCAGAAGTGGGACGACGCCATCGCGATCGTTCCGCTGCACCCGGTTGTCGAGGGGCACACTCTCGTCATCCCGCGAGACCATGTCCAGGACTTCGGAACGGACCCCGACGTCTCCGCCCTGACGATGTACAGGGCTTCGGAGCTGGCGCAGGGCCCACAGCCGATGAACGTCATCACCTCCCGAGGGCGGGAGGCCACGCAGTCTGTCTTCCACCTGCATCTCCACCTCGTTCCGCGAACAGAGAACGACGGCCTCGCCCTGCCCTGGTTCAGTGGACGCCGGAAGAAAGGGAACCCTCATGTCTGATCTGCATCTCGTCATCAGCCGACCCGCACCGGGGGAGTGGCTGGGGCGCATGGACATCGTCGAGGCCCTGGAGGCGGCAGGCTGGCGGGGCGACGAAGACATGCCCCTCAGCGTCCTGCGTCACCCGTCCGGAGCGATCTGGGGTGTAACCGACTCCGGTGACTCCGGGCTCGACTGTCCGAACGGCGCGGTCGTCAGTTTCCCGGCCGATACGCCTTCGATCGTGGTCATCGCGGCATGCCTGGCGTCGGTCGACGTCGCCTGATCAGAACAGAGTCGGCTGCTGAGGGTCGCTGGGGCGGAACAGGGCCTCGGCGACCCTCACGTGCTGCATGGACCCGGAGCACAGCTTGAGGTCCAATCGCTTCTTCTTGTGGTCGGCCACGCTGACCACTCCCGGACGCTTCGTCGGAGTTCCGCTCACACCCCGCTTGCATCCCGGGCAGACGACACGCGGATTCTTCGCCATTGCCACAGTCTGCACCCTCCCCGAATGGCCCATCCAGGCTGATTGCAGCCAAGTTGCCGGTCAACACCGGTATCGGCAAGTCTACTTCAGCCGGGAAACGCGAAGCCCCGCCGCTAGGATCTCCCCCAGCGGCGGGGCTTTGTCAGGCAACGGGGCCCGATGCGTTGATCGCGCGAAGTTACCGTACCCCAAGCTCCCAGCGGACCTGGGCCCAGTCCACCTGGTCGAATGCCTCAGGTGTGAACCTCTGCTGCAAGTCGTAGAGGCTCGGGATCGCCGACCCCGGGACGTCGTTGGACGAGTGGGCCAGTCCGCACTGGTTGAGACGACAGCGCATCCACTCGGCCAACGTGACCTGCGACTCCTCCTCCCGCTGCACAACACAGCGAGCGACAGCAGCCACCTCCACGTCGTGCAGGAGCCAGGCGATCACTTGTGCGGTCGGTTCGTTCTGCATTTCAGGCATCTCGTTTCCCCCCCCCCTTCCGACGTGTCTACTCGGGCTGCGACAGGACCCGGAAGGAGCGACGACGCACACCCGTCACCCATCCGGAGCTGTTGAACTTCACAGGCTCGTTCGATCGGTGCACGGTGTACGCGACCCCGTCCGGGTAGTTCTCCTCCGGATCTGGCGTGCCGGGGCGCGGCTCCCCGTGCTGCATCACCTTGTACTCCGCGTCCCGGTAACGAACGATCGCGCCCACGGGCACAGGGGTGTCGCCTGGCGTGTAGTCGGTCTGATCCTCGTTGCTCATCTTGATCCCCCTACAGGACTTCGGTCTCGACGAGATGCGGCTCGTGCGGAAGGGCAACCACGATCCAGTCACCTTCGAGGTTGACGTTCTGGAAGTAGGACTGCTGCCCATCCCGAATGCCTCGGGCAACGAGCTTGCGCTGGATCTCCTCGAAGGAGCCGCCCGTCGTCCCGCGTCGGGTCTTCTTACCAGGCACCCAGCCGCGCTGGACGTGGTAGATGTCCCAACGCAGATCTCGGGTGGGGGCGGACTTCATGTTCCAGACCTCGACGACTCCCGGCCCGAACTCCGCCACCAGAGCCCTCTTCAGGCGCTCCTCGGCATCCTTCGGGTCGAGCCCGGGGAAGAATAGCGAGCTGGAGACCCGAGATCCGGCGACCGGCATCAGGAACCTCTCCTCACCGAGCGGGTCTTCCTCGAAGACCTTGTCGGCGTTCACCAGGTATGAGGCTCCGAAGTCGGAGAGGATGCGAACCTGCGGGTCGTTCTCCCGGGTGAGGTACGTGCCGCTCTTCCCGATCCGGGCGGGGACGAGGAACTCCGGGTCGAGCACCCGGTGGTCCGGAACGAGGACGCGATCCCCCTCGGAAAGAGACCGGACCTGCTCCAAGGTCAGCGGGGTGACGCGCACCTTCTCGGCCTGGACCGGCATCGACTCGGCCGTGCGGGCGTTGTCACTGTCAGCCATTTTTCCTCCTGTGTGGAACTGGGGGCTTCCCGGTTCCCTCGCGGATGGTGCGGCCGGGGGTTTCCCGGACGCTATGGATGAGCCCGGAAGCCGACCCTGTCAGGTGGGACAACTTCCGGGCTCGAAACCAACATAGCATGGCCTAGGCCGTGCCGGGAATTCCGGATCTCAGTTGGTCTGGTAGTTCGGCAGGTGCGGTCCGATGTGTCCGATGTAGATCAGGCCGGTCTCGCCGCTGGTGTCGTCGTGGAAGTGCATCCGAGGGGCCGGAGGCTTACCGGACCCGATCCGGATGTGTGCCTCCATGAGCACAGTGCCCGACGGGTCCACCTCCAGTGGAACGGGAAAGACGCGGGCGGTGCGGAACTTGGTGTTCATCATGACGCCCTTCGACTCCACCGCCGAGTACCGCATCCGAGGGATCACGTGCTCGGCTTCAGGGTCCTGAAGGTAGGCCGCGAAGTGGGGAACCTCGCCCGCGCCCCGCTTGTCCTTCATTCCGGCGTACTCGTCCAGAGCAAGCAGCGACTCCCAGGTGCGCCGGACCCAGGTCCTCTCCTGGTCCTGGCCGCGCAGCTTGCCGATCCCGTCCTCGACGCGGCCGAGCCGAATACTCTTCAGTCTGTCCGCAGCGGACAGGAGTTCGTCCCAGGTGTCGGGCGTGAACTCCTCGGTCTTCGTCTCCATGAGGACGCTGCTGCCCAGCCGGGCCAGCTCCCTGCGCAGGGAGAGGTTCTCCCGTCGCGCTGCGAGCAGCTCACGATGCTGCTCGTCGAGCAGATCCTCCGCCAGCTCCGCGCCCTCCTGTGCCTCCTGGAGAGCCTCGGACAGCCGTTGTGCCTCCCGAGCCGCACGATCACCATCCAGGCGCTCCTGAAGCTGCTGAACGTCCTTCAGGAGCTTGGTGTGATGCTCCTTGGCCTCGCGCTCCCTGTCCAGAGCCTCGTCAAGAAGCCCTCGCATGGTGTCCCGCTCCTGCTCGAACAAGGTGACCGAGGTCTTCAGGTCGTTGACCTGAGTCTTGAGGTCTTCCACCTCGGCCCGGGAGGCCCGGAGGTCTTCGGCGTTCTTCTTCGCACGCTCTTCCTCGGTGAGAAGCGTCCAGTGCTGGTTTATATCCCGCACGTCCGAGGGGTCGATCGCCATCACCTGCTCGTTGAACATGTCCGTGAGTACGGACGCGAGTTCCCGGACATCTCCGCCCTTGCTGAAGGGCATGTCCCGGGAAAAAGACAGATGGCTTTTCTCGATCCCTCTCCTGCGCCAGCTTGCAAGAAGAACCGCAGTGCCACATTCCGGGAGATGCGTACCGAACCGGGGGAGGATTTTCTTGTTGAGGATGTCCCGAGCCCCGTCGTCGACGGCCCGGATATCAAAGACCCGGCCGTACATGCTGTTCGGCAGACGCGGAATGAGGGGGTGAAGCTGAGGCCCTCTCCTCATGGCAGCGTGCAGATCATCCAGATCCATGGGGTCATGAGTGATCACAGCGACGCCCCACTGCATCTCCGACAGTGCCTGGACGACGCTATGGAAAGGGGAGATCGTCAGGCTGTGAATCAGGTTCGGGGTCATGTAGTTGAGCTTCAGGTACCCGGGCTTGTGCTTACCCCCCAGGAAGAAGCTCAGCGGAGATGGCCAGTGCGGGTTCCAGGGCCGATCCGCCTTCGCGTAGACCTGGAAGATCCCCTTCAAGGGGTTCGCCGTCGCGTCGTACTCCTCGGGCTCGATGTCCGGCCTCGGCTCTGCGAGCTGGTGGAGCGCCCCGAAGCGTCCACGGATGGTGGCCCCATCCTCGGTCGTCCAGAGGGCGTCGTAGTTCCACCACTGACCCTCGCGGGCCTCGGACCGGGGGCCGTGCTGGAGAACTCGGACGTCACGTTCCAGACGTTCAGCCATCCAGGAGATCTCCGGCATGACGTCCAACGTGCCGATCGTGCCCCAATGGTTGGGCTGTACCTCGACCTTGCTCTTCAACTTCCTCAACTCCTTTCGGGGACCATCCTCTCATCCCCGCCACCCGGACGGGCCAGCACCGGGTAGTGAGCTGTGACCTTCTCTCGAACAAAGGTTCGGCCCACGTGTAGGCTCAGCGCGAGATTTTTTCGCCGGACGGAGTTCGGGGCTCGACCCTCTCCTGGGGTCTTCTGGAGGAAGTTGCCCACGGAGCCCACGTGTAGACGGACACACGCCTGTAACCAGGACCCAATTTCTAAACTCTCGCGCAAAACTGGTTTTCTCATACACGCATCCTTTTTCCTTTCCTTCTCGCGCGCCGCTCGCTTTTCTCTCTCGCTCCCTTTCTCGCTCACTTTTCTTTCTCTCTCACTCTCACATTGTCTGTGCTTATTCCTTTTCATTCTCTCTCGTGTGCCTGCCTATCTCTCGTGTGCTTATCCCTGTCGAATGCCTAGGCATATCCCTTTGCCTTCCTGCTGGCACCCTTCCTCTCTTTCTCCCGTGTCCTTTCCTGTCTATTGCTCATCCATTGCTCACCCTTTCTGAGTGGAGAAAAACACGAGAGAGATACGAATAGGGGCACGCCTATTCGCTTTCGATTGCCGCGCCCCTGCCCGCCCCTTTCCCCTTCCATATTCCTCACGTATTGCTAGGCATGGTGGAGTGATACGGGTAGGGAAAGAGGCACGAGAAACCGACGTGTACCGATATCCGATAGGGCGCGCCCATTCCTTTCACGTCGTCGCTCCCTTTCCTCCCCGTTCCTCTCTCTCGTGTCCTTTCCTTTCGTCGTCCCTTCTCCCTCCCTTTGCCGCGTCTCCTTTCCTCTCATGTCCCCTGCCCTTTCCTTTCGTTCCTCCCTGCCTTTTCTGGGGTGCCGAAATACCGGTGAGAGGAACACGCGTGTTTGCGCTGCATTCCTAACGGGCGTGCTCCGATGTTTCGCCTAAAGGCATGATCATCCTTGGGCCTAGGGCTTGCTACAGAGAGCAATACAAAGAATCCCTGTACGCCTCCCTGCCCGCTCCACTCCCCGCCTAGGTCGAATGGCGCGCCCCGTGACCTATCCGTCCGCCCCTGCCCTCCCCCCGGCATTCCTCGCACCTTCCCTGCCTTCCCTCCTCCCTGCCTCTCCGTGCCATTCCCCGGCATGTCATGAGGCATGGGACCCGGTCGACCTAGGGCCGGAATGCAGGGACCGGGAGGGGAGGAATACCGGGAGAGAGAAAGAACGGGGGACCTAGTCGCATAGGAAGGGAGCAGAATTGATACATACGGGAATCAAAAAACTTCCATCCATACCCCAGCTCTCTATCTCTCTTCAATTCCTCTCCCTTTCGGTAGACGTCATCCCTTTCCCTTTCAAGGGTGATCTTGGGTAAGGGTCCGGGGGTGCCTAGATCATTTGGTAGTGATCACGCCCCTGACCTGCACTTTCTTTCTCTCTCGCGTAATCCCTCCCCATCCTGGGAACCAAGATCACCCGGGTGTCGGAGACCAAGATCATCGAGCCGGTGAGTCTAGTTCGAAGATCATGAATATCCGCAGGTCAAAGGCGTGATCACGAACTCAGGTCCGTGACTTCGATGAGTGTCTATATCCGCAGGTCAAGCCATGATCACGATTTCATCCGTCCGCCGGATTCTCTGTTTCGATGAATGTGAATATCCGCAGGTCACAGCCTTGCTCAACATCTCCGCCGACAGGGTGGCTGAGACTTCGGCAGACATCGATATTCGCAGGTCAGAGGCATGATCACGATCCTCAAGTCCCCTGCATCGATATACGTCTATAACCGCAGATCAGAGCCTTGATCGTGAAATCAGAGTGTTTCAAGATCCTGATTCGCATGGGCAAAAAACCCGTTCGCATGTCCCGCATTGTCCGATTCGCATGGGTTCGATGTCATAGGTCGTTCACCCTATCTGACCTGGGAAAACAGGAAGTTGGAAAAAATCTCAACGCTCTGACCTGGGCTTTCCCGTTGTCAAGACTCATTTTACCAATCCTTTGCCTTTTTTCTTTTTCCGCTGGTCACAGCGTTGATCGTTCGCGAGAGGCCAGAGATCAACAGTCTCGGATGTCCGGTTCTGACACGTTCTGCACACCCGAATTAGCATGTCCGCAAAGGTGACGATCTTGTTTGCTGCGCTATGGTCCTGGCGTTCCACTTCGCAAGCACGACACGGAGTGGAGCGACAGACCCAGACCTAGCGTCGCCGGATACGCCCCCGTGTGAGTGGCGGAACCGATGAGCGCACGAGACGGAAGCGGGTCGACGGAAGCGCCGGGCGGGATAGACGCTCGGAAATTCCGGGGCAGGGAAAAAATCGCACACTCGCTTTGTGAGCGAGGAGGGGCAAGGCACCGGCCAGAACGGGTGTCACTCAGAAAGGCGAGCGATAACCACGTCTTTGTGGTCTGAGTCTTCAGTGAGTACCGGTCACTAGTCGCGAGAAATGCGGTGCCAGCAACAACGGCACACGGAGGGTTTCCCCCCGCATCATGAACGCGAGGAATACCCGGCGGAAAGCTGAGAGATACCAGCACAAGACGCGCATTGCGAGGACGCGAATAGCGTGAAGGGAAAAGCCCCGGTGAACACACCCGGGGCAGTCTCCGGAACTCCACCGGCACCCCCTCCGACCCAATCTGAGACGTGAACCCATGCGGATACGGCATGGTTACGCGGACTCTCCGGCGTGGTGCCGGGGTGACGTCCGCACGGTTCGGATACGCACATGACCGGGTGGCACCGGTCGCGTATCGGCGCTCCCCCCGCGTGGCGGGGGGAGACTCGTTCTAGGTAAGTCCCCAGTTTTATGGGTGCCTTCCTTTGGGCGAATGTGGGGACCGGGCATATCCGGCCGTCGACGCGTTTACGTCGTCGACGCCGATTGCTGATGTCGACGCTTTACGTCGTCGACACGCGTTATGTCGTTGACGCCGAATGCTGCTGGCACGCTTTGCGTTGCTGGCACGAAAGGACGTCGACGCTTTGCCCGGTCGCTGCATTGACCTAACGGAAAGGAAAAGTGCCATGACCGTTCGTCTCGCTTCCGGAGAAACCATCACGGTCCGTCCGGATGGTTTGGTCATTTGGCGGCGTAAGCGTTCGGAAGCGCGTAAGAAATTCGCCAATTACGACGCGGCGTGCGCCGCTATTCAGGGTGCGGCATTCGGCCCGGACGTTCGTTTCGTCTCGCAGTAATGCAATCGTCGTCGACGCGTACCGACGTTGACGCGGAAAGGAAAAGATCATGGGTGACATTCTCGCAAGGGCAAGCAAGGGTGCGGGTAAGGGTGCGGAATTTCGTCTCTCCGGCGGACAGGGCACATGGCGCGCCGTTCTGTCTTTCGACATGAACGGAATCGGTTCCGCTTTGGTGGAAGCGATTACGGCCGAACTTGCCCGGCAGGGTTACGCGGATTTTCGCGTTATCCGGTTCGACATGGAAATTTCGCATCCGTCGTCGGACCCTAAGGCGTGGGCCGTTTCCTTCCGGTTCGCCATTGCGGACACGGAGGGGACCGAATGGGGTCCGTGGCTTCCGTACACGGTGCACACGGGATCCCGTGGCGACGCTTTGGCGGACGCAATCATCACGTGGACTACGCGAGAAATGAACGGGATCCTTTCTCGCTTTTCCCTGCCTAAGCCTGGTCGGTGGCTTGACGCGGACGGAAACATGACGGACGTCGACCCTGCGGGAATTCTCGCCCCGGTCGTCGACGCTCCCCCGGCGGACATTCCGGCGGACCCCGCTCCGGTCGTCCCGGTCAACGCTCCGGCCCCGGTCGTCGACGTTCCGGTGGGATCCCTTTCGGGTGACACGTGGGACGCGCCCGGGAGTGACGCGGTCCGGATTCTCTCGGTGCTTGCCCCGTCCGGCGAAATGGTTGCGCAGTACGGAAAGGTAGGCGCACGCATTCGGCAGATTGCCAGCAACGAAAGCGACGCGCCCGGTTGCCGCGCGGCAATCATGCTCGCTTTCGGCATAGAGGAAATGCCGGACGTTTACGTTTCCCTGGGAAGGGTCCGGAAGTCTAAGGCACGCCCGGTTACGTTGACCGTGGACTACGCCCGGAATTCCCGCGACATGCACACGGTCCGCGTGGACATGGGGGAAGACACGGGAGATGCGGCACTGATCGCTCACCGTGCCTTCCGGGCATTCGCCGTGATGTGCGCCAACGGGACCATTGCCAAGATGCTGCGCACGGACGGACCGGGGGAAAAGCTGACTTCCCCCACGCTCCGGAAGCGTCATCAGGAACAGGCACGGGAAGTCATGGCGGACACGCTTGCCGCATGGGGTGAGTCCCCCGTGGCGCGTCGGGTGATGGACGCCACGGAAGCGGCCCGGAAGGCTCTTGTGTCCACGGAGCGCAAGCGCCGGACCGCCCGGAAGGCTGCTACTCCCGAGACTCCCCCGGCGGACGCTCCGGCCGCACCTAAGGCAACCTCCCCCCGGAAGACTCCGGCCGCTAAGTCGACTCCCCGGAAGTCGACCGCCCGGAAGGGTGCCGTTAAGTCGACCGTACCCACGAGTGAGGTTTGCGCGTCGACTGGCCTCACGTTCGCCGAAATGCGGGAAGCCACGGGGCGGCATTACGCGAATGGTCAGCCGCTGGCAAAGGAAATGCAGGAACTTGCCGCACATGAGGCGGCACGGGAATCCGCTCCGACCCGTAAGCGGACGCGTAAGAATGCGGCCCCGGTCAGCAAGGGCGACGCGGACGCGGTCGTTTATGTCAAGTGTGAGGTTAAGCGTGCACACCGGGTCCCCCCGGTGCCGGGGTCGGACGTGCAGGAGAAAAGCAAGTCCCCTAAGTCTCTCTCCCTCTCCGGTGTGAAGGGGCAGTGTCCGGAATGCCGGGGCATAGTTGACCTTGTGGGCACGTCCGCCGGTAACGCATATCTCGACTCGCATTACGTGGGGGGCGTGAATCCTCCGGCCGGTAAGGGACTCAAGTCCCGGACCATTCCGGCGACGGATCACGGTTCGGTCCCTGGGTCCCCCGCAAAGGCTGACAAGCGGCGCGCAAAGGAAGTCGACGATTTGCGCGCCGTTGAGAACGTCAAGGAACGTGCTCGGATCCAGAAAAAGACTCCGAGCAAGCGCGCGCTTGCCAGTGCGGCGGCGCGGGAAGTGCAGTCGCGGGAAAAGCTGCTCTCTCCGGACGCGTCGGCAAAGGGTGAAGGTTTGGGGCAGCGTGGTCACGGGTCCGTGGACGGGTCCGCCATGGTGACCAGTCACACACTCCCCCCGGTTCAGGTGAAGAACGGGAACGGCACGTGGGCACTTCCGGCGACGCTTTCCCCCGGCATGGACCCTGCCGTTCGTGGCGAATGGTGCCCCGTGTGCAATGCCGCCAAGCGGGACGCGCACCGGGGCAAGTCTCCGGCGTGGCGTCGACGTCACTCTAAGGAAGTCGCTAAGTGGCACGCGGTCGAAAACGCGCGTAAGGAAAATGCGCGGAACACGGATGCGGCGCGCGCGGAGCGTATGAACCGGATCGCTGGAAAGTCGGAGCGTAAGCGCGTGTCCACGGGTCGCATTCGTGAGGGAGTCATTCCCAAGAGTGAGGCGCGTTCGGAGGAATTCGCCACGCTGGATGACGCTTTGGCGGGAACGGATTGCATCCGTCGGACGTCTGGCGACGGCCGGAAGGTATGACGTCGACCTAGGTCGACGCGGCACAGAAATGCTTTACCGGGTCCCGTTCATTCCGGCGGGACCCGGTCCGGAAAGGTGAGAGGAAAAGATCATGACCACTTTCAGTGACCGTGTGCGGGAAGTCGTCCGGGACACGGCCGGAGCGATCGGCGCGGTACTGGACGTCACGCCTGGCCCGGTCGTCGACATGCCGCGCGGTCCGCGCGTCACGCTCCGACTGCCGGACGGGGGACGCGTGAACGTGTGCGGCGTGGTCGACCGCCACGGGGACCCGGTCGACGTCGTCCGCGCGTACGTGTTCGGCCCGCCTCGCGTCGACGACAACGGGCGTAAGTGGGAGCGGCTGGTGCCGGATTACCGGTGCGACGCGGTGGGACCGGACGCTATCGCGGACGCGTTCCGCTCCGTGCTGGTGCGGAACGTCTGACACGCCCCGCGTGATCGTGATCGGTCCCCCGCCGGGGGAGGGTTCCCGCCCGGGGGACCGGTCACGGCTGCACGGTGCAGTCACGGAAAGAGGAACCATGATCATCAACAAGTCTCACGAGGATGCCGGTTACGGAGCGGCCGTGATGGCGGCTGCCGCCACGGTCGCCGGGATCATCGCCGCCACGTTCGACGGATGTCCGGCGGGGGTGCGGGCGGCCCTGCCGGACCGGGACGCGGAGTGGCACGCAGACGTCTACGTCGGCCCGTACACGGTCCGGGTGATCGGCGCGCCGGACACGTCGACGACCGTGGCGGAGTCGGTGGAGATTCACGTTCTGTGGTCGGACACCGGCCGTCCCGCCACGTGCGGCCCTACGGGGACGGACGCAAACACGGACGCGGGGGAGTTCTGCACGTGGCTCGCCTACACGGACGGAATGGACATTGTCGTCCCTCCCCCGGCGGGTCGCCTGTTCGTCTGACGCTTTCGTGCGGGCGGGGCGGTGTTTCCGTCGACGCGGGAATGCCGCCCGGTCCGCATGGTGCGGGCCGACGGAAAGGAGCAAGGAAATGGGCAGGAGTGGCAGGGGAATTCCGGGCACGGTCACGGTCCGTCTGGCGACGCCGGACGTGCGGGCCGTGACGTTCTCCGATCGGGGGACCGTGTACACGGAAAACCGTGACGGGAGCGTGAACCGGGAGGCGTACGGGAACCCCGTGGACCCGGTGCACGTCGACCCGGTCCGTGCGGCGGCTCCGCTCATCCGGGAAGCAATCCGGAACGGTGTGTTCGCCGGAGTCGGTACGTGGTTCGAGAGCGGATCCCGCTAACCGGGTCGCGTAGCGGCATGGGGTAAGGCACAATCAGCAACGGCCTAGGCCGAACGGAAAGGAAAAGGGATCATGGCGGTATCGCTGGCAAAGATCACGGGTGGAGACGCGGCGAAGATCATCCAGGCGGCGCGGGAAGTCGGCGCGAGTCGCGGTGAGTCGCACGGCATCCACGCCGCGACGTTCGGTGGCGTGGTGGAGCCGGACACCCCGGACATGCCCGCATCGTTCGCCACCATGGCGGGCGGGACGGACGTCCGCCGGGTGTACGGGGACGCGTACCGGGAGGCGGCCCGGAAGGCGTACCGAGCGAACTTCTGATCACGGCGCGGCATGGGCGGGACCGGCGACCGATAACCGGGATCCGGTCCCGTCCATGCCGTTCTGTCATCAGAGAACGGGACGGCAACACGGAGAGGAAAAGATCACATGAACAACGCTCGCATGGCTTTCGCGGGAATCCTGGCAGGGCTGGTCATCCTGTTCACGCCGACGGCGGCGGGAGCGGTCGCGCCGGTCAAGTCGGCCGGTAAGGCGGTCGCGTCCGTTTGCCTCACCGGCTCCCGCGCCGATGCGGAGTACCGCCGCAAGTGCATGCGCTACGGGACCCGCGCCGACGGGGTCCGCATGTGGTTCGACATGGGCCGACGGGAGCGCGTCACGGTGTGCGCGTCGGCGCGCCGCATGGGGCTGCGGACGGCGGTCCGGGAGTCCGTCTACGACGTCGCGTACGACACGTTCCACAACCACAACACGGTCATCGGCGGCGCGATCCTCGCGGCGCGTTTCGACTGCCGGTACATGATCCGGCGCGGCTGACATTCACGGAAAGGGGATCACGGATGAAGATCCGCAAGGGCTGGAAACTCATTTGGGAGAACGGCACGGAGTGGCTGGGGGACTGCCCGGTATGGGCGGCTCAGCTCCTCCCGCCGGGCGCGCGGATCGTTCCGATTCGGCTGATGGGGCCGCGCCGGGGTCCGTGCAACTGTCCCGGCGGACACTCGTAATTCCGTGATCCGGGAGCGTGGATAGGGTCGCCCGCCCATGGCGGGCGGCCCGGTCGACGCGGCGGAATTCGGGAGCGCGTCACATCGGAAAGGAAAAGAATCGTGGAGCACATGGTTATCGGCAAGTTCCGGATGCCTACCGAGCGCGTGGACATTCGGGAGCTGGTGCGCGGGGACCTGATCGTCCGGGAGATCGACGGCGGACACCTGATCACCGTGGCGGAAACCTCGGCGTTCACGTACGACGGTGTCCGGCGGCTGATTCACGACAACACGGAGGCCCGTGTGTGGGCCGACGACGACGGCATGGTGCGCGTGGCGCGCGCCCCCTTCCACACTCAGCGCGTCGGGAGGACGTCCATTCGGGGCGCGTGGCACCTGCTGGACGCCGGGAGCGATGACGGCATGTGCCCTCCGTCGCGCGGCAAGATCACGGACCGCTGGGAGTCCGGAACGGCGGTCTCCGGGATCACGTGCCGGGGATGCGTCGCAACGTTCGGGATCTTTTCCCGGACGCTGGTCGGCTGACGACAGGAAGGGGATAGCGGCATGTGGGGAATCGAGACATCCCAGCGTTTCGGGCCGAATCGGATCGGCGAGATCCTGGCGGCCGATCAATTGGGGGAGTTCGTCGGAATGCGCCCTCGGATCACGACGGAATTGCGTGTGACCGGCGTAACGGAGCGGGCATTCGTCGGGTGGACGATCGTCGGGACGACCGGGTGGGCGGACGTCACGGAGCATGGCACCGTGACCGGCGTCGGAGTGTGGGTGCCGATCCTGCACCCGTGACGTGACGGCATTCCGGGAGCGTCTTTCATCCCTCCTGGCCAATAGGCGCACGGGACGAAAGGGGACGGAATGGAATGCGAAGGATGCTACGGGCCGGATGGTGAAGTTGTATTCGACCCGTACGACGTCGATGTGTTGGGGATCCTCACGAAGCGCGTGCTGTGCCCGGCGTGTTCGGGAACGCGGGCGGAGGACATTTGACCGGGCGGGTTTCGGGAGTGCGCGGGGCGGGAGTTCCGTGCACTCCAGTGGTCCGCATGGGTCGGACGGAATCGACGGAAGGGAATGGGAGACATGGCGCTTTTCACGGAGTACCCGGGTCGGGAGCGGAATCCTCTCGGCGGCCAGGAGTCGGCGGAGTGGGACGCGTGGATCCGGGAGGCGGCGCGCATGGCGTCGGAGGCTCGGGAGGCGTTGCGGGACATGCCGTTGACGCACGACAACGGCAAGGTCAACGTCCTGCGATACATGTCCGTCAACACGGAGCGGGAACACTCCGGCGTTCTGGCGGAATGGGAGTCCGTTCAGCGTCGGGACCGGGCGGGTGACACGGGGGCGCGGGATCGGTTCGAAGTGGGCCTGATCTCCCGGGTGATGTCGGCGCACGGCGCGGCGGAGTTCGCCCGGCAGCAGGGGTACGGCCCGGACGACACGACGGCGGGCGGTCGGCCCATGGCGGACGTGTCCGGGGAGTACATGCGGGCGTGCACGATCCTCGCCCGGTACGTGGGAGTCGACCCGATGACCGTGGTCACGTGTGACGGGGACCAGGCGAGGCTGTCGGCGCTCCGGCCGTTCGGGACGGACCGCACGGACGGCTGACATCTGCCGGAGCGTCGGGTTTCGGGAGTGCGCGGCTTTGGTCGTGCATTCCAGTGATCCGAAAGGTTCGGACGGAAAGGGGCAAGGGAAATGCGGGTATTCGGGTATGAGGTGCGCACGCGTAACGTCCGGGAGTCGCGGACGGACGTGCACCGGCTGGAATTCAGCGCGCCGGACCACCAGACGGCCCAGGCGTGGCTGACCGGGTGGGCGGGAGTGACCGGCCGGGAGATCATCGACTGGGAGCTGATCGCGGACGGCTGCACCTTCCGGGAGCAAGCGGCGCGGGACCTGTCCGCCATGGCGGAGCGCATCGCGCCCGCCTACAACGCCGCCATGGTGGAGCCGGTGCACTCCGGGGAGTACATCGTCGGGAAGATGTGGCTCCCGAACGGGTGGGGCGTGTCGGTTTCCTCCAAGATCAGCGAGAACCACTGGGTGCGGTCGGAGTTCGTCACGATCCGGGAGGACCCCACGGACCGGCACGGATTCGCGATCGACTTCCCGCTTCCGGAGTTCCCGGTCGCGGGGGGTGCGGCCCCGGAGAATCCGGAGGCGGACGGGGAGATCCGGCGCGTACTGGACCTGCTGTCGAAGCTGCCCCCGGTGTTCCCGGAGGCGTGACCGGCGGGCGCGGCGGGACGGGAGCGTACGGCTTGACCGGCCGTGCGCTCCAGCCTCTCCGTGATCACGGTTGGGGACGGAATCGGAAAGGATCAAAGAACATGGGTGAGAACCTGCGCACGTACAAGCTGTCGGACAACATCTCGGTGGAGCTGCCGAGCGGGACGGAGATCGTCACCCTGGGGGCCCGGTCCGGCAGCAAGGCGGGATGGTGGCACTACGCGGACGTTCTGGCGGCCGGGAAGCCGTTCAGGACGTCCGGCTCCCTGTGCGGCGGCCCGGTCAGCTACCGACAGGACATCGGCCGACTCGACACGTCGTGGCGGGAGAGCCTGCACTCGGCGGACTACGTCGTGTGGTCCTACTGGACGCCGATCGCGTGGCGGACGCCGGACGGGTGGGTGATCCCGGCGGCCGGGACGTTCGGGAGCGGTGTGGAGTCGTCGACGACCGTCGCGCAGATCAACAAGATTCGGACGGCGGTCGGCAGCTTCACGGAGTACCGGGAGCGCGTGGACGGCTGACCTTCGGCGCGGCGTACGGGAGCGGGCAGAATGCGGGAATGTCTGCCCGCTCCCCCTTTCGGGGCGTACACTGGCCTAGGTCAACGGACAGGAGAGGAAACGGAAATGAACGACGCCGAATACATCGACCTGGAAATGAGCAAGGCGGTCCGGGAGTCGGTGGAGACCGTGAACGTCAAGGCCCGGTCGGACGCCGGGGAGTCCCGTTGGGTGGCGATTCCGGCGCGCGTGTTCAACGCCGCCGTGGAGTCGATGATGGAGGAGACGAAGATCATGGACGACGAGACGTACGTCTTCCCGCACTGCCGGGAGCGCCGGGCGGCGGGCATCGAGATCGACCACGGCGTGGCGCGCACCATCGCTTCCTGGTACCACAACGGCGGCATCACGGCGACGATCGCCCTGTCGTCGACCGGCACCATCACGGACGACCTGACCATGTTCATGCTCCACGAGGGCGACTACGACAGTCAGCCGGAGGACGACCGGCTCGCCCTGGACATGCTGTGGTCGTACGTCGAAGCGCGGCGGCGTGCGGGAGACACCGGCAAGGTCCCCGGATGGGACAACATGTGGGCGGACTCCCTCGGCGGGACGCCGGGAGTTCCGGCGGCGTCCGTGACGCACCACGACGGCACCCCGAACTGTGGGAGGCGGGCGAAGGTCGACCTGGCCACGAAGGTCGGCAAGCACATCACGTGCCCGTACTGCTACGACATGGTCAACGGCTGACCGGGAGGGTGGAGACAATGGCAGTCGAGTACGCGGACCCGTCTTTGGTGACGGAGGTCCGGGAGACGGACGTCCCGATGTCCGGCCAGACCACGAGTGGGTACGGCGGGCAGATCCCGACTCGCCACATGATCAAGTACGCCGGGGTGTGGCGACGCGTCTACGCCATGTCCTACGGCAACGGCGGGATCGCTTACGTCAAGGTCGGGGGACGGAACGTGACTCTGGACGCGGACACGGAGCACCGGCTGACCACGGGCGAGAGGGAGAAGGAAGCATGAGCAAGATCACGGGTCGGGAGCCCAAGCACTGGCACGACGAGAACGGCAGGCACCTGATGCCGGATCCCCGGCAATTCGCGGCCCCGCAACCGGTCATTCGGGACGGGTCGCCGACCGGCGAGATGTCGGGCAACAGCAAGGGGAACATCTGCCACGGGGATCCGGACCTGGCGGCGTACTGGGATCACCTGGACGAACACGACCGAGAGGTCCCGGAGCGGCGGCCCAACGACTCTCCGAAGGTGCGCGCTCTGTTCGATCAGATCGAGAACGGGGAGCGCACCATTTCCACGGCCCGGGAGTTGATCCGGACTCTCCGGCAGGCCGGGGAGTGACGGAGCGGTGATCTTCGGGGGCGTTCCGGTTCGCCGGGACGTACCTCGTGGGTTCCCGGTTCGGGAGCATGGACTGAACAGGAAAAGGGAGGGTGACGTGGCTGCGGCCGACAAGATCACCATGGATGGGGAGCACGGGAAGTACGTAACCCGGGTCGGTGCATTGGATCTGATGATCCTCCGGTACCTGCCCGCGTCTCTCGAATCGCTTCGGGAGTTGATCCGGGAGCGTCAGGGGGATCCGGGATACTCCGTGGCCACGGTGACGGAGGCGCTGATGATCCTGGCCACGCTCGACGGACACGGACTGATCTAGTCGACGGAACAGGAGAGGGAGCATGGCGAAGAGTTCGATCATGTTCGCTTGTCGGACGGACGACGAGGCGTTCTACCTGCTGCGGGCGGTCCGGGAGTACGGAAAGAACCTGGACGATCCCGCCGGGTACGCGCCCGCCAGCGAAGAGGGTGCGGGCTTCGGCTGGGATGCCGTTGTGCGGGCGGCCCTGGACATGGGACGAGGATCCGTCACGCACATGTCACTGCGCATGGCGAAGGCGTTCCTGGACGCCATCACGGCGTACCGGGACTGCACGGTGAACCGGGACGACAACGTGCACTACGTGGAGACGTTCCACACGTTCTCCACCCTGATCGAAGAGGCGGAGGGTGCCAAGTGATCTACGTGCTGATCATGGAACCGTGCTGTGAGAAGTCGGCCCCGTGGTACGTCCCGCAGCCGCAGCCGTACTACGTGCGGACGCCGGGGTGGTCGGACTCGTGCGACCACACGGACAAGCGGGTGCCGGTTCTCACGGAGCACGCGGACGCCGAGGGCGCACGAGAGCGTCACTCCCTGACGCTGGGGTCCCGCTGCCTGGAAGGCTGGATGTGGGAGGGTGACCTGCCTCCGGAGGGGGAGCGCTTCCGGATCACGTCCGTCGGCGGGTCCCACCTCACCGGTCTCCTGCACGGCAAGCCGAGCGACATGTGGTTCCCGACCGCCGATCTGGCACGGGAGCACGTGAACCGGCAGCGGGAGTCCCTGTACAACATCGTCGGGGACCGGGACATGGTCGTCCGCTGGTCGTCGTACAACCTGCCGGTCGGGACGGCTCTGGAAGTGGGGCAACCGGCGTGACGCGGCGCAGCAACGTGATCAATCCGGGCGGCAAGGGGCCGCGCGTGTGGTGCGGTCGCTGCAAGGGCTGGGTGTGGACGCAACAGAGGCCGTGGCCGAAGGCCGGTTACGTGGCCAAGCCGCATCAGCACGACGCCGGAAAGATGGGTTAGCAGTGGCTTTCGTGATCGCGCGAAAAGACGGGGTCACCTATTCCTCCGAGACGGCGGCATGCCTGACGGTGGCCAGTAGCTACCAAACCCCGGTGAGGTGGGTTCGGGAGGACCCGTTCATCGTCATTGAGTACGACGGAGGGGCGAAGGTGACGTTCCCGATGGCGGACTTGATCGAGATCGTCGAAGGCTGACGGAGCGTCGGCTTTCCGGCGGGCACGGGAGCGATTCCGTGCACGTCGGTGATCCGGAAGGTCCGGAACGGAAATGGAGAAGAGACATGACGCGTATCGAGCGATCGATCGTCACGGACATGGACGTGATCACGGAGAGTGACTTCGAGTCCGTCAACTGGGGCGACGCCATCACCAGCGCGATCCCCGAGGGGCGCACCCGGGAGGACATGATCGAGTCGCACGACTGGGTGGAGGGGGAATATCTCCGGCCCAAGTTCGACTCTGTCGCTGCGTTCAAGCTGCACCGGTCGACGCTGGACAGCGGGCAGGACGACGACCACGGGAACGTGATCGACTGGCACCGCTGGTCGGCCCTGTTCCGTGACGTCACGGGAGTGGACGGCGGCCCGTGCGCCATCCTGCACGCCGATCCGCAAGGGTTCGTGTCGGCGGAGTGGTACGAAGACCCGGCGGAGGCGGAGAAGGCGTGGGCGGAGCTGGAGGAGGAGTGGGACGCCTACGAGACGTCGTGGGAGCACGAGGGTTCCATCCTTTCGGGGACGACGCGAGAGCGGGATCGGATTCCTGCGTTCTTCGCAGCCCTGCTGCGGGTCGACGGACATCGGGCGGCAACGTTGGCTCGGAAGTACGGATACAACCCCGAGCTGTCCGACTCATGGATGGACTCCACGGGGCCGGATGCCCGGGAGGAGTTCCTGAACGATCTCGACACGGCCCTCAACAACGCCGCGCCGGAGACGCACTACTTCGGAACGGCCGAGGGGAACGATTCCGACTTCGGCTTCTGGCGGATCGACGACTGACGGAGCGCCGCTGTTCCGGGGAGCACGGAAGCAATTCCGTGCCCCTCGGTATGCCGGAAGGTCCGGATAGGAAAGGAAGTGTGCGCGTGGCTTTCACCGTGACTCACGACGAGGATTCGGTCCAGCTCATGGACGACGGGGATGAGATCGTGTCCTGGACGATGGCGGAGTGGGAGGACGACCCGGCCCTCCCGCTGGCCATCACCAACGCCATCAAGATCGGATACGAACAGGGTCCGGATGCTGTCCGTGCCCTGATCGACTGACGGAAAGGGAGAAGAGGGCATGACGCTGGACGCCTGGACGATCACCGACGTGGACGGCAAGTGGGACTTTCGTGTCGTCGTGGAGCCGGACAACAACACGGAGCACCCGAGGGACCACGCCGACGTCTACGACCCGGACTTCATGGAGCGGGAGAACGGCCCGGAGTCGGCGCAGTGGGCGCGGGACGCCCTTGCCGCCTACGACCGGGGCGAGTGGCAGTGGGTGACGCTCGCCGTGACGCCGGAGCTGAAGAGCAGCGGCGTCACGTTCGATGGGGCCACGGCATCCGTCGGAGCCTGCGACTGGGGGTGGCTTCCCGGCGGCCCCGACGACAAGGGAGTCTGGACCAGCAACCGGGACTACGCCCGGGAGGCGTGGCTCAACGACCTGATCGACGAGTCTCGGGGGATCCTGGAGGACAAGCTCCCCAAGGTCCGGGACGCTCTCTAGAGGATCCACCTGCACGAACCTGAACACCCGACACGGAATGGGAGAAGAGAACATGCCGAAGTACGACCGCGACAAGGCCCGACTGGTGCACGAGGAGACGGGTGAGGAGATCATGCCGGGGAGCGTGGTGCCGGACTTCCGGGGCAACGACACTCGGTTCGACTTCATCTCGATCCTGCCGTCGCCCGGCAAGAGCGGCAAGATCATCTGCGGTGACCGGGAGTACTACCCCGGCGTCCTGAACGCCCGCATCGAGATCATGAACTAGTAGCACTTCGCCCGTCAGCAGCAGACCGAGGGAGAAAATCATGATGGACGCTGTCGACCAGAAGGTGCAGGTCATCCGGGACGGACAGGGGTGGTCGGACGAAACACTCGGAGCCCTGGCGATGAACTTCATCAGCGCCGACCCGGATCTGACCGAGCGGTTCATCGCGCGCCTGCGAGAGATCGCCGCCGAAGAGAACGAGTCCGCCGAGGGCTGACGCATCCCGCACGGTGATCGAACGGGGCGGCCGGGAGCGAGGAGCCCGGCCGCCCTTTTGGATCCCTGATTCGGGAATTCCATCGCAGGTTTCTGCAAAGAGATCGCACCTGTCGGTTGTGAATGGCACAATGAGGGCTCGGAAAGGGAGAGGGATATGTGGATCAAGGACTTGCGGCCGATGTTCGGTCCGAGGGTGACGGTGCAGACGGAGAACGGTGTCCGGTACGGCCTCGTGCGCGTCCGGTACGAGAACGGACACGTGAACGCCGGTCACTGTGAAGTCGAGTTCACGGACGGCGACCCGGCATTGATCCCCTTCGAGGCCATCACGCCGGGACCGAACGCCATCGACACCCCGACGGGAGTGACCTTCCCGGACATCCGGAAGGCGTACCGACCCCTGTTCCTTGGGGACACTCGGCTGCGCCACGTGTCGGGGGTGAACCTCACCATCCCCGGCGACATGGAGGCGCTGCGGGAGCTGCGGGAGAAGCTGCGGGACGGCATACACCTGCACGTGACGGACCACGACTACGGGAACCGGAGCGGGGAGCGGGTGATCACGGGGATCAACGACGCCGGGATGTGGTCCACCCTGACTCCGCGCCGCAAGACGGCGGTGGAGAGCCATCTCATGTGGCCGGAGAACGACTTCATCGTGGACGGCAACACGCTCCACATCGAGAAGCCGTACCACGCCTACACGGGCGGCCGGGCGAAGATCCTGACGCTCATGTTCCACGTCTGATCGGGAGGGAGAAGCAACATGTACAGGGTCGAGAAGAGAGACGGCAGTGAGACCGTCGAGTTCGGGACGGTGACCGAACTGGCCGAGTGGGCGATCCGGGAGCGCGTCTTCGATCACCGGACCGGCGGCGTGCCGTACCCGACCCGGCTGGAAGACGTGTACCTGGGGTCGCGCAACCACGACCCCGGGACGGACTACTACGTGATCGATCGCTTCGCGGGCTGGGAGGTCACTCCCGATCACCTGGCCGCACTGCGGACGGAGAAGGTGCGTCTTCAGGCGGAGGCCGAACAGGCGGAGATCAACGCCGGGTGGCGCACGGTGGAAGAGATCCCGTACATGGACAACTCCGTGGAGGCGATCCAGGAGGACAAGAACGGGAACCGGCGGCGCGTGACGGTGAAGCCGCCGAGCGGCGACGCCTGCTTCTGACCACACGAACGGGAGGGTGAACATGTACGAGGAATCCGCACTGCGTGAGGCTCGGGCGCACCGGGACCACGGGTCCATCATCAGCGACGAGGCCGCTCGGTCGCTTGCCGACATGTGGCGGTCGAGCGCCCTGTCCGCATCGGTGAACCGACTGGCAACGGAGGGTGAGTGGTCCCTGGATCTCGCCTCCGACCTGAAGAGACTTCGGGACCGGGTCTTGACTGATGGCCGGAGCGCGGGAGAGGTCACGGAACTGTGCTCCGAGCTGGACGCCCTGATCGCCTGGGCAGAGCGTAGGAACAACGCCTGACCCGGCACGCTTCGGGGGAGCACGGGACCGTCCCGTGCTCCTCCGTGGTTCATCGGGAGGGTGGAATGGAAAGCCAGGAACGGACGCCGGGCCGGGTGCCGGAAGAGTACGCCCGGCAGTACTGGGAGTGGATGGATCGGGAGCTGGACGAGTGGGAGCCCGGTCCCGATCCACTCGACGACACGGAAATGTGATGGAGAGGGAGAAGAGGATGGACGACAAGCCGACGCAGGACGTCTGGCGGGTGACGATCGTGCACATGACGAACGAGCGGGCGGGACATCATCAGAGGGGCTTTCTGGTCTGCCCGTACCCGATGACGGCATTCGAGGCCGTCGACCAGGGTGTACGTCGGGAGGTCGCCGAGATCGCCAAGATGGAGTCCTACCTCCCGAACGAGATCCACGTCACGGCGTGGCGATCTAGGAGCAAGGGCCGTCAGCGCGGTATCGAGCACGCGTGTGCGGCACTCGCCTCGCTCGACAAGGACACCGGCCAGTACCTGCGACACGAACCCTGGGTGGCGGACAGCCACAGGGTGCCGGTCCTGGAGACCGTGAACGGGATCGATCTGCTCGACGTCGAGTGGACCTGACCCCGGCGACGTAGCGACATCCAGTACAAGAACGCGACGACCGGCGAGTGGGAGGGCATCTGATGCCGTACGAGGTTCTGATCATCAACGACGGCAACACCGAGGACGCGCACCCCGTGTGCGACGAGACGGTGTGCGCCGAAATCATCCTGAAGTGTCTCGGGGTTCCTGCCACCGTACTGGCCGAGGTCGATCCGACCGACCCCGGCACGCTGGACCTGGGAGACGACGTGTCCGTGGAGGTTGTTCTCCACGGGGAGCAGGACTCGTGTACGTGGTGCGTCTGCTGCGGCAAGTTCATCCAGCACGGCATCCGGTACGAGGGCGAGGACGTCGGCTGTCGGCACGGCGAGGACGAGAAGCCGGATGACTTGGATCGTCCGTACATCGACTTCGAGGACAACCCGGTGATGCGGGAGTACCTGTCCGGATCTCGGGACTGATCAACCGTACGAAAGATCGACGAGAGGGGAAGTACATGTCTGCTGCCGACGCGGTGGAGATGGGGGACCTGGACCTTGGCGTCCGAATGGTCGTCAAGACGTACGACATGAACAGCGGCACGACCGAGAACGCGTGGGACGTTCTCGTGGAGAGGGGGGCACACGGCGATCTCGGAGTGGCGTTCGATCTCCTGGCGAACGCGGTCGGTGAGGGCAAGGCGCGGGAAATCCTGACGTCGATCGGCGTCGATATCCCCTGACCGGGAGGTGCCCTAGGGTGGCTGGGCTTCGGCCCGGCCGCCCGGGAGTGCCGCCGGTCAGGCGGACGGAAAGGAGAAGGAAGTGGCGTTCAAGTTCAAGGTCACCCGTCTCGCCGACGGGACGACTAAGGAGATCGTCCGGGAGTCCGATCCGGCCGACGACAGGGACCGGCTGTTCACCGAGGTCTACCGCACTCTGCGGATGTTCAGTGCGTTCGTCAGTTCGTACACGGCGCACGACTATGCCCGACGGATCGTGGAGATCGAGCCGGGGACGGAGTCCGGGACCATCCTGCCGGGGTGGATCTTCCGGATCGATCAGGTCTGACGAGAGCAAGACGGAGAGGGGAAGACGATGAGTTTCGTGCTTTCTGCGGTACGTCCGCCGGAGGGTGAGGCCCAGTACGGCAAGGCTCTGGTGCCCGAACAGGACCCCTTCACGGTGGTCGGATCGGCCATCCGGATGGTGGTGTGGGTGTTCGCGCAGCAGTCGGCCCCCGTCACGGTCGGGGAGGCCCGGGAGATCGGGCGGAACCTGATGGACGCCCCTGGTCGAGAGATCCGACACTCGGGGACCGGCTTCACGTTCCGACTGCACAAGGTGGGTAAGTACGGGGAGGTCCCGCACCCCTGTCCGTGCGATGACGACGGGAACACCTGTGGACGTCTGGTCCTGCCGACGGATCACGCCCTTGCCGCCGACGAGGACGCCTACTGCCTCGGGTGCTACCCGTGGGACCGCAACATTCCGGCATGCCTGCCGAAGAGCACGGGACACGCCACCAACCCACTCGACTGAAGATCCCCGCCGATCGGCGGGGCGGAAAGGAGAAGGACATGAACGAGATCATCGAGACGACGGAGGACGGTCGCTACCGAGTGCGGCTGTTCCGTGACGAGGACGCCGGACCCGCCAACCCCCGCACCCGGGACGACACCAACCTGGTCAACGTGATCACCCTGTCGGGGCAGGGCTACATCAACGTCGACGAGGACTTCGGCCCGCTCGCCGAGAGCTGGGAGCGGGTGAAGGACCACCCGAACGCGGTGGAGGTCTTCACGCGGTACGCCACGTCCGTTCACGGAGCCACGGTCATGTACGACCGACCGTACGACGGCGCGGATGCCATCTGGTACTTCATGCCGGAGAAGCTGTCCGAGGTTGGCCCGCACATCACCGCCGAGATGGTGATCAAGGACGAGATCGAGGAGTACCAGCGCTGGCGGGAAGATGAGATCTACGCCTACGTCGTCGAGGAGAACGTCCTCCGCGTGAAGGTGGACCGCAGCACCATGACCCCGATCCCGGGGTCCGGCGTCGAGCGGTGGGAGAAGGTGGACGAGGCCCAGGAGTGGGGGCTGCTCGGGTACGAGTCGGCTGCCGAGGAAGCCCGCCTGGCCCTGATCCCCTACGGCGGCAAGTTCAGCAGGAAGGCGGAAGCGTGATGACGGAGACGTTCCCGGAGTACGTGAGGGCCGACGAGAGTCGGATGATCGGCACCGTGGTCAGTGTGCGTCCCGGAGAGGGGTCCTTCGAGGTCGAGTGGGAGGACGGCCGGTTCTCCCGCGAGAGCCTGTCGGGTGCCGGTTCGGACTGGCTTCCCCTTCTCTCGCGCAAGACGGCGGAGGCGTGCCTGGCGGTCGTTCAGCAGTACATCGACCGGACCGAGGGCGAGGGTTGGGAGCCCAAGCTGTACCCGCCGGGCCACGAGGGACCGTTCTGGGTGGTGTCTCTGGAATGCCAGTCGGACTGGGCGATCGACATCGGCAGCGCCGAGGGGATCACGTGGCCGGACGGAGTGTTCCCGGAGGCCGTCGCGTCGTGGTGCCTCGGTCTGCACGTCGCATGATCGCGCCGTGAGCTTCGGGCGCGCACCGGATCCCGAGAGGGTCGGGTGCGCGTCCGTGTCCTACGGACGGAAGGGAGAAGAGAGATGCACGAGACGAATCCGTGCGGGTGCGATGTCCTCAAGATCGGGGACTGGTTCACCGAGCTGGGATCGGAGTACGTGGTCCTGGCGGTCCAGTACTACGAGGTGGCCGGAGGGGAGTCCCGGGGGTTCGTTCTGGGGTTCGCCCCGGACATCCACGAGTACCGGGTTTGGGAGATCGACGAGAACGGCGTCCGGATCAGCCGGAGGCGGACGAACATCGAGGACAACGCGTTGAACGACTACGCCGTTCTCTCGGTGACCGCCCTGTACACGGCGAGGAACCGGATGGCTCCGAAGCTGACTTTCGGCCACGTCACCGACCGGGACGTGCTGTGACTCGGTTCGACGACTTCCGGATTCAGCCGCCCGAGGAGTGGGGGCGGCTCGACATCGGGGAGGACGACTCGGAGGCGTACGCCGTATGGGTGGCGGCGGACGACGTGGAACAGGCCCGGACGGCGTATCTCTCGTACCGTGCGGCCGACGACGAGTACGCGATCCAGATGCTGCGGATGGGCTGCATGCGGGGCACTCTTCGGGAGGCCCGGAAGGCATCCGAGAACCGGCCGGGGACCCGGGTGTTCCGGGTCTGCAACGACCCTTCGAAGACGTGAGGAGAAACGGCGGCATGGGTGACACGACCGACTACAGGGTCGCTCAGATCCGGGACCTCGGGAGCCTGGACGACGGCGGACGGATCAAGCTGATGACCGACACCGGCCAGACGCACTGGAACCGCATGTCGGCCGACAAGATGCGGCGCATCGCCGCCATCGTGGCCGAGCCCGAGGGCTGACGAAAGGAGAAGAAAGCGATGTTCGACCGCGAGGACATGATGGACATGCAGTACCGGGAGGAGAACCCCGGATACGAACGGGAGGTCGGCCTGACGGCTTCGGATCTGGAGGACTGTGATCCCGAGATCGCACTTCTGGTGGCCGACAAGTACGCCCACGACAACAAGCGCCGTCGGGACGGCAACCTGCGAACCGAGAACGACTTCCTGCGGGGACTCCTGGAGGAGAACGGCATCGAGATCCCGGAGGGGGAGCACTGATGGGTCGGACGATCCACCTGAAGCCCGGGGAGCGGCTGCGCGTTGTGACGCCCGGCGGCGCGGTCGACATCGAAGATTTGCCGAGCGTGCACGAGAGCGGACAGGACATCGTCCGCGTGGACGTGATCACCGACCGGAACCCGGTCACCCCGATGAACCGGGGCAAGAGCTGGGAGCTGATCGAGGACGACCCGACGGGTGTTGTTCGCATCCTCAGCAAGCCGACCGACTGACTGACGGAGGGGACCTCATGCTGCACATGGCCACGTTCACGGGAGTGGAACCCGCTCGGGCGACGTTCCTGGCGGTGTTGGACACCAACGCCGAGGATCACCGGGGACGGATCATGGGACGGATCTTGTTCTTCGACCTGCGCTACCCGGATCACGTCGGGAAGTACCCGCACGTCAGCGTCCCGTTCGACGTGGCGGGGCAGTTCGTCACGGAGGCTCAGCCCGGTTCGATCCACGAGAGCGGATACAAGCTCTACGCGCCGGGAGGTCGGTTGATCCTCTGGGGGACGGACGAGAGCTGGGCGATACCGGCCAGCGAACACCACCGCTTGTCGGAGTGGGTGGCGGAGTCCTACAGCCGGGAGGGGCGTCTGGTCCCCGAGGTCGACGACTTCTGACGCTCAGACGGTTCGGGAGTAGGGCAGGGGAGCCATTCCCCTGCCCTTTCCAGTGTCGGTTGAGTATGATGGCCTAGGTCACCCGGGAGGTGGATGGGGATGCGACTGCACGAGGCTCCCGCATGGGTGCGCCGTCTACGAGAGCGACCAGATCTACCTCCCGTCGGAGATCTCCCGGCCGTACGGGTGGGCCATCATCCGCAAGATCGACACACAGCAGAGCTGAACGGACAGGAGAAGGACATGATCGAAAACAGTCCGGTGATCGTCACCGAGGACCAGCTCCGAGAGATCGGGCAGGCAGCCCAGTGGTTCACCAACGGACGGTTCAAGCTGGTTGTCGGGGCGGGATACAGCCCTGACGGCCGGTACATGAACCTCGGTGAGGGTTCCCCGGCCCTGGCGTGGAACGACCCGGCCGAGGCCGCCGCCTACCTCCTGGGAGCCATGCTCGGAACGGCCTACACGACGGGCGACCTGATCCCTCAGGAGATCGTGGAGAGCCTGCGTCCGGTCCTCACCGAGCTGGGTATGGCGGGCGGGGAGTCCTCTCCCACCGGCAAGATCATCCCGGCGCGAATTCGGGAGCTGGAAGCGCTCGGCCGGTGGGACGCCGGTCAGCGCTGACCGACCACTCGACAGGAAGAGGGGAGGGAAGAACATGACGTGGCGTGACAAGGTCCCGGAGAAGGAACTGCCCCACTGGGAGGCAAGGTGGCAGGACCATCTCGCCCGGGTGCGTCAGGCGTTTCGGAACGGCACCGTCTACGACTACTTCACCTGGGGTGAGCTGACCCCGGAGGACCGTCGACTCCTGGTCGGCATGGACGCAACCTCGGCCCATTGGGCGGAGACCTCCGAAGGAAACCTCCGGCTGATGCCGTGGGGCCTGCCCCTGCATGCGAGCTACTGCGACAGCGATTTCCGAAAGGTCGTCTCGGTCGAGAGGGATGTCGTCAGGTACGCCAACGGGATGACCTGGGAGTTCCGCCCGAACAGCAAGATCGCGGTTCGGTTCACTGTTCAGAAGTGACCTCGCCCCATGCGCTTCGGGCGCGCATCCCAGTTCGGGGTGTGCGTCCGTGCCGTATCGGACGGGAGAAGGAGAAACCAGCAGTGGCTACGTTCGACTACCTGAAGCCTGGCGAGGCCGTGAGACGGGCCTCCCCTCACGCTCGGGACTGGGAGAACATCGTCGGCTTGAAGGCGGCGGACGCCGGGCTGTTCCTGAAGGACAGGACTCGGGCCGGGTACCTGCGTGAGCCGTCGGATCCGTGGCGGGCTCACGCCTACGTGGAACGGTTCTTCCGCGAGATCCAGTCGGTGCAGTGGGCGAAGGACGCCGACCCCGGGGTGGCGGAGGTGTTCTTCACGGACGGGGAGTCGACACTCCTGCACAAGTGGGACCTGCTGTGCGTCGAACGACCGATCGATGGAATCAACTGACCGTCGTACCCAGCAGTAGACATGAAGGGGAAGAGAGCATGGACCTGACCATCGCCAAGGAAGACCTGTCCGACTGGATGGGGCGAAAGGTGACCGACGCCGAGGTGGAGTATCTGGCGGAAACCATCGGGTACTCCAGCGTTCCGGAGGCCATCGCCACCATCCTGGACGGCATGCCCAGCCACCGCCAGGTCGACGGCAGCGAAGAGGAGGATGGCGAGTGAATAGCGCCCTGGAGGTCAGCGACGCCGGACGGTACCGCTACAGCTCGACCTACCCGGACTTCCCGGCCATGTTCGAGGGTGAGGAAGTAGGCGTGATCCTGGAGGTCGAAGGAGGCTTCCGGGCCTACATCCGGCCCGCCGTTCCGGGAGGCGCGCCCTGGTGGGGGCCGGAGAAGGTGTTCCAGTCGACGGCGATCGACGACCTGGAGACGGAGCTGATGAACCGGGGTGTGATCCCCGTGCGCACCCTCGGGGGGAGGAGCTGATGTTGGCGGTGGAAGTGGAGCGCTGCTCCCGGTGCCGACAGCCCTTCGAGACGGGAGAGCGCCGCTACGCCGACCCTTGCTGCGGGGCTCCGGACTGCGACGGTCTGATGAACGAGTCGCACTTCCGATGCCTGTCCCGAGTCGACCAGGAGATCCACCGGGAGTACTGACCCCGTGGCGTTCGGGGGCGTCCGGCTTCGGCCGGGCGTCTCAGTGCCCTACGGGTGAAAGGAAAAGAACACGACCTGAGGAAAGGAAGCGGTCATGGGTGAAGCGCCGTACGGGATGCCCGCTGCGCAGCGTGGCGGAATCCGCGAACGGGCCAGTGCGGGGGTCATCGGCAAGGTGGAGGTCACGCCCTGCGGACTCATCGTCCTGCCTCTCGGACGCCTGACGGATCCGGGAGACGGTACGGTCTGGGAACCGACCGGCCGGATCGCTCTCGTACCCAGCGAGTGGAAGGCTCTGGTCGCCGAGATCGAAGCCAAGAAGGCCGACTTGGGCAGCCCGAACCGGTCGGACTGATCTTGCTGAACGGAAAGGAGAGAAGTGGACAAGCTGGGTGGCTTGATCCGGAGGGACGGGATCGAGGTACAGGCGATCGAGGTACCTCCTCGGAATGGCCGACGCTTTCTGGTCGCACTCCTCAAGGACGATCGGAAAGGGGCGAACCGCCTCTCGGTTCTCGGCCCTTACGAGGCCCCGGAACCTCCGGACGCTTTCGAGGTGTTGTCGTACCTCTTCCTTGTCGTCACCGCTTCCGTGGAACGCACCGATTCCTACGAGACGTGGGTGAGCGACGTGTCGGCACCCACGGATCGCAAGCCGTGGGAGAAGTACCCGAAGAGGCTGTACACGCAGTGGGTAGCGACGGCCGACCGACTGCGCGATTTCCTCGGAGACCGGTACGACGAGTACCGGAACTCCGACCTGGACAAGAGCTGAGAAGGAGAAGAAGCGTGATCACAACGATCCTCAACACCGCCCGCCAGGAAGATCTGGAGCAGGCTCGGGTCTTCGTGTCCAACCACCTGCACCTCCCCCTGGAGGACGTCTCCCGGAAGGTGGCGGTGGCGTACATCTGCAAGCACTTCCGTCAGGGTTCCTACGAGTACTGGGAGGGCTGGGAGGCGATGCTCGCCGCCGACCGCCGGAACTGACGCCGGTGTGCTGGTTGCCACACATCTGTAAGCGGCTGGACGGCAACGGCCTAGGCCGATAAAGTCGGGAGGGTTTCCGGGGGTTGTTCCCGGCACCCTCCCGACGTCGTATCGGGATCGGAAGGAGAAGAAAAGGATGCTCAGCGAAGATCTTGCCGTCTGGATCCAGGAGGAACCCGCTCTCCTGGAGCGTGTTCGTCAGTTCATCGAGCAGGACAAGCGGGACAGGAGTTTCATCCTCGGCCCTTGGCTGACGGACGCCCTGTTCGGCATCGGGACTTCGTATCGGGAATCCGACCCGGTGCGGGAGGCCCTTCAGCGGGGACGGGACCGCCTTCTCGGCACTTACACGCGAGACGACTTCCAAGGTCTCTTGCTGGACGAGTGGCACGAGATCGCTCGCAGCCTGGAGCGTCCCGTCTGTCAGTGCGAGCACCAGCGGCACTTCGAAGGCGGGCTGCACGCCTACCTCAGCGAACATGTACTGGCGGGTGACCGACGGGCACAGCACGTCGGCCCGATCTGCGACCCGTGCGCCGAGAAGTGCATGAAGGACTACCTGATCTAAGGAGACGGCGTGACAACGGCAACCGAAGAGATTCTGGACTGGGTTCGGAACGACCATCCGGTCTGCGATCACCTGGCGCGTGCGGCGGAGAAGAGCAACGGGCCGGAGCGGGTGCAGTGGTACATCACCGAGCTGCTGTACGGGAGCAGCGGGCCGGTGCTGTACCGACGGCGGCATCAGGTCTTCGTCGGCAGCCTGGCAGGCTTCGAGGAGCACCTGCCGGGTCTGGTGCGTGACCGTCTCGAAGAGATCGGCGCGAGCCTGTCCGAAGTCGACTGGGAGACCGTCGCCCGGGAGGCCCGAACGGTGATCAACGGGGAGGGTTCATGACCGCACACAACATCGTCGGCGACGACGGAACCATGATCGTCCACCCGCGAACCAAGGAGCACGCACACCGGGGGAACGGATACGCCTGGTGCTGGCCCTGCGGAGCCTGGGAGGACATCCCGTCCTGGTGGTTCGAGACAGAGGTCGGTCTTCGCCGGGTCATCCAGGCCGCTTACGAGGGCTTCGGCGGACGCCTCATCGACATTCCGGCTGAGATCTGGCTGGCGATCACCCTCGCGTACACCCGATTCCGCCAGTGGCGGGACTTCGATACTCGGCTCGACTTCTGGCGAGCCTTCCAAGAAGAACAGCCCCTTCGGGAGAAGACGTGAGTCAGCCGAACCGCTTCAAGGCCACCCCGGAAGAGATCATGGACTTTCTCCGGGAACACTTCGCGGAGGACCAGCTCGAACCCTTCCAGTGGGCGATCGTCCAGAACGGCCTGCGTGAAGGGGTCGCCGAGATTCGCAACGAGCTGAACCGAGGCGGCTACCACACGCTCCTGAAGCAGTGGCACGACGGCTTCCACTACGCCGTCAACATGCTCGACCCGGACGACAAGGAGTACCGGGGCCACTGGCCGTCCAACCTGCTCGGCCAGACGAAGAAGAAGTAACGGAGAGGGAGAAGAAAAGTGGATCGCGTTCAGATCACCCGAGGCACCTTCGAGTCGGCCGCCTACGAGTCCGACATCGACATCGACGACGACATCCGCTGGGAGGCCGCCGGATCCTTCCGGGGGATGTCCCGGCCGGACTACCAGTACCCCGCGATCATCGTCGAGGGCGTCGGCACCTTGGCCTCCTTCGCCGCTAACCTCGCCCTCACCCTGGTCCGGGACCCGCGCCCCGGCGACCCCAGCCCGAGCGTCGTCCCGCGCATCGTGTCCTCCTACCGCTCCGACAGCATGGGTCACGACGCGATCTACGGTTTCCCTCTGATCGACATCATCGACTGACGGCCCGCCCGGCTTCGGGAGCGGCCCCGGACCCACGCCGGGGCCGTTCCAGTGGCCTGACGAACCGAAATTCCCGCACCGAGGAGATGAAGATGAAGCTGACGATCGACCTGGCCCGGAAGGTCCTGACAGGACTGGAGGAGAAGCGCTACAAGGTCCACGCCGACGACGAGGAGTTCGCCGACGGCAACCCGGACCTCCAGGACTGGGTGGACACCATCGGCGGAGTCATGGACAGCAAGAGTTACGACTCCAACGCAGTCCTCGCCGTGGCCATGTACACCGAGAGCTACGGGGACGACGTCCTCGCCCACGAGTTCGAGGAGTACGTGGAGAACCGGTACACCGAGTGCTACGGCGACAGCAAGGGTCAGGCCGTCCGGAACTACGCCCAGAACGACGAGTTCGGACTCGGGAGGCTGTACCGGCGACTGGAGGCGGAGGAAGCCCTCCGCATCTTCCCGTGGGACTGGTACGTGGAGGACAACCCGTCCAACCTCGCCGACATGAGCTTCATCGAGGTCGACGACACCTACTACCTGTTCCGGGACCACTGACGGATCCCGGGACTCGCTGAGAACCGAAACGGAGAGGGGAAGAGAGCATGACCGAGCGCTTCTGGGACGAGATGGCCCCGTACGAGGGACCGAACGGCTACGCCCGCTGCACAGGGGAGGAGGTGGTGGGGTCGATCACGCAGTCGATCGAGTTCAAGCTGGAGACGTCGCTCATGCTCTCCCGGGTGGGCGTGAGGGAGATGACGGACGGCCGCCGGTACATCCTGGCGATCCGCAAGGCGGGCCACGTCCCCAGTCACGGCCACGCTCGCGTGGCCATCCTGCACAGGGGCCACATGACCTTCAAGGAGTTGGCCGAGGACGTCTACCGGCGGGAGAGGGGGTTCATGGACCCCGGCCTGGCCAAGTTCTACCGGCAGCAGATCGACGCGCTCTGACACGGAAGGGAGAGGAAACGATGGGTGAGGACTTCGAGAGCTTCGAAGGCCACGAGGGCTACGAGTGGGCGACTGAGGCCGTCTACGAGTGGGTGGTCAGCGACCGTGTTCTACGGGGTGCGCTACTGGACGTGATCCACCTGCACGCGGGATCCAACTGCGCCTTCTGGATGGCGGAGTTCCTGTTCCGCGCCCGAGCGGGAGAGGTTCCGTTCGTGAACCAGGGCAACCTCCGGAAGCGCATGCGGGGAGATCTCGGGTCGGCTTCGATGCCGAACTTCGAGCACGTCAACTTCAAGGAGATCGCCACTCGGCTTCTCGTCGAGACGACTCCGGCAGGGGAGGAGAACTGATGGATATCGAGATCTGGCGGGACCGGAACGGCAACCCGCTGAAGTTCCAGTGGGGCGACCACGTCCGGCGCAACGACCAGGAGGAGGACATCTTCACCCGGGGCTTCATCACCTCCTACACGGAGGCCGACGACGGCAGCATCTTCTACAGCTTCAACCGGGACAACGTCTACCACCGGAGGGTCGCGGAGAACCTGCTGGAGCTGTCGCCTGAGCGCCGAGTCCAGTACTCGGCTGTCGGCTACACGAAGGACGGCAACTACGTCAACGTCCCGATGTGGGGCGACTGGATGGACATCCGGTCCGAAGGCCACGAGACGATCGAGGCTGCCACGGAGGCGGCGTCGAAGCTCTTCGGTCAGGACGAGCGGGTGGCTGTGGTGGAGATCCGGGAGAGCGTCCAGGACATCCCCGGTCGACCCTGGCGAATCGGCCGTTCGGTGGCGACGGTCAACCGATCGGACGTCAACGCCTGACGGGTGAGACACCCCAGGGTGGTCGAGCTTCGGTCCGACCACCCGAGAGTGCCGACCCGGGCACGAAATAGAAAGGTAGAACTCCATATGACGTCTCTTCCCGCTTACGAGGCCGCACGAGAGCACCTGCGGACCTCCGTCCGGCAGATCCTGGACGAGCATCTGGTGTCGGGGATCTCCAGTGACGAGGCCGAACTGCGGATCATGAACGCAGCGCAGGACTGGGTCATCCGGGGGTACGTGATTGGCTCCCAGCCCGAGTCCTCCCCCTGCACGGGCAATGCTCTCGGCATCAACACGGTGCACCGTAGCTACGCCCCGAACGGCTGGGAGGGCATCGATCCGGCCGACACCCCGGACCCCGGCCCGTTTACCGTCGGCGAGCACGTCACCTGCCGATACTGCGGCCGGGAGGCGGAAGTGGTCAAGGTCAAGACGCACGAGCGCGAGACCCTGACCCAGTACGTCGGCTGGCTCGGCGAGCACTGACCAACCAAGACGAAACGGAAGGGAGAAAAGGATGAGCGGCTGGATCCTGGTCCGCAAGGACCGGAAGGGCATCACGGGACAGTGGATGGCGTCTCGCGAGGAGGCAGCCAACACCGTCTGGATGGCGCTGGAGGTGGACGATGACCTTCCGGAGCGTGTGCTGGAGGAGATGGTTCACGACATCGAACACGGAGAGGTCGGCTCGGTCGCCTTCCACAAGGACACCCCCGAGTTCCGGATCATCCCGGCGCACCGCACTTCGGACGGAACCCCGATCACGCCGGGTCTGCGGGTCAAGAACAACGACATGGACACGGGCACGATCGAGCCCGAGCAGTTCATGGACACTGGCCTGATGTCCCCGGGCGGCAAGTACTTCGAGGGTTGGTACTACGTCACCCGGGACCGCGACGGTTACAGCGGCAAGCAGTTCGACGGCGACCGCCTGAAGGCGCTGTCGGAGACCGGGCGATGAGCGGCTGGAAGTACGACGCCAAGCAGGACGATCCTCTGACCGCCTTACGCATCCCGGTGGTGACCAGTCGGAACCCCGACTGGGCGTACCTCGCTGCGTACCTGGACGTCGCTCCGGTGAGTTCTTACCGGCTCAGCCCGCCGATGGGATCGGCTGCCCGGCCCACCGACCTGGAGGCCCGTCAGATCCAGAGCTTCATCGACGAGTACCGGGAGCACTGGTACCGGCCCCACTTCAAGGAGAAGCTGCTGAGCCAGCCCCTCGACGTGGACGGCGGAGCCCAGACGACGATCTTCATCAAGTACGGGAAGGGGGACTGGGCCTACCGGATGGCCCAGTGGACACGGGGGCACCTCTACACCCCGCCGTACCCGGCCTGGCGGGAGGAGCACCCCGAGGAGAGCGGAACGTACCCGCTCACGCTGGAACAGGTGATGGATCTCCGGCACACCATCGACGGGAGGCGGCCGATTCCGCGCTGGCGGGAGTGGAAGGCGGCACATCCCGAGATCTTCCCCTCTGCTCCCACCAGCGCCTGACCGAAGTACGAGACAAGATCCACGCGCAAGAGATCGGAAAGAGGAGCGGGAGATGCTGAAGAGGGAGATTCTGGAAGAGCTGCTGAAGAGAGACCTTGCGTCGCTGGAGTACCCGCACTCACCGCTGGGGAGTGGCATCGAGGGATGGAAGGTCTTCTCCTTCCCCACGTTGGGTGAGGCGGAGCTGTTCTGGGCTTGGCCCGACGATCGAAGGATGGCGGAGTCGGGGGAGAAGCGCAGCCCCTTCGACAATTCGATCCGGACGAAGCGACTGACGCGCATCCTCGAAATACTCCGGGAGCGGGGATACATCGCTGAGATGAACTTCGCCTTCGAAGGATCCGAGATGCAGTTTCCTCCTTCCATCACCATCACGCGGGTCCCGTTGACCCCCGTCGACTAGAACAACCCAGAGGACGACATGAGCGCACTGGAAGGGTTCCCCCTCCCCGTCACGGCCCGACACGACGAGAACGGCAACCACATCCCGCCGTACATCAAGGAGTGGCGGGAGGCGGCGGATCCGGACTCACCCCGACACGACCCCGAGCGGGGGATCCGAGGCTCGGAGGTGGAGAGGGATCAGAAGCAGCAGCTCCAGTTCCACGAGCACCTGAAGGAGCACCGTCGACGGGGGGAGCCCGCCGTCGTGATCGAGAACACCTGAACAGCCCAGGGAGGAGAAGCAGAGGTATGAGCGAGAAGCTGAACCTGGACGCGTTGGCGGCGTGCGGAGACCCCGAGCTGGACGCCCGGCCGGAGGTTCAGGACGTGACCTCGGAGATGATCCGGGACTGGGTTCTGGAGACCAAGGAGTTGACCATCCCGGAGAGCGCCACCGCGTTCGCCGAGTGGCTGGACGAGTTCTGGACCGCCCGCAACGAGGACGCCGACCTGACGAACGGCGAGGTCATCCTCGGCGCTCTGTACGACTGGCGGGGTGGCCGCAAGTGAACTGACAGAACCACGAAGGGAGAAGATGAGAAACGTGGAGACATTGGGGTGGGGGCTCATGGAGAATGGGCCTGCCCAGTCCGTACTGCGGAAGGTCGAACAGGAGCCGACTCCGGAAGATCGGATCGAATACCTGATGCGCGAGATGCGGCAGTTCTTGCCTTCCGACAACGATCCGCCGGACAGGCCGCACGGGAAGTTCGACACGGCGCTGGAGCTTTACACGCAGCTCCAGCGGGCCGTGGGAGCGGCAGCCATCACCAGTGATTCCGTGTGCCGAGAGGGTCGTTACACGGGACACGGGGATCTGCTGGGTCGGGTCCCCCGGGAGGCGGTGAAGACGGCTCAGGCCGTGGTTCTGTTCGCCATGGACCTCCAAGCGCGGACAGATTTTCCGAAGTGGGAGTCGCCTTCCTACGCGTACGCCCACATCCGGGATCTGGAGCTGCTGCACCAGGGCCTGTTCTTCCGTACGTACGACGTCGACTGACCTTGCTCGGCCGGTCCTGCCCTCCCCGTCTCGTACGGGGAGGGTGGAATCCGCCGAACATCCGACGGAGAAGCAGCCGGAAAGGATCGAGAAACATGGCCGTGGTCGCCGACTGGTACGAAGCGAAGTCCGACAGCTACGAACCTCAGCAGTTCCAGGTTCTGAAGCGAAGCATGGGCGGGGCCCACTCTCACGAGCTGAGCAAGTACGGAACCAAGGAGGCCGCCGAGAAAGTGGCGGCCTTCCTGAACGACATGCGGGAGCACGAGGTCCGGTAACTCCCGGACCGACCGAGGGGAAGGGGAGGGTGATGAACGACCGGGCTGCGGTGAACCGGATCTACAGCGACTACCGATACGAGGTGCCGGACCCGTACGGCTTCGCCGTCACGTACGCGTACCTCGTGGACGACAAGCCGTCGCTGGACCGGCTGGCGAGGAACTGGAAGATCCGAAACCTGAAGGAGAAACGCCAGGAACTCGCCGCCAAGATCGCCGAGCTGGAAGAGGAGATCGACAGTGTCGACAACAAGCTGAACGACCTGATGCAGGGCGAAGACTGATCGGAGAGGGGAAGAGGATGGGACAGCCGAGCGGATGGGTGCTCGACGGCGAGGTCTACGACGACAACGGGAACTACGGCGGTGACGCCCAGATCGGGCCCTCGTTTTACGCCCGGTTCCTGCACCCGGATTACCCGGGTTCCCGGTACGAGATCAACATGTACGCCATCGCCCAGGACTATTGCCAGGCGGATGCGCCGCAGCAGCCCAAGTGCCCGCACGAGGGTCCACAGAAGACGTGGACGGAGGAGATGCGGCGGGAGCATCTGGCCTGTGCGTGGGTGCCGGGCACGGTCGGCGTTGAGATGCAGTGCACCTGGCGGACCGGCGGCGGACTGAACGAGGACGGGCGCTACGAGTCCGACGATTCGGACGAGATCCTGTACGACTCCACCATCGGCCCCCTGGGGGACTTCCCCGGCGAGACGCTGGCGGACCAGGTGGACGCGGCCACTCGGTACGCCCGCGAGTACCGGGACTACTGGGTGAAGAACGTCGGCGACGCCGACTTCTTCTCGTGGGACGGGGAGTCCAAGAAGTAGGGGTGACATGAGTCAGACACCCGAAATCCGCATGGTGAAGCTGTTCCGTTCACTCAAGCGGGATCCGGCCTACCAGCATGACCGTCACAAGGGCTGGATGCCCGGACCGTACATGGTGGTGGCTCAGAATTTCGGCCGACCGGTCAAGGAAGTCCGGGACATCATCGCGATCTACAAGGGGGAGGAAGTATGAACGGGGCCTACGAGGGTTTGGGCCCGGAGGAGCTGCCCGAGGGGGCCGTCGTCCGGGACGAAGTGGTCAGGTACCACCTGATGGACGGGGCGCGGACGTTCGTGGCCCCGGGTCGTCGGGTGATCGATCTACCGGGGTGGACCTGGCGCGCCGCCCGGCCGGAGGAGTGCGAGAACGGCACGTGGGACGGCAAGTGGATCGAGGGCAAGGTGCTGCTGTGCACCGGCTGCGGTCTCGACTGCACCTGATCGACAGAACGGCGGCCGGAGCGGGGTGAACTCGCTCCGGCCTTCCGGAGAGGAGAGGACAAGATGCAGGAACAGCAGTACGGGATCCGGTTCGAGCACGTCGACGATCCGGAGAAGGGGGAGCCTTTCTACCGGATCTTCTTCTTCGACGCCGAGATCGGCCGGATCGAGGACGGTGACCGGCGAACCGGTGGCGAGGTCTACTGCGAGAAGGAGTCCTACCGGCGGCGCGCAGAGCGGGCGATCCGCCTGTTCTGGCAGATGGCGGGGGAAGAGTGAGTGGCACCGGACGGAAGTGCAGGTACTGCGGAGCGAGCAATTTCGTTCCGATGGTCGTTTCGTCTGCGCGAACCCACAACGGCCCGTGCGACGAGAGGTGCAAGACGCCGGGGCTTCTGTGCCTGAACTGCCGAGTGCACACGACGACCTCGCAGGAAGAGATGGAAGGGAAGAAGACGTGAACACGACAACCAGGAAGATCATTCACTGGATCTGGGCGCAGCCCGCGCTGGCCACCCGGATCCGGGAGATCTGCACCCGAGGGCCGTTCGACTGCGACGGCGTCAAGTACCTCAAGACGGAACACGCTCTCGGATGCTGGATCTCCGACTTCGTCCACCCGGAGGACCGGCGCAAGCCGGGCGTCGAGTGGGGGCACCTTGTTCGGCATGGGGTCAGCGAGGACTGGGCTGACGCTCTGCATGCCGAGCTGACCGAGGGGCGCGCTCCCGGAGACGAGGCTCTCTGGCTGGCCGAGATGGACGAGTCGATGATCTACAAGGCCCTGATGGGTGGCGAACACTCGGGTGTCTTCGTCCACGCCACGGTCAAGGGCATCGACCCGGCCAACCGGTACGAGGTCACCGGGGCGACGACGGTCCGCCGGGCGAACTCGGACGACCCGTCCGGGATCCTCCTCACGGAGAGCGAGCGACAGCTCTGCCCCGAGCCCATCGACCGGCCGTGCTCCTGCGAAGTGGAGCAGGTGGAGGCATCATGCCGTCTGTGCTGAGCTGCACCTGTCGTCCCGGCGGAACGGTCAAGGGGACGAAGCAGGAGACCCTCGAACAGGAACTTGCTCCGCTCTACGAGATCACCGTCGAGGAGGTCCACGCCCTGTTCGATCTGATAGATGACGTCCTGTGTTCGTCTCTGGACGAGGCCCTGGAGGACTCGGACGAGGGGGGCGATGGACCGGGGCGGACCGCCCGCTTGATGGCCGAACGGTCTGGACGTCCAGTGGGATGGATCGAAAACTTCCTCGCCTCGTGGGAGTTCCTCAACGAAGCGCTGGACCGGAAGGGAGGGTCTCGATGAGCATGCCGACTCCGCAGGCGGTGAGCGCCTTCCTCGGGGGCTTGTACCACCGGCACAGCAAGGGCCACGCCATGCGGCACGAGGGTGGCTGGGTACCGATATACCCCGGCTTCGAGGTGACCCGGGGCTACGGCCTCCCCGGACAGGTCCGCCATGTCGCTGTTCGGTACGTTCTCGGCAGCCGGGACGAGACTCTCCCGCCGGGGAAGCAGAAAGAACTCACCCGGGAGTGGCTGGAGCGGTACCGGGAGCGCCTCATGGAGCGCTACCAGGTCACCGTGGGAGAGGACGAGGCTGGTGCCTGGGAGGTTCTGCTGGTCTGGTCGAGGGATGAAGACCTGTCGGCCCTCTTCGACAAGAGTGGCGATTGAGATAGACCCAAGCGGCCTAGGCCGATAGAGTGGCCCCCGGAACGTTCCGGGGGCCACTGGTCGTTTCGGAACTAGAGGAAAAGAGGGAGGGTGTGATGAGCGGGGTCTACAATCTCACGGCCCAAGACTTCGAGGCTGCCACTCGGGATCTCCGACATGCGGCAGACCGACTGACTCACGGAGAACGGCCGACGGGACTCGCCGAAGAGCTGGCTGCCCTGATGGCTGAGGTGTTCCATCGATGGGCCCGCATGGGTCACTACAACAGCCACATCCTGGCACGGGACGGCGGCCCGCAGACCGTGGCGCTCGCCCGACACATCCTCAGCCTGCCCTGAAGGACGGAAAGGACAAGAAACGTGAGCAAGCCCAAGGTTGACCGCTTCGACATCATGAGCGGAGACAAGCATCCCCGCCGCCTGTGCTCCTTCCCCGACACCGAGATCGGCACGGAGCGCGCCCGACAGTACATCCAGGAGTACAACGACGGCCTCATGAAGCGCCTGGACCTCACTTCCGAGGACCTCACGCGAACCGGCCTCCGGGACTACGACCTGCTCCGCCGGATCGACACCTACGTGGAGCATCTGGCGTATCCGCAGCCCGTCCATCCCGTCGAGGTCGTCAAGGACGAGGACCCGATGCCCGAGATCCAGTACTCGTTCTGACCCCGAGAGGGACAACATGTTCAGCATCGAGAAGCTGCGGCAGGAAGCCAAGTTCGTGGACGTCACCACATGGAGCGACGAGATCGAATACGCCCTCTTCCGGTTCCCGAACGACGAGATCGGTCATGCTCGCGCCGTCGAGTACCGGAACGCCTACAACGCCTCCCTGAAGACGGCGATGGGGATCACGGACGACGACCTGGAACTCCAGTCTCCCGACTGGAACCAGCGACCTGAGGAGTACGACCAGGCGATGCACGCCGAGCTGTACCGCCTCCGAACGGCGGGGCTTTCGTACTACGTGGGACCCCAGGTCATCGGCAACGACGACCCGATGCCCACCGACTACCCGCACGACCACTGAGGGAGAACCGCATGTCCGAGCTGACTCGAAAGACCACGCACTACATCGTCCACCACACGGTCGCGGACCCTGGTCCGAACTCCACCTACGGCACGTCGGCCCCGTACTCCGGGGAGCGTGCCCTGGAGCGAGCGATCAAGGCGGCCCACGTCGAGATCTCATCCCGTCGTCGGGCCTTCGTCACCGCCCGCGACAAGAACTCGGCCATCCTTGCCGTCATCCCGGTCGTTGACTACCCGGTGGCTCAAGAGACCCACGTTCCCCTGCACGCGCAGGACGCCATCACCGGCCTCTTCGAGGCCATGGACTGGACGGTCTGACACCCACGAACCGGCACGGCCGAAACCCCTTCGGGGGTCGGCGGTATGGGGCCGCCCTGATGAGTCCGTCGGAGAAGGAGAGAAAACGTGAAGAAGATCAAGGTTCGCCCGATGACGGGCGAGGAACTGCTGAGCCTCGGCGAGAGCGACTGGACCTACGTTCCGGATCACGGTCGCCGGGACGCCCTCGTGCCCGCCCGACTGCACCAAGGACTCCTTCCCGGCGAGGTGAAGGCCCTGGAGAAGTACATCGCCGACGGCGCGATCGTTCCTTCGTTCGGCATCCTCACTCTGTACGGCTCCCTGTACTCGGCACGGGCGACGGAGTTCTTCGTCGAGGATCCGGAGGGCGAGGAGCGCCCGGTGATCGAGACGGTCGGCACGCAGGTGTCCATGGCGATCTACGTCCCGGGCATGGAGGGGCCTGACGTGCTGGAGCGGATGCGCAAGGCGCTGCGGGCCGAGTTCGGCGCGGGTCTGCTCCAGCTCCGCCAGGAGACACACCGGCCGGTGCCGGAGACGGGACTTCCTCCGGTGCTCGGTGTACCGAACGGGCACATGCCGGAACTCATCTGACCTGACCCGAGGCCGAAACCCCTTCGGGGGTCGCAGCGTGAGGCGCTGCCTGACGATGGCCGTCAGTAAACGGAAAGGAGACAGGGATGTCGGAGATCAGGGTCGAGTACAAGGGGCTGGTGTACGGTCCGATCGATCTGACGGACGCGGACGGCGGCACGGTCTACATCGAGCACAAGAGCGTGGCCGGGATGCGGACCATCGTCACCCTGGAGGTCCGGGACGACGGCGGACTCGACATTCGCGAAGGCATCACCCCGGACGACGGTCACAGCACGCTCCTCGGCAGCATCAACCGCTACGGGATGAAGCTGGAGGGGAAGACGGAATGAACGGGCAGGAGTCGATCCAGAACGAGGCCGAAACCGCGAGTGGCTATCTGAATAGCGTGCTCCGCTATATGCAGAACGGGGGCAAGCTGACCAGTATCGAAGCCACTGCCGCCGAAACGCTGCGCCTGCACGCCGAAGAACTGGGACACGGCCTGGAGAGCCCCGTGAATGCCAGTGTGGGGGCGTCGATACTTCGTGCCGCCGTAGAACACCTCCGTCTTCGCCACAACAACCTGGCCGCCGATGAGGTCTTCCGTGACCTGATGGACATGGCCACCAAGCTCGGACAGGAAGGTCGTAGCAAGTGACGGCGAACGAACAGATGCAGTTGATGGAGAACCTCCTCGCCGGGTTGTACACCGGCATGTACGAGGCCATGGCCCCTCGGGAGCGTTGGGCCGAGGGCGACGAGGGCCTTCAGTGGACGGTGAACGAGGTTGCCCGGCTCGCAGGTGCCTTCGGTCATGACGACCTGCTGGCAGTCGCGAAGCACCTGAAGGGGACTTCGTCATCCGTGACGATCAACTCCCTGGAGACCTGGCTGGAGGCCCACTACTTCGGCGCTCACGCGACCTCCGGGGAGGCCCTGAAGGACTTCGCCAAGCGCATGCCGGACACCGCGATCGGTTCGCTGTACGCCGAGATGGACGAGATGGGGGAGGCCGAGGACTTCGAGTGGGAGACGATGGCCAAGTCGCCCATCCCGAAGGCGATCGGCCTCTACTTCGTCACCCTCGACAACGAGACCGACGACGTCTTCCTGTTCTGGGACAAGCAGCGGGCCTCGTGAACAGACACATCCCGTTCCGTGAGGGTCGAAAGCTCCGCATAGACGGTGTCACCTGGTACTGCCAGTCTCCGGGGTCCCTCTGGGAGACCCGGCCGGAAGATGACCAGGAGTGTGGCTTCCAGCTCTTCTGGACGGACGGTCCGGCCTGGTGGCTGATCTGGCCCGAGGGCGGCGAGAGCCGCATGTCCGAGATCGGCCTCAAGATGGCCATGAAGACGGCTGCTCCGTACGTGCGCGGAGAACTTGGTCCGGGGGAGTTCCCGGACTGACCGACCAAGCAAAGCGACGAAAGGGAGAAGAAACGTGAACGGCAAGACATCCACGACCGGCTTGGTGCTGGAGACGACGGACGAGGAGATCGAAGGGCGCGTGGTCTTCCGGTTCGAGCTACCGGAGGGGGTGGTCCAGGACGGCGGCCCGAGCGGGGTGGCCTTCGTGAAGAACGGCGACAGTGCCGTCTTCACCTACGGGTGGAAGGGACGGCCTTGGCTCGCCCGCAGCATCCGCATGTTGTCTCCCAGCGTCCACTCGTTCCTGACGACCGCCAAGACGCTGATGGACCTGAACTTCGACGCGCTCAGCATCGCCGAGATGGACCGCCTGAAGCGTCAGCTCGAAGACCTTCGGGTGGAGGCGCTGGATTGGGCGTCCTTCTGGAATGATCACCTCGGGTACCGGCTCTCGTTCCAGCGAGGTGACCGGGTGCAGATCGACGGCGAGGACCTGATCGAACCGTCTGTGCCGGTCGCCAAGGAGGGCTATCTCCACGGCGTCAACGTGACGGACAAGGGTGTCGTGTACACGATCCACACGGAGGGGCGCGGCATGCAGGCCGCTCTGCGTGGAGCCTCGCTCAAGCGGCTGTCCGACAACGGCCATCGGGAGTGCAAGTTCGAGGCCGAGCCGTGCACCGTCTGCGGCTTCGGCGGCTGAGACAACGAGAGGAACGGCGATGAAGTACACACTCCGAGATGCCAGCGGAAACGTTCTGGGATCCTTCGAGGTCCCCCCGGGATCCGACCAGATGATCACCCTGTACAGCGAAGGAGAGGGCGACCCGGACAGCGAAGCTCTCGTGAGCATCCACACCTTCTGCGACGGCGGCATCTCCGTCTGGGATCCCTCGGCACCGCCTGAGGCGGACCCCGTGTTCCGCTCGCGTTGATCGAGCAGGCCCCCTGGCGTCCGGGCTTCGGTCCGGACGTCGGAGAGTCGGCTTGACCGGCGAAAAGGATATCCGAGACATTCTTCGGAAAAGAGGACAGGAAAAGAAAAGCACGGGAGGGTGATCATGCTGGACTGGTGGACCGTCCCGGGTGGCAGCGTGGGCATTTCGAACTTGGACTTCAAGGTCGAGATCTACAGAAAAGACTCTGCATCCCATGGTGATCACCCGGAGTTCTGCACCGAAGCCGACCTGGCCTTGTACCGGATGGGTGCTTGGTGCCATGTCTTCGTTCGAGTGATCCCCGTCGACATGGAGCTGACGGACTACCCGCACTGCATGGCACAGGGTGAGGAGGTCTGGGGCGAGATGGCGGAGGGGGTTCGAAGTGACCGTCTGGAGATCATGCCCACGGTAGCCTCCCTGGCCTGCACCGCCGCCTTGACCCTGCGACGCTGCGGGTTCCCGGTCGCCTTCGATCCGGGAAGCGAGTTTGCGAATTTCTTCGCAGGATTTCGCGATCTAGCTGCATGATGGTGTGAGGGCACCAACGGAAGCGGCAACGTAGACTCCGGGAAAGGAAAAGGTATGACACAGGGCGAGAAGAAGAGTCCGGCGGAAATTTTGGCCGGTCTCGTGAAGAACCAGGTGTCCTGGGAGCGAGACATGGGACGCAAGGACTCTTACGCGGAGCGAGTGGCTGTCGGCATTGCCGTCGACTTCGCCAACGCCATGCTGGAGCAGGATCCGAGCTTCGACAAGCGAGCGTTCCTTCAGTCCTGCAAGCCTGACAACTACTGACACGGAAGAGGAGAAGAAGCGTGAACGAGAACGTGGCAGTTCCGCTGCATGTATGGCAGGACGCCTTCGAGACGGCCGAGACTCTCGACTGGGACCCGGAGGCGGCCCAGTGGGAGGACGGTCCGGTCTGCAACTTCATCGCTCTCCAGTACAAGCACCACCCCAAGGTCAACCGTGAGCCGAACATCCTGGAGGGTGCCCTGCGAGCCCTTGAGGAGGTGGAGTTCGAGCAGGTGACTCCGGCTCTCTTCCGAACCGTTCTCGACGGCTACGTGAAGTCGACGACCGCCGATTTCGAGGCTCTCGTCAAGGTGCACCTGGCCAGTCAGTTCGACCTGCACGTCAGCCTCCCGGGCAGTCCGACCGAGGACGACTACCGCGAGTGGTATCTACACAAGGTCGCCGACGACGACGTGGCCTTCGGCGAGAACAGCTCGGGTCAGGCCCACTGGTTCAAGCGGCACGGATGGTGACGGGCATGGAGACCGGCTTCCTCATGCCCGGCGGTACCGTCCGCCGATGGGCTTTCGACTTCCACGAGAACGACACCCCGCACGAGCCGCAGTTCCTCCGCACGCTGAGCGACGACAGCCGCGAGCTGATGACCTTCGAGGCGTTCTTGCACCTGGCCTCCGGCATCCACGAGGGCAAGGTCCGTCAGCAGGAGGCGTGGCTGCACCTGTACATGTTCACCCCAGATCACCGGCTGGTGCCGGTGACGCTGGACTTTCGGGAACAGGACGGCATCCCTCAGGGGTGGGTCCGGGACAGCCCCAAGGACTCCCCGATCTGGTCGTTCGACATTCTGTAGAAGCCTGCATCGAGAAAGGGAACAAAGTGGCCACGTACTTCATCGCCGTTCAGCACGGAGAGCCCCGAGAGGTTCCCGAAGGTGTCGTCGAGGCGTACCTGGAGGATCTCGCGACCGAAGGGACGGAGCCGCCCTGGGACCACCTGCTGATCATGACTTCCGAGATGCAGTACCCGAAGCCGTGCCAACTGGTGCTCAAGGGGAACCCCCGAGCCTTCCGGTTTTACGTCGGGAACCTCTCCATGCACGAGGTGGAGGTCTGACGTGCCGTCGATCTACTCCGGATCGGAAGCGGCCCGGCGACTGGACTGGTACCTCCAGGCGGGCCACGGCAAGCCGGTACGTACGAACGCCACGGACGGCGTCAGGCGCATCCTCACGTCCATGATCCGGGCCCTCGACGACACCGGGGACACCGAGGTCATAGAGGGGCGTCTGGAGGAGGTTCTCGGCATCCTCGGGGCCGATCCCACAATGAAGATCGTTCTCGCATGGGGCGAAAAGGGCCTGGTCACCATGTGGCGAGGCTGACAACAGAAGCGGCCGAGAAGGTCGCTCACCGGAAAGGAGAAGGAACTTGATCTACTGGGTTCAGTACAAAGACCAGACGGTCAGCCCGGACTCGGACGAGGCCCTGCGGAACCTGCTGCACATTCTGTACGCGGCCACTCTGCCGGATGTTGACGCGGCCACCTCCGAGGCGCGCGCCCAGGAGGCACTGGAGTTGATCCAGCGTCGGGAGGACCCCGAGGACGGCGTGGACATCACGTTGCCGGACGGCTACATCGTGAACATCAGCGGAGAGGGTGGGTTCTGATGGCCAATAGCTACTACACGATCGAGGCGGGCAAGAACGTCTCGCACACCTTCGAGAACGACCCGACGAACCTCGCCTTCTACCTCCTCGGCCTGCTGGAGGGGGACGGGCGGCCGTCCAACGACGCCCTGGCTTTGGCGAACAGCGTCGTCAACCATCTGCGTAGCAGGGGTCGCTACCCGGACGGTCGGGTGACCGTTCTGAGTGACGGCCGAGAGGTCCGCGTC